TTGCTTCCCAGATGCAATCGGTAATTGATGGGGAGGGTAGCTTGGGAGCTTCCGTCTTGGGGGCTGTTGTGACCGTTACCAACGCTTCGACTGGGCCTGTTGCTGATGCACTTGATGTTGACACGGGATTCTCGGTTGCGGTAACACAACAGGGCGATGCGGGAGATGTTTTTGTTGTTGGATTTGCATTCAATACTCCAACGGTGGGAGCTGCAACACTGCTTACGTTCGTTGATGGTATTAAACAAATTGATAGCGGCTCGCACAACTACGTTTCTACTGCTCCATCTACCGTAACATTCAATGGTGGGTCAATCCCAACAGTTGGACAACTGGTTGAGTTTTACGGATTGGGATAGTGAGTGGGTAGCACAGAAATGTGCAGTTGATGTATTCACCAAACCTATGTACAATCACGCGTATCTATAACATTATAATCACGCGCGTGATTGTACCACCCACAACTTATATCAAAATATGGATGTCGACCTAGATTTACCAACAACATTTAATCCAATGGACCACTTCAAAGCTATCGGAGCATCGATGGTTACAAAAGATGGCAAATTAACCAAACACCCAGCTGGTGTTTATTTTCAAAACATACCACAAGACACAATATCAAAGTTAGCAGCTATTCCGTACAAGGAGGCTGAGGATCTCGATTACTTCAAAATTGATTTTCTGCATCTATCGTTCTTGGATAACTTTGATAACAAAGAAGACATACGGCAGTTACTTAAAATTGAACCCGATTGGACACTGCTGGAATCGCAAGAAGTGGTCGAACGGTTGTTCCAAATTAAGAAACATTACGATCTCATTTACAGAATCAAACCAACATCAGTAATTACATTAGCGGATGCTATAGCTCTCATACGACCAGCAAAACGCCGGTTAATAGATAACTACATCAAAAACCCAGACAAAATTAGGAAATACATATATATGAAACCAGATGACGAAACGTATTATTTCAAACAATGCCACGCGATTGCGTATGCGCTAACCATTGTAATCCAATTGCATCTTGTTGCAGGGGGGTTGATGTGATAGACTTATTGTTAACCATAGCACACAAAGAAATTTACTTAGTTGGATTGCTAGCCGCCATGATTATTGGTGGTGTAGTGAAAACAGAAAATTACTTCGTTCCGTTATACCGATGGCTCAATAACACGCTGCGAAGTAAAAAAGCATCGCTCGTTATAGTATCGGCTTTGAGTGGTATATTCCCAATCGAGGGACGCTGTACTGTTAGTGCTCCGATTATGGACAGTTTGTGCAAAAGCAAACACCGCGAGAAGATGGGTATACTGGATTATATAGCAACACATCATTATTATTTGTGGAGCCCGTTAGAACCGAGTGTGTTGATTTTTATGAGTGTGTTGGGTATATCGTGGTTTACCTTTATGCAAGCCACGATTATTCCTCTGATTGTGTATTTGTTGTTTATGCTTGGTATCGTGATGTTTTACGTGAAAGATGTAGACGTTGAAACACCAGAGTACGACTCCAGTCCTTGTACCAAAGAAACTATTGGGGTGGGAGCTATTATGTTCTCAGGATTGGGGTTGATGTTGTACGATCCAGCAACGTATCCATTCTATGTTCAGTTCCCAATAATAGCAACAGCGTTAATAATCATATCAAATGCGTCGCTCAAAACCGTATTGTCGTTCATACGTTGGAAGATGTTGGGTAGTATAGGGGTTATTATTGGATTGGGTACATACGCGAAAACATACAATGCTGAGTTTACGTCATTTATAACGAATGGTGAATTTGCCGTACCTGTGTTACTGGCTATTGGTACTTTAATGGCTGTTATAATGGGATCGTCATCGAAGTATGCGGGTATCGGTGCACTGATAGTGAGTTTAACAAACATCACACTATTGCCGTTGGTGATCGTTTTTGAGTTTGCGGGATATTTAATATCCCCAACACACAAATGCTTGGGCATATCAAATATGTACTTTGGTACTAAGATCTCGCATATGATTGGCATATTGGGGTTGTTAATAGCATGTTTAATCACTGCCGCCATAGGAGCGTACTATTGGTATGCATAAATACCAATATGAAAAAACTAACCGAAACTAAAGTATTAACAAACGTACATCTATCCGATTCGCAAAAATTGGTGATGGCGAAAATCAAAGCATCAGCTAATTCGAATGTGGCTGGTGAACAAGCTCGCAATAGCACCAACATGGCATCAGCGCAACAAACTCTAGCAAAGCTGGGTTTGATTGCTGTTGATGACTCTGGGGCTACTCTCACTGACAAAGGTATCAAAACTATGGCTGATGAGAATATGACCGATGACACCGGAGCCTTGACTCCAGAAGGTCAGAAATTTGCAGACGCAAAAGATCTTAGTGATTTGGCCAAAGTTGATAACCAGCAGCCGTCGGATGCACCACCAGCGCCGGATACTGATGGGGATGGACAAGGCGATGCACCCTTAGGTGAATCGCTTTCCTTGTTTAAAGATATCAACGCACTCGCTAACATCTCACGACTTTAACACACCAATAGTTTCTTGTGAACTTCCATACCAAGAGGAATCGCTTTTCGTCGTCTCCTCTTGATACTGTGAACTTCGTTCATTTCAAATTTGGGCAATGGTCCAATCACTCTCGTAACAAATTCAATGTTGAGTGTTCTATAAATCTTGCTAACCTCATCTGAAATACCCAGTTGAGAGAACGCAAATGAGATTGGATAGTCGTCTTTGTGATTTGAATACCAATCTGATGCAGCGTTTATAATCTGCTCTTCGTGCACCCCTGCAGGCCCACAATAATCCAACACATACGTGCGAACGTGCTTGTCTGTTATGTTATCAACTATCGTTAATAATTGAGCATCCCGATATTGCAATAGTGTAATAAAAGGGTACCCGTTGTACTCCGGTGGGTGCTTTTCTATGATTAGCGGGATTGGATTGCCTCTAATCCGTTTTTTCGTTGTAGTGGTTGTCATGTGTATCCTTTTCATTGTTTTTTGTTATTTATGGGCGTTTTTTCGCTGCTAATTCCGTTCGCCTACGTTATGTGACGATAAATACCAATACAAGATTAACAAGGATCATATAATGGCTAAAGAACATTTAGGTTTAAACGAGTACATGCGTTTAAAACAGACAAAAAAATTGAATAAAACATCCACTTCCGAACACGGGCGTGGAATGAATCATGGTGGTTCTGCTGACGTATCCAGCCTCTCTGAAAGTTTGTTGTGTGAATTGGTGGGTGGGGGACGAAGTGCTTTCACTTCCAACGTGCTATCAACTGTCCCCAACCAAACGGAAGAGGATGAGGAAACGTCTGCAGGCCGTAGCAAAGGTGGCCCCAACAAGATTGATACAGCTCGGCAGCTTTTTCAAGCGTTGATTAATAGACCGGATGCATCGCGTCAAGCCATCATACAGCAATTCGAGCAGAAAATCAATGTTACCCACTCAACTGCAGTGTCGTATTACGAACGATTAGCTAAAGAAGCTGGGCTGACTGGTAAAGATGGTGATCAAGATATCGGTAGTGGTGGTGGTATTGGTGATGATGATATGGTTGCTAGTGGTGGATCGGCTAGTCTAGCTCCGGATGCTGAATTGGAATTGGGTGATGGCGAAGATGAAGATGATGGTGAAGATGAAGATCGCACCGGAGTTATCCGTACGGTAGCAAACGCTCACTTGATATACAAGCAGCAAACGGAAACTGGTTCATTTGACGAGTTGTGGATATACAACATCGGTAAAGGTCAGGGTGACCTTGATGTCAAGCGAGATATCTTAGCGGGTACCGATATACCTCCAAAGCAATCCAAGTCACCGGATGGTACGCAAACATTTACTGTTACGACAATGGGGAACGCTCAATACCTTCATATAAAAGGGCTCCAAAACTAATTGTTGACCACAATACGATCTTCCATATATAATAAGCTAGCAAACCAATATGGAAGATTTAATTATGGAAAATACAAAAAAAGACAATTCCGGACCAATCAACGTGAATGGTTCGGTGACTCCAATAACAAGAAAACCAATCGAACAAATAACCGCAGATAAGTGGTCTACGATGACCACTGGCGAACTATACGAACAGAGATCATTCTTACAATCTAGGTTACACCTGGTGACAGCTAATTCCGGACACCCCGATACAATCGCTCAAATGCAACTTGGATTGAATAGGATTGATGCATTTATCGCTGCTGGTGATAACAATGATAGCGCTACGATGGGATTGATATGATCGGTACCAGTTTCAGCGACCACACTCACCACCAACAAACACTCACCAACGCTATACTATCTCCACTGAGCCATGAATTTGACTGGCACGATATCGAAGTCGTCACTCTGCGACAAGCAGCAATTGACAAAGCTACCGATTATGTGCTTGATCGAATCGTCACGATAACAGACGTCGACGCTCAAATCGCAAACGAACTATCCACAGCCGAATACCAAATAAGCAGAGAACACGTATCCGTCTCTGCTGACAAAATAACAATTGCTATCAAATGCGACAAAGTTACCGACCATGTAATGAACAAAGCGATGGAAATGTTGATGGCTATAAAACAGTATACACCTGGTATACATTATTTCGGACCAGAACACGTTATAGATTTTCGTTGCACCAATGACGAATTTGCAGTATCATGATACCAACAACAAATTTATAGGATATTAAATGTTAATAGCAATAGCAGGGTCTCAGGGTTCGGGTAAATCAACAGTGATTGAAAAGCTGAAAGAAGCAGGGTACGAAACGATTACTCGCAAGACTTCCCGTTCGATATTATCTGATTGGTGTGTTACGTTAGATGACGTTAATCACGATCTTGATTTGACCGTACGTTTTCAGGATGAAATAACCAAACGCAAGTGGAAAGATGAATTGGCAGCTACGGCTTCTGATAATATCGTGTTTACCGAACGCTCACATATGGATTTATTCACATACGCATTGGTAGCATTGGGAAAAAACAACAAATATAGTGATTGGCTGAACAAATATTACAACACGTGTTATGCTTATTCCCAAGCAACCAATATGACGTATTTCTTGAAAACAGGATGTTTTCAAGTTGAAGCTGATGGTGTTCGTGGTGAAAACAAACACTACAGCGACATGGTCGATACATTGATGTTGAAATATACAAAAGCAGCCTTCGAGACCAATCTCATTATACTAAACGAGTGCACAGTAAGTGGACGAGTGGACGCAATTTTAAACAACCGATAAACGGAAAATATACACATGACACAACACGAACACCAAGCCCCGAGTGGCGAATACAACAGAGTCGATTACGCTGAAAAGATGGAAGACTTGCTTTTTAACTACGACAAAGATTTCTATCCTAATGATGAAGATCTGCCGGATCCACAAGTCGATCCTGTCATCCCTGGTGCACGAGTAGCATTGGATAAAGTTGGTATCGGTCCAGTAGACTTACCAATTAAAGTGCTTCGTAAAGATGGAAACACACAAACACTGCAAGCGGAAGCGTCATTGTATTGCTCATTAGACAATCCAAATGCAAAAGGGTTGAACCTGAGCCGTTTGTATTTGTTGATGCATGATACTATAAAAGATCACGTATCTATTGAAGGTATTGCAGATACGTTGGAAGAAATGGCAGCGAAGCAAGGCAGTAAACATGCTTATTGTAAACTTCGTTTCAAATATCCAATGACACAAAAAGCATTGCGATCCAGACAACCATTGACTGCGGATGATGTTGAGCATGGTCACTTTCAAGAATTGGATAATGGTGACAGAATCAGTCTCCGTAAGTTAGAAGGTCATATTGCGTACCGTTGTGTATTGGAAGGTCAGTACCACAAAGGTGAAGACAATGAAGTTCGTTTCTTCCTAACGACTGAATATGTTTACAGTTCAACTTGTCCGTGTAGTTTTGAATTAGCTCACAACGCTACCGAAAAACGTGCAGCAGCAGCTAATGCTCACAGCCAACGATCTATTATGAAAACTACAGTTGAATTTGATGCGAGTGACATCGTATATATCGAAGATTTGATTGACATCCACAGACAACACATTCCTACAGAAGTACAGGTGGTGGTTAAGCGTCGTGATGAACAAGCATTTGCCGAGCTTAATGGTGCGAACTTGTTGTTTAGTGAAGATGCTGTACGAATCGTAGCGGACGCATTGGATGACATGTATGATGCTGACAAGATCTCCAACTACTCAATCGTCACCGAACACCAAGAGTCGTTGCATCCTTGGCAAGCAATTGCAATCGTTCACAAACACGAAGATATTACACCAAGATAACATGACCGACAGACAGCCGATATTTGTCTTCCTTTCGGGAACGGGTAAAACCCTCGAAGCTATTGTTCGGGGGTGCACTGTCGCGAAGGTTGAGTATGTGTTCAGTGATCAAAGTGATGCAATGGGCTTAACGGTGGCACGTGATGCTGGTGTTTTTCGTCTAGCTCATTTTGGTTCCGGTGAATTGAATCACATCAATGCATATGAATACATGGTAGATCGCTGTGGCATTGTGCCAAAGTTAATAGTGTTGGCTGGATACATGAAAATACTACCAGCAGACTTCATATCACACATGAAGTCTGCTGGGGTTGACATCATAAACATCCACCCATCATTGTTACCAAAACACAAAGGTCTCAACACCCATCAACGTGCATTGGATTCGGGTGATGCTGAACATGGGTTCACGGTTCATTATGTAACCGAACAATTGGATTCAGGTCCGATTATCTACCAGACTAAATTTGATATACTTGACAATGACACCGTTGACAATTTATCAAAAGCTGTTAAGATACGGGAGCGATTAGTATATCCCACAATTATAGATAATTTATTACATGAAAATACCAAGACTATCAGTGGGTGAACAGAACATCGTTTCTGAATTGCAACGTAATTTCGACCTCACTGAAATAGAAGCAACCGATCATGTGTTAGCTCAAAAGCGTGAACTAGCATTTATCCACCACACTCAAGGTCATTTTGAGTTAGCCAGACAACTCATGCAAGAATTGGATGAGTGGACGGAAGAAGCGGAAAAAGACTACATGAAGTGGGAACAAAGTAAAACTAAAAAAATAATTTTATTATGACAAGCAAATTAACTAATACACAAACCACCGTCTTTTGTACTACACAACTGGATGGTACACACAATTGGCCAGAATGTCCATTTGATGAAGTGGCATATTTACGCGATCCACACCGCCATATGTTTCACATCAAAGCGACTAAAATAGTAACGCATACCGATCGTGATACGGAATTCATTATGTTGAAGCACCAGGTCATTGAGTATTTGCGAAACAAATATTACAACAACTTGATGCATTGCTATGAATTTGGTGCAATGTCATGTGAGATGATCGCTAGCGAACTGTTTGTTGAATTTGGTTTGATTGAGTGTGAAGTTAGCGAAGATGGTGAGAATGGTGCCACTGTAACTTTCGTGCTTTTCGGGTGAGTGTGATGACTTCAACAAAAGTTGGTGAACCAATCACTATAGAAATTTCAGAAGATGAACGGACTGAATATCTTCGTGTGTACGCAACTAAACACTTCCGTGCGGAATCCAGGCAAGTTATGGTAGATGTGCTGGAGAGTGGTGACACGATAGACGTAGCATTCGCACAAGCCGGTATAAACGAAATGATAATTGATGCTTTGGAATTGGCTATCAGATTCGAACAAACAACAGAAGGACTGATAAATGATAAATGATAACAAACCAGAATTTTGCTACATAGCTCCAATCGAATATTTGCATTTTACTACCGCTAGTTCGACACATCTGGTGTTGGCTCATTTGGTTGATGCTAGTGATACGTACGCAAACTTCTACAAACAACGAGCTTCTTATGGTGATTATATCATTATGGATAACTCAGCGTACGAGTTAAAAGTACCGTATGATACGGGAAAATTAATTGCACTAGGCCACAAATGTGGTGCTGATGCTATCGTGTTACCGGATTATCCATTCCAACCATCCGACGTTACCATCCGAGCTGCAAATAAATTTGTTGGCGATTTCAAGAAGGAAGGATTCCATACATTCTTCGTGCCACAATCAGAGAAAGGCGATATCGAAGATTGGTATAGTGGATATGTTTGGGCTGCAGAACATCCAGATATAGACATTATTGGTATGTCCATTTTGGGTATTCCTAACGCGCTTCCACACATCCATCCAGCATATGCTAGAGTTGTAATGGCACAAAACCTGATCAATGATAACAGATTTGAATTCGATAAACATCACCACTTCTTGGGATTAAATTCTGGTCCTGCGTTGGAGATACCATCGTTGATTGAAATGAATGCATTGGATACCATTGATTCATCCGGTCCTATCTGGGCTGGTATTCTCGGCCATGAATATACAACGAACGCGGATAGCTTTCAAATGGCAGCAAAATTGAAGATGCCCGTCAACTTCAACCAACCACCAACCATGGATGACGCAACAACGCAACGAATCTGGCGCAACATACACCTAACACAATTGTTGTTTGATGGGTACAAACGAGGCGCATGGTATGCACAAGAGTGATGTTGACTTTTGTGCAGTAATGTGGTATATTGGTTGATTCAAATACACTAATCACAATAATAGGAATATTAATATGGACTCAGAAATTAAAGGCACCAAATCACCAGACATGAGAGAAGTCGACAATTACAAGGATACACCAATAATTCACGTGGGGCGGCTGATACTCGGATTGGGTATATGTGGCGTTATACTGATTGGTGCTGTACTGCTACTGCCGTGAACAAATGGTTCGACCTGCTGTCTGAATCGTTGTGGATTGATGTTATCGCGAACCACGACCAGGCAGCATTTTTGACAGCTGAAAAACAATTTTGTAAAATAGAATCACAAGATTGGTACTCTTATCGAACGAATAGAAACAGAAGACGGTGCTTGGATAAGCGTCGTGAGTTTTTATCGCACGTAATACAAACCAACATGTTCGATCTACGTCCGAACATAACAACAACAAAACCCTCAGGAACACACGATGTTTATTTCTCCACAAACCGCAATAGATGAAGGCTGGATCACAGGCTTTACCGACCCAGCAACACAAGTACAACCCAACGCAATCGACTTCACGTTAGATCGGTTGTATTCGATCACTGACGATAACATCTTCACATTAACCAAAGATAACAAGCAAATGCGTGGTGGTAGTGAAATGCTACCGGATGATGATCGCAACTGGATGCTATCTGGGCATACAGTATTTGATGGTCAATCGGATATGTTTGTTGATATACCTGAAGGTGTAGTCGCTCAATTGATTATCAGAAGCACACTCAATCGAAATGGTATATATCTGACAAGCGGATTGTATGACTCAGGTTTTAAAGGTCACATCGCATTTGCATTACACAATAGATCGGGTGTAGCAGCAATCGAGCAGGGTGTTCGTGTTGGTCAGATAATGTTTATGACATCTGATAAAGCTGGGTTATATGCAGGTGGTTACAATCACGAACAGGGCACTCACCACACGGATGGGTAGCAAACACACCACACGGATCTATTCACAAAACATCCGTTGACATTGGTGACTCCTTACTGTATACTATGCAGTCAAGGAGTCGTTAATGAAATCACAAAAAAATCAAACAGGCTATTTCAATTATGTGCTAGCAATGGATTGTGAGACCACAGGTCTCAACTTCAGTGGAGATGATCCATCGGATGGGCACCAAGCAGTATCATGGGGTATTATCGTAGCCGATACCGTAACATTCAAACCAGTAGAAGAACTCTACGTCGAAATCAAATGGAATCCCGTTAGCATTCAATCCAGAAAACTGGATCCAAAATTCGGTACACACGCTGAAAAAATTCACGGTCTGTCTTTCAAACATCTGGAAGAAAACGGAATGGATGAAGAAGAAGCTGTACTGCTAATCGCTAACATGATCATCAAGTATTGGGGAACCGATAATGCAATCGCAACACTGGGCCACAATGTCGCTACATTCGATATGCCATTCTTACGAGCGTTGTTTCGTCGTGTTGGTGTACCTCTAAAATTCGCAAACAGACATTTTGATTCATGCTCGCTGGGAGCAGGAACCGTTGGGTCTTTCACTTCAAACGCGCTATTCGAAACAATGGGTAACGATGAACGAGAAGATCATAATGCACTCGATGATTGCAAAATGTCGCTGGGTTCATTCAGAACGATCAAAACATTATGGACAGATATGGTGGGGTTGGAAACATGAGCGAAAAGAAATACGTAACATGGCAGGAAGTGGATGAAGCGTGTGTGTGGATGCACGAAGGTATTATAACAACGATGGGGGGAACGAAACCAGATTGTGTTGTTGCTCTGACCAGAGGTGGGCTAGTACCAGGAACGATCATATCGCACCTCATGAATATACCATTGGTACCAGTATCTTACACATCCTCGGTTGGCAATGGGTCAAAAACCATGTATAGTGATATGGAATTGCAACCTATTAGTGGTATCCACACAGATTATTCAAACTACAGAATATTGGTAGTTGATGAGATTTGTGACAGTGGTCACACATTATTCGAAGTAGTAAAGTTCTACGAATCTATGGGTTATGATGTTGTAACAGCAACAATACACCATAAAACTGGTGCTGTTATTACGCCAGATGTGTTCCACACTGTTATATCCGATGAAGATCAGTGGATTGTGTACCCATGGGAGGCTAGTGATGATTCCTAAGGTATTAACATGGAATGATAGGTTTGCATTGATAGATAAATTTAAGCCAAACGATAATACCATCTTGGTGGTATTTGGTGTGACGAATCCCGAACTAAGTGCAGCTCGGAATCTGAGAATGGTTGGTACGTTGGTACCAGCCAAAAACTTGGATTATAATTCATACGCATCGTCGTTTTCCTCTAACCAACCAGAAGCGAAACAAACAATGACAACAGAACCTCAATCCAACCAACCACAAACAGCTACGAGAAAAGTGCTGAAACGTGGTAGAAAAGGGAACAACATTCAAACCGCATTTGATCAGGTTCCGAGTGAACCAACCAGTGCTGAGCAATTTGCTGTAGACTATAAAGTGTCTATGGCAGTATTGCGACAGAGCAAACGATTCGATCCATTTGGTGATCGTGGTCAAATTCGTGTTAAGAAAAATAAAGAATCCGGAGTGCTAATGATCTGGAGAGAATCAATCGGTGATGATGGTGTCTAGTGCAAATAAACGTTATTCGTGGGATGTTGTGTATCCGGGCACACCTTATACAGATTTCCAAATATTGTGTTATTACATGGTATCTCACAACATTAAGCGTACCTCTGACGATATAGTACAACAATTATTAACAGCTAACCTTTTTAGTGGTAGGCATAACACCGTCGCGGCTATAGATAAACGGCTATCCATAATGGAAAACGTAGCTCGCGTATCTGTGTATAACAAAGATCAGTCGCGTTATTGGTGGCCAGCGTATCAAACGATGTATCGAGACATGGTCCGTTATGGTTTTGATATTACCAATCTTGATATTAATAGATTTGATCCAGCATCGATCACTGTGGTAACTGGCTCTTCGCGTAGTACTACTAGTACTACTAGTGCTACAAAACAAACCAAGCCGTACACTTCCGTTCACGCATTTGAATACATAGATACGTGGGAACGGAATCGGATAGTTCTCAAGTCGTTGCCGCTGATAACTGTTATAGATCGCATTATTGCGTATGGTAAAGAGACAAAGCGAACATTTACAACACACTCGGACACAATCAGACGGTACATGAACGGTGGTGCGGGGTACGAACAGGGCCCCCCTAATTGGTTTCAGCAATTTGCCTCTTGGGTTACACAAGCATAACAAAGCAACTAGTTGGGTATATCATATTGTGTGTTGAATTACAGACTGAAAACGGGGAAGATGTATAACAATCTAAAATTTTTTAAGGTAGATAAATGACAAAAAAATACAAATATAGTGAAATATTTCACAGTTTTCAAGGTGAAGGTGCATACACTGGACGTAGCACAGCATGGATAAGATTCTTTCTGTGTAACATGAGTTGTGATGGCTTCGGTCAGAAAGATCCGACCAATCCAGATACATACATTCTTCCGTATAAAGATCTGGATGTTAGCAAGTTTGACAAGATAGAAGATTTACCGGTATTTGCTCAGGGTTGTGACTCTAGTTATACTTGGGCAAAGAAATATCGACATCTAGCGCATGATGATACAGCCGAAGTGATATGCAACGATATTCAACGATCATTGATGCATCCATCCAATACCAATGGTTTGTTTTGTCATCCACGCACTAGACAACAAACACACATGGCATTTACTGGTGGGGAGCCTATGCTCAATCAACCAGCTATTCAAGACATTTTGGCAGAGTTCAATAACCGCAACAACTTCCCTCGATGTGTTACTGTTGAAACTAATGGTACACAAAAATTGTCAGATGATATGTTTGATACTATTTCAGCAATGTATGGTAATGTTGGAACACTACCACCCCGATGGTCATCTGGACCACATGCAGCTGATAACTACAGTAGAGACTCGAATGAGTGGTTCTGGTCGGTTAGTCCCAAACTGTGGTCTACGAGTGGTGAACCGGAAAGCAAGGCTATCAAACCAGAGGTGTTGACTCAATACGCAGCTGCATCCAATCATGGCCAATTGAAGTTTGTTGTTAATGGTACCCAGGAAAGTTGGGATGAAGTTGATCGGTATGTGAAGATATTTAGACAAGCTGGAGTATTCTGGGACGTCTATATTATGGTGGTGGGAGCCACAAAAGAATCTCAAGAAGAAAGTCGAATTGCCGAAATCGCTATGGAGGCGATGAAACGGGGGTATCACTTTAGTGGTCGTCTCCACTCGCATGTGTTCGGTAATGCTATCGGTACCTAATCAGGTATACCGCATGAGATGCTTCATTGACGCGGGAACGTATTGATCTATGTTTTGGTTTTTGAGTTTTCCCGCCTCGATGATGGTCTTGATGTTGTGGCAATTGCGACATACTGGTTGACATTTATCCAGCTCATCTAATACAGCCTCCCATTTGGTACCACTCATTACCATGGTGGCGGGGGTTCCTGTTTTGGATGAATGGTCGATGTGATCCATATCAATACACAACGGATTTGACTCTCCACAATACACACACGACATCTCTTTTTTCATATCGAATAATTGTTGTCGGCGACGTTCTCTGTGGTCATCCATAGCTTTTTTTGCTGCTTTTTTGTTTGCGTCGGTGTGTTTGTATTCTTGATAGTACGATTTCCGGTATTGTTTTCCTTTTTTTGACTGCCCCCACTCCGCTCGGCATGCTATGCAAGACCCAGTAATGGTGCGTTCCGATGTGTGACCATTTTTACAAGGAATGCCCGAAAAGTATTTGGTTAATTTGTGTTTAATTGCTTCCTGTCGTGTTACGATATCCATATTTTTGCCTGTATATGCTTGTGTTTGGTTGGTTGTATTTATGAGCAATCGGAAGTTGCAGACCTGGAGTGTGTATGGGACCATGCCAGATAGCCGAATACCGTTGACCTGACCTGGCGACATCGTATATAATATGGTATCAACATATAACGCAACCGGAGACATAACGAATGACAGGTGATAAAGTAATCAAAGAACGCATGTGTATGGGTCACCTCAGTGATATTGATGTGGCACACAAGGTCCGTATGTTGTATCGAACAGACTTGGACCACGAGGCTGTATGTACTGCCGCTAGAGATCGTATCATGTATCTAAGCCAGCAAGTTGAGCTGTTAAAACAAGAAATGTCGGATGCAGCAAAAAGCATATAAGTGAAATCATAAATATGCATACAATCCACAACAAAGGATAAAAATATGCAAAACAAGAAAGTGGTTCACCGTGCTGGAGTTATTCCATACATAGTAGAGGACAAAAAGGTGATTCGTATGATGTTCATGATGCCAAATGATCCCAAGGGAAAATTTGGTGGTGAGTGTTTTCAAATCGCTAAAGGTAAGATCGAAAAAGGTGAGGATACTGAAGAAGCAGCGTTTCGTGAAGCTAACGAAGAACTTGGGTTGTTCAAAGGCAATATAACGGCTACGCACGACTTAGGTACCTTCCTTGGCCGTACTCACATATATCTAGCTGAGATCGAAGACCAAGATATGTTTGGTGATCCCCTACCAAATGAAACACAAAAAACCACTTGGATGACTCCAGAAGAATTCCAAGAGAATGGTAGAAAAATTCACAAGCCTGTTGTCAAAGCAGCAGTGCGGGTAATACAATCTAAGTTCGAAAACAAATAACATTTTATAATAGGAAAGTAATGACTGAACAATGGGAAATAGACAAGACCTTCGCGTTTTGTTATGGGCATCGAGTACACTCGCAAGTATTGAACGTGGACTATACAGAACAAGGACACACCTGTCCAAAATGTCGTCATCTCCATGGGCACGAAGGGAAGATTCAAGTATTCCTATCAGGTGACAAATTAAACTCACAAGGGATGGTTGAGGATTTCGTTAATCTGGGTTGGGTTAAAAACTTCTTGGATGACACACTGGACCACAAGTTCATCTTGGATATAAATGATCCTTGGTTTGCTAATATCGTGAACGCTAAACAAAACCACGTTAAAGGTTACTTTGAGTCACTGACGGCAATGCAACCTTTGAATACCACAGAGGGTCGACAGCTGAACATCGTACCGGTATACGTTCCTGGTACGGAACATTTAGTTGGACACACGGTTGATGTTAGTGGTCTGAGTGGACCAGAACGAGAGTTCTATGAAGGGTTCGTGTTTGTTACGTTTGTACCAACATCCGAAAATCTAGCCAAATGGTTATTTGAAGCGGTTGACGCTAAAATGTCACTAATTGGTGTTAATGTATCGAAAATTTCTTGGAACGAGACTCCAAAGTCCCGCGCGGTATATTCCAGACCAGCATAAATAGGTATAACAAACAACGAAGAGTTTAACTTTGTGTGAACTTTCTCTTGACAATTACCCTGAATGGTTGGATATTATCACTCAGGGTAAACTTATTTCAATTGGAGAGCGGTAATGTCAATACAAAAACCACAGAAACAGAAAGTTAGAAACTTTGTTGCTAAACACACCGTGTATAGTGATACCATTGTACATAAGGAAAAACAAGGCGTGCGCGCATCGCGCGAGCGCCAAAAACGAGAATGGAAAAAGGAATTATTACAATGAAGTTGTTTAACGAAATCAACGCGAATATAGCACAACACCAGGACCGACTGGTTACCGAAAATCTTAGCGACTTATCGGCTGCTGAGATTGGAAAGATCGTTCGATATGTCATCCAGCAACAAAAAGATGGTAGTAAGGATGGTGCTGGTGAACTAGCGGGTCAAGCTCTGGAAAACATTCCAGGTATGGAAGGCGCTAGCGAAAAGGAATTGTCTAGTGTGATTTCTACGGTGGAACGTGCTGTGAAAATGCAAAGCGATGGGGCAGCATACCAAGCTAAAAAAGCGGGTAAGTAGCAATGGAACGTACTAGATTACTCGAGTTGGCAGGTGTCGATACTAAATCTGGATTCACCATCCAGATGGAAAAGGACACTGAAAACAACAAGTTATATCGCAAAGTTGTGTACACTGCTGCTCATATGCAGCTTGTGTTAATGTGTGTTAAACCTGGCCAGGAAATTGGTATGGAGACGCACAAGGGTGATCAATTCATTCGTGTTGAATCTGGTACTGGTAAAGCTATCATGGGAGGTGTTGAATCTTCGCTTGAGGATGGTGATGCTATCATTATACCCGAGGGCGTTGAGCATAATGTTATCAATACATCCGATAACGATGACTTAAAACTCTATGCAGTCTATACACCACCAGAGCACAAAGATGGTCACATAGACCAAGAAAAACCAGGTTAGATTTTTTCTTTACATTTATCAAAGTGCCATCGTTTCATTAACGGAGCTGATCCAACGCGTGCACAGTGTGGGCACGTGATTTTGGGTCTGGCTAATGCAGATGCCCTCATCTTGTCCTTGGATGTTGATGAGTGCGTTTTTCCGAAAAAAGGATTCGATTCACGTTTGCGTGCCTTCATCTGGGCTTGACGGGTTGCATATCGCAATCGTCCTTCCTGGTCTCCGTATCGCTTAATAAACGCCGTAATGGACATACTATCTTTTTTCTTGCAATCTTCGTTGTATTTAGCTATACCAGCATCCCCGTAACGCAACACATACCCCTCCAATGATGACCGATATTTGATCGGAATTGATTTGTTTGTATTAGAGTCTGATATTTTTTGTTTATGTTCATCGGTTAATGAGCGCCCCCGATTGGGATGGTGATACCCCGATTTCATTTTTGCTGCAATGGTGTCTCTTTGTTTGGATATCGATTCGGCGGAACGCTTCACACCCATTCTATCCCGGCTATTAATCTTCGCGAACTTTCGACGAAACCACCCATATTCCTTATTTGATTTTACTCGATTCTGCATCATGTTGGCCGCATACCACAACTTAAATTCTGATGGGTGGATTTTCACCAACAACAAATGAGCCAAGAAATGCTCTTCGGGTAACAGCATCACTAAATTTGTTGACTCGTCCCCACCACCCATGCACCTAGGAATTATGTGGTGGTTTTCGTAGTATGCCGTCGATTCGGCAAGACGACGGCTTGCCTTTGATATCAGATTGTTGTATATTGTGTTATAATTCATAAAGATATTTATGTCATATAATCCACGAGACACATTAACAAATGAAAATAACACAGAATACTCACAATATCGAACGTTTTGGTGTTGAGGATAGTAATTCGTTTACTATTAAATCAACTGCAAAGAGTTTCGAAATTCTAAGTTCGGGGCTCTACACCGATCCCATAACTGCCATCATCAGAGAGTTGAGTTGCAACGCTTACGACTCCCACGTTGAAGCTGGAAAGGTAGATATCCCATTTCGAATACACCTCCCAAACTCGTTAGAACCGTTCTTATCCATTCGAGATTTTGGTACAGGATTATCCGACGAAGATGTGTTGCATCTATACACGACATATTTCGATTCAACTAAAACAAATTCAAACGATTATATAGGCGCTTTAGGATTGGGCTCAAAGAGTCCTTTTAGTTATACCAAGTCGTATGAGGTTATATCAAGGTACAATGGTTATTTCCGTTCATACCATATGTTCATAAACGAGCACGGCATACCTGATGTTGTCAAAATGGCCACACAACCAACAACAGAAGAAAACGGATTGGAAGTTAAGATTGGTGTTGATCCATCGGACTTTCGATTGTTTACCAACAAAACTGCATCGTGTCTTAAACACTTCACGGTAAAACCAGATATCGTTGGTGCTCTGCACTTCGCATTTGATCCACTACCCACAAACAAAATTGAAAGCGAACGTTGGTGTGCATTTGATTCATCGGGTAGTTATTACCCATCCAAATTCACGGCAGTGCAGGGAAATGTACAATATCGAGTTAACATCGGGCAACTATCCGAGGAATTGACGGATGATGACAGATCACTATTCGGGCAGTTGTCTGTTGTTGGTTACTTTGATATTGGTGAACTGGAAGTGGCAGCCAACAGAGAGGAAATTCGATACGACCCAAAAACAAAACAAGCATTGAGCAAATTTGTAAAAACGATGATGCGTGAATTATCGAAAAAGGTAGTCGCCCAGTGCAAGACGTATGATACGTATTGGGAGGCATGTTTGGAATTGTCCAAAGTGTCTGGTGATTTATTCGGTGATCGATATGCGATGCGCAATGTAATCCGAGCCTCGGATGTAAACCACCCCATTTTGGAACGATATCTTGAAAACAATGGAGATGTGCACTTACCGAGTGTGCTACATTGTCACTCAGTTTATACTTACACCGTTAACACTGGGTACTCCTCTAGTCAATACTCTCGGGATAAAACGTCCGATGCATTTGAACCATCTGCAGGTATTATCATATTGCGATCAGATGTAAAATCGGGTGGTGTTGGACGTTTGGTGGAATATGCCCAAAATGAGAGGGGTGTCCGACGGGTGATCGTCATCAAAGAACACCCACATGTGTTCAGTGATGAGCAAAAAGCAGCAATTCCGAATCACGCGGATTATCCTGAGTGTGAATACCTCGATATAATCAAGGAGTTAGGTGATCCTGTGGTGAGTAGCTTGAAAGACTTATGTCCACCGTTACCGAAAGCGAAGACTGTACGCACATTGAAAGCGTTTTCGTATAGACGTACAACATGGGTTGGTTACAACAAACGGGTTGTTTGGGATAAGTATGATGTCAATGTCAACCGTGGTGGTATATACTTCGTATTAAAACAAGGATCACAAATGGTTGCAAGCTACGACAACAACGAGCGCAACGTACATTGGGAGCCTGAACGTACCCACGCGTATTTGCAACACTTAACAAATTTCGTGAATGCGGATCGTGGAACATCATATAAAATGAGTGATGTTGTTGGTGTTTCTGTGGCTACATGGAAAAAGATTAAAGATGAATCGCAGTGGGTTGATGGGTTTGATGCATTGACGCGGGGGATGCCGAAGATATCAGACAACATCACCACAATACAACGAACGAACGAGACGCTGGGACAGTATGGAATTATGAAGTGCATTCAACAGGCACCGATCCGTGAGGTTATCAAGACACTACCGGCATCATCACCATTCGTGGTCGCCACAGCAGACGCTGTTGCTGCGTGGGACAAAATATCGGACAGATCATCATACTACAATTTTTGTGCTGATATGTATCAATCGTTGATTGGGCGTGTTGACGTTGAGCCGTATTTCGGATATAATGATTACACACAATACCCATTGTTTGGAGTGTTGGAAACCTTACCAACAACTGTGGATGAATTCGAAGCAGTTGTAGAATATATAACCCTAATGGACGAGAAGAACAAATCATGACATCCTTTATAAAATCCCCCGACCACATTCATATTGTTTTTGATTGTGGTCAATCAACCACAGTATACAAAAGCCAACCATCATTTGATGCAATCGTTGATGCGGCAAAAGCTAAACAGTGGGAATTGGCACGAAGCATTGCCTTTCCTGTTAATGAAATTAAAGAACAAATTAACACAGCCACCAGCATCACCGACAAAGTTCGCATTGAGCATGGTATTGTTTACCTAGGCGATAAAGCTATGCATGGTACGTTGGTGGATCGTATGCTGGCCATGATCGACGAAGGGTTTGATGTTACCCCAATGGCTCATTTTTTAGCAAATCTTCACACAAATCCATCATTTAGAGCGGTTAATGAGTTGTATGGTTTTTTGGAAAAGTCGAAATTACCAATTACGGACGATGGCCATTTCTTAGCGTATAAGCGTGTTTCGGCAGACTTCAAAGACATCCGAACAGGAACATTTGATAATTCTCCTGGTGCGTTGGTAAGCATGGAGCGTAATGGTGTAAACGAAGACAAGGATCAAACCTGTTCTACGGGGTTGCATTTCTGTTCGCATGATTACTTACCGTCGTACGCCAACTGTCGTGATAACCGAACCATCATGATTAAAATCAATCCAAGTGATGTTGTTGCAATCCCATCTGATTATAATGATGCGAAGGGTCGATGTTGCCGGTATGTTGTTGTTAGTGAAATGGAAAAAGAAGCAACGACAGCAATGCCAGTGGAATCAGCTAGAATTGAAGATACGAAAGTTATGGTGGTTAACCCTGGTGCGGTTAGACAGATACAACTGGATAAACGTTTCCCAAATCTTCAACTGGTATTAATGACGCACGATTCGGTTGACGCAGCTGCAGAAGCTACTGGCATCAATAAAGCAGCTATTAAAAGAGTCTGTAATGGTAAACGCAAATCAACAGGTGGCTTTGGTTGGGTGTGGGCGACACACAAAAATACAAAAGTATCGGATCCTGATGACGCATATCGCATGGAACTGGAAGATGATGCCGAAAGCGACAGTGAAGTGGAAGCAAAATTGTGGAGTATCAAATAGTCGTTGACTATCAACTCACCTCAAATGTGTTTCCTTTCGCCAGGTTTTCCTCTGCAGTTATTATTTGTAGATTGTGTTCACAATGTAATCCACACACCAAAGTGTGGATTAATGGAACGATATGATCTACATGGTGGGGAATACCTGTGGAGCGGTACAAGTTGTTGGATTCAATGTACAATTGTTGTACGGCATTTATGTCTATCCACTTTGGTGTTGCTTTCAATTTTGTAGCTCGACGATTTGCGTTATACGATGCCAACAAATCACAATGGTCTCCCCTCCATTTGTGGTTGTATGATAATTTTTGATCTCGGTTCTCGTCGTAGTATTTTTTGTATACTTGTTTGGCGCGATTGGGATGCGTTCTTCTCCACTTGGATGTTGCTTCATTGACACGTTTCTTGTTTTTTGCTTGCCAATGTTTGATGTACTTGTCGTGGTATATCTTAGCACATTGACAACATTTACCAGTAGACACCAAACGAACACTGTCGTGACCGTGTTTGCACAACTTTCCTGTGTGGTAATGTTTCAATCCCTGCTCAATTGCTTCGTGTTTTGGTATTATCTTTGTAGTCATCGTTGACCCCTATCGGTATTTGTCGTATTGTAGTGTTTTTACACATTTAACATTTGCATCACGAGGCTATTTATGACAACAAATACAACAGAATATTACGGTGAAAAAGAATTACGGTGGTTTCAGATTGCTGTACGAAATGGAATAGCGGAATCTCTAAGTGCGGGGGTGCAGCGTATATTGGTTGAGATGCCAACTGGTAGTGGAAAAACCATAACTATTGCTGCTTCATTGAACCATCCTGATATTCGTAGTGCATTGGGTGTCCTCGATGATCGCCCATTGCGGGTATTGTTTACTGCACACAAACACCGTTTATTAACACAAGCGGAACGCACTATGGCTGATGATGCTAACGTCGAATTAACATTACATAGCATGTTTTCGAATCTACCCAAAGAAACAATCGATTCTGGGTGGGATATAGCTATATTGGATGAGTGCCACCATGAAGCGTGTTCATCGTTTCAATATCAACTTGAACAACTTGGCAATGCTCCTATCGTGGGTATGACAGCCACATCAGATCGAGCAGATGGTTGTTTGATTAAATTCGAAGTTATTATTAGCCCATTATCACGTGACCAAGCAGTCGCTGAGGGGTGGTTAGCTGAAACAAATCTAAACACAATAGTTGATACACCAACTAAAGATAAAACGGAAGTGACCAAAATGATCATCGATGAATTCGGTCATGAATTCGGTCAAACTATGATGTTCTTTCGAACAAAAAAGGAAGTTCGTACGATAACACAATACTTAACAGATGCGGGATATAAAGCGGTTGCTGTGTTGGATATGTCAGAACGAGAATTGGATGCCACATTGGATTCGTTTAGTGGTGGAGAGTTTCAATTCATTCTAAACTGTAATAAAATCAACGAGGGTGTTGATGTTGCCAATTGCACGGATGTATACTTAGGTCGACAGTTCGGTAGCTATCCTCAACTGAATCAAGTAATTGGTAGAGCTGCTAGACCAGATTCGGAGTGTAATGTTTGGGAATTAATCAACCCACTATCCAACAGAAATCTAGATACTACGATTGTTGTTGGTACGCCAGCTACGCACAGACTCATTAGCAAGAAAAGGGGAAAGTGGATCGAACAAGTTTTTGACTACACTACAACCAAACTAGCGTTGTGGGTAGATTCTGTATCTAATTTAGGGACACCAGCATGAGTAAAGATGAAAAAGCATTTAACGCAAAATATCAACAAGCGCTTGTTAAAGTTGGATTGGGTATACACATCATCACCCAACTAACGAATCAGGGTGTAATTGAAGAACACAACAAAGATTACCACATCAAGATGTGGGCTGATGTGTTGGCCGCTGGAGTTGATTTGACAGTGGAATCGGTGATTACTGATGCAACAGCAACATATAACGATTTTCCCCCATCTTTCTTACATTCACCAAGCATCAACCAATTGATTAACGAGCTAATGCCACTAATGGCAGAAGCCGGAGCACTACCTCGACACCGTTGACCTTTGGTTCTTAGGGTGATATAATGTTGTTTTTATCAATTAAAGAGAGATTGTCATGATTCCATTTGAAGCATCAAAATTAACGATAGACCACGTATATCTAAAATCGATTACTACAGCACTTGGTGGTGCAATGGTTGTTGTCCCTGATGTGGATAGCACGGTAACAACAAGAATCAAAGTACCGTTCTCTCTAACGAGACAATTTATAAAGAAGCACGAGATTAGCACATATTTAAAGCCAGTCCTTACAGCTGTTGCTAGATACGATGGTGACATCGTTGCAATGGAACGTCACCCACTTGGTAGTATTGGTACGGAAACAGCTAAAGGGTTTGATGGAAAGATGACCGTGTGGCAATCGGAAATCGAAAAATCCATTACAACGCAGTTGGATCGTTTCATGTCAAACTATGAATGGCTAACGGATGGTGTATTCATGTATCGTTTTATCGATGAAGCTCCAGATGACTTAACATCAGATGGTCAATTCAAATCAATCCCTGTGGAAGCTATAAGCTTTGCATCGTTGAATATATCGGGACCATTGGTTGATACCAATCGTGTTTGCGTGCGATTCACTACTGGAGATGGCCAAGAAGCAACATCACCACCAATTTGGAAAACACTGACAACAATCGGTGCTAAACAAATGAAAGATGACGACGATGACGACAGCGAAGAAACATCGAACCCATTTCAATTTGATAAAGTGAATGACGCGTTATCGGTCAACTTATCGTTTGCATTGAAAGCAGCCAACGAATTGAGCCAAATGTATGGATATGATGCTATCGAACCACTAGCACTGGATGATTTAATGATCAGGTTGAATACCGTCAATCTACCAAATCAAGACAAGCACATCAAACGTACGTTTGATATTGGTATGCCATTCACACACGCAATGTCGTGGTTGATTGGACTGGGACATCGAACACAAACATTAGATTCGTACCGAACTATTCGTTCGTTGTTAAAGTTCTTGACAACACAGGGTGTGTTCTTTAGCCAATCGTTATCAACCGTATCCATTTTCAAAGAAGAAAAAGCATACGATGATGTTCCGTTACTGTCTATTGATGCTGTAACCGAAAGATTGGGTGATCAATCGATGCAAGATATTATGGACATTCACAACATTCGCAACAGACGAAACGATCGTACACCGGATGTATCGGCTGTTGGTTCGTTATTCGACGCAACATAATAGGAGCATATCGTGGTATCAGATTTATGTCAGTGGGAAATCGATTGGGTTAATGCACACCCGGAGAAATACGAAGGTGTGCTTCATCGGACATCGGTCATACGTCTGATAACCAACAGATATGAGCTAAAAGCTGCACAGGATAATGTTGTGTTATTCGCAAAAACAGCACCCAACCGAGCAGCTGTACAAGCGTTAGCGATGGTTGAGTTGATACATTTAACACCATAATGTTGACTTAGTCTATTGTTTGAGTATAATAGACCGAGTTGGATACATCAACACACAAATTTAATTTTAACTTTTTATATGTACCGTTACATATTCAGGAGATCTAAATCATGCAACACCAATTAATCAGAAACGCAGCAATCAAAGCATCAGCAACTTACGATAGTAAAGGGCATCCGATTGCAACTATTAACATCAACGATCAACACGAACACACATTTGATCACACATCACGAATCTCAAAAGCATTGGGATTGATGACCGAAGCTGAATTATCACACCGTTTATCAGGTGGTAACTTCTTCATGGTTGATGACCAACTGACAGATTTCCGTGATGGGAATTACAATGGTTTTGTTCATACTGATCAATCGATTGAAAACTTGATTAAAGTCATTGGTATGACTGATGATCGTGTCGATCATCGCAGTCCAATGTCACATACCACATTCGGGCCAGTGTCGTTAAGCTCAAAGTGGTCAGATCACGGTATCGTTATTCCAGAATATGACGAAGGTGGTCGTTACTCGAGTGAATTGCACTTCTCGTGGAACCCTTTTGTGAAAACTGTCAACAGTGCTTTTATGTTGTATCGCTTAGTTTGTGCCAATGGTATGATGGGCTTGCGTTCATTTTTAAATACCAAAATCCCTTTAGTGAATCGTTGGGAAGAACATTTGGAGATCGCTAATGCACAGATACAGAACAAAGTATCTAACATGGTGACACAACGCATGAGTCAGATGGGTACGGAACGTGCAACACTTGCTGAGACAATTGCATTGGCAACGCATGCTCAAAAACGTTTAAAAAACGAAAACGAAAACAATACAGATCGGTTACACAGTATTGTTAATATCGCTTCACCTGAGATGCATCTTCGTGATGTGTACAGAGATGATGCATTCACCAACATGAATGTGGCTAAGCAGTTACCATCACATCTTACCACTTACGATGTGTATAACATGGCCACCGAAGTACGTTCACACACAAATGAAAATGCATTATCAACAGTGGCAGCATTGGATAAATTAGCTAATGGTTTAATTTTTGACAGAAAAGCTAATCCAAACACATCTATTGATGGTAAACAAGCTCCATCATTGAATATGTTTTCCGATCCTGACCGTGCATTCTTTGGTGACTTAGCACAAGCATAACATTAATATAGGTGGAGCTTCGGCTCCATCGTAACCACACAAATTGTATGAAATTAGATCCGAATAAATATTGTGTCAACTTCACGCAGCATATCGTATGGGCTGTTATTCACGATTTAATCGCCCACCCCCTTATGGCTCTGACTTTATACCATGTTCCATGTATACTACATTTCCATGACTACACCTCTCATAAAGCGTGGGTCAGAAAAGCTTCAAATACCTCGGTATAAATAAGCAAACAACACAGTCGGAATAACTATGAACGGACCCTTTACAGCAAAGATTTTCACAGGAACAGCTAACCCAAAATTAGCAAAAGACGTAACCAACTATCTTCACTTGGACTTAGGACAGGCTGAAATAGAGCAATTTAGTGATGGGGAAGTTCGTGTTGAAATACACGAAACTATTCGTGGTCATGAGTTGTATTTCATCCAACCAACTTGTGCGCCTGCAAATGACAATCTGATGGAATTGATTATCATGGCGGATGCTGCACGAAGATCTTCTTGTAGTACCATGACTGCAGTTATTCCATACTTTGGATATGCCAGACAAGATAGACGACCGGATTACACACGAACCCCAATAACAGCTAGAGTTGTAGCTGATATGATAGAAACGGTTGGTGTTGATCGAGTTGTTACGGTGGATATACATTCTGGTCAACAACAAGGATTCTTCCACATACCAGTTACCAACATCTCAGCTGCTCCGGAAATCGTTGGTGACATATGGAGAAAGTATAAAATGGATGATATCATTGTGGTATCCCCTGATACTGGTGGAGTGGTACGAGCCAGACACATAGCCAAACAACTAGATGATGCTGACCTGGCAATCATCGATAAACGACGTCCCAAAGCGAATGTGGCTCAAGTCATGAACATTATCGGGAACGTTGAAGGCAAGACCTGCATCATGATTGATGATATGATCGATACCGCGGGGTCACTATCTAAAGGTGCTGCTGCATTAAAAGCTGCTGGTGCAACAAAAGTGGTAGCGTATGCAACACATCCGGTGTTTTCTGGTGCTGCGTACGATAATATCATGTCATCTGATCTGGATGAAGTTGTGGTAACCGATACAATTCCGTTATCAGCGGAATTCAAAACAGCTCCGAAAGTTCGTGTTATATCAATTGCACCTCTGTTGGCCGAAACCATCCGTCGGATGCAGAGCAGACAGTCCATTAGCGAATTGTACGCATAAGCCGATATATGTGTGGGGATTTGTCACCAGATGCATCCTCACCCATAAATACAACAAACACAAATATAAGCTATTTACGGAGATCTATTATGAGCTTAATTCAAGATATTAACAAATCTGTCAAATTACACGAACAACAAGCTGATGTATTCACGATGAATGTGGTATTACTATCAGAAGATATAAACGAAAGCCCTGAGTTCATCACCGAAGCAATTACCAATTGGTTAGCAAAAGTTGGAAACGTTGTTGGTGGTGGTAAACTGGATCCTGAAAAAGCTAAATCGGTATCCGAAATTCTTGGAGCTGTTACAGCTCTTGGTAATGCAGATACAGCAGCAGCTTTCGATGAGAAAGGAGACCTTGGTACAGTATTGTACAAAGCATCTTCTCAAAACCCTCAGGAGTCGAACGCAGCATTAAAACGATTACGCGAAATTGGTAGACACGAATCAGCTAGAACGTACACACAACAAGCAGCACAAGCAATGACCGATCCTGCAACATTCGCCAAATATGCACAAAAAGCAAAAGGGGAAATCGATCAAACAATGCGCACATTACTAGCTAAACAGAAAAACAAAAATCCAAGTGGACAGCAACAACAAGCTCCAGCGGGTGCAACAACTTCACCAACACAAACAGCTCCAGGCGTTACAATCTAAATCCGCAACATCTTTTAACAATAAAAAAGCCGGCTTAAAACACCGGCTTTTTTATTGTTGACTTCTTCACCCTATTTCGGTATTATATCTACATCGTATAACGAAATGGAGAGACCAAATGTTACAATTCATTAAAAAACCAATCACGGGGACCACTGCAGAGCAGTTGGACTTCCCTGATGTTGATGGCGACGATGTGTCTGAAATTCCTGCACACCTAGTACCTACAGAACAAATGACTCAGGAATTTATAACAAACTGTAAAGAGATGGGAGTGTGGGAATGATTGATGTATGTGGGTATACTTTGTCTGTTCGCGAGAAGCGTAAGGCGCATTTTCGGTGTAGTGTTTTTGTTGTGTTGTTTAGTATGTGTGTTTTGTTAGCATACATAATGACATACATGACCAGCACAGCAACTCATATACCGGATAATTGGGTGAGTGGGTTTTTGTTGTCGTTCGTAGCATTTGTCAGTGGACTAGCATTAACAATCCCCACCATTAAACGAAACCGTATTAAACGATCGGGAGATGGTTTACGATGAAAGACTTTCCCGAAACGGTTATCATTCACAACCCATTTTGGTTTGTGTTCTCGTTGGTGATGGGTACGTTTAACGCGACGCTTGCCATCATCCACATACGACTGACAGCTGAAAACGTACCATACGCCAACTTGATGTATGCTCATATATGTGTAGCAATACTACTGTGGTTATTTGCATATAACAGTGCGTCACGGATACATCCACAGTAGTGTATATTGTGTGATTGCTGTATACTGGTAGTATATTATACAGGAACAAATATGAAAGCTCTCATCCACGATTCAATACACCCGTTGTTTAATTCAAAATTCGAATGGGTGTATGTACATCAAAACGAATACGATACATCCACGATCAGCGAAAATAATTCATACATCTTCGTCGATCGTGATATCGCACACCACTTACAAGTTCATCAAATTGAATTATCGTGGGCGAAACGCACTACACATCATCAGACTGTACGGATTAAGTCCGTTAACGCAGAAGCAGCAACAGACATATTAGCTGCAGGTGGAACATATCAAACTCTAACCGAAATTGTTACTGGTAAACGCGGCAAAACAAGAGGACCTCGCGACTCATACCATGCGAACGATTGGACTAGATCCGCGTTTGATCGTAACAGCATCGAACCAAACAAGGAACAAACGTGGGTTGATATTGCGGAACATGGGCTCAATACAGGCTCAATGCCACCACCAAACTCGGTGTTCGATTTACCATCGGTAAACCTCAGATTCAGCCACACATCGATTGCCAATTCCGAAGATGTTAATATTCGTATACCGGATGACAAATCACCAGTTGACGAAGATGATAAATTCACGTATCCTACGGTGATACCTAAACCAACAATACAACCGTTGATTCACGAAAGAACACTCGACGATGTACTCGCGGAATTTGATGACAAAATGTCTGATTTAATTCCACAAACACCAAAGAAACCAAAACATCACATGGTGGCAATAGCTATAACATTGCTAGCTGTGTTAGCCACAATAACTTTATGGATATAATATGAAACTAAATCTATCAATCGACGACATTCAACTTGCCTACACTGCCGTAGACAACCAACCACATCTGGAATTAACGAAACACACGATATTGCAGAAGTTGGACGTTGAAACTTTCCAAGAAACATACGAACTCGAATTCACTAACGCGGAATTCGAACAAACACGTATTGCTGTTGGTCGCGCGATGTCAATAGAATTAAACATTGACGATAAACAAACGATGACTACATTGTATGACCGCCTTATGGAAGTGCGTAGCACTCTGTAATGAATTACCGCAATATATGGAACTTTCTTATGCAGCCACTATTAGCTAAATTGCAATCGCTATCAACGGTATCCGTGAATGGTGTCGACTACACCGGTGACTCGATACACATATCAAACGACGGTCAAACACTCCATATTACCGGAGTACGCGATACCGTATTGAACATTAGTAAACTCCCCGAACTGAACATCGAGATACATGGTGATGTTGAACAATTGAAAATCGGACAGGGTGACCTAACGTGTCGTGATGTCACCGGTGATGTGAAAACAGGACAAGGCGATGTACAGTGCAACAATGTCACCGGTGATGTGAAAACAGGCCAGGGCAACATACAAGCAACCAGCGTAGCTGGTAACGCCAAAACTGGCATGGGTAATATCACTTGCAATTAATACGTACAGATGGAGACTTAACATGACACCAATCGCACCTCATTTAATAACCGCGCTTTTAGCTTGGATTTGTAAAAACGAAAAGACTCCATACCTGCTGGTGAACACCACAGTAGATGCGGTTGCGGTACCAGAGCACCTTATTAAGGATGGGCACATAATACTTGATATCAGTCCGTCCGCTATTGAACATTGGGTAATAGATGACGAAGCTGTTTCATTTTCGGCTAGATTCTCTGGAGAACCATATGACATATACGTACCAATAGATGCCGTAAAATCTGTGTACGCAAAAGAAACAGGACAAGGTATGGTGTTTACCCCAGAAAACGGAGAGATGGACCCCCCACCTGAGAAAAAACCAGCTCCAAAGAAACCTAAGCTAACGGTGGTTAAATAATGTCACAATTCGCAGAAGATATCCAACGAACACGAACTGATCAGATATTGATTAATATTCGGGCAGCGATACACAACAATCCGGATCTAGCAGAACCATTCGAGCACCACTTGAATAACATGCTGGATACTATGACCGACAATGATATATTTGGTACGGAAGGACAACTAGATCCTCGTGGTGATAAACGAGATGGCTGATGAATTGAGATCCATACCATTCGAAAATGAGTTTGTGTTCTTGTCTCATTCCACTGGGTATCCAACCGACGGTACCCACCTAACATTAAACACACCAATCCCGTGTGATATTAGAAAAGGTGATGATACTTTCTGGTTTGACAACGATAGTGGTCAAAATGTATCATCAAAACCACATCTGTGGTATGTGCACTTCCCTGACCACAATATCAAATTCAAAGCGTTTAAAGACCACACAAATGCATATAATTATGCATCCCAACAATACATCATATGGTTGCAACAAGAAATCATTAACATCCAACGATTATAACAAACATGATAACAAATATAATAATTTTCTTAGTGGTGTGGCTAATAGTTAGCATCTGGTACATAATAGCCAACTTAGGAGTTAAGCATAAACGGATGACTACGTGGGACCGCATAGTTGATTATGTTTTGGGCACCCCCACTCTGGTATTGATAATCATCGTAACCTCTATCATTAATGCGATACGATTTATAATACGCAAATAGCAGACACAAAAAAGCCCCAACCAGTATTACCTGCATCGGGGCTTTCGTTGTACTATGTGTAACCGAATTCTTTTCGTGCTTGTGCTACATCATACGCTGACTCTTCTTGGTGCTCATGGTAACGACTCGAATCATCATCACTCAATTGTGCAATTTGACCTTTGGTCATCCAAATAAATGCGGTGGACATATCAACAATATCCCCATCGGCATTTCGCTTTAATGCTTTGAATTCTGCGTTGGTGAATGGTTTCTTTCTATCCAAATGATCCGCTTCAAATAAATCTTTAACTAACATGTTCTTCTCCTTTGTAATTGTGTGATATGTATTTATACTTGGTCGTTGTCTACCATGATGTAATGATGTATAATTGGGGTCTTTATATATTGGACTACATATTACAACACATGAACAAAACTACAAAAGTTTCATATCCAGGAACACCAGCACTAATTGGTGCGATTACAACTGAACACGGCTTGACCAATATATGCGAATTAAAACGACCAGTATGGTACACTAGCTTCGAATATGGGGGCATGCTTCATCGCGCATATTTCAACAACAAACCCGAAGCCGAAACATTCAACGTCAATACCGTAGATGTCAATCAACCAAATGTGGTTAATGTTGAATGGGGCATCTACCAATACTAACAAACAGGAAATACAAATGTTAACAGAACAATGGCTTACAGACAGAAATGCGTGCACCGAAGGAATCGACTTCGCGATTAAAAACCGATTAATCGGATACCCACTTGATAAAATTAAAGACATCAACGGGGATTACCAAAACTTCGTTGAATGGGTATTGGATAACATCGATACAAAAATAACAAAAGACTCTTCGGGCAACATAACCAAATACGAAGAACCGGATGGTGATTGGTGGACCGCTGTATACGACTCGAACGATAACCAAATCGAACACGACGATTCAAATGGATTAATGTGGACAAAAGAATACGATTCAAATAATAACGTCATCAAACGCATGGATTCAACTGGAAATTGGTGGACCAACGATTATGACCAAAACGGTAACGTAATAAGATACGACGATTCTTCAGGATATTGGTGGACCAGTGAGTATGACCAAAACGGTAATATACACAAACGCACAACATCAGATGGATATGGGTGGACCGCCGTCTACGACTCATATAATAACCAAATCGAACGGGTAATGGCATCTGGATACCAAGCGGTGATGGAATACGACGCAACCGGCAACATCACAAAACAAGATAACTCTGATGGCTCATGGTCAACTCACAAATATAATGCCGCTGGCAACGAAACCGAATATAACGATTCGGATGGATCGCGTTGGGTAAGGGAATACGACCAAAGCGGTAATCTCACAAAATACGTAGACTCGTTTGATGAAGACATCAACCACCGCCCAACAACTTTCTACCCAAATGGCCAACTGAAATCTATTGGCGATTGCACTTTCGAATTGATTGCAACTATGCAACAATGACTCCACCAAAATGATAGGATAACAAATGCTAACAGAACAATGGCTTAAAGACAGAATTGCCTGCAAAAACGGAATCAACTTCGCGATTAGAAATAAGTTAATCGGATACCCACTCGATAAAATTAAAGACATCAACGGCGATTACGAAGAGTTTGTTGCGTGGGTATTACTCAAACAAAAACTAACAATATCAAAAGACTCCAATGGTAATGTAACAAGGTGTGAAGATGTTGGTGGTGATGGTGATTGGTGGTCTCGTGAATATGACGACAAGGGCAATATCACAAAACACAACGATCGTGACGGATGTTGGTGGACCAATGAATATAACACCGATGGTAACTTAATCAAACACGAAGACTACATGGGTGCGCTACAGATAACAGAGTATGATGGCAATAACCCAATCAAACTTCATAATGAACGCGGATACCAATGGACCAAAGAATACGACTCAAATGGGAACGCAATCAAATTCACAGACTCTGACAAACACCAGTGGACCAAAGAATACGACTCTAATGGCAATATCACCAAATACCGAACATCTGACGGTTGGGGATGGGATAGCGAATACGACTCAAATGGCAATATAACGAAATATGTATCAACCTCCGGCTCATGGTCCACAACCGAATACGACTCAAATAACAACAAAATCAAACACGATGATTCCAATGGAGACTGGTGGACTAAAGAATACAACTCAAACGGGGACACAACCAAATTCAATGACTCCGATGGAGAATGGTGGACTAAAGAATACGACCACGTCGGTAACGCAATCAAATACAATGACCATAATGGTCGGGTACACATTACTTCAACAAATTTCTACCCAAATGGCCAACTGAAATCTATCGGCAATTGCACGTTCGAATTAATTGAAAACTTACAACAAGAGGTAACACAATGACTGTGTGGCTCCCTATGGTACCAGAAGTAGTGGATGTGTGCAATATACTTCTAACTAAACACTCAATGAAAAACTTTGAAATATCATTCGTGACTAATATATTACAAAAAGACGGCATAACACCAAAACAAAGCACTTGGCTTGGCGGATTGTCCAAATTCTATATACAAAAAGGTGTGTACATGGAACACAATTGGTGGCCAGATAAAATAGTACCAGGATAACAACATGACATACAAAATGTTCGAAGTTGGCGATAGGTTCGTACTCAAAGCATCATACTGCTCCGATAACAATCAGTGCAACGATGAATCACCTTGCACCGATTGCTTGGATATGTGCAATGTCTTCACCGTCAGCGCAATATGCGAAACAATATCTGGATACGATTACTTCTTCGGTGGACACTGGGCAAATATAGATGGTGGTCACCTTCTTGATACTCCAATGTGCTCCGTACTAACATCCGATATCAATAAAGTTGATGGCCTCCGATACATCCACCACGTCAATGATGCTATCAAATTACCAAGTTGATCTATATTGTATTGTTTAGTATAATAATGTTTCTATTAATTCAAAACCCACAATAATTATATGAGTCTTTCGAAATTCCTAAGCAATACAACAATCATCCACGTAGAGAGCAACGGTAAATTTCCAGCAGCAGACATTCGTGTTGATAATCGTACAGCCCGCATCCTCTCACTAAATAACGCATCCCTAGCATGTACACGACATACTCCAGAATGTATGAGCTTCACCGTTGACACATGGAAGGGATACACAAGATCACAAGCTGTACAACGACGAAACGTATTTCCGTCATTATCAGAAATCATTACCGGTACACCTGGTAAAAAACGATCAAAAGTTAAGTCGCAAGGCGTAAAAGACTTCTCCGCCAGAGCTTTCGGTGCATTGACTCCAACATCATCACCTACAAACTTTATACCGTCACGTATACCACAACCAACAAAAACAAAAACTAAAAGTCACCATCAAAATTTCACACCAGATTCGTTGACATTCGAAATGCTCAATAACACCATGTGTGACGTTGCCGAATATTTGAACTCCAACGGTAACGCTGATGCAAGTATAACTAATATTGCCATCGGTGATGGAACAGGTAACCAGGTTGAATCCGGACAAGGATCTATGCTGGTGAACAATAAACAGGTATCCCTTCGGTTCGTGAATAACGGTATCTTCATTGAATGCAATGGTGACACCCACCGTGTGGCAAATACTTTCACATCCAATAACGCAAAACAATTGGCTACATATATTCACGATATGGTATCACCCCGTGAGTTTAGCCACTTAATCGAAAACCTAAACAAAACACAATCCGACTTCATCACAAAGTACATAAACAACCAATGCAATAACAACATAACACATATCGTCTCCAACCAAGGCGTTGCACGTAAGGTAGCATAGATCGAATAATAAACGGACAGGGCCATTCGCTTGCACAGGGTGGCCCAATTCAACCAATTAAAACCGTTAGAATTTTTTTTAACCTTCCTCCCACATACGGGAGGGAGAAAATTTTTTATAACACCAAAAAATGATCTCGCAAAAGCTCTTCACATCATAACAAAAATATACATCAAAATCCCTCCGTACACACAATACAAAACAATGAAACTAATATCGCGCAGGGAAGCGAAAGAACAATCACTAAAATACTACTATACTGGAAAACCTTGCAAGCACGGTCACGACAGTAAACGAATAGTTCGCTCTGCACGGTGCTATCAATGCACCACCATATATACACGATCATACCAACGTAGCCAACATTCAAAGGCACGCGCAGCCGAATACTATAAAAACAATAAAGAATATTTCCGCAACGCCACAAAACGTCATAATGATAAACACCCTGAAACACGGGCAGCAGCTCGCGCAAAAAGAAGAGCTGCCAAGAAATACCGGACAGTAAGGTGGGCAAACCATGATTATATTCTTTCTTTGTATAAGCAGGCAATACGGTTATCGGAATGTACCGGCATCAAATTTCACGTTGACCACGTTATACCAATTCACCCTGCATTGGTATCGGGACTTCACGTAGAAACAAACCTCAGCGTTATTCCAGCATCCATCAACCTCGCTAAACAAAACGCTTTTGATATATGAAAATTTTGGTAGAAATTTTTTTAAGCCGCGCGGATTATTACAACACGTTTAGAAAATGATTCGGAATGATACCGCATGATGGTTTATGATTCGGAATGATGGAAAAGCTTTACAGATGTGGAAAAAATTATATAAAAATTTTTTGACCAAGGGGAAAAAGGTCCTTAACTATTTTTTTGTAGGGACCATGAAACGTACTCATAGAAGTATAGAAAACCATGGGGCTGTTTTTAGGGGCCTCGGCCCTGTATTTTCCACCTTTTTTCAAACCAGGTCAACAGGCAAATGTTTATTAGTACATCCGAATGTTCTTCTATTCGAATATGCTGATGCACTGATGAGCTTGGGTGACCCTACCACCTCAATAAGAAAAGGTCAACGATTGTATTGATCGTTGACCTCTGTAAGGTTATGTGGTAGGTTGGTTACTTATTGTTTCTAAAGTACTGCTTGACTTGCTTGAGTGTATCGAGTATGTGTTCTTCTTTACCTCTTTGTATAAAGATGTTAGCATCTTTACCTAACTCATGTGTACCATAGTCAATGATCTTCTTAATGAACACACTTGCTGGTAACTCATCTACTGTTTGACCTACTAAGTCAACAAATGTATCATCTTTAAGTCTTAGACAACCATGTACTTTGTCACCTGATTTGATTCTTAGCTTAGCCATTTTATTCTCTCTGTGTATGTGGTTGAGTTAATTCCCTACCACAAAATATATTATACATTATTATTATTAAAAGGCAACTATTAATATTAGTATAATGTTATTCGAATATTCGAATATTATAATATTAGACTATACTGATATAACAAACAAAAAGAGAGGTGGATACCATATCCACCTCTCTGTCAACTATTACTTGATATTATTTCATAACCCACAATCTTCTTTTTTTGTCAACATCTATTTCATTGTGAGCTGTGATGTTACCATCTTTGTCAATTTCTATGATGTTTTCTATTTCAAGTGAGTATCCTTTGTTCTTATAACCATTACCAGTATCTTGAGTATATCTTGTTACTTCACCAACCTTTACATCATATCCTTGACCTGAGCCATAAATAAATACTTTTGATGATTTGCCATAAGATATTTCTCTTTTGCCTACAATGATGGTACAATCGGTTCCCATGTGTTCAATTACTTCTTCTACTGTAATTGCTTTAGGACCTGTCATTGCTGAAGCATTCATAATATAAAACATGGTATTCTCTCTTTGTTGATGTGGTTGAGTTAATTCCCTACCACAAAATCTATTATACATCTTTGATATAAAAAGGCAACTATTTATTTAACCAATCGGACATTACTTTGATTTGTTGTTTGACTTGATCTTCGGTAAGTTGAATGTATTGTATACCATCATCTGATACTTGATTCAATTGAATGCATCTTCTTCTAATAGGGCCACCACCGAATGTAGTAACAGATATGTGGTTGTTAACATTTGATGTTAATGTAGTTAATTCAGTACTCATTTTATTCTCTCTTTGTTTGAATCAATATAGCTATTATACTATATTGATTCAAATAGTCAACTAAATATATACAACAATTCCTAATAAAATTGTACCTAAGCTTATAATACTATTAACAATAATCTTACCAATTTTGACTAATTTCAAGTGATCTTCTGATGACATTAAAAGTTCATATTCAAATGGTTCTGTATGTTGCATATGTATCTCTGTTTTGTTAATCAATAAAGCTATTGTACATTATTAATATTAAAAGACAACCATTTGTTTTGTTATAATGTTATTCGAATATTCGAATATTATAATATTCGGTATTGATAATATAAAAAATATAATAATATATGACTATATTATTATATTAAATTAGTTTATTTGTATAATGTTATTTGAATGTTTGAGTTATTAATGTTGATTATTAATTGTTTTTTGAATATTTGAATATATGGATTTAAAATGATATAATAAAAATAATAACTGTTGATTATTAAATATGCTTTTTTTGTTTTGTTAAACATAATTTTATAATTTATTTAATTAATTAAAAAAGATATTATACAATTTTTAATACAAAAATACAACCACTTATTATATATTAAATTAACTGTTGACTTTTAGAGAATTCTCAGCTTCTGTGTGAGACTTAAAACCACTGTGTAAATTACAACCTGAAAAGTCACACCCTATCACTTTGTTATTTTTGTCAACAGTTATTTCCAAAATAGTTGTACAAAACTCATCATCCAAATTATTGTAGTATGTTATAAAATACTGATATTCGATTATGTTATTCAATTTGTTGTATTTTATATTATCCAAAAAGACAACATTTATTTCATCCATTTCCATAATATCTCTATCATACCCCCCCACTCCAACCAAAAAGTCAACAGCTTTATTACTTAACAATTTTTGTACTTTTTTTAACATTTTCATAGTAGTCATCTCTAATATAATGGAATAGTAATATATGAAATTAAATTATAATTATTTATTAATATAATTAATAAATTGTTATATGTGTTTTTATTTAATTCCATTTAATATATTATACTTTAAATATATATAAAGTCTACAATTATTTTAAATTAATTTCATATTAGTACTTTCGAATATTATAATATTCGAATATTCGGGAATCATTATATTATAAATATATCAACACATCCTTGTGTTGATATATTTTGTTATTTGTTAATCAGATTTTACAATAATATATTTCAGTCATTTCGTTTGTATCAGATTCGTAAACACTAATATAATTATCGTCAATTAATTCAAATTCAGTATTAATAACATTTTCAATATACTCAGTACTCTCACCATTTGAAATCCAACAGTAATCACTATTTTGTAAAAATAGTATTAAACTAGATTTGATATCTCGTTGATAGTCTTTGACTATAATACTATCGATTAAAACTATTTCGTCATTTCTTTTAATAATTCTTTTATATAAAAACATTTAGTATCTCTCTGTTTTGTTAATCAATAAAGCTATTGTACAGTATTGATATAAAAAAGCAACTTTATTATTAAATTAATTTTATATTAATATATTAGTATTTTCGAATATTATAATATTCGGAAGTACTAGTATACAAATTAATTAAAATAATGGTTGTTTTATATTAATATATGTTATATAATATGTTTTTAAGTTAATTAATTGAGAGACCAAAATGTTAAATGTTTATATTATATTATGTTTAAATAGTGTTGGTGTAGTTGTTGAGAGAAAGGAAATGAAGTGTGGTGATGAGTATGAGGTGTTAAGGTTGTTGTGTAATGTAGAAGAAGAAGGTTTTGATGTGTGGTTAGAGGATTTTGATGATATGGATATTGTTGAAAGTATTGAGGGTTATATGAAGGTTAAATTTGTTGATTATGGTTATGAGATAATTAGAAAAGGTAGTTAGGTTAGTGAATTAATAATATATTAAATGGATTTAATATATTATTAATTGTTGACTTTTATTAAAATTGATGTTTGTTTTTTATATAATGTTATTCGAATATTATAATATTCGGAAATACTAATATATAAAATAATAGTTGTTTTGTATTAATATATATTATATAATATATTTTTAAATTAAATTAATTAATAAATTTAATAAATTTATTAAAATATTATTATTAAAATATTAAATATAAAAATTAAAATATTATTAAATTATATTATATTTAATTTAAAAATGGTGTATAATATAAATTTAATTAATAAAAAAGAGAGAATTGAAATGTTGGTATATATTAATGAAGGTAGTATTGTAATTAATTTATTAGGTGGTGATGAGTGTGGTGGTGATGTTGTTAAATTGAATGAAATGATTTGTAGTGATTTGTGTGATTTAGAGAAGGAGATTTTTAATGATATGGTGAGTGAATGTGATATGGTTGGTGATGATGATATAAGATGGTATAAAGAGGAGATTAGAGAGGTTAAGTTGGTTGATTATGTGGATAGTTTGAAAGTTTGGATAAGTGATATGGTTGGATAAAATAGATTGATTAAATAATATTAAATGGATTTAATATTATTTTTGTTTTTATGTAATGATATTCGAATATTATAATATTCGAATATTAGATAACCCTTATATAAAAACAAACAACACATTTACAAAAAAATCAACAATTAAATAATATATTAAATCCATTTAATATATTATTATATCATTATATACTAATCTTCAGATTTTTCAACTTCAACATCAACACACACAATACCATTTTTATAATATTCATCTTCATTATCAATATTAATATCAATTTTCAAATTTAATATTTCTTCACCACCAACACAATAACCTCCTTCATCATATCCAAATAATACTTCACAATCCTCATCCATTTCTTCCAATTTGTCAACCATTTCATTCATTCTTTTAATATTTTTTATTAAATCAACTACTTTAAATTTATTCATTTTTATCTCTCTTTTTTATTAATTAAAATATTATTATACTACATTTATATATAAAATTAAACAAATATTTAAAATTAAATAAAATATTATTTAATATATTTTTAATTAATTTATTTTTTAATTTGTTTGATTTCATTTAATATATTATACTTTAAATATATAAAAATACAACAATTATTTTAAATTAATTTCATATTAGTACTTTCGAATATTATAATATTCGAATATTCGAAAATGCTAATGTGTGAGCTGGGGAGACAGATATGCAGAGTTGCCTTTTAATATTAATGTGGTATAATAGCTTTATTGATTAACAAACCACATCCAAACAATATGACATACCTAATCCAGTTCATCCTAAACTTATTGCAACTTAATGTGTTGATGGTGGAATCAATTATAGAAACAGTTGAGAGACGTGCATATGCAGGTATACACACCAAACCATCCACACTTACAACAGTATGCTACTCAGCTCATACCGGAAGAGATAACCACATCACTCACTCCTATCAGGTATTCGATCCAATGAGACATACCCAACCAACCTATCCACTCATGTGGTATGGGCTCCTACTTAGTATGGGCTCTTAACTAACCGCGCACTATATCAGTGTTTCCGAATATTCGAATATTCGAATATATGGATATATGGATATGGAAATAATAAAAATAAATGTTGATTTTTTATATTTTTTATTATATAATGTTAGTAATAATATTTTAAATATTTAAAAACATTATTCAATACCCTTTACATCAACATCATCATGTGTTACACCCACATCAACATGTGTTACACCCACATCAACATGTGTTACACCCACCCACAGGTGGTGACAACACATCATAAACCCGTACACACATGCATATCAATTGATACCCATCATGAGTACGTGAGTACTTGAATGTATACACAAGAGCCATAGAGCACGATCAGAGAATGGACAGCTATCAACCCATACCACAAGTGCTACCCATACAACACGCTCACAACAAAGACATATACAGTGATACTGCAACACCAAAGTACTCCACTATACAACCTAATGTGGTGGGTTATGTGGTAGTTGATGTGTGTATGATTTACTGGATGTAAAAATTAGAAATCAATCATGCCACACCCATCCCATAATCATGCCACAATCATCCCATTATCATCCCATTATCATCCCACTATCATGCCACAATCATCCCACTATCATGCCACAATCATCACACTATTATGTGGACATAAAAAAACCACCCGAAGGTGGTTTAGTATTACTCTCATGTGTGGTGTTTGGTTTAGGCTGGCTCTCCCATCATCGCAATCTCATTCTCGAGATCATCTATGTGGGCTTCTAAGTCGAATGTAGCTTGTTGATCTTTAGCTGCTATTGCTTGTTCAAGTTCTGCTTGTGCATTTGCTAATATATCTTCTAGTGCTTGTTCTGACATTTTGTTGCTCCAGTTCTATTAAAGATGTGACTATTATAGTGCTAATGAGTGGTTAAGTCAACCAAATTTATTCATTAATGTGTTGGTATAATACCCTCGTTGGTTAATTGTTCCACTGCAATTGACCGCAAGTGGTCAGGTTGAAGAATGAGTAGTTTGATTGAGTTGCACTCTTCTATGTTAAATGTTGTTGAACTATACTTGTCATGATACTCTGCTACCAAAGCATCTACCATCCGTGTGTCATTCGCTATTAGTGAACACCTGTCCATTATTGCTACTTCTAATTCTCCCATTCATCCCTCCGGTGTTTGTTGAATGGATAGTATACTACTAATTGGTATAGGGATCAACCGAAAGTAAAAAACATTTCTTGTTGTTCCTTTGTTATGTCCGTTAGGTATGAAGTGATATTCAGTGTAGTCATAGCAGACATCCTATTCTCTTCAGTATTATCAGACCCTTCGGCTGACAACATATCTTCTATGACTTCAGCAATGTATTGGCGTTCATATGTTACACCGTTGATTGTCAGGGTATTAGTCGTTCCATTAACTTCTACGATGCGATCAAACTTACTCATTTCTTCCTCCGGTTCTGTTTAAGATGAGCTTATTATAGCTCATCCATATTAAAAGGCAACCAACAATTAAATGGTTCGGGTGTATATTCTAACCTGAACCTCTGACAAAGCATCAAACGAAGCAGGATCTTCTGGTAACCCTTCTAGTTGAAAGATGATAACATTACCACACCCATTCTTAGTTCTGTTCATCACTTGAACATACGTCACGGTATAGAAGTCAGGATCGTCACGATCGTTTGGTGATACTTGAACGACGGTATCATCGGGAACGGTATACGAATCATACGAGTCCATGTCGTGGGGGTTTAATAATGACTCATCCAGTGTTAGGTGAGTAAGAATGGTTTGTGCGAATAAAGTACTCATGTGGTGGTCTCTCTGTTTTGTTAATCAATAGAGCTATTATACCACCTTGATATAAAAAGGCAACTGGCTATACATATCCGAATATTCGAATGTTGGAATATTCGGATATGCATTTCCTATAGACAAAAAAAAGCCAGTAGCAAGAGAGAGTAGCTACTGGCTTCTGAACGCACCACCGAAGAGAGAGGACGGTAGTGCTGAACCTGGAGATGACTTATAGGGTAGACCCAAGCATCCAAAGAGCAAAACATGAATAAGCAAAATAAGTTGATGATTGGCCCCCTATCGATTGCTCGCGCCACCATCGCGAAGGACCCAACGCATGTCCTTCTTACCACAAACGCTCCCGTTTCATAAGGAGCTTTGTATTCGTTAATCTATATAGCTATTATACATGTATCTATGCAGAAGTCAACTTATCTTCTGCAATTCGATTTAGCTGAGCATGATACTTAGCTAATCGAGAGTACCCACGTGAACCTTTCTTAGTCCACATATCGATCTGCCAGTCAAGTAGTTTGTGGTGCTTACTCCAAAAGATAGCTGTCTTGCTACCTGAACGTGCATCTGCACCAGTAAACCCCACACCGTTGTGTTCTACTGTGGCGTGAGCGTTCTGCTCCTCGGCTGTTTGATAATCATATAAAGCTGTTAGGGCTTTACCGATGACTAATTGAACATAATCGGTGTTGTCTTTATCCAACATCGCTTGCAGTGAATCTCTTGTTACAATTTTGTTCTTAGCCATTTCGGTAATCCCGTTTCTTTGAAAGATGTGTCTATTTTAGCAGATTTCTAAAAAAAGTCAACAACTTGTTTGGGTTTCTTTTCAGATCATAACAACCTTTACAAGCAACATAGTCACGAAATCGCATTGGTCGGTACACACTAACCTTGAACTCCTCCAATGTTAGATCATCGTACGTTCTACCAAAATCCAATGTATGAGTACCACAACATAAACACTTACCATGCTGAGATGCTAACACAGCTCTGTTGTTTGCTAACCGTTCAGCCAGCTTACGTTTCTTTCTGCTTATTGGAACAAGCAATGGTTCTGTGGTACTTAGTTGACGTACAACTGGTGTAGGTGATACCTGTTTGATCGGTTGTGGTGAGTGTAATGCCTCATATCGTTGACGAGCTAATGTCATCGTACATGATGGGTATTTCTTTTCCCATTCATGGAAATCGGCATAACGTAGCATGTTGTCATTCTTTGCTTGAATAAATGCTTGCTTGGATGGTTGATCATATACTGCTCCAACAAACACATTGAATGTGATACTACTACGTAACAAATTACAACTACGACAAGCACACACCCCATTCATAATAGTACCCAACCCACCATTCTTCTTCAGTATCTTATGATCAAAGGTTGGTGTTAAATCGGATTGCTCAACCTGCCCGGGTTTGGGTAGTGGTAGCATTTGTTCTTTGCAATAATAGCACTTGCCCTGTTGCTGATTATATAGGTGGCGTTTTTCTATATTGTAGCTCATGATAGTCCGTCCGCTATTACATTCTTCTCTATGTTACGAGATATGTACGATTTAATTGCTGCTGATTCAGTTCTTGCTTCATCTTCATCAGGATTATTCTTTACCATACTTGACATGTATGGGTCAACTGGTGCATTACTTCTTGTGTCACGTACTTTAAATATGGTTACAAATCCATCACCTGTAGCTTCACTACTTCGAATCTGTCTGTGGTTCTGAAACAAAGTCATTGCATATGAAGTGGATACCTCAAATTCATCAACGATAATCTTAGCTGCTGCTGCTCGTTTGATTGATGATAACCCATCAAGTCTAGCAAATATTCGTTGTCTTTTAGAATTTTTGTTTACTGTTCTTGCCATTGTACTTCTCCCTGAAATTAAAAGGAGAGGGTGAATCAATCACCCTCCGTCTGTTGACTTATTAGTTAAGCCCAAGCACCTGATTTGATGTTTTGGTAATATGTAGAAGCACAAGCTGCTGACATTCCATTCTCTTTGAACTCAGCAATAACAACTTTACGTTTAGCACCTTTGTGTTTGTTAAAGATTTCAAGAGCTAATGCTTTTTTGTTGACTTTTGCAACTTCTTTAGCAACTTCTTTCTTAACCTGTTTCTTAATTTCTTTCTTAACATCAACAGGAGCTTCAACTGTTACTTCAGGTTTAGCTTCAACTTTTGGTTGACTTGCTTCCGTTACTAGTACCTTAAATTCAGCTGCTGATAACTTAGTTGCTGATACTTTAAGTACTGTGTGACTAACACCAGCTGGAGTTTCAACTAACATTTGAGTACCAGCTACTGATTTTACAGTACCAAGGATAACTACATTGTTGATTGTGTGAGCTGATACTTTGCTGTCTTTACGAATTAATGTGTTCATTTTATATTCTCTCAAATTGTTTAAAAAGTGTTTATTGATATATTTAATCAATATGGCTATTATACATCTGCCAGATAAAAAGTCAACAATTAATTTTTAACTTTTTATCTCCTTTTGGCCTTCCCCGTACTCCCTAACCACAAAACCTATTATACTACGTTTATATTAAAAAGCAACTATTTATTTGAATATATCCTTGAATATATCACTAAAGTCACCTTTATCTTTTTCACCAAACACATCAGACCATTCAGGCGTTGATGTTGGTTTGTTAGCTGTTAAATTGGTCATACACGAAGAACATACTGGTGTCAAGCCTTTAGATAAATTACCATCCCTGACCACACCCAAATATTTACTGCACTCTACACAATGAAGATGTTTATCAGCCATTATACTAACCTCCACCCTCTACCTGTTTCAACGCCTTGACGATGATAATTACCATCTTTCCGTTTTGTTAATCTGATTGGTGTGTTTTTGTTAAAACCGTAAAGATGATCTGTGTCAAGATCAGCTGCAAATTTTGTATCTGATATGATACTGCTGATGATTCCATCTACTGTTGTATTATCATCAATCTCTACTTGAATTGTATCTGATACTTTCATTTTATTCTCTCTGTTTTGTTAACCGATGAGGCTATTATACCTCATCGATATAAAAAGACAACTACATTCTAGTGATTTTAGCCACAACCCACCAATGAGATGACTTAGCTAATGGAGCACCACCATTAAAAGCAGCCCAGTGATTTCCCTTATCAACAATCTCAACATTGAGATTGTTGATTTTACAATCACGTTCAATCCGTTCAGCTAACTTATCTTCACTACCACCATTAGTATAAAAGTAACCTTTACGGAAAATGAAGTGGCCTGAACCATCACGTTTCTTTGATACATTATCAATGACCATTATATCAGCTAATGCTGTTGCTGTTAATGTTTTTGCTTTAGTAGAATTTGACATTTGCTTCTCTCTGTTGTTGTAATCAATAAAGCTATTATACTACATTTATATTTAAAGACAACTAATATTCGTAATATGCCTCACATCCTTCGATATAAAAGTCGTGTTCAAATTTCTCCCACAACATACCATTTTGACACTCTCCACTAAATTCATCGAAATCACTGTCACGAGCGTCTGTGATTCGTTGCTCGTCTATCTCACTTTCCAGTACAATCGTTCGAGATCCATCATCGTTTGTTATGATTGGTGTGGTAGCAGGTATTGTTAATTTGTATGTTGCTTTACGGGGTTGTGACATTTGCTTCTCTCTGTTGTTGTAATCAATAAAGCTATTATACTACATTTATATTTAAAGACAACTATTTGTTTTTGTTATAAGCATTACCGAATATTCGAACATTAGAATATTAGAATGTGTATGTGGGACAAAAGAAAAGCCCAACACCTTTCGATGCTGAGCTTTTCGGGGAAAGCTAATCAGAGAAGAGAGAGGACTCTGATTAGCGAAACTTGTTTACTTGTTGTATTTCTGTTTGATGTTGTAATGGTACGTACTAGCACATGCTGCCGATACTTGTAACTTGGATATGAAAGCTTCCATAACCATTTTGCGAGTAGGCATCTCATCAGATTCATCTACCATCTGTTGGAATATTGTACGTGCTAAATCCATATTAGTCAACTTCTTTTTCTTTGGTTGTGTTGGTGACTTGGGTGTAGCTACTTTTGTTGCTGGTTTGGTAACCTTAGTTGGTTCTTCATCACCGTTTAGTTCTTTGTTGGTAGTGGCATCGTCAAGCACTTCGATTTCGCTAATGTCAGTGTTATCCATCTCCACCTGACGTTCAGTTAAATACGTCTCTTTCCATACACGAAACGTTGGATAGTCAGCAATCCCATCATCAAAATCTGCCTTCTCAGCTTTGTACAAATCGAATAATGATGCTGTTGGTAATGTTGGTAATGCCATTAGTTTTGCTCGCTTTGTTGGATAAAAATACTATTATAGTCTTTAGCCATCCGTTGGTCAACATATTTCTGGGTATCTTTTGAATTAATTTCAACTGGCATTTCTTTGATGTACGTACGCATCGAAGCTGCAATGCTTACTATCTCACTGGTAGAAAGACAACGCTTAGTGTGTGCAATTGCTTCAACCACCATACCATCTGCTTTTGTAATTGTTGTTTTAAATGGACGATCACAATGTAAATGTTGTTCAGTCATGGATGGATCCTTGCCAATCAATGGTATCGTATTATACATTGATACCACACTAATGGCTATCGCTGATAACGATAGCCCTAATATAATTTTGTTAGCTTTTAACATCCGAATGTACCATTTTTAAGTGAAGCATAATATGTCGAAGCACCTGCTTTCGTCATGTCAACTTCTTTCATTAATAATTCAATCCATTCTTTTCTTGACATTTCCTTATCAGCATGTTCAGCCCACAATGCACATACTTTATCTTTCTTTGCACCTCGTTTTGGTTTAACTTTACCAGTTGTTGCATCAACTTTAACTTCATCTTCTTTCTCAACAAACATATGTTGATTCTTTTCAATGTAGTCAATCGCTTTACGTTCAGCAATATTGTATACTACTGTACGGTTGATCTGATTAGCATGACCACGTTGATGTTGTGCTAACATCTCTTGTACGATATACAAATAGGTGTAACGAGCTTCACGATCTAGTAAGTCATCACCACGACCAGTTAGTTCAATACAACGTACACGGTACTCAGATGGTTCTAAATCGCTGTGAGTATCCATTACTTGTTGCATGGCTAAAATACGTGAGTGATCAGGAAGGTTGTGTTCTTTGATAAATTCGAATATGTTCATTTTTTTCTCTCTCTGTTTATGTAACCAATGAAGCTATTATAGTCCTTCCTTGGACTAGGGTCAACTATTTATTTTGCTGGATCTTCAATTTCATCAAAACCAGCCATTGCTACTTGATACCACTGAGAATCACCATTTGCTTTGACTACTAACATACGATCACCAATTGATGTAGATCTACAACCACCTGCATCTGAAACTTCTTGAGCAACTTGAACTGCATCACCTTTAACCCAGGCAGCTTCTATAGTATTAGTATTACGATAAGCAACATCCAATGCTACATCAGTACGAACTGAATCATCGCATGATAGTGAAGCAACGTAACGCATATCATCTCCAAACGTGTTGTGATATACGTGAATTGCTGTTTCTTGTAAATGTGATCTTGAATTTGACATTTGCTTCTCTCTGTTGTTGTAATCAATAAAGCTATTATACTACATTAATATTTAAAGGCAACTATTTATTTTCAGTAGGTTCAACATTAGTAAGCATAAATATTCGAATAATATAAAATAAGGAGTTAACAATGTTATTACAAGAACTACTACAATTAACTGAAGATGAGTTACCAACAGACAAAAAACGAAGCGAACGTGGATTTGAACGTAATATGGCTAACAACGATAGACTCAAAAACGATCCCAAGTATCGTAAAAAGATGGCAAAGATGAAAGACGATGATGTTGATGATAGCGACGATGACTACTCAGATGCTGACATGGATGCCGCAGACAGAGCAAGAGATCGAGCTTAATACCGTTCATTCTTACGGTAATACGGCTTAGGTGGAGTTTTGTGTTTAGGTTTATCAGACACAAACTCCTCTTCTGCTACGTGCATACGAGTGTGAATTGCCATCGCACTCATACCCAACGCAATAGCTAACTTAATATTCGATTTGCGTGTACTCATTCTTATCAACCACCATTGATGTTATACTATTGACATTATATGCTCTAATCTTTACCGTGTTATCCAATCCACCTTGATTCGGATCAATTGGTTCATCAGGTAACCCTACTATAAAGTTTGTAGCAGTTCGAACACCTTTCACCTCATAATGCACCTCCCCGGTACGTAAAGTGATGACTTCAAGATAATGATTACCTTTGTGTTCTATGAAAGGTGTATCAGGCAATCTAGTACCCCACACACGAGGTCCTAATACAAACGTTGATGGATTCTTACCTTCCGCAATCAATCTACGTTCTACCATATTCTCATATCCATTCTGAACTTTGTTCTGAAATATCATGACGTTGGTACCGGTAGTAATCTTACGTACCATACCTTGTAGAGGATTCTTCTTACCACCTGCCAACTTGACAGCAGTAGAAGTCGTGATCGAAATAAAAGTACCACCGTTAATGTGATCCTTTATTAGTTTTGATATGTGGGTCATTTCAGCTCTCCGATTAGTGAATCAATAAAGCTATTATACTTTATTGATTCTGCCAGTCAACATTTAAAAATGGTAATTTGGTTTATTTGCTGTGAAATCAATAGTAGCCATTGTAGCTGATACTCTCCCTTTAGCTAACAACTTATCTAACACATCTTCAACAACCTCCCATTCAGCTTCTTTGTCAACTGCTGTCAACAATAAGTTCTCAATCGTATCAAACGTCTCTTGATCAATATCAAGTAGCTCATCATTATCTTGGTTTTTTAATAGAATTTGTGGCATGATTTTCTCTCTGTTTTGTTAAATGATGCGCTTATTATAGCGCATCTATATAAAAAGACACCTATTATTTTATTTCAAAATCGTGGCCAAATCCTTCCCACAACATGTCATTTTGCATTTTGCCTTCATCATCTTCATCGTAACTATCGTCAGGCACTTGTTTCTCAAATGTAATTGTAGTACTACCATTTGCATTTGTTACAACTTTAGTATTTGCTGATACTGTTAGGTTATACGTTGCTGTTTTATGTGGCATGATTTTCTCTCTGTTTTGTTAAATGATGCGCTTATTATAGCGCATCTGTATAAAAAGACAACAACTAATTAATAATTTACTGTAACAATTAATTTGTTGTACTTACCACGCCATCCTTTTGCTTTATAGTTTACAACATCAAAATCCGTTAAACCTAGTTTCTTTAACTTTTTGTGAATTTTGTTAATAACTTTATCGGATTGTTTTGATACAAAGAATTTATACTTAACGCTTTTTACACATTTGTCAACGTATTGACCATATATTTCATTCTTAACTTTCTTACGAACTACACCTGATACTAAACCACGTTTAAACTTGTTCATTTTATTTCTCTCTGTTTTGTTAATCAATAAAGCTATTATACATTATTGATATTAAAAGGCAACTATCTATTTTAGTATAAGCATATCCGAATATTCTAATATTAGAATATTCGGATATGTATGTGTATAAAAAAAAGGAGCCTTACGACTCCGAATAGTGTATGAATAACAGAACAAAGAAAGGTAACACAAATACAACCTTTTGTACCGTACGTTCGATTACTGTACTATCAGCATCGATATAATCAATGCTGATGGATAACCACTCACAGAATTCACATATGAGTGGCATTACCGCTAACAGATTAGTCATTAGGCTCCTTGTTTTCAAACCACATCGTAACAACAATCAAACCAAATCCAACAACCATATATGGTGACAAATGATAAATCAACTCTAATGCAGTATTCATAATGATTCCTGTGAATGATGACCATCTACTATGTGTGTACCGAAATACTCACCAGTTCCTTTACCAGAGTCAGCTTTGAATGTCATTGAAAACGGACCCATACCCCCAAACTCACCCGAGGACATTATAGCAATACCATCCTTAACCATTTCAACAACACCACACATCGATGTGTTATTAACAGAATTGACATATGTCACTCGTTGATTTGCTTTAAACATTTCGTACTCCTGTTCTTTAATAGATGAGCTTATTATAGCTCATCTATATATTAAGTCAACTATTATCTGAATTTGAGTAGTAACATATTAACATCAACTATGTGTTGTACTCTACTGTTAAGTGTAGTACCATCTAAATCTTCACCAACCATATCTTTAATCATGGCTAAGTAACCTTCAAGTTCATAGTGTAACAATTCATACTCACGATCTGTTAGATGAATGAAATCACCCTCTGGATTCATTAATGGTAAAACTGCAAGCATATACGTGATTAACACTAACACATCAATACGATGCTCAACAGCCATACGAATGGTGACCATCTGACCGGCCGTTACTTCTTGCCCACCATCTGGGATGTAAAGGTCATCAGTAACTGTATCACCGATGATATCATTTTGAATTGACATTGCAGTTGTCATAGTTGCAATCTCTGCTTTTGATACTAATGCGATATTTCTTGTTTTGTTGTTCATTTTATTTCTCTCGGTTTTGTTAATCAATAAAGCTATTATACTACATTTATATTTAAAGACAACTATTTATTCATGCTCCCATCTATTATAAATCGGAAGGTACCAATACAATTCTGTATACGGACGTTCAGTGTTTATAGCATCTAACATCGCATAAATCATTTGTTTCTGCAAGTTTGTACGTCCTATCAGTAATTGGTTGTCATACACAGTCATCTCCTTTAGTGGTGACCCTTATTATACGCACCAACACCCTAATGTCAACAACTCATACCCAGTAGTGAATTCGAATATTCCAACATTATAATATTCGAATTCACATACTGCAGACAAAAAAAGACTACCGAAGTAGTCTTTTTGTTATTAGTAATGTATGGGACGTTCATACCTCCCATCTGTCTCTCTGAATATGCTAATCAATCTACCAAACTTACTACCATCATCAGCTGTAAACCGATATGTCTCACCATAACTAAGCGTAACACCTAATGGCCACAAATCAACTAACCCTTCCGATTCTAACGCTTCGTTTAATGTTTCAAACCAATTACGGTTCGATGTATTGCGATTTCTAGTAGATCCCATTTCGTACTCCAGTTCTTTAATAGATGTGCTTATTATAGCACATCTATAATTAAAGACAACAACTAAGACATATAACCATTAATCTTTTCGATGTACTCATACATGCAATCGATCGTAGCTGATAAACGTGCTTCACCGATGACCTCACGTCCTCCATGACATTCTAACAATGTGTGGATTTTAGACCACCGTTTGTTTGCTAGGATGTGCAATTCTACTTCACGGAATTGTGATGAGGTAGATGTTGATTGTGGTTCAAATATTAACTTATATAAGTTTTGAGCTTCGTTTGTAGCTCTATAATCAATTGTGATTGATGATGTATCTGAGTGAATTGTTTTATTATTAGACATTTTTTATTTCTCTCTGTTTTGTTAACTGATGAGGCTATTATACCTCATCAATATAAAAAGACAACTAATTAATCGTTAATCAGACTGTATAAACATCCATTTTCTTTAAGGATCAGATATGCTCTTTTAGCCACATGTTCATAATCACCAGTTGTGATTACCTCACCAGTAACACGAACTAAAGATACTATATTATCCTCTTCGATTATGTAAAATGGTCCATCTACAAGGTCGTGTAGATGTTCGTTGTATTGTTCTTTTGTATAATCTTCTGCAGCCATGGTATTGTTTCCTTGTTGAAGTGGTAAGGCCAATCCCTACCACAAAATCTATTATACTACATTAATATTAAAAGACAACTAATAACTGTACGTTAAATTTACCGAAAAAACTGATTGGTTGTGTTTTGTTCTACAAACGTTTTTCATCATATCCAATTTAGCTACCATATCCTTACCTTGGACAACAACTGATTTGTACATTCTAGAACCTTTTTGCTTACGACGAATTTGATCTCTTCGTTGACCTGCTTCCTTTCTTGTAGTAAAGCCATGTCCTTTTCCACCTGCATCAATCCCTACACTATAATCCATTCCAAATCCACTAACACACCCTGTGATTTTAATAACAAAATACTGCTCACCAAACAGTGTGGTAATTAAATGTTCAGAAAGGTTATCATAAAAACCACAATAAACAAACTTCTGTTCATATAACTTACGACCTTCTTCTATAGCTTCAAACATTTTGTTCTCCAGTTCTGTAATAGATGAGCTTATTATAGCTCATCTATATTAAAAGACAACTACTTTTTGTCGTTAATTTCAGCTTGTAATCCAGGCATAATATTTTCAAGTTCTGTCAACAAACTGTTGACTTTATCCTGAACTGCTCTAGCTTGTGTTGCTGGAAATTCACTTCCCTCTATCTCATCTGCATAATCAGTACCTTCTAATACATCATATAAGCGATCTAGTGATCTGAAAGTTTGTTGTAATATTGTAATATGAGCCATGATGTGTTCTCTCTGTTGTTGTAATCAATAAAGCTATTATACTACATTTATATTAAAAGGCAACATTATATTTTTATATAAGCTTTTCCGAATATTCTAATATTAGAACATTCGGATATACTAATACAAAAAACAAAAAGAAAGGTGGATACTAAATCCACCTCTCTGTCAACTTATTTAATTTCTATGCCCATGTTCCCTTTTTGATGTTACTGTAGTAGGTTGATGCTCCTGCAGTTGACATTTCCAATTCAGTCATGTAGCGTTTGATGATTTTTGCTCTGTGTGTTCCTTCATGTCCATTTTCGTTATTAAAAATTGTAATTGCAGTTGTCTTTTTTGAAACACGAATTTTTGTAGGCTCTTGTTGTCTTTTTGGTTGAGTTGGTGCATCAGCTGCAATTTTACGAACAGGTGTGAAATCCCCAGTTACCCAAATCAATTTTGCACCTTTACAACCACTGTGGCTATATGCATTCAAACCACTTCTTAACGCTCGTTGTTGTTTGTTGTGACGTTTAACACCCATCGTTAAATTTTCACCACATTCTTCGCATTTATATTCGTATGAACTACGTTTTCGTTCAACTGATGAAACATCATAGTCATGACATCTTGAAGGATCTGCACCTAACACTCTCATTACTGATTTCCACGTTTTTCCATGTGGTTGTCTCTTTCGTCCTAAAAACGATTGATGGGACTTAGGATCGATTTCATCAGTGATTAAATGAGCCATTTCATGTGGTACTGTACGTTTCATGAATGCATCAATATTATTCATTAACAACACAGGATTCAAATCAATTGTGTTTGTACCATAATTAGCTGTTCCTGCTGTAGATCCTCGTTTTTTATATACAACTGTAGGAAACTGAATATCAACACCATAATGCTTATTTGCAACGTCGATGCATGATTGTAGTGTAGTAGTTACTTGTTGTTTAACTTCTGATGATACTTGCATTTGTTTTCTCTCTGTGTTGTTAACCGATAAAGGCTATTATCCACCATTCATATAAATGTACAACCTTTTATTTGTTTATTTTTCATTTATTTGGTTCTCGAATATTCTAATATTAGAATATTCGGATATACTAATACAAAAAACAAAAAAAGAGGTGGATACTAAATCCACCTCTTTGTCAACCTATTCTTCGAAATTCACATGATTACAACCATCAATTGCAGATTGCTCAGTTGGGTAAGCAAGTTCGTGATCAGGGCAACCAGAATAATCAATTGATACACATTCACCCAATTTGTCAACATCGACAATTAATGATGTTCTAAACCAACCACCTTCATTATCATCTTCGAATACGATTTTGTATATATAAGTTGTCTTCTCTTCGTATCTATCGTACGTGACATCAAACAACTTAATATACTCAAGCTCACCAAAATCTTGCTCACTTAAACCACCAATTTCTTCAAGTAATACTTTTGCAAATTTGGTAGTCATATTATTAAAATTAAACATTTTATTTTCTCTCTGTTTCGTTAATCAATAAAGCTATTATACTACATTTATATTTAAAGACAACAATTTGTTTTAGTATAAGCTTATTCGAATATTATAACATTATAATATTCGAATGTACTAATATAAAAAACAAAAAGAAAGGTGGATACTAGATCCACCTCTTTGTCAACTATTTAATTTACATACTATCAAGATAATTCTGTACCAGGTCAGCATCAGTTATTTGTTCATCACGACCACAACCCATACCTTTATCTGACATAATACGTAATGATTCTGCACGATCTTCAATTGTAACAGTTGTATCTTGTACGAGTTTATCAATCGCCATAAACGCAGATAGATCTGAATGAGCATTACCAACCCAAACGTGTGATTTAACTTGTGATAGTGTTGTAAGGTTAGATATTGTTGATGTTGTTGATGTAAACATTTTTATTTTCTCTCTGTTTCGTTAATTGATGAGGCTATTATACCTCATCAATACAAAAAGACAACTTATTTTGGTGTTACTTCATAAGTCTTTTTAATCACTTTTTTCAAATCAGCAATTGGACCAGTATATGGTACTTGACTTACATAGCTTAGTCCTGTATAATCGTGCGGATTTACAGATTTGATAAACGTCCATTCTCTTTCTGTTGACATTACGTCCAATCTAACGTACGATTGTCTTTCATAACTATCATGGTTAACAGTAATTCTGTACATCAAACCACCATATGAAATCAACACCGTTTGTTTGTTTTTGTTCTCACTTGAATGTGAAATAATACCAGAATCGTCTAATGTTTTCATGCTCAATTTTACTGCAGCCATTTTATTTCTCTCTGTTTTGTTAATCAATAAAGCTATTATACTACATTAATATTTAAAGACAACTTTTATTCTTCAAACGTTAATTTATTATCATGTGGATATTCATGCAGTAATGCATGTATAATAGTCGTTTCGCAATCTGTATCATCAGCAACACAACTACTATCCAAATCAACATCAATAGCATCTTCACCATCTTCTGGTATTACACAGAAATCAACCAACGCATCACCATAACCCTTATCAAGCATTTCTTTGAAATGATCATGTAATTCTTTAACTGTTCTAGACATTTTATTTCTCTCTGTTTTGTTAATCAATGTAGCTATAATAGCTACATTGATATAAAAAGACAACTATTTATTTTACATATTCACCTGTATCAACATCAAACAAATAGTGAAAACTTCCCTCTCTCAATTTATTGAATTGATCAACAGTTAAGTTTTCTTCAATATATAAATCTTCACCTTTGTCTCTGTGATAAAATACCGAATCTTCAATGGTAGAAGCTATACTGGATATCTCACCAAAAGACAACAGTTCTTGTAACTGTTCTGTAGTATTATAATTAGTCAACAAAATCTTACCAGCATGATCAGGATATCCATCCCAATGTAAACAAACTGCTACTACTTTATTGTCTGTTAATAAACCTATCACTGCATTAGTACTCATACTGTGTTCTCTCTGTTGTTGTAATCAATAAAGCTATTATACTACATTTATATTTAAAGACAACTATTTAATTTACACAATGGTTATCGAATATTCTAATGTTAGAATATTCGGATATACTAATATAAAAATAAAAAAGAAAGGTGGATACTAAATCCACCTCTCTGTCAACAATTAGAATGTGTATCTTGAATTCTTAAAAGCTTCATTTATACCTCTTAAATCTTTTCGAAGCTCTTTCATTGTGTAACTGCTTTCATCAACATTGTCAACAATAGTTTGTACATCAGTGTGCTGAGTAACACCAATCGTTTTCAATTCAGCTAGTGTATCAGTGTGATTGTCAAGCTGTTTTTGATTTGCAGGTGTTTGAAGCCACCACCATTCACCATACTCTAATACCGACAATGCTGCTGTTGACAATTCAGGAAATTTGTTAGCCAATCTAACATATTGCATCATTCGTTCACCTACCACATCAACCAGTTTTTTAGCATTAAAGTTATAAGCTCTATGTGGAATAAAATTAACATTTGGTGTATCACCTACCACTACAGAAGCTCTACAAGGTGCTCTCCAATGTTCTCTAGGTGAACTGTTCTCCCAATATCCATCCGATAATTGTCCACATAATTCTCTTGTGAATAATACTACTTGATTTGAATTTGCTAATGTAATTTGATCTTTCATTTTATTTCTCTCTGTTTTGTTAATCAATAAAGCTATTGTACATTATTAATATTAAAAGACAACATTTCTTTTTTGTATTATTTTATTAATATTCTAATATTAGAATATACGAATGTACTAATACAACAGACAAAAAAATAGCCACAATAATGTGGCTACCTTTATCAAACTTAGTGTATACTTGCTAAGTCATATAACTCTTGTTGTTCTTTATGAAGAACCTCTAATTGGTCTTCTAACCGCTCTACAGACGTTTGTTGCTTTGTTTCTAATGCTGTATGTAATGCTGCCCATGCATTTGTGATTTGATCTTCTACTGCTTCTAATTCACCCATTGTACTTCTCCGGTTTTGTTAATCAATAAAGCTATTATACTACATTTATATTTAAAGACAACTATTAAATTGGTAATGTGAATTCTGCTAACTCAACTAATACATTATTATAGTTCTCACAAGCAGCATACCAACCAGAATCACAACTGTTATCTTCAATTGCAGCTCTACCCAACGATTCCAACATATCGCAATGTTTATCATCCACAACAGCAATACGATCAAACATTATACCTGTTGCTTCTCTTATGTCAGTAACAATATGATTAGACACATCTACATCAAGTTCATCAGCTAATGCAACCAATTGCTCATTCGTACTACACAATTGACCTTCAACATAATCACCAATAGGTGTGTTCCATGCTGTTGCTGTTTCATCAGTGTAATATGGAAATATTTTCTTTGACATTTTGTTCTCTCTGTTTTGTTAATCAATAAAGCTATTATACTACATTAATATTAAAAGACAACTATTACTTACAACGGATGTGATCAATATAATACAATTCAGATGCTACTGCATACGATTGTTGGTTAGAACATTGTGATAATGCTTTTTTGGCAGCTTTATGCGACTTGTATGTTCTACCAACCTGCATTGTTGTTAACAAGTTGTATATGATAAAATTGTTCATTGTGCTTCTCTCTGTTGTTTGAATCAATAAAGCTATTATACCACATTAATATGTAAAGACAACAATTTGTTTTATCTTATGGTTATCGAATATTCTAATATTAGAATATTAGAATGTACTAATATAAAAAGGAAAAAGAAAGGTGGATACTAGATCCACCTCTCTGTCAACTAATTAATAATGCATACCTAAATTAACACAGGTACAATCATCATCACCTTCTTCATACTCTACATCAATCTGATTGATAGGCTTAACATAATCACCACTATATCCATTGGCAGGATATGACACATGACCTTCAACTTCAAGATTTTCATCTAACTGTTGTAAATCATAAACTGCTTGCTCTAACATTCTGATTGTATCTTTAACTGTTAACTTAGCCATTTTTTTTCTCTCTGTTGTTTGAATCAATAAAGCTATTATACTACATTAATATTAAAAGACAACAATTAAAATCCCAAATGATAATCACTTAATGCATGTATCATAATACCCTTGTCAACCACAATAACATCAAAATAATTGTCACTACAAGCCAAACTTACTACAACACACTTACTACCATTACATTCACGAATTTGCTTAAACTCTTCATCATCCAATCCAAACTCATCTGCCTCAACCTCTTGCAAATATTGTAAAGTCTGTGTTGAATTAATTTCAGGGTGGATGTTTAATAAAATTTCATCTGACATTTTGTTCTCCAGTTGTGGTAATCAATAAAGCTATTATACTACATTTATATTTAAAAGCAACTATTTATTTTATGAACATTCATGGCTTTTATAACAACCACTCTCAACTACAGTACAATCATCATGACATAACCACACCGAATTTCCATCAACATCATTGTATCTACTGAATTGATTACCACCATATTTAACATCCTCTAACCATGTACCTGTCTCCATAACATCATCATACTCTTCCATCTCTCTCTCCAGTTGTTTGAATCAATAAAGCTATTATACCACTTTAATATAAAAACACAACATTTTATTTTAGTATAATGGTTATCGAATATTCTAATATTAGAATATTCGATAAACTGGATAAAAAGAAAGGTGGATACTAAATCCACCTCTCTGTCAACAATTATCTGTTATTCATAACAATTATTACCAATCCACTCTTCAATAAATTTTTCAACCTTTTCACTAATATCATCCAAGCTTGTAAAGCTAATACAGTGTATAATATCATCACCCATAGCTACCCACCACTCACCACCTTTAATACCGTTAATTTCTTCTTCTACTTCATCATATACGTCAATTTCATCACTATCCATATTCATTAACCCATCACTCATGCTAAAGTTAAATACACCAGATTCTGCATATACTAAGTTACTTCCATGCAATTTTTGTAATTCGTTAAATTTATTTTTAGTCATTTTTTTTCTCTCTGTTGTTGTAATCAATAAAGCTATTATACAACATACATATTAAAAGACAACTTTTTATTTCCATATAAGGGTTATCGAATATTCGAATATTAGAATATTCGGAAAAATATAACTGTTGACTTTGGTCACAAGTTCCTAGGAGACTTAATGCATGAGATCAGTACCACACAAAGTGGCCAATGTCCACAATTTATCCATTTATTTTTATTTTATTATTCTGTTGACTTTTCAAATGTCAACAGTTTTTCAAGAAAATAAAAAATATATTTTTGTTGACTTTTTTGGAAAAATATGTGATAATATACATAATAATAATCATAATCTGATATTTTGTATATTCGATTATGCTAATATACGATATTCGAATATTCGTGGAAACTTATACGCTCAAAATTTATGAAAAAAATATCTCAAGCTCATGCTCAAAAACTATACAACCTAACTCTATACATCGCTTACCCAGTAGCACAATGGTCAGAAGATGGGTGGGACGTATTCGATGCGTACACAACATCCAATACAATATCATTAGATGTGGACAAATCAAATAACATACTATACGATAAACAATACTTACGACAATTACTAATAGACCACAAACACCTACCCAAAAATTCATACGCTCTATTCAATACAAACTATCTGGCCAATAACTTCTGCATCATCGAAGTATACAACTCAGATGGTAAACCTATCATGATGCTATCAACATTCGATGAACCACCAATCCTATGGCCACCACATCACAACCCAATGAACAAAATCCGATAATCACACTATCATCACACAATCATCACACAATCATCACACAATCATCACACAATCATCACACAATCATCACACAATCATCACACTAACGACCATCCCGCGGGAAAAACGTGGTCGGTTTTTACTAACCCTTTGATTTATTCGAATATTCTACTATTAGAGAATTCGAATATTCTACTATTAGAATATAAGTAAATAGTAATAAAGAACATTGCCCACTTAAACCCGCATTACACCGTTGACCCACACATCAATACGTAGGATAATGCCCCCATACGTGAAAGGTAATTAAGACGTTATTACATACACCCCACTATTCTAGGTGGGTCTATATATCAAGAATTCGTTACTTAACTCTGACATGAATGCATTTACATTGTGGAATAAGTACACCCCTCCATCCTGCCTACTCCCCATTGCATCAACCATAACATGAAACCTGCCGATCAAATGCTCTTCCCACACAAAGGTACGCATGACCTGCAATTCTGACCTTGATTTTAACGTCTCTTCCAGCGATACTATACCTTCCTTAGCAATGATTATCTCTAACATATTAGGTGGGTAATGCGCGTTAGAACATACACACAGCAATTGCTGCACATTCTTAATAGCATCCAGTTGTGTGGTCAATGTCTTACCCAAAAATCCATTCCAACCAACCGATGACCACTTATCCTTCCACAACGCTAATTGATCTGGAGCCATAGGAATATCCTTCGGGATACCACCTTCCCTATGCAACTTTAGATACTCTCGCTTCGAACCAAGCCGCAAAGACTGCACATACTTAACAGCTTCCCAAAATTCACGCCACACATATCTGGACTCACCCTTCTCTATGAAAAACTTATACTTCCTATCATACCCATCAAACGTATTCTCAACACCTAGAAAATCATTCCAACTAGTCCACTCCTCTTTAAATACATTCTGCGGCTGCTTCGGTATACCCACCGGCTTGTAACTATCATGCCACCTGAAATAATCATTACGCGACTTAGCTAACGACTTCTGTTGCGTTGTGGACCTCGCAGCCTCATACGACATCCACCTCCGCTCTCGCACACGCTTATGCACACTGTCATACTTCGGCTGCACTCCATATCGATCTCCCCTGTACTCATTGTTCGTTCTAGCATCCTTACCATATCCCATAATCATCACATCCCTTTATCATGTGGCCACCATCACACTTTCATGTGGCCACTTTTTAATTTATAAAACCGTTGCCCCCACTATGGCGATGTGGTATAATAGCTTCATTGATTAACTAAACACATACACTCAGGAGACAGAACATGCGCCCTTAACCGATTTTAACCACACCAAAAAGTAACCACCAACAGACCATAACCGAAGTATAAATTTTTGGTTAGGTGGCCATTTTTTCTATAGAAATTTGAACACCGGCGGACCTACACAGGTAGATAGTCTGCCACCTTGCCGTTATACAACAATTCTGATGTCCCGTTCTGGGGCTCCAATCACCTATTATTGCTCTTATATATCAACAGTCCGTATTTGTTTTATTACCATCTATATATTCCCACTATTCCTGCAGGGTCAACGTCATTATGTTTTACAATATTTATACCCATTTTTAACTGTTTGATTATACAGTTGTTTTGGGGGCTCATTTTGTCTATTTATAATATAGGGCTATAATGTTGATAAATGTTTCATAATGGGGTAATATGTTAATCTTTTACTAGCTTACGTACGGGGGTTATATGAGTATTAAATTATTTGAGATATTTGTTGGGATTTTATTTGAGATCATATTTGGATTTATTTCTTGGTGTGGTGATGTAATTTTTGTTTTACTAATTTTGGGGGTTGTATGGGTGTTCCTGTTATTGATATAGTTATGGATATCTTTGAGATATTATTTTGGATTATAGTTTTTGTTGCTGTGATCTTTGGATTGTGTTCTTTGGTGAGTGGTGATGTTGATGTTCCTATAAGTGAACGTGATTTGTATGTATTGCGTTTAGATAGTGATGATATAGATTGGTGTTATGAGTTTAGTAATAGTCCGGAGTTTGATGTGTGGAGTGATTTTGGGCCATACGTATATCGATTTAGTGTTACTGAGTTGAAGGATTATTTGGGTAGGGTTGTTCGTGACAATGATGAAATTCCTGATAGTATTGTTATTAGTGTTCGATCTAGTGGAATTAAGTATCCGAGTAAGTATGAGAAGTATTTTGATGCAATGGCTGTGCGTGAGGAAGCTGAGGAGAATGAGCGTGAGGCTGCTGCTATAGTTGAGATGTACATTGGTGATTTAGCGGAGAAGATAGCTATGTCTTATAATGCTAAGTGTCATCATGGTGGTTTACCATTTATCAGTAATGGAGTTAATGCTGATTATAGTATTAGTGTAGCTGATGATTGGTGGTTTAATTTGAGTCGTCGTGGGTTTGATTTGTATGTTGAGCGAGCGCAGGATTTAGTTATTAGGTCTATGTCCAAGGATACTGATACGGATCTATTTTGTACGTGTGGTAGTTATGATAGTTCTAGTGCTGGTATGAGTAGTACGTATTATTGGGAGAACAAGGAGAGAGTTGACAAGTACAATGAAGAGAAGCGGGTTGAAGCTAAGCGGGGTTGTGCTGTTCATGGTAGTGGTAGTATGGAGGCTGCGATTGATGCTAGGTATAATCGTGATGTAGTATGGCCTATAAGGGGTATTAGAGTTAAGCGGGAGCATTATTGAGATGGGTGAAGTATTAACGGTAGATTGGTTGTGTACGTATCATGCGTGTCGTGATGGTATAGATTTTATTGAGCGAAATAAGTTAATTGGATTTCCATTTAGTTGTATTGATAAGATAGATGGTAGGCATTCGTATGTAGATTGGGTGAGTGAGGTTTTGGATCGTATAGCTAGGGAGGGGGTTCGAGTTGAGGTTGAGTATACGGAGAGTATGGAATATGGTCTTCGTATCCGACATTGTGATATTGGTAAGGTTAGTGAGTGTTGGAAGAAGTTAGATGCTAATGGTAATACGATATATTATCGAAGTGTGCATAGTGGTTGGGAGTCTTGGTATGCGTTTGATGAGCGGGGTAATCGAACGTATGAGAAGTCTGGAAGGGATGGTCGAGCTGAGTGGACTGAGTATAATGATAATGATGATATTGTGTATGTTAGGCGAGCGGATGGATTTGAGAAGTGGTTTAAGTATGAGGTTGATAAGATAACGCATTGGAACAGTAATGGTTATCGAACTGTCAATACTTTTAAAGATGGTGAGGTTATTAAGTTTGAGAGTTCATTGGATGGAATGGGATATGAGCGATCGTATGATGCTAAGGGAAAGTTATTGCATCATCGTGAGGAGTCTGGTTTTGAGTTATGGGTTGAGTGTACTGATCGTCAGGATCATTATCGAGATACGGATGGGCTTGTATATGTTCTAACGTATGATGCTGTTGGTAATATTATTGATGATGGTGATGGGCTTGAGACGCCAACTGAATTTTACGCCAATGGACAATTGAAGAGTATTGGTAGTTGTATTTTCCCACTAATGGGTGATATAATATAGTTTCTGGAATTTAAAGTGAATAACAACATCGGAGCTATGGAGTAATCGAAATGAAATTAAAGCAAACATTTGGAGAAGTATCATGATCGTAGTTTATATATTAGGTTTTTTAATGTTGGTGGGAATTGTAGCAGCTTGTACAGACAATGATGGGAGTAGTTCTGGGAGTAGCTCAAGTAGTAAATCGAAGCCCACACCAAGATGTACGTGTAATGGTGAACCTGGTAGGGATATTAGTAATGTTGAGTATTATGAGAATAAGGAATACTACGACAAGCAACACAAAAAGCACATGAAAGAAGCCAAAGAGAACTGTGAGGTCCACGGTGGAAGTTGGTGGTAAGTAGATAAAGGTTAGACGGGATGTAATGTCCCGTCTTTTTTTTTGTATTATATAACGAGTAGCATAATGACATTCGAAGAAAGAGTTAGTGCATTGAGTATTAGTATTGGTAGGGCTATGTTATGTGGTCGAGCATATCGTGTGGTTGGATTTCCGCGTGATAAAACGGGTCGTATATTAGTTGATGTTGGTACCGCTAATGATTGGCTGGATGTTGATGATGTATTATCAAGTGCGAAGAAGTTATTGATTGATAGTATTAGTGATGATGAGGTATCGAAGCCGGTTAGTGTATATAACATTAATCGTATTCATGGTGTGTTAGATAGGGGTGTATAGATTGGATATTAATGAGTTATTGAACATGCCATTGCATGAGCAGAAGTCTCTCAATACCAACAGACGTGTAATGAGGGTACCTGGGGGATGGATATATACATTTCATGATTGTAATGGGTGGACCTTATCGTCGCAGTTTGTTGGTGAAGTTGTGGAAGAAGTTGATCGGTTAGCTGTACCGGAGCCACCTCCTATTCGATTTTTGCCAGATGTTCCTGTTCCTAAGAGGCCAGTTGGTAAGATAATTAAGGAGGGTTGCACTAATTTTTGTTCCGAATGTGGTAGTTCTGCTGTCAGGGATAGAATATTATTTGGTGATTTAGTTTGTATTAATCCGGAGTGTCATAGTCATGACTGACACATTATCGATTGAGTGGATGTCCGAACGTAATGCTAATCCAGATCTGATAGATTTTGTTATTAGAAATAAGTTATTGGGTTATCCGCTTCATGACCTTATTAAATTGGATCGACGGAATATGTTGGTCCGATGGGTAACGAAGGTATTCACTGATGAGTGGTTGCCTGGATGTTTAAGTGAGGTTCGTCCATATATGTATGACCACCCATCAAAGTATTATGCCGTATATGAATATAATGATTTTGGTTTTTTGAGTTATACAAAAGAATGTGATGGTGTTGAGTCGTGGCGTGAGTATAATGAAGTTGGTAATCTGATTGGGGTTCGTAGCACCAGGGCGTTTACATCTGATAGCATTGGTACGTTGAGTCGTGTATCTGATGGTGAGCAGGAGCATTGGGATTATGATGCTCGTGGTAATAACATCCATTATACGAACATGAATGGTGTTGAGTGTTGGGTTAAATATGATTTAAACAATAAAGTACAACATTATTTGGGTGCTAGTGGTTATGAAGAGTGGTATGTGTATGATGCTAATGGTAATCAAATCAGTTATCAGAACTCGGATGGTCGAGAACACAACACACCCACCATTTTATATGCTAACGGTCAACTGAAGAGTGTTGGTGATTGTGTTTTTAATTTTATAGGAAAGTCCAAATGAGTTCAAAAGAAAGTGTGCAGGTTGTGAATACAGAGATTGTGACCAATAGGGTAGGGAACTCTGTTCGTCGTTATATAATTTATACGATGGCGGATGGAACGTATCTTATGGGTGAGTTAGCTGGAATGAATATCCAAGAGCTTTCCGAACGTCAATGTGATGAGTGGTTAGCGTGATAAATTATATGTTTTGTAAACGACGAGGTATTGCGATATGAAGATAAACGTATCAAATATGTTACATTACGCGTACACAGGTAAAGACAGTAAGCGTGATGGTATGCAACAGATTAAAGACCGATGTATTCGTATGGGTGTTGAGGTTCCACAAGAGGTTGATGAGTATTTAGCCTCTTGTATAAATTTACCTGGATCAAGAGGCCTACCATACCCACCACACAAATGTGGTAAACGTGTTCCATCTACTGGAATTGAGGATGTTGGTTTAAAACTGGACACTAATTGGTCAACAACGGGAAAAATCATTACATTAAGTGAAGTGGATCCACAATGCTCACACATACTACTAGTTGATGGGGATTGGAATGAACGGGGCTTTGTAAAATGAGATTAACTTTATTGGAATTGATCGAGCAACTAAAAGCTACCACAAATCCTGTAACACAATGGTCACTACGTGTTATCATTGTTGATAGATTAGTAAGACGAGATTTTGATCCCATTAAGGAAGACCAATGACAACCACCCCAAGTTTGGAAAACATCAACCAGATAATACATCTAGCCCACTCAATTCATCGGTGGAAACAGGTCTCTAGGGGATATAACGATTTGATGGTTGATGATTGTCGGTTATGTAAGATGTATGACACAGATGACAACGATTGTAACGGGTGTCCTGTGTTTGAGGATAGTGGTCATCGTAATTGTGAAGGGACTCCATATGACGCGTGGTGGGATTATGCTTATCACAATAAGATGGGATATGGATGTATGGCTCGTGAAACGAACAAAGAAATTGATGATAGGTATGTATATTTGGCTAAAGCTGAGTTGCATTATTTGGAACGTATACAATATAAAATAATAGCGGGAGGGTACACATGAGCGATAAACAATATTTAGAATCAATTCTATCTTTATGCACACCAAAGCAACGGAAGTTGTTTGAACGGATGTATCCGTATGGTGTTAAGGATGAACAAACCAAACAAGCAATAACGCAGGTTGAAAACACAATTAATGCTCTTAATTGTAAGAATGAGGAATTCAGAGATCTTCAGATTGCGTTCAATGCATTTAAAAATGATGTTCATAAAAAAGAAAACCTGGCTGCTAGTACAATAGCAGAACTTGAACAAACGATAAAAACGTTACACGAATCAATTTCACATGATCAACTTGATAGTTGGAGAACGAATCTAGACAAACACAGAAACAATACACCATCGGATTAGATAAGCTCGGTTGATCTGATAACAGTATTGGGGTATTATGTTATTTTTTGAGATGAAAAGGGTTATACAACATGAGTAAATTGAGAGATCTTCCAACGACTGTTTGGTCTGGTATTATCGCGTGGGTGATAGGAGCACTGATATTGGTGATGCTACTGTCTGTGGATTCTTACCAACACGTTAGTCAGTCGTACGTTGAAACCAAACACAACGATAACGCGTTTACGTATGATTATTTTCCCAATACTGATCATCAGGTGGAAGATTATATTCACGGTATTAAGACCAGAGACTCAGCAACTGATGAGTGGTATGCACGATTGCAACTGAAATCAATCGATCCGGCAGACCAAACGCAACTAGCCGTGAGTTGTTCTGACTCTGTAGGTATGACATTCATAATTGAAGCACCATCCATTGACGAAGCTGATAAGATAACCATTGTATACAAAAAGGATGTTATACGGATGTTTGAATTTGATAACAACATTACCAGTGCTGATAGTGTTGGTGTTGTGGATCCAACAGTGACAGAGATACTGTACCGCATCATCAGCACATACGATTTTGTTGTGATAATGTATAACGGACAACGAATCCAATTCGATACTTCTGGAGTTGGTGTGATGGATTGGTTTCCTGCTGTTTGTAAGGCATTAAAATGAGACGATGCAATTTTAAAGAGCCTGATTGGTTTGAAGGGTATGAGTTTTTGGAAGTGACACCTGGTGGTGGTGATGCATATTATGACAGCGACGGTGATCGAGCTATAATCGTTTATCACAATAAAATCAAGGTGTACAGTAATCGTAAGAAACACATGTATAGTAAACATGCATGTTCCTTTTCTGATTGTAATGTAATTGAATGTAAGCAGAAAGTATCATGAATCTAACCAAAGTTGAACGGTTGACGTTGATTAACCAATACAAGTTATTGATGGCTGCAGATAAATTTTGTGACCACACCGAAGAGATAAGCATTTTGAAAAACGGATATGCAAATCTATATCACGAATTGTGTGAAGATTTGCAACCAGATATGGATTTGAATTCTGGGGAGTTTTACATGAACGTGTTGAGAATGCACCAAGATTGTAATATACCTTTTCGAGGTCTTGCTATAGATGATCCGAATGTTGACTATGTCGGTCATTTGCTACGAAATAGATTTCATAGTGTTGGTGGTCAAGCTGTATTTCGTACCATCGGATCACCACCTAATTATACTAAGATGTATTCAATGTACCTAATGCACAACACTCAATCAGAAGACCCAATAACCAACTCAATTAGAGCCAAAATAATAACTGCAGGAATATTATAATGTGTACAATATCAATAGTGGCAATTGGACTGATAATACTGGGTGTTGCATTTTTTTGTTGGGCTTTCATCGCATTGTCCGGAGTTGGGGTAACCAAAACCAACAAGAAATACGGTCTCCGTTTAATGAACGGTGAGAAGATACTGTGGGTTGATGAAATGCATCAAGGTGAATTCGAACCATATACTTACGTTCCGTACCTTGAGTTTTTCAGAGATTATGAACTCGCGTTGTTCATTCAATTATGTTATGCATATGATTTGAACAACACCCCAGAAGATATTCTCAAATATGTATCAAAAGTAGATGTCGATAAACTACCAATAAAATTACAACAATATATTGCAAGCAAAAATTAAAAGAAGGAATGTATTATGGAAATAAGCAAAACCACAGTGTGCAATGGAGTGGTGGTTGAACCACACTCAACAGATGCGTGGCAGTCTCAACTCGGTGGTGATTACGGTGAGGCTTTCGTATCTTTTAAGGGATTCCGTGATGTATTTGGAGTTATTCACAAAATCCACCAACTTATACGAAACAGTCCAACGGGGACCAAATTTAAAATAGTATTACACACATATGATAGTTGACATTTAGGGTAACCTAATGTATCATATGTCTTTTATCAAACAAGCAAGAGAGGTACAACATGGGTTTACAAGATATATTTTGGGTTTCAGGTGATGACGAAACAGCAGATCAAGCTGAAGTGCACACACAACCAACCAAGATAAGAGCCGAACCGAACACCTCAGCCGTATCATTAACGGATGAGTTCAGTAACAATTTGCCACCAGAGATTGTATATTTCGAAGAGCAGTGGGATTTATTTGCGGCAGCGATCAAAGATGATCGTCAGTTAATGGCTATTGTATTGATTAACACGAAGCAGAAATATCCAGATGTGGATGCAACAGTATTGTTAGGTTTATATAATGATTGTAAGCAGTCATTGGCTGAATCAGAACAAAAACGCGTTCATGCTGCTGCACAAGAGATGCAGACAGATGCAGCTTCGTGTGTGTCTGAATTGGAAGAGATCGAAAATGAAATTGGACTAAAACGAGTAGAAGTTGATAAACTGTTGCATATCCGTGACAATCTATCAGAAGCACTGGATCGGTTCGAAGACACCAACATCAAGTTCAATAGTGATATCGAAGATGAGTATGATGGTATACTTGCGCAGATAAACAACCAAACCAAATTATTAATCAACAACAGTGAGAAAAAATGAGCAATGAATTAATACCTAGATCATTCTGGGAACGTAAAGAAGGTATCTTCGGTATGGGTATAACAGCCCTTATAACATTTGGAGTAGCGTATGGTGCTTGGATGTTGTTACCTTTTATCATCATCATGTTGACCAATACGATACAGACTATATTTTTAGCTATCGCGTTATTCCTCATGGTGGCTGTTTTGAGTAATGGAACATTCCATGCAATTGCTTGGCATACTTTTAAAAGTGTTACACGTTTCATTGCTAGTTTATTCGTTACAGTAGATCCGGTAGGGATTGTAAAGAATCACATCGAGAGTCTAAAAGACAAACGAGATGATATGCAAGCTCACGTTAAGGACCTAAGAGTAAACGCTAAATCGTTGATGTCAACTATCTCGTCAAGCAAACAGGAAATCGACGACACCTTGCGTATGGCCAAAAAAGCCGAACAAGAGGGTAATGCAGCTGAATTTCGATTAAGAACCAGAAAAGCTGGTCGTCGTCAAAATTCTGTCGCAGGTTTGCAAGAGTTATATAACAAAATGGAATATTTGTTACGTATCTTAGAGAAGATCTACATGAATTCGGGTTACAAGATTGAAGACCTGGAAGATGATGTAAACATCAAGATCAAAGAGTTTGAAGCGAGTAAGGGTGCTAGATCAGCAATATCATCAGCATTGTACTTACTGAAAGGTGATAGCAAGCGTGATGAGCTTTTCGAATTATCGATGGATCATATGGCAGATCAAGTTGACTTAATGCTCGGAGAGCTGGATGATATGATGTTCGTAACGAATGAAATATCAGCTTCAATAGATTTGGAAAATGGAATGTACGAAGATAAAGGATTTGAACTACTTAAACAACTTGAGCAGAACACAAATGGGATGCTTATTACTCAACAAGAATTTATTAACTTAAAATAACAAAGGTATTATAAACATGGCTAGAAAAGGCAAATTAGGAATCGGATCAAAATTCATCTTGATGTTCGTTGGTGTAGGAATTTTTATCTTCGGAGGTCAGTACTTAGTACAAGAGTATGATCCTATCGTAGCAGAAGCTCCAGCAATTCCAAACAATCTCATTCCGATGGGTAAAGATCTGACAATTTCGACAGCACCGATTACCGAATATGTATCACCGGTAACGGCATCCGGTCCAATGAGTTATCGATGGGCCACCATTCCTTGGAATGGTATGTCAGGTGCGATGTTCGCTGTTAGTGGTGAAAACAGCTTAATGAAACAATATGGGCTGGATGTGACAATCTCACGCCAAGATTCATATTCACAAATGCAAAACGATTTAGTGACATTCGCGGAAGCATATTCCAAAGGTGACACTCACACATCAAAAGGTGTTCAGTTTGTTACCATCATGGGTAACGGAGCTCCAGCATTTGTTGCAGAGTTAAATGAACAACTACGAACTAAGTTAGGACCAAACTATATTGCACAGATTGTTGCTGGTGTTGGGTTCTCACGAGGTGAAGATCAATGTATGGCCTCTCCAGAAGCATTAAAGAACAAATTAAGAGGTTCTTTGATCGCAGCTGTTAAAGCAGATGGTGATGAAGATATTTGTTTCGCTTACATGGGTAGTAATGGTGTAGCAAACAATCCAGATTCAACAACATACGATCCTGATAAAGTAAACTGGGTTCACGTCGATTCATTCGTAGAAGCAGATAACAAGTGGTTAAGCAATTATTGTGAAACACGACCAGTTATCTCTAACGGTGTTAAGACTGGATCTTCTAAGAAAGTATGTGTTGATGGTGTTGGTACTTGGTTCCCAGGTGATGATGTTGTAGCACGAGGTGAACGTCCGATTGTTACCGTAGCTTCAACAAAAGATGATTATATGTGGTTGATGCCAACTACAGTTATCACCATCAAACAATTTGCAGAAGATAACAGAGCTGATGTAGAAAATATGTTAGCCGCAGTACTTGAAGGTGGTACACGAGTAAATGCATCCGATGCAGACTTATTAGTATCAGCAACAACAAGTGCAGCAATCTACAAAGAAGAAAATGGTGCATACTGGGCCAAAGCGTACAAAGGCTATACAGTAAAAGGTGTCGAGGTTGGTGGTTCATATGCTAACAACTTGGGTGATGCAATCAATACTTTCGGTTTACGAGCTGGTCAAGTAGATGTTATGACAGCAGTATTAAATGGTCGTGGTCAAGTTGCTCAGAGTCAATATCCAGATCTGATCAAAGTGTTACCAGATGCGAACGAAGTTATCAACAAATCATTCATCCAAGCTTTGATGAAACGTGTAGATGATGCTAACATTAATGTTAAACCTTTCACACCAACATTCTCTTCAACCGATACCACTTCAACAGTGGTCGGCAAGAAAGTGTGGAAGCTAGCATTCAGAACTGGTAGCGCCAACTTTACCGAAGCCTCAAAACCAACATTAGCAAAAATCGTTGAAGAACAAGCACTTACAGGGCTAAAGCTACAGATTCATGGATACACTGATAGTACTGGTTCAGCTGCTGGCAATGCAATTCTATCCGGTAAGCGTGCTAATGCAGTCAAGACTTGGGTAACATCAAACTACTCCAAGACTTTCCCAGACGCTCGAATCGATACAGTCGCACATGGTCAGGATGATCCAATTGCAACAAATGCAACACCAACTGGAAGAGCTTTGAATCGTCGTGTTGAGATCTGGTTAGTAAAATAACACAACACATTTAATTAACACTGAAAACCGGAGCAATCCGGTTTTCTCGTATAAGGGCATCAACAATGTTAAAGTACATACCTAAGTATTTGTATACACCGAACATCAAACCAAGTACAACCACATATATTATAATTGCTATAGCGGAAGTGTTATTGTTGTTGTTGGTTTGGTGGATGAGTACAGTTAAAATGAACCCATCACCAATTGATATCTTGTTTGCGTTTCCGACGTTATTGGAAATCAATTTTCCACACCACCTATTGATTAGTTCGATACTAACACTCAAAGCGGTATTGTATTCAGCTACACTATCGTTATTCTTCGCGTACTTTTCCAAGTTTGCTGTTGGTCTACCAATTGGAATGATCTTCGCTACGTGTCGTTTTATGGGATTGAGTGGGGTAATCTATATATTCACGATGTCATTTGATGGTGGTGAGTCATTGAAGTTAGCGTTGTTAGTATTTTCAATGAGTGTATTCTTGACAACGAGTATGATTGAAGTTGTGTGGAGTATTCCCCAGAAGAACTTTGACTTAGCTAAGTCGTTAAAGTTTAGCCCTCTGGAGACGTTGTATGAGGTTGTTATACTTGGAACAGCACACAAGATGTTTGATTGTCTTGGTCAGAACATAGCAATATCATGGATGATGTTGGCTACGGTAGAAGGAACTGTGAGATCTGGTGGTGGTATTGGTATTTTATTGAAAGACCAAGAGAAACATTTCCACCTAGCAGAAGTTTTTGCAATGCAGATAGTTATCTTATTCACCGGAATGGTGTTATACTACTCCATTAAGAATCTCAAATACGTTTTTTGTCCATATGCAGCAATTTCAACAGGAACGCACCATGAATTATGAATTAGGCGATGTTATATTCGAAGCAACAAATGTTAATCATTTCATTGATGGTAAACACATCCTACGGGATATATCATTTGGTGTGAAGAATATTAAACGGACGGGTGTAAATCAGGGACAAATCATTGCTTTGTTAGGTCCTAGTGGATGTGGTAAGACACAACTGTTTAAAATACTAACAGGCTTGATTACTCCAAAAGAAGGGATGGTTGCTATCGATCAGAAGCAAATTGTACCAGGGGATGTTGGTATCATTGCTCAGGATTACCCATTATTCCACAACCGAACAATATACAACAACCTCAGAATAGCGTTGGAACGCTCACCTGATCCTACCAACATCAAGTCTAAAATAAAATCAGCCTTGGATAGATTCCACATGGCCGATAAAGAAGATTCATATCCTGGTGAGTTATCTGGTGGTCAGCGTCAACGAATAGCCATTCTACAACAGATTTTAATTGGCCACAAGTTCTTGTTGATGGATGAACCATTTTCCGGCTTGGATATCGTCATGAAAGATGAAGTCAAAGATATGATCAAAGAAATATCATTGATGGATGAAAAGAATACAACTGTTGTAGTATCTCACAACATCAACGATGCGGCAAGTATAGCCGATCAAGTGTGGATCATGGGACACGAACGAGATGAATCGGGAAATAAAATACCTGGTGCTGTTATAAGACACAAATTCGACCTGAAAGCATTAGGGTTGACATGGCGCGAGGACATTATGGTACAACCTGAATTCATTCAATTCGTCCAACGCGTAGAAACAATGTTTAGGGAGTTATGATATGACGTGCCCACAAGATATATTCAACACCTGTCCGTTTGCTTACACAGACGCTAGCGAAATTGCACAAGGGTATGGGTGCTTACCATCGCCATACGAAATCATTAAGATGCGAATCGATCACGGAAAAACTTGGGCGTGTCACGATGAGCCAACGAAACCATGCATTGGTGCTATTGCTCACCTGAAAGAAAAAGAGTTGCCATACAAGGTTATCGATCCCAATCTGGTGACGGAAGCTGTTGATTGGAGTGTGTATGTCTGACATACGAAACCACGAACTACCATTGTTTGATATCGGAGGGTGGACTTCTTGCACGCGTTACGGTATGATATGGGTTTTATTCGAAGACGAGGACAAACAAATGAACCCCGAGTTATACGACGAAGCTGTTGGTGTAGTTAAAGAATGCATTAAAACAGGTGCCCCTCCTTTTGGAGGATGGCGATGAGTGTATCAAATATGCATATTATCCCCTCAGACGACGGGAAAGTTGTTATTAGGATCGAATCGAATGAACCAACAATTAAGGACTTTGTTCTTCCGTGTAGCTCATTGGATTGTGTGCTTACGTTAATCACCAACCACTTGACCCCACATTTCAATCCACCACCAGTTGCAGAAGCTTTTAGTGAGGAGTGGGGCACTGATACTGAATTGGCAGGCATGAAACATAGTTGTCGAAGTGGAACAAATCCGGCAGGACCAGAAGCTAGATTCTCATGCAGTCATTGTGGCTTGGAATTGTTTGGTGACGAAATCGGATATGTAGCAGCAGGAACAAACTACGCCAACGGAGAATTTGCTCCTTGCCCTAAATGTGGTGAGGAAGGTAGCATTGAAAGAGATGATGAGGAAAACGAATGAACGTACAACAATTAGTAGCTCTGGGTATGGAAGGTCAAGAATTTTCGTATGAATTCTTTTGGCGGGTAACTGGTAACTTAGGTTGTGCCAGTCAATGGTATGTTAGTAACACATTTACCGATGGAACCACAGAATACACCAGTGCTGAACAATATATGATGGTTAAGAAGGCCATGTTGTTTGAAGATCACACACTAGCGGTACGCATGTTATATGAGCGTGACCCCAGAGAGGTCAAGAAAATGGGTAGATTGGTCAAAGATTTTGATAATGCAGTGTGGGATGAACACAAGTTTGATATCGTTGTAGCAGGAAATTTGTTGAAATTCTCCCAAGATGAGCACATGAAAGAAGCGTTGTTAGCTACTGGAGATAGCATTTTAGTTGAAGCTTCCCCATATGACCACGTGTGGGGGATTGGGTTGATAGCTAGACACCACCACGCTAAGATACCAACTAAGTGGCATGGTAAGAATTTATTGGGATTTGCATTAATGGAAGTACGGGAGAAGTTGAAATGTTAGATTGTATGGTATACCAGGATGGTAAACTTGGTAGAGGTCGCCCTGGTAAGATTATTAAGAAGAGTGCACAACGAGTGTTAATCGAATTCACATTAACTGAATACGATTGTGATATCGATGACTACACTGAAGTTACAAAACCTAGATGGTTTACTAGACGCAGACGGCAACAAGGCGGTGTGTATGAATGTAACAATGGTTGGAATTATTGGTTTTATGGGAGTATAGAATGACCAAATATGTCGTAATTTTAGTGTTGTGTGGATATATTGGTTATGGAGAATATCTAGTCAATCGCATGCACAGTACACTACAACAATCTGGTGATGATTATACCGAATTCAAAGAGCAAGGGATTGGTGACTTAGCCAACAACGCTCGTATTGGTATATACAGTGACTATATCGAATTTAGGATGCAGGAATGAACACACTATCATTGTTCGAGCGACTTCCATTGTCGTTGCGATCTGCTCAGATATGTGGGTGTAACTCCCCACGCATCAACATAACACAAACATCATTCCGCATGGAGTGGGTGTGCAGGCATACTCCTATATGGGTGGAGTTGACATATAACGAAGATTTGTATACAATGTTGATAAAATCCAACGCACCGGATGTTAGTATATTAGTGCGAACGATTCATGACATTGATCGCATTGGTGATCAAATTGAATACATAAGTGAATATTTGACAACCAAACCCAAACCAATCTATCCCCCACGGGAACTAACAGAGAACGACTTATTGAATGGGTGGTGTGAATGATAAGAGCTAACCTAATTCAATCGATTATAACTAAATTGTTTGTGTTGGATACGAACAACATCATAACCGGATACCGAACAATGGATAATGAGTCCGTTGTGGTGTGTGCTAGGAATGCTGCAACGTCGACCATAAGGTTTTGTGATGATGGATCGATTGTGGTGGGAACGGATGTAAACGATCGAGTTCGTTACGATACATCTACCTCAGGTATTAATATTGCGTGCAACAGTGTGATGAGATCACTAACGTACTTGTTCGAACAACAACAAATATATGAGCATGGTTACGATATCGAAGGAAATATGGTTACATGGGAACAAAAAGATAACATAGCTATCGTTAAACACGACACCGAAGAACTGGAATTGCAGTTATGGAAACTGGAAAACGATCGACACCATGTTGTTCGAGTGGTGATTAAGTTTGGAGCCAAGACGTTAACAGTACCATTAAAGGATAAACACTTTGGTGTTTTATCAGAAATTTACGATATTACGAGGATAACATGACATCAAATAACCAAACATTGTCTCTAGGAGATTTACGCAACGCAAATGTAACACGGTTAGATCTACAAGTATGTTCTAAAGTGGATCACACTTGGATTCCAGCTCAATGGATGAATGCATTAGTTGGTGAAATTGGGGAAGCTGCCAATTTTATAAAAAAAGTTGATCGGGGTGACAGCACCATAGACGAAACGCGTAATGATATAGCCAAAGAATTGGCTGATGCTCAGATGTATTTGGACTTATTAGCGTACAAACTGGACATTGACCTTAGTCAAGCCACCGCTGACAAATTCAATGAAGTTAGTGATAGGCACGGATGCGATATTAAACTTCGCGTATTACCAAAACAGAGTCGGAACTTACTGTGGTTGTTGATGGAATTTGATATCAACAGGTACCTAATGAGCAACGCCGATGGTAGGTGGGATGGTAGTGAAAAAGCATCAAGACATCGGAACCTTGTAAACACATACGTTACAGGAGTAACTGGGTGCGATACCGATAACTGTTTCGATCATATTGAATATTGGGAAGCTATACACCGAACGACTCAAGCATTGACATCTCATTTGGATGAAGTAATTGACTTCCCCCTATTCGGTAGACCTGATTATGACGCACTTGCCCCAGAATTCTTTGACAAATTCATTGAATTGTGTGATAGTGTGCCTGTAACTTAACTTAAACAAGAGGATAGCATGGCATCAGATAACACAGAATTCGAAATCGGTACGGGATACAATTGGGTCAATCAACCAGAACGACTAACGTACATGGGCAAATCTGGGAATTGGCACCAATTTGCAAAAATTGACAACCCGTCAAAAGTTTGGTGTGAAGTTTTGGATCAAGATCTGCGCTCGATGGAGAAGACGGTATGACCGAAATCCAAAAGAAAATGATTGAGCAAGCTAAACCAAAATTCATCCCATTCAAGGTGGTGAAACAATACGAACACCTAACACGAGAAATGTTAAGTCTGGGATAAAATATGTATACACAACAAACCGGTACCAAATTTGATGGTACTGTAACCAGTATTTCATATGGAGCTGCAACACTACATGTTAATCAAGATGTATGTGGGGTTATTGCTATGTATGATGGTAGATCGTGCGAAGTCTGTGCGTTATACAAACAACAAAAAACTGGCTTTACTCAGTTTGTCTCGTTCTTATCCGAGGGCCACATGCGTGACTTCGAGTCGCGTGAGATAAATAAAGATTTAGACCGCATTTGGTGCTTAACTGATGACCTTTGACCTGTTGAGACAAGGCCCACCAGTACCATGCTTGATTGAATTGGATAACATTGATGATCGATTAATCCTAACACTAACAGGGACCGCTACAATATTACCGAGAAAATAAAATGAATAAACTAAAACAATTAAATAGTGAATACAACATAATTTTAACTTCTGTGTTGTTTCTTGAGCTGTATATCGCATACCAAGGTGTGTATGGTGGGTAACTATGTTTGAAATGATGTTAGCGTTATCCGTGTATTATATCGCATTGGCGCTCGTTGTGTGGATTGTTACCTTAATTTTCCAACATTTGTTGGGTGAAATGTTTACACACTGGACATTCGTTGGCTGGATGATATTCATTCCATTCGTGATTGCCATCGCGTTGGTGATGGATTACCACCCGATATGACCAAAATAAACCTAAATCAATACCAACCACACCAACACATGGGGAAATCAAAACCAATATTCCCACTAGATAGAGAGATTGCAAGACTAGTGGTATTGGTATCATCAATAGTTGCTACGATAACCATTGTAGTAGTTGGTGTGATTTGGATAGTGCCACAATTAGAAAACATAACATCCTACCTCCCTCGCTTACCACAATCGGAATCATTCACTTGTACAGGTGGTGGTCCTGACCTCAACAACATTACCATTCGATGCGTTGCTGATTAGTTTCATATAGGGTATACTATCTGTTTTTACATCAGACGGAATAACCAATGAACAAACGAAACGACAATATACAAAAAGGTCTGGAAATGATCCGAGCAGCATACACCTCAGGTGTATATGTTGGTGGATCATACGGTCGACATTTAGTGATGCCCCAATATAACTACAATGACATTGATGTGTTTATTTGTGGTCCACGACGTATGGAGCAATGGGTAACCGATATACTACTAGCTCAATTATTCGATACAGTCGATAACAAAATTCGATACGACCAAGACGACCCACCCCACCCCGAAAATCCAGATTCAACCAAATATATGATGGAACACCAACACGGCAGAATCGTATGCACACTGGGTGATGTTACATTTGATCTAATATACTTGGATACGGATATCAATCACATCTTGGTTGAGCAGACAGCATCATCGTTAAGTTGCTTTTACCACGAGATAACATTTGATACTAATGAGATGCTACATTTAGTTGATCACCCAATCACCAGAGAGGCAATAGGGGATTTAATCATTGGTAAAGTCTGTGTCATACACAAAGGCCGGTGCACCGATGAGCATCTTACTAAGATCAAACAAGTATGTGGAGCTTCAACATCCCCACTACACCTTGACGTAAAACCAGTATCATCAATAGCTGATGTATTAACCGGAACACAAAAATGATTGCAACCAAAACCATAGAACAAATCATCATCGAAGCCTGCAAAGGTAACACTGCGGACGTATCGTTAAAAGAAGTGTATGCCGCTAGTTACTTTCAAGATGGTACAGAACAAGAATACTTCAAACACATGGCTAACATTCTTGGAAAAATTCGTGACAAATATATACCTGTTGACGTTTTTAATTTGCTATCTGAGCTCGGTCCCGAAAACGACTGGAAATTCGAAGAAGGTGCATCGTATTGGGAAAAAGTCGTAATTTCACACACATCAGCAATACGATTAACCGAAGTTACTGCATTTGGAGATATGTTCGGTTATGAGTGATGTACCAATTGAACGGTTCATTGAACAATTGGGGCTTGACTACCATGTGTTACCGGGGTATGATATATACATGGTTGATTGTGGACATGGTATGTTTGCTAGATGCTTCTACGTCGACCAAAAAATACTTGTCATGTTAGCTAGAAGTGAGTGGGTTATCGACACACAACAAGAAGCGGACCAGGCATGCAAAGATATACACACTTTTATAGGAAATACTGAAAATGGCTGAATTTATTGTAGATTTGTTCACAAGCTTATGTTTGACAATTATCGAAACTGTGATGTTCTGGAGAACCAAGAAATGAAAACAGAAGAACACGTTAGCGGATTGATGACGTTACTATGCCACAAACTACCACACGACGCTAATGTGGCAGTTTGTGGCATAAGCACGAACACTCGCATCATCGAATTTCCTACATACAAATTGCAGGTATCACTCGATTACACCGATGGCACGGTGGATATCAGTTTACCATCCGGCACATTCGTTATAAAGACCGAAGACGATGTCCAACGTTTCATTGACCAACTGGAAGATACTTCACATTCGTTGTTGCCACCTGAATTATCACCACTACCAGATTCTTACTTGGTGAAGGATTTAACAATCAGACAACTACGTCAACTATTACAAGAATCACGAGGATAATGATGAACACAAAAAAAGAACTCATCCAAGCAATACGGAATGGATTTGAACCAACCTTTAGTTATTTTTGGGGTGTTACTGACTTCTATAAACAACCCACACCACTAGGTTGCTTAAATTTGTGGAGTCCACACTCTATCACTGATGGTACACGAACATTCAATTGTGGTGAACAAGCAATGGTTGTTACAAAAGCATTGATGTTTGGTGATGTAGCCACAGCAGATGCTATTATGAAGATCACCAGACCAATTGACATGAAAGCTAAAGTCGTTGGGATTGATAAAGAACAGTGGAGCGAACACCTATTTAACGTCTTGGTACGTATAAATGTGCTCAAGGCTATCCAACACCGTGAAGTTATGGACACTTTGATGGCAACTGGTGAAGATATCCTCGTTGGTGCTAGTACGTATGATACTGTTCTCGGTATTGGTACATATGCAGCTCGAGCTAAAAAGCTAACCGTAGAAGAGTGGGAAGGTGAGAACGTGTTAGGCTTCGCATGGATGGCTGTTCGAGATCAATTCAATGACAACCCATTACCATTTTAAATGCAAACATTAAATACAAATACAATGAACTCACTAACGTTAGATGCTATATGCTCCACAATACGTGACAACCTAATCGACCCAACGGATCTACAAGTAACACACCGAGGTGGACCAGCGACTGATTCAAACACCACACTAATTCTAACACACAACATACAATACCGTTGTATGTTACTGCATGATGGTTCTGGTGTTATTGTTACAGTTAGGGGGGTTGATTGTTTTGTTAGTACTCCAACACAGGTACAAGACATTGCATCATCTATATTGCAAGATTATCAACAACAACTGGATGAGCTAGACAGTACTACCGATTTAGTGCAATCACGTTCCGAGAAACGACCACCAACACTAACACTAGACCTGACTGGTTTATCTCCTGATCAGGTTGCTAGAATATTGATTATCACTAAGGAATAAAAATGAGCGACAATGAGTGTCACTTCGGTAGGCTAATTCCAATCGAACAAAAAGAAACCCTGGAAGCTACTGCAAAATTTCATTTGGAGGCTCTTGGTGTGACGGATAGAGACTTCGATGATTTTACCACGTCGTGGTTGGATTATATGAAACACAACATGGGTGCATTTGATAACAAATTTGCTCACATACACAATGGAAAAATATATCGAATCGAAAACGAACAGCTAGATGAATATGGATTTTCACGCTCACAAGAAAAAGAAGATGGAACCATCGAATACCAACTATTATTTTATAACGGCGGTGGCAGCTTCGATGAAGTCCTGGATTCCGCTCTGGCTAGAGTATCCACATGATTGTTGACAATGTAATAATTTTCAAATATGATGATGACACATCTAACTTAAAATTGACTAGATGTCATGCAGAGCATATAGAAGAGTTGTGTCAAAATGTAGTTCGAGAAGTGTTCATCCAACAAAACCTCAATTCTACTGAAATAGACATATACCGTATAGTCGGTTCAGCTAAAAACGTAAGGTGCACCGATGATGCACTGGTATGTGATATGCATCTATACGACACACCAAATGGTGCTATATTCAAGACCCACATTTTAAATCATGGTACGTCTAGCATTGACCTATCGATAGCGTTGATCTGCAATAAAGATGCAAATGGTGTGAAATGTGATGGTCACTTAAATGTCATCGGATTATCCATAACTGATAAGGCAACAAAATGAAAACCAATTTATTTATACCTTCAAAAATTCGCGTAGGTTTTAGAAAGCGTAGTGATACGTTTACTGGTATGTTAGCATACGTCATCTATTATGACGAAAAAGGTAAGATTAGAAAAGAAAAATCGTGGACAGGGTGGTGCGACGATTCTATAACCACACTGGAAATCGACAACGATCCACGCAATGGCTACATTTTCAACAAAGGTGTCAAGCGGGATGGGCATTGGGGTAGCGGTCGTAGTGTTATCCGTGTGTACGATCCACGCGACTTTGAGTTTGAAATATCAGTTGACAACTTAATCGGTTTGTTGATGCACAGTGATGTATCAAAACGCGATATCGTCGAAGATTGTGTGTTTGCTTGGAGTGGTGCTGACTTGGTATTACTACCAACAAACTCTGTTGAATATACCGAATCAGTCGAGTACACAGCTAAACAATCACTCAAAGTAAGCGCTCGTGATCTTGTTGTTGGTCGACAATACGGTCAAAAGAAACACAGCGGAATACTAACATACATTGGTAGGTTTCCATGGCTTACATCAGAATATAAGTATGGTTACAGCTCTGACATCGATCAACAGCGATACCAAAAGGATAAAGGCAAAAAACACATATTTGTTAATAGTGCTGGTACATTCTTTCCAACCCCTGCAACAACGCTGAGTCACGAAATAAGCACGAGTGAAGTAAGTAACGTCGCCGATTTAATCGATAAATACTTCCACACATCAAACTCCCAACGTATAAAATCGTTTGTAGTGAGAAGTGCTGCCACCCAGGATGTTTCCAATCGATCATACGTTGAACTGCACAAGATTGAAGATGATCGAATTATCAAGGCGTACTTGTACGCGTATGGGCAGAACACAACTAACCTGGAACGACAACCAATCTCGATATCCTTCGACGACATCAAAACCGACGAAGATGGACATTTGATTCGAGTGTTATTTAATTCAGCTCGGACAAATTATAATTACTACAACCGGATATCCGATAAGCGACGGTTGTTGGAAACATACCAACAGAACGTAACACAACAACTGCGTACAATGCTACGAGATGCTGACATTGATGTTACAAAAGCCACACGCGAAAACATATTTGCTGGATTGATCGAAATGGGGTATGGTGATCTGCATATCGTATTAGAAAATGGGAACACAATCCCCAACAAAACATAGGAATAATATTAAAATGGCCAATGAACAATTAGATAAACAAATAAAAACATTATTCGATACGCTCATGAAGCGCAAAAAAAGCGTAGACGCGGATGAAACAAAAATTAAACGATCATGGAAAACGAACTGCTCATTCACGCGTGATGGGGTAGCACAACCAATTAACATTCAAGTAGCATGCGAAGCAACCATACTAGACGTATACTCCCAAATGTTAATGACGCGTGACTATGAAACAAAAGCAGCCATCATTTTGGGCCTTGATGTATCCTCACAGGTTTGTGGGTTTGAATTGGATGATTGGGTTGATGATTTCAAAAAACGGATAGCATCTATTCATATCAAATCAAAAAAACGCAAGTTGCTTGAATTGGAAACACGGTTAGAAGCTATCATCTCACCAGAACAACGTCGTGAAATGGAATTGGAAGCGATAATGAAAGAGCTGGAATAGTGGGTATCCTGATATCGTTGTTGTTGGGCTTTGCTGTTGGGTGGTGGATACTTATCATCCATCATCGCAGTTCCCAACGGCAAGCGCTACAGTCATCGATAGCCAAATGGAATGGCATCATATTCGAAAATAAAGCGGATGGGGGTCACACCGATTGTGCTTGTTGCCAAGCATTCATGTTACAACATCAGTCGTTGTGTCAATATTGCCCCATTGCCGAATACGTAGGGGCTGCATCATGTGATGGTACACCATATACTGCCTGGTACCTCAACAGACAAACAATGGGTGAGCCCAATCGCACCAGAGTTGTATCTGATAAGCAATCGCTATCGTTGGCAATCGATGAATTAGCGTTTTTACATACAGTTCTGGACAATTTAACCAACACACCATGGTGGGCACTCAATGTCGATAAGGCTTAATGTAGTTGCATCACCCCCAACACAATATTATACACCAACCGAGAGATAACCATGTTTGAATTTGTAATGCTATGTACAGTAATATTCGCATTGTTGATATTTGTCCAAAGTAAATACTTCCCAATGCAACGCAGTAACAAGCCTATCGATCCATATTACGAGGATTGGCTTGAAATCGTAGACACAGCTTGGGATTACCGAGATGATCCAGTTGAACGTGGAGTATTATCGGAGTGCTTTTACTGCAAAACAGTAATACTGCATGATGGTGATGGTGATGATTTCGATACACCTATCCCAGAATCCCACTGTACCCACTGTACAACCGAAGCTACGAGATATTTGTGTGGTTGATTTGATCACATCGCTAGATGAGCTAGAGAAGACATATAACTGGACGGCGATATGTTCCACAAATATGCTATCCGAATCGTTTATGCGAGAACATGCAGATGTTATTGATTGGACCACTGTTAGCAAATTTCAAACGCTATCTATTGATTTTATAATAGAATTCGAAGATAGCGTTAATTGGGAATTGGTTAGTCAGTACCAAACACTAACAGAAGATGTGATTGCTCAAAATTACCACCGCGTTACGTGGTGTTTCATATCACAATACCAAGTGATGTCGGACGATTTCATACGCAAGTGGCATTTTAATATATGGTGGGAACGGTTGCCAATGGGTAAAAACAAACTATCCCACGACTTGATTCGAGAGTACGCTCACAAAATACCGTGGACGTGTCTGGTATTCTACGGACACGTCCACGATAAGCACGAAGCAGCCAAACTTGGTTGCGATACATAAAGGCCTCACGGCCTTTTTTTTCGTCTATTGGAATTGTTGACCCATATCAGTTTTTTTGGTATGATGGGGGTCTTTACTTTTACTAATCACGAATACACATGATCAAAACAATTTTACTAGACCACACAAATCCAAGTCTCTCTCGCACGATCGAAAACCACCAACTTGGTATTCATTTATACCGCAAGCGTCTATCGGACATTACCATAGTAGTATACAATGGTACGACTATCACTACGGTGAGTCCCGATCAAATCAAAGGCGGTCCAATAGAACTTCAACGGACCATTGATTTGCTAGTAAAACCCATGGGAGCAACCAAACCAACAACTCCAAAGAAAAAGACTTACGATCCATTCAGTTTTCGTTAGACGCAGCCCTCCTACTCCTTAACCTTCCCATCAGAGGAACTGTGGCTCCTGACTGTATGTTTATAGTTAAAAGTCATCATATATTATTATGATGGCTGAATTTGCGTTTATCAGACCTCCGTATCGTGGATGAGTCGCATCGTCATAAGATGGTATAGGTTAATGTCTGTTTATTCCTGAGCTGATTCAGCTAGCATCGGAGGACCGAGCACCCACATATCTGATTCCATCTACAATAAGCTATTGCTCCCAAAGATGGTGTACGTGGTTAAGTCCCGCTTACAAATTGTCCAGATCTATTGTTTTGTTTTATGTCAGCCAACAATAGTTCTGCAATCCAAATGCTGACAAAAATCCAACAGGTAGTATATACGGAACTTCGAATATGGCAAAGTGCCAAAATTACAGTTTGACATTTCTCACCCATTAGGGTAATATACGATTTTATGTTATTAAATTTAGGAGGATAGATGTCCAACACAAAACCCAACGAAAATCAATCAATGCGAAACTTCATTCACGTCGTTAGTGTTGTGTTGTTGTTTGGTTTGTTTATGATTGTTATGCTTGTACCTAGTAATGATATTGTGGCACAAAATACCAAATCAAACAACGATATGGGAATTCACTTACAACAATCAATCGAAAAAATAGAACTTGCATTGGTTGATGCTAATGTAGATGTACAATCGCACGCTATAATGATACAAACATATGCGTACGTTCGATCTATATGGTCGAAGCAGTTAGCATATCACTATGATGTTACAATTGATTTGAATCAATCCACACTCGCCCTGGTATTATCGAAATGCGTCGAAATGTCGGATAGTGATATCGAATTAACACATTCTTTTGGCATTCGAACGATTGAATGTCCAACCCTTTAAAAATAAAATTAATTAGGATACAAAATGCAACAATCAGTTTATGAAACATTCGTAGTGGAAATTATCCACACAACTTTTTTCGCTCCAGTCGGTTTTTTGGCTTTGATGTTTTTATTTCAGATCATTCACTGGGTAGTTGCTTGGGTCGATGATAGTGATATAGTCAAAACAAATCTCGTGATGCAATGGACCATGATCCATATATTTGGATATCACATTAACACCAACAATGATTGTCATGGTCGTAGTGTGGGTTTATTCGGGAAGGACATTGATGGTGTATATCATGCTAGCGATGGAGCCTTGGCTATATTTGTAACTCCAATAGCATTAGCAATGCTACCAATGGTTGTTGCTACGATAGCGGAATATTGGGTGGTATTGGGCTTTGTTGCTATGGCGATTGCCTTTATGTTTGGGTTGCGAGGCTTGCGACGATTGTCAAAAGTGGTAAGCATTCACGTCAACGATAACAATGCACATGACAGGAGAAACAAATGAGTAATACATTGGTAGGTAATATGGCATTCCAAATGGAAATGGCTTTAGTTTGTTGGATCGGGGTGTTGTTACTCGTATATGGTTGTCAACTGGTATATAAATGGGTGCAAGATGATAAGTCCAAAACACCCAACATGATGATAGTATCAATGATGGGTGCAATAGGGTATAAACAATCACCATCCGACCCAATATTTCGATACATCAAAGATCCATCGGTAACACTGTGTGCTGACGTTGCACTATTTTGGTCATTCATAGGCGTGATGTTGATCCCCCCAGTTATTCACTTTTGGTGGGTTACGTTATTTGCAATGTGTTGTGCTGTATTGGTGTATGGTGCTCGGTTTGTAACCAGATTGAGCAAACAACTAACATCGTTACAGCACGATCGCGCAGATAATTAATCTTCTAATATAGCATCCAGTATCAATAGTTGTTGTTCATACGATAATTCTGTTGATACTGGTTCCGTAGCAACATCATCGTCAGACGTAGGGGTTGCTGATATTAACACAACCATCAGCACGATCAATACAAATACACAAGCTCTCATTTTTTATCTCCACCAAATATACATTATTATTTAGTTTACTTCCCTGTATGTTTGTGTTATAATTTTCTTTTTTAATACGTTTTTAGGAGTATGGATATGGGTACGAATACACGTGTTGTTGGGTATTGCCAGGCAGATGAAACTTGGGTCAATATGGCAACCATTTGGAGGTCGTGTGAGAAAGCAAACGTAACAATTCCTGATGAGGTACAAGACTTCTTTGAAGGTGATGACCCAGGTGATGAACCGGGTATGGAGATTAGCATACAAGACGCGGTAACACCGTATAGTGCTGATATGAAAGAAGGATACGAAATAGATGTATCTAAACTTCCCAGCAATATTAAAGTTGTTCGAATTTATAACTCTTATTGATAGGATGTAATTATGTGCATGGTTCCGTATGTAGTGTTTGCTGTATTGTTGATTGCTTGTTTGTTTGGTGATCCGATCGGTAGAGATGATGTTTAATTACTTGGGTATGGAGATATATTGGGTGGTGAATTTACTAGGATGGCCAGCATGTATGGTCGTTGCCTGTGTTAACAAGGGAAACAAATGACAGACTTAAAGACAATATTAAAAGAAATGATTTTTGGGGTAGATTACGGAAAATGTAAACTAGCCTACGAATTGTATTTGAATCAGCTGGGTTTACAGCTAATGAAAATAACTCCCATACTGGGCGACTACAACCTAACGAAAGAGGATGTAACCGATATGTTTGCTAAGCATAACATATTTGGATACCTACCATTTATTCATTTTTCGGTATTATGCCAACAGGGAGTAATATCCAAACGAGAATTGGTAGCCATTTTATATCACATGTGCGATTCATCAAACCAACCACCATCTTTGGTACGTCAGATATTCTCATTCATGGATTCGTCGTTGACCACTGATATGATATCGGAAGCACATGAACTGGAATTGGAAGAGTATCAACAATTCTTCGAAGAGTATGGCATCTTACCAATATTAATATCCGAGTATCATGATGTGTGTGAGAATGGTAGTAATATATACGCATCAGTAATTGATCTTATTACGGTAATCGAAGGACAGGCGGTTCCCAATGAGTAATTTATACGCGATGACTAATGGTGGTACGATAGCTCACAGAGTTGGCGAGAATGAATGGTACATCAACAATGGAGCGTGGGGATATAACATACTTACCGATGATAGTGTTGTTATAGCTGGAACAAAACCATCACCAACAAACACAATAATGGGTAGCGTATATGTGTTTGAAGCTGATGATGATACAATGCATAACTTTAATCCATTCACGGATGTTGAATCATTGAAGGCTAAATGTCCGCAATTGGATTGGAAAAATCTTCCAACATTTGAAGTGGTTACAGATGAAGAAGATGATGACATACGCTTCTAACATAAATATTATTTAAAGAGGAGATCATCATGACGTATCAAAGAATATTAATACTGGTTATCATTTATTTGTTTGGAGTTGCTACACCATACGCATATCGTGGGTATACAATCGACCCCTATCAAAACTCCAAACTGGATGGTGCAGGTAGCATAAATACCTCTCAATAGTAAGGTAAACCAGGAGAGCTTTGTCATGGAAGCTAAGAAAATATTCATATTCATTTTTACAGCATTACTTCTGTTGTGTTGGGGTGATGTATTGTTAACAAACTACATGATACATGTACCAGTAACACCAGATTATACTGCCGCACACAACGTAGCTAAGGGGTTGTGGGGTTTTTGTTTATCATCATGGACATTCTTGTTGTATTACAACTGGAGGTACCATCGATCGTGTTGTGCAGCTTGCTTGGTTGACGAAGCCCACTCATGCGCATACGATCATGACGATTAAACGTCCGTCAGCGGCTTTAATAAAATTGGCTAGCATCAAACTAGCCACATTTGCTTGTCTTGTTATCTGGGGGTTAATACTGTGGAACGATTTACCTGACGCATTGTCGTATATTAGTATTTTGTACGGTATGGCTGTTCAATTGTGGCTTGGGTGTGTTGTTGGTATAATCTTTGGTCTATCAAAACGCACACACACAATATGCTCTCACACTGAATGTGTATTACACCCTGTATACAGGTCACGGAAACAAAATGAAGAAACAGATAAAAACCCTCAATGACATCGCTCGGTTGCGATATGACGTAGTACGACTGTATGATTTACCGGAATTCAATGGTAGCTTAAAAGCATATGTGACAACACAATTAGACAGTATGATTGCTGGACAAACCAGTCCGACAGACTTTATCGAGATGTATCAACGTATTAATAGTTGATAATTGGATCGCAATAGGGTATCATTTACGCATTGATAACTAACTGGATAAAGCACATGACTTATATACCAACCACATTGCCCGATAATATTTCTGCACAAATTGACATTCCAGATGATTTTGTAACGGATATGTTGGAACTGATCAAAGATACGGTGATAATCGAGACAGGCGATCACTTTTCCTTGTCACCGCTGTTGAGTGGTGGTATGTGTGATGACTCAAAAACCAAAGACAAAGATACCATCATTATTAGTCACGAATTCTTGGCCAATTTGTTAATTAAAAAATATCCAATCGAGTTGATGATTTACTATCAACAAAATAAGGATAATTCACTTAATGTTGACCTAATTTATGTGCTGGTAAAACTTCTCCATGATGATCCCGCCTTCCTGGCAGCACGTAACAAAGAGTTACTCCCAACATCTGATTTGTTGGAAGATATGATTACATTTGATGAGCAGATACTCAAGATCCCACCAAATATGTACAATGACATCGCAAGTTACAAAACTACCATGGATATAATTGCCTCTCTTTCGCAGAATGACCGTTAGTAAGCGTTTGATTCTTGGTGTATAAGACAATATAATTAAACAACGATATTACATCGAGGTGAATACATGAATATAGAAACAATACAAACAGTACAAACTGGTATGAATAAGCATTGCGCTCAGAACTTGATCGTTGATGGTGATGCTGGTGCAAAAACAATGGCAGCATTGGATCACGTTCCACAAATCCCATTACCTTGGAAGGATCAACGCAAAATCGTGTGTTTCATCCAGTTGTATGCTTTTATTGAAGGATTCAATGGAGGACCAATAGATGGATACATGGGACCACAAACATTATACGCATTGGATCAACTAAAGTATTTAATCAAACATGATAAACCAGAACAAATTTGGCGTGATGGTGATGTTAATGTTCCAGCACCTGGTATTATATCGGATATTCCTTTACAAAATTACAAAGACCTAGTAAAATATTACGGAGAAGTGGGTACAAATCAAGTAAAAGTTGATTTGCCACATGCTGTACGTCTGGCTTGGGATACTGACACAAAAATCAACAGATTTACTTGTCACGAAAAGGTTGCTGATAGTATCGTTCGTGTGTTAGATCGAGTTCTGGATCATTACGGATCCGAACAATACATCGATTTGGGTATGGATCTTTGGGCTGGATGTTTGAATGTTCGTAAGATGCGTGGTGGTAACAACTACTCCATGCACTCTTGGGGTATTGCTATCGATTGGGATAGTGCCAGAAATCAGTTAAAGTGGGGAAGTCAACGTGCCAATTTTGCAAATCCAATGTACGACGAGTGGTGGAAAATCTGGGAAGATGAACAATGGACATCTCTTGGACGTGCCACGAATCGTGACTACATGCATGTACAACGAGCTAGATTAAAATGACACAATCAGTCACGCAATACCAAGGTAAACCCTGTCGAAACGGACACAGCGGGATACGATACATAAAATGCAATCGGTGTGTTGCTTGCATGTCGAAACGATATCAACAACAAAAAAGAGCAACACCTAATTGGATGACACCACTCGAGCGGGTGTGGATCCGTGATACGTATGCGTTAGCCAAAACGATATCAACAGCCACTTTAATGATACACTCCGTGGATCATTACTATCCCATTAACGGAAAACTCGTGAGTGGATTGCATACCATATCAAACTTACGAATAATTCCACATACGGAAAATATGAAAAAGAAAAACAAACACCCAGATGCGTTTTATGCGACTGGGTAACAATTTTAACATTGGTAACATTGGTGAAAATACGAATAATGAGTGACCTCCATCTTGAATTTGGAGAATTGGATGTGGCGGTTGGTGAAGATGAACAGAACACCACGTTGGTGTTGGCGGGTGATATTGGGATAGCGCACCAACCGGATGTGTATGTTGGATTTTTTACCAAAATGAGCAACAGATTTAAACACATAATATATATAATGGGAAACCATGAGCACTACCGTGGTAAATTTCCATTAACGTTGAGCATATTGCAAGACAAATTAAAATCATTGAGCAATGTTAGTGTGGTAGATAAAGATACTGTTATCGTTGATGGTGTTGCATTCGTGTGTGCCACGTTGTGGACTGATTTCGATGGTGGAAATCCGATGTCAATGTGGTATGCAAAAACTGGTATGAATGATTTCAAACTGATACGAACAGGCCCGAAAAGTGAGCCGTGGCGTAGGAAATTTGGTCCAGAAGATGCATTTGTTGACTTTACTCATGCAAAAGACTTTATATTCAAAGAAATTCCAAAACAAAAAGAAATGGGCAACAGCGTTATGGTTGTTACTCATCACGCTCCATCACATGAATCGTCGGCGCCTGAGTGGCGAAATGCTGACACAGCTGGTGCATATGCTTCAGTATTGGTGGATGAAATACTCGCCGCTGAACCAGATGTGTGGGTTCACGGACACATGCACTCAACTAGTGACTACATGATTGGTAATACTAGAATACTAGCAAACCCATTCGGATACATGAAACATGATGTTAATGGAGAATTTAACGACCTGTTGACTGTCGAGTTATAAATACCAGGATGAAAGTGCACGAGGTAGTTCCTGAACCAACTAAAGCAGAAGTTCTCAAACGAATGAGAGCCATGATAAAACGTAAAGCTAAAAACCCAGCAGATCCCGAGTTGAGTGCTGGATGGAATCAAAGTCCGCATCAAGGTAGTACACCTGGTGCATTTTTGAATAGGTGACATATGAAAGTTGAAGAATTGGTATCATCAAAAGAATACAAAACCACGAAAATTAATATTCACACAAGAAAGCGAAAAAGAAAAAGAAACATAAAGGGGGATACCGATCCCCATTTTTCTAACATAGACACCCACTACGGAATGACTGGAGCTGGACGGGGAGCTGTTATACAGTCCTAAAAGTGGTATACTACTGACACTGCTCCGTAATGCCACAAATCGGCAAATTCTGGGTTGGATGCTGTTTTGTAATCAATCCAGATACTTCCCTTAGCCACGTGATATTCTGTTTTAACTTCCCATTGGTCGCGGTGTATCGTAATTCCAACACTAGCATCGTTTGACATGATTGTGTGTGGTGTACGCATTGCAGCTATAGCATCATCCTTAAAGATGGCTTCGTATCTGTTATAATTTGCGTGGACAGATATCAAATCCGACACATCATACTGAGCAGTAGCAGAAATACCGTATGATGTATTCAAGTACTTCATCACCGCCATCCCTTCTAGTGATAATGTTACATCACCAAAACGTTTTTCACCACCCAGTGATACAATATAATTTTTACCTGCTGCTCCATGCCCCCAATCTTGTAGCGTTATCGCCGTAACAACCCTCCAGTCGTCTCTGATGTAATCAATGTTAATCAATTGATGACCACCAAATTTTGTTTCTACTTCTATCGGACGTCCAGAAAACCAAATAACAGACTCTTCTTTCTTATCAACCACGATTGGTGTGGTGATTGTGTATTTAAACGACCAATTTTCATATGATGTTCCAACTGCTACACCCCAACCGCTTGTCAACGCATATCGCAATTGATCCCAGTACATTGCTTGTGGAGCAACATTTCCTGGTCGTGTTCGTGGGTTTAAACGGTCTTTGTTGTATAATCCGTAGTGATGTCGTAACTTACCAGCTGTTAGCTCTATTGGAACGACATCAGCTATCACGCTGTCGTACTCTACAAATGCATATGCAACTGATTGCTCCATGTGCTCAGTATCCAATCTGAATTGGGTAAAAGCCATCCACTCAGATGATATGTCGTAATTGATCAACAGTCCAACTTCCGGACTGCTTTCAACCGGTTCCGGTTCGGGTGATCCGTATACAAATTGATATCCAACATATCCGGATACATCAAAGTGTTTGTCTATGTAACTTCTAGTGTCGTGATCGTGTGCATGTGTAGCAAACGGAACAAAACTAATCAGCAGTAATAATAGTAATTTCCGAATCATCATTCCATACCATGTAGTCGCCCACATACCCAATTGAATTTGGTGTGGATTTAATTATAATCATCATTTGCTCATCGGAAATGATAGTTTTTACGCTTGATGAAATACCAGAGAACGTATTTTGTTGTAATAACTTTTTGTATCGGTAGTTTGATAGGTTTAACCACTGCAAAACAAAAAGTTTGTGCTCGATTGAGTTTATTGGACGGATAAACACCGTTATCTTTGCACCTGTTGATACCCATTTTGTTGTTTTTCGGGTAAATATGTTTGTCAATTTAAACGTCTGCGTTGCTGTTAGTTTTTCAGCAGGCGGAGCAGTGTGTATTACCGTTTCGGCATGCGCGTGTCGAAGCGATGCTACCAGTAGTAGCATTATTAGTATACGAGTCACGTTGTTTATCTCTTGTTGGTTGAGTATATGTGTGTAACGGTACGCTCCATATCCGATAACTGCTCTTGTAGCTCAGCATCGGTAGTTTTTATATGTGCGATCGATTGTTTTATTGTTGTTAGATCTTTTTGCAACTCTTCGATCTTTACCGAGTTGAATTTCTCACTATATTCTTGCTGTATTTGTACTTGAGTTAGCTCTCCGTTTAGATTCACCCATGCGGTAATAACGCTACCTATCATAGCTAACGCAGGCAAGATATCCCATACAGTTTTTTGATTGCGTCTATCGTGATTATCAGCCATGAATTTCCTTCCTCATTCCGTGTAAATGATAACATCATTGTTATCGTGCTTGTCCTGGTATTTATGGTGGTGAATCCTAAATACGTTTTTATCAGGAGTATAGCAATGGAACAAATTACACACAAAGAATTAGCACGAGCAGCTGCACGTAGCTACGACGCATACACTTTCTCGACAAACGAGTGTGAAGTGTTAGTGGAACTAAAGAAAGACCAGCAAGTTATAGCAATACGAGGAACAGAAGGAGGCCAATTAATCTCCGGTTTGGGATTTATGGATGTTATACGCGACATGCGCTTTATTCCTTGGTACCATCCAGTGTTAGGTTGGGCACATTCTGGTTTTCTCAAAGGCGCTGTACGGATCACTGAAGACTTGAAGTCTCACATATACAAAGACAAGCCTGTAGTGCTAACTGGACATTCACTTGGAGCGGCACTAGCACTTATCGTAGGAATGTTATTAAAACATGATGGATATGAGGTTGTTGAATATGTTGGATTTGCTTGTCCTCGTACCTTCGTGTACAATAAACAACGACACAATGAAGATACATCAGTACGATTTCCCATAACAATATACCGTTACGAGGATGACATCGTACCAATGGTACCGTTTGCATTTCCTTTCTATTACCACCACCCAGTGGAGTTATCGCAACTTGGTAATGGTGATGGTACTCCATCAATATCAGACCACAGCATGACCAATTACGAAAATGCTGTGAGTTAAGTAATCACACGACCAGCAAAATCAGTATCAGTTGCACTACTAAATGTTATAGTAAACGTATTAGTAGTCGTAGCTGTTATACTACTAGACTGAGCAATAGCTACAGCATCAGCTTGCATGATTGCATATCCCAACGTCGAATTGCCCAAGTTGTGTGTTATCGTGTATACTCCTGCACTATCACGTACAACAGACCAACCGCCTGGTAATACTGTACCAACACCTGCTCCAGTCACCTCTATGTAATGTGTACCTGGTGCAGAAATGCTAGACTCCCATTTCGCGTTTGTGTTATTCCACACCAATGCTTCACCATCTGCAGGTCCGGGGGCACTTACATCTTTGATGTCGTTTAAATCTATCTTACCTTTCAAGCTCTCTGTTAAGTCAACTTGATAATCGGCTATTGTTGGTTGAGTCATTATAATTTCCTATTAGTTAATAATGGTGTATTTATAATGGTTGGTTGACAACAACAACACTTTAACCTATAATATACTCAATTACACAAATAAGGGTTACCAATGAGTTTTATCACAGATGCAGCAAAATCCACAACCGAATTAATTGATACACTGATCGAAGAGCATTCAACCCAGGAATTAATTGATATTCTAATGACTGCCGACGATGAATATGCCAACAGTACTGATGGTGATTTAACACTAACAGACACACAATACGACATCCTACGCCGCAAATTGCAACTCTCCGTTCCTCACCACGTATATTTTACTGGGGTTGGAAGTGCTGTCCGTGGTGGTAAAGTAAAACTGCCACATAAAATGGGCAGTCTAAACCAAATATTCGAGAATGATGTAGAAGCTTGGGTTTCTGATAACCGATTAACAACATCACGATTTGTTATAACCGACAAACTTGACGGTGTTAGTGCGATGGCAATCTATCCTGGTAACGATGAACCGTTTCAAATTGGTTATAGTCGTGGGGATGGTACGGAAGGTGCGGATATTTCTCGTCACCTATCAAAAATTGTACCAAAATCAATACCACACCCAACATCGTTGGCTATTCGTGGTGAAATCATTCTAACAAAAGAAGGGTTTGATGTCCTGAAAACTAAAGTGTTTACTCGTCAGGGCTTAGAATACAAAAACGCTCGCAATATGGTTGCAGGGTTGATGAATTCAAAAACAAATCCGGATATCGTGTATTCATTTCTCAAATTCGTATCATACCAAATCGTTGGTGTTACTCTTAGTAAAACAGCAATGCTGTATACTCTAATGGAGTACGGCTTTAAAGTTCCCGTTCTGGCAACGCGGATGGGTAGGGATCTGAATGATCCAGACTTAATTGCATACCTAACAGAACGAAAAGAGAAAGCTGAATATGAAATCGATGGTATTGTTGTTGATGTTGATGACGAATTAGAGCGTGTGAGACTCAGTCCAAATGCTGCTGCCCTCAATCCATCATATTCATTTAAGTACAAAACGACAGATGCTGATAATTACGCAGAAACGGAAGTTACTTGGATTGAACTGAGATTATCCAAACACGGATTCATAAAACCACGATTTCACGTTAAACCTGTTAATCTGGTCGGTGTTACTATCGTTCATGCTACAGCCCTAAACGCCAAATACTTACTAGAAAACAAAATCAGACCAGGCACAAAAGTGGCAATCTCTCGTATGGGGGATGTGGTTCCTAATGTAACAAAGATTTTGGGACAGACCGACGAAATGTCTGATGACGAATACAACTTGTGGTTCAATGATCAAATGGATCAGTTCGGCGTTTGGACCTGGTCTACCACAGACAAAGGGGACGGTGTGGATGCAAAGGTAGTCGACATTAGCAACCATTCCATCATATTAATCAAGCAGTTATATGATTTCTTTGATAAACTAGATATTGCGTTTCTTGGTATGGGCAATGTAACGAAATTAGTTGATAGCAAAATTGACACACCCGAATCGATACTAACAATGACCGAAGCTGAATTGGTTGGTGTGCTGGGTGAGAATGGGAAAAAAGTATTCAAAAGCATTCACGAAAAGTTAAATGGTATTACACTACACAAGCTAGTAGGTGCACACTCAAATCAACGTGGAATTGGTATACGAAAGATGCGTAAGGTTGAGCTAGCAGTTGGTGGTAACTTTACCACCAACCAATCAATATCATCGATCAAATCGTTGGATGGCTTTGATACCATCACCGCTACGGGCGCCATGGCCGCTATAAACGCATTCAATGACTTTTTCCCCATCGTTAAGCATCTGGTAACACTTGAAAGTGCAACACCAACCGATGCTAAATTAGCTGGGATGAAAATATGCTTCACCGGCTTTCGTGATAAACCACTTCAAGCTGCTGTGGAGTCGAAAGGTGGTACAGTACAGAGTGGTGTTAGCAAAACCACCGATCTCGTTGTGACCGTTGATGTGAACGGTGCGAGTGGTAAACTAAAGAAAGCCAGAGATCTAAGCAAAAAGATCATTACAGTTGAAGACTTCATGCAGTTGTTATAATGAATACATTATTGTTCCTTATGGTATTGGTTCTAGGAATCGTTAATGGATTCCTAGTTGTCTGGTGGGCTACCCTATTTAATGATTACCGAAATGGGTTCATAGGCAAGTATGGTGGTAGATACGAACGAATAGCATCATTGAGCATACAAGGTGTATTGCCTGTGCTATTTGTTATCGTATTTCTGGTTATGTCGGTGGGTTTGTCTTACGTGATAACGAACGCATACTTCGCCTGGATGGTATTTTCGTAGCATGCACGTGCACGTATCGAGTATAATTCAGTTTTCTAATGGGACGAATCCCAATTTTATTAACAATAAAGAGAATATTATGAAACAAAAAGGCTTCACATTAATTGAGATGATGATTGTGGTAACAATCATCGGTATATTAGCATCAATCGTTATCCCTGCGGTGAAGGAAATGGAAGAGCGTAAAGGTACAACTAGTAATCCTCCCGTATTCAAATCAAAAGAGAATATTGTCCGTGAGTACCTACCAAATAAAAAACGCAGTCACAAAGAAGTTACACTAAAACAACACTCAGATGGAACACTATATGCGTGTGATGCCATTGATGTTGATACTTGTTATCGGGTGAAATGATGGGAACTATGATTCTGCTGTACTTTGCATTAATTGTTGGCACTATGTTTTTTGATTTCTTACTGGAGTTGGATATGCCATTGATACTGTACGTTATCGGAACTGGTGTGTTCGTTGGGTGGGCTGCTGCGAATATTCACATGGATGCTGTCATACCGGAAACACCAATCGCTATAACACAAGATATAAAAACCATCCAAGATGACACGAAGCGGGAATTGAATGCCATCAAAGCTGATGTGAAAGCAGACATGAGCAAATTACGACCAGACGTTAAGGCTGACATATCGGAAGTGGTGGAACAAACCACCGATAGTGATGATAGCTCTTCAGTAAACACAGGTTTTGTGTTGGTTACTTGTGTCATCTTCGTGGTGGTTTGGATATTTACCGAAAGTTTGTTTGTTGGGATATTCGTAGCATTTATGTTCTTTTCGTTTGTCGGTGATAACATCAGTGTCACTAGTTCAACTTCAACAAAATCAGAAGATGCAGTCCAAACACTAAAACAAGTGAACACCAAAGGTAGACGGTTTAAAACCGAATACCTAAGCAATCGCATACGAAGCAAAACACCAATATATCTGTTTAAAGGTGATGATGGACAAATAGCAACAAGCGACCCATCACTAAAAGACGAAGCACCAATAATTTTTAAACCAATTAAATTAGTAACACATTCATCGGGGATGCTATATGCCTGTAAAGATTCTAAACAATGTTATCCGGTAGGTCAGTATGAGTAAGGTAGATCAACACGATATGCTATTGGTGCTTGGAGATTGGTCCAGTGATGGTCACAGTCAAACAACCAACTTTGGTATCAGAACCAACAAAACGGTGGATGATATACAAAAAGCATACAAAGCATCATGCAAGATGACTGGAATATCCTTCAATCACAACGAGGATTATACCGAAGTCGCACGGGACTGGCGAGTGGATAAATTGTATCGAATTGCAACAGAGTATGACAAACCATTCACATATCAAGAAACGTATGATATATTAGTTGATTTGGATTGTCCTCTTGTTGATAATTTCATCAAAGGACATTATATGTATGATGGTAATGATGTGTACTACTTCAACGAAGACGATAGATTTAGACACTTTATCGACCTGTGGTTGTGGTTTGTGCAGTTGTCATTACCCGATCTTGAGTATATAATGGCTCAAGACATTGCAATTGCTGATCCAGCATTTGCAGCATTTGATCCGCCACCACCTATTAATGGGTTTTGGAATGAGGGTCTTAACGTACAATTTGGCTATGGCCTGTACTGTCCATAAATAACAGCGATGAGATAGACTCATCGCATAACAATAACCTAGGAGGATTTCCTATGAATACAGAAGAACAATACGACTACCTCGTGTACATTGGTAGATTTCAGCCATCTCACTTGGCACACATCGAAACAATCAAAATTGCGTTACAACAATCCAAAAATGTTATAATACTAATCGGATCGTCATTTCAACCAAAGACAATCAAAAATCCTTGGTCATGGCAAGAACGTGCGGAAATGATCAGCAACTCGCTATCTCATAGCGAAAAACTCAGAGTACAATTTGCACCCATTGCGGATGATGCTTACAACAATCAACGTTGGGTTACACAAGTCCAAAAAATGGTCGAAACGTTAAGCACCGAAGGAAGCCACATCGGAATGATCGGTCACACTAAAGATGACACATCATTCTACTTAAAAATGTTTCCTCAATGGAAGCATGTTGAGGTTCCTAATATCAACGACTTGCACGCAACTGACATCCGTGTCGCTTTGTTTGAACACTCAACAGACTTTTTCAGCAAACAAGTTATGCCAACATTACCAAAAGCTATTCACGAATACTTGTTGGCATGGAAGCTAAAACCTATCTTCGAACAACTGAAATATGAATATGAATTTATACAGAAATATAAATCCGCTTGGGCTGTAGCTCCATATGAACCAATCTTCGTGACAGTTGATGCTGTAGTGGTGCAATCAGGACACGTGTTATTGGTAAAACGGCGATCGGCTCCAGGAAAAGGATTGTGGGCTATTGTCGGGGGGTTTGTAAATCCAAACGAGACTCTCATTGATGCTATGTTACGGGAATTAAGAGAAGAGACTAAAATTAAGGTGCCCGATCCTATATTACGGGGGAATATCAAAATACAAGAGGTGTACGATCACCCTGCCCGAAGTTTACGGGGTAGAACTATAACACATGCTTACGGTATCGAATTACCACCAGGTGGACTTCCAAAAGTGAAAGGAAGCGATGATGCTGAAAAAGCACAATGGATTCCGATTACCACAATTAAAGAAATGCGCGATCAATTGTTTGAAGATCACTACGATATTATTTTTGATATGTTGGGACGGTTGTAATAAATAACCTGGAAGAGAGCATTATCTCTTCCAGGAGACCACACATGGAAATGATAAACTTTAAACAACGGTGGGATATATTATATCAAACGACAGACGATGTAGCTGAAACGTTAGTGGAAGCAAAACAACGCAATGCCACATATTATCGCCACATCTGTAAAAAACACGGAAAAGTATTATTTTACACAAAAGACAATAGCTGTCCAATTTGTTGTAAGGTTGCTCGTGATATTCGTGTTACCCACAATAGGGTGTTTAATAGATCCCGTGAAATATACAATGAAATTAAACAACGGGCAAAAAAAAAGAATGTTTTGTTTTTGTTGACAAAAGAAGAATTTAGAACAATATATGGAACAGTGCATCTATGTCCGGTACTTCATATACCGATAGTATATGATAAAATCGAAGGAGTAATGACGGATAATTCTCCGTCCACTGATAGACTCATACCCGAAAACGGATATACAATGGATAATATTAACATTATATCGAATCGAGCCAATCGGATAAAAAACAACGGAACACCAACCGAACACATACAAGTTGCTATTTGGCAATTGAAACAAGAGGGTAATACTGCGGAAGATATATTGGATATAGTAACAACGGCACTAAACTCAACCAACATCGTCAATGCTTTCATTGGTGACTAACAAAACCAGTTGTCGAGCATTGCAGTTACAGGTGATGCTTTTTATTTTTAACGCACAAGGGATATCGATAGACGATATCCCACGCAAACATAGAGGATTTCTATAATGAACTTTTTACAACACGCAGTTTTTAACATTTTACTAAACACAGATTCATATAAAGCGAGCCATTGGTTGCAGTATCCCCCTGGTATTGAGTATGTTCACTGCTATATTGAATCGCGTGGTGGGGTATACGATGAAACGGTATTCTTCGGATTGCAGATGTTCTTACAAGAATACATGAGCAAACCAATCACACAAGAAATGATTGACGAAGCGGAATTGTTCTGGCCTGCTCATGGTGAACCATTCAACAAAGAAGGATGGCAACACATATTAAAAGAGCACAACGGTTACTTACCGTTAAAAATCAAGTCGGTGGCGGAAGGTACTGTTGTACCGGTAAGCAATGCACTGGTTACTATCGTTAATACTGATCCGAAATGCTTTTGGTTACCATCACACGTCGAACCATCGATATTACGTGGTGTGTGGTATCCAACTACAGTAGCAACCAACAGCTGGACCACCAGAAAAGTAATTACGAGTTACATGAAATCAACATCCGACTTAACCGGACAAGAACAGGAAGATGCTATCGATTTTATGTTGCATGACTTCGGATCGCGTGGTGTTAGTTCACTGGAAAGTGCCATGATTGGTGGAGCTGCACACTTGGTAAATTTCAAAGGATCTGATAATGTACCAGGTATAGTTCACGCAAATAGACAATATTCGCATGAGATGTCAGGAAAATCTGTACCAGCATCCGAACACAGTTCAATTACTACATGGGGCAAGGGACGGGAGACAGAAGCATATCGCAATATGTTGAAGCAATATGGAGACAAGTTCTTCGCATTCTCTGTGGTATCCGACTCGTACGATATTTTCAATGCAGTTGAACATATCTGGGGTGATGAGCTGAAAGAATTGGTTATTGAGTGTGATGGGTGGCTAGTTATCAGACCTGATAGTGGTGATCCAGCAACCGTGGTAACAAAAATTATGTTGTTGCTTGAATCCGCATTCGGTTACATCCGTAATACCAAAGGCTATAAAGTACTAAAACATGTTCGAGTGTTGCAAGGTGATGGCATTACAACCAAAAGCATTGATGCTATATTATCGAAGATGGTTGGATACAAGTTCAGTGCGGAAAATGTATTATTTGGACAGGGTGGTGCGTTATTACAACAACTGGATCGAGATACTGGCAGATGGGCATATAAAGCAAGTGCTGCATTTATCAATGGTGAGTGGGTCGATGTATTCAAAGATCCGATTACCGATACCGGTAAACGCTCGAAACGTGGACAATTAATGTTATACCGTTCGGATGCAGGTAAATTTACAACAGATTGTATTGGGGCAAAAACAATGGATGAACAAATGCTCACTCCTGTGTACCTAAATGGTAAAATATTGCGAACTACAACATTGGAAGAAGTTCGTACTACTAGATTCAACACAACTAACACATTATGATATTAACTTTTTTTATATGTATGATCTTTCTCACTACTATTACGTTCACAATAGTAGCATTGTCAAATCACAACGAATGTAGACATTTTCCGGTGATAGGGTACTGGATTAGTTTTGGATGGCAATTTATCAGTTTGGTTGTTAGTGTGCCACACAACCCGAAGGATATCGACAGGCTTACAGTGATATCAGGGTTTACACAACCCGAAATCATAATTGCCATGATAGGATTGGTAATTGGATTAGTCACATCTTTGGTGATATTTTTTGATTTTGAATGGCATGATGACGTAGCCATAGCGAACTCACGAATCAAAAAACGGTGGAGAGAAATGTTTCCCAAGCGAGAGATACAACCAGAGCAAAAGCCAAAAAAAAGCGTCCATGACGAAAACACACTTGATACTGATGCGACAATAACATTGCGCAATCTAAAATCACACAAATAGGAACAACAATATGTCATTATTATCACAAATAGCTGCAGATCGATTGCAATTCCGTAAGGACCGAAATAAAGCTGCCGCAACAACATTAACAACACTGTACGGCGAAGCTGCCATCTTAGGTAAGAATGATGGTAATCGTGAGTCAACTGACGATGAAGTTATGAAGGTTGTCAAGAAATTCATTAAGGGCGTTCGAGACAATCAAACATATCGTCCGCTGACTGATGCTGAAATAAATGAAGTTGCGTTGTACGAGCAATATATTCCAGCTACAATATCAGAAGAAGTGATTACTGAATTCGCGTCGGGATTGTTATCTAGTTTATCATCATCGGAAATCTCCATGAAGTTGATGGGTAGAACGATGGGTGCGTTAAACAAAGCCTTTCCGGATCAAGTGGATGGACAAATCGCTGGACCTATCATCAAACAGATAATACAGGAGAAAATGGGGTGAATGAACTGTTAATGTATGCCTTTATATTTGAGAACAGAATGTATCGCGTAGCACTATCACACGACGATTTAACGTCAATATCAAACGAATCACGTATCGCTAGAATGGTTGAACAATCGTTGTTGGTTGTTGATTTACAAACGAACCAAATCAAAGAATGTGGATTTGAACATGATGCTGGAAGTATCACCACATCAAATCCATTGTATCATATTTTTATGAGCTTACCATTGATCACACTAAACGATTTAAAAGGCAGAGAGCCTCAACTGTACCTATGAGTGAACATTATAAAATAATTGAAGGTACGCCTTCGTATGTGGCTGATGTGTGTGAAGCGATGATTCAGCAAGGTTGGCAATGCAACGGTGCGTTGTCAGTGTTCTCTGTAGGGGAGCGTATTATCGCATTCCAAGGTATGGTTCACTCACCAACAAAGACAGAAAAATCAATACCAAGCTTGATGGAGCCACAATGAAAAATCACACACAAGATGAGGTATCGTTCTTAGACTCTCGGATATCAAGCACCAACCGTGTTGTAAAAGATCAAGATGATGAGTTATTACTGAGCCATGGATGGGAGTTTGCAGGATTGGGTTTATTTTCACACCCAGTGTTGAGTGGAGCTCGCAAACAAACGTGTTTTACGAAAGAACAAGCACTACTAAACAACCACAAAGTAATCGGCAAATGTCCGATGTGTGGCATGTGCGAAGATACAGACTGCTGTCCACCGGCCGAATGTAAATGTTTATATGGTATAAATTTTAAATTACAAGGTAACCAACAATGATTAACGAGATACATAAAGATATCACAACTGCAACAACTGGAATCGTAGCGCACGGTGTAAACTGTCAGAAAAAAATGGGATCAGGTGTTGCATTAGCAATTAAAAACAAATGGCCCATCATATACGAAGTATATATGGACAGTAAATCAACTTTAGGAATGGTGGATACCATTGAAGTTGGTGATCTATTATATGTTGCCAATTGTTATACTCAAGATGAGTGTGGTACAGATCAAAAGAAATATGCGTCACCCAGTGCAATCAGAACAGCACTTATGAGTGTTTATGAGTTTGCTGAACAATATGGTATTGACGTACAATTGCCGAAAATCGGATCAGATCGTGGTGGTTTGGATTGGGATACAGAAGTGTTTCCTATTATTCAAATGCTCGATGGTGTATTCGATACAGTAACAACAAATATACATTTATGGGACTAAAATCATGAACAACGACATAGATCAAATGTCTGGGGCAACTCAGTACTACGCAGCAAAAATTAACGGACAACTAATGGGTGGACAGTTTTTATCTGAATCCATCGCATCCGACCACGGATCGAAAATGTGCAAGGAAGGGGACCAAATGGTAATCGTTCCTGTAACATCATCTGGTCAAGAAATTTTACTAGGATAGTAATGGAGCTATCATCAATTATGAGTGCAATGCCAATGGATTGGCGGTACAGATGGTGCGAATCGGGTGCGTGTGGATGTCTTGGTTGTGCCAATGCCAGTGGTGGTGTTGGTGCAGCTGGATACTCAAAACAAGACTGGGAAGGGTGGGTTACGGATAACCCAAATCCAACTTCTAACAATCCCCAACCATACATACATCATGATTTACAAAATTACCTCATACTCAACGGAGAATTAAACGTATGCAAGGACGAAACGAATTCCTAATCCATGTTTTGGAACTAACCGACGAACTATTACTAGCGTTGGAGGAGCGAGAAGAAATCGAACCCGACATCAATATAGCTAGAGAAGCAGCAGAAGTTTTACGGGACGAACTTCGAGCATTGTGATAAATACTACACCAAGTATATAAACTTACGATGCCTTCATTGTTATTGCCGAGCATTAACACGAACAACAAAAACTTCACGTGGAAGCAGATAATGTTACCACGTGAAGTTTTTTCGTTATATTTGGGTTAATAAATCGAGACCAACGCTCCAATTGAGCGATAAATCAAGGACAATACCAATGGACAATGAATCACTATCTTTCAAGCAATTTTTAATCGAATATGATCACAGCGACTTACAACTTCGCCACGATCTCAACAAACAAAAAGCTGACAAACAATCAATTACCCAAGATTCAGCTAACTTCCAACGCAAAATGGATGCAGATCACGCCAAACAAACTGGGACACAATCACAAGACGGTGAACCAAATAAAGGTGATGTTCTTCACTCCCCTAGTGGTAAACAATTTCAAGTTATTGCTAGAAACAACGACGGGTTTCGAGTTCGCGAATTGGGTGGCGATCGCAAAGAAGGAACACTACCCCATGGTAGAAAATATACCGCTGTCGGAAAAACACCACTTAACAAGACCATATTTAAAATCGCATGATGAAACATTTAATATTAATCGCTATACTTTTCGGGATTACCCACACAGCGCAAGCTGATAGTGGAGAGCTGATTCTACCCATTATTCGGGTGTATGATGGAGACACCATTGTAACAAATTTATCGTTACCAGCACCACTGAATAAAGTTAGTGTCCGTATACGCGGAATCGATACTCCAGAAAATCCAGCTGCCAGTTATGTGGTCACCGGAAAGCTAGGACGAGCAAAGTGCAGACTGGAAGCTAAGCGAGCAAGAGCGGCTACAGCGTATCTGCGATTACTACACTCCAGACATGGCGGAACAATGACAGTAAAAAACCTTGAATATGGTGCTTACGCTGGTAGAATTGTTGGTGATGTGTATATTGGTGGTGTAAATGTTGGTCAACGGATGTTGGAGAGGGGATACGCTGTTCCATACGATGGTAAATCAAAACGGAACAATGATTGGTGTGTGCCTGATGTTGATATCCACCGTAAAAGGTAGTATCATCACAAAATTACAACCACACACGAGAATTAAATAATGTTAATATATGTAGTTGGTGGTGCCGTTAGAGACACCTTACTAAACCAACCAGTAAACGATATCGATTATGTTGTTGTCGGTTCAACGCCCGAAGAGATGGAGTCGTTAGGCTACAAGCAAGTTGGAGCGGACTTTCCCGTATTCTTATGCCCCAATGGCGATGAATACGCATTAGCTAGAACCGAGCGGAAAAACGGTAACGGTTACAATGGGTTCGAAACGAACTTCAATCCCACCGTTACCTTAGCCGAAGATCTACTACGCCGTGACCTAACTATTAACTCAATGGCAGTATTGCTATCTGATTGGGATCAGTTCAAAACAACACATGATGTTACCAAAGTGATCGATCCATGTGGTGGGTTGCAAGATCTTGTTAACAAAACACTAAAACACACATCCGAGCATTTCGCGGATGATCCAGTACGATTGTTGCGAATAGCTAGATTCAACGCTAAGTATGGGTTCAATGTAACCAGACAAACAATGCAATTGATGACAACAATGACCACAAACGGTGAAGTGGATCATTTGGTACCCGAACGTGTGTGGGCTGAAACAGCTAAAGCAATCGAGCTACCAAATGCAATGGAGTTTTTTTGGATACTCCATCGATGTGGAGCATTGAATGTTATCATACCAGGGCTAACAAAAACTCTGGTAGCAAATGGAAAATCGTTTAGATCGGCAACACTCAGAAATTGCAGCACCGCCATCCGAATGATGATATTATTTGGACCGATGCTGGATGCTTCTGACGCATTAACAAAGCTACGAGCACCATCATCAGTAATCAGAGATGTGCTAGCATTTCAACATGCTATGCAATTGGTGAGCAACGATGTAACACCAGAGGCTGTATTGGGATTTTTAAAAACAATAAAAACTTCTGAATTGCTCTACGATATTTCAACCGCCATTAGTGTAGTGAATCCATCAGGGGCGTTGATATACGATCGCGTTATACAAGGACACAACCTCATCAGATTTATATCGTTTCGTTCGCTACCGGCCAATCATACGTTGGAAGGTAAGCAAATTGGTGTAGCAATCGATAATCTTCGCATCGCAGTTATTGCTGACCTATTATGACTACATCAAACGCAAAAGTAACAAAAGCATTATCAGAGTTGGGGCTTCGACAAGAAGCTCCACTTACTGCCGAACAAGAAGCAGTATTCAAACGGGCTACCGATTCTGATGAAGCCTATCTATATCAAGTAGAGCAGCTATTTCAACAACCAGAAAAAGAATAGGTTGATATATCTAAGTTCCATAGTATAATATGGTTAACATCTTATGTAAGATGTAATTTTAATTTTAACTTTGGAGATTTACATATGTCATTATTTTTAACGATAGTTTGTTTTGCGGCTATCATTGGTGTTTCCGTCTGGAAACGCATCCACAACAACAACTTAGCGAAAATGCGAGCTACTGGCAAAGAGCGGGGGTACGATGACGAAAAAATCGAAGCCTTGTTGGAATCAGAAGTGTTTCCGCTACCAGCCTGGTCTGGTTCAGCGTTATTTGGTTTGGGTTCACTTTCATTATCAGTTTTCGTATTCAACTTCATGTTGTTTTATGCTCAACCGACACATATGTATCACGTAAGAACAATGTTCAACCAGGAACGTGTGGTTGATGGTATTGGGTGGTCGTATTATGGTGGTGGTCAGATTGAACCTTGGAAAAAAGCTGTATCTGTTCAAGCAGCTAACAACACTGGTGCTGGCAATGCAGATCAAATTTCACAAAACGAAAATGCTATTAGTGCCAACTTACTACCACAAAATATCGTATTCTTGGACAACGTAGATGCTGATGCTTCCGCTTCTGTACGTTTTAGACTACCAACCGATAAAGAAACATTTTTGCATTTAGCACACGAATATCGAAACCCAGCTAACTTCTTACGTACTGCACTAATTCCTGCATTTAAAGAGACGTTGCAAGCTACCGCATCATTAATGAGTGCCGAAGAATACTTTGCTGGTGCTCGTACAGAATTCGCTACCGAGTTCGAAAACCAAATGAATAACGGTATATACTTGGTTCGTCGTGAAGAGTTCGTTGTTGCTGATAAAACACAATCAACCAAAAGTTCCGCAAACGCATCTAAAGGTGACAAGCAAGACGATTACGAAGATAACAAAAAAGTCATTTTCAAAGTTGTTAAGGTTATGGAAGCTGATGGTGTGACACCAGTTCGTAAGAAACAAGCGTTTACCAATTATGGTGTGTCTGTTATCGAAGCTCGTATTCCCAACATGGATCCTAATAGTGAGTTTATCACTCGAATGCAGAAAAAACAAAAAGCTTCTGCTGACCGTGCCATCGCTCGTGAGAGTCGAATCCAAGAAGAAGAACAGAAGTTGTTAGCAATCGCCAAAGGTGATCGCGAAGTAGCTGAAAGACAAGCTGTTTGGAGAGCTGATCAAATCGAACAAACAACTAAAGCGGAAACAGCTAAACAGCTAACAATCACAGTTGCCAACCAATTAAAAGAACAAGCGGAAATCGACAAGAAAACTGCTGACATCTTACTTGAAAAGGCACAGGTGGACGCTAAAGCGACAGTTGTTACTGCTCAAGCGGAAGCAAAGAGTCGTAAGCTTAAAATCTTAGCAGATAACGGGTTGAAGCTGAAAACAGATGCAATCGTCCAAATGAATAAGGACAACGCAGAAGCATTCGCCAAACGTAAAGTACCAACAACAGTAGTGTATAGTGGTAACGCCAAAGGACAACTTGGTAGTAGCAGTGATATGGACACAGTCGTAACCAGTCAAATGTTAAAGAACTTAAAAGCGCTTGACTTGGATATGTCAGTAAAGTAACAATGGTGTAACCACCAGTAACACAAAGAAGCCGGCTTATGTCGGTTTTTTTGTGTTACCTATAAATACAAGCAAATACACAAGGAGAACTTGCACATGGCAGGCACAATCAATTATCTATACGATCCAAAGCAACTAGTGTGGGTTATCAAACCATCGATATGTAACACATACGAAGTGTTATCCGTAGAGGCTGGATCTATCATACAAGTGGGTTCTACTACAAATGCGATTGAATCAACACTATCGTACGATGTACGTATCACTGGACAGGCAGGGGTAACAACATTTGTGGAAGCTGATGTATTCCCATCGCTAGCAGCAGCAACAACCGAATATGAGATTAGATTAACATGAGACTATCCGAAATAAAACCATTAACAGAAGCAGCAAAAACAGTAGCACAATTAGAACAAGAATTGGGTGATGCACGATCAAAGTATTCCGCTTTCAGACGGGATAACAGCATCAAAAGCAAATCAGAAGTTCCACATCACCTACAAAATAAGTTCCGTGGATTCGTTGATAAGATCGCTGCAATTAACGAGCAAATAAAAATTGCAAAAGAAAATGCACAGGATAGTGGTGACAAAAGCACAACAAAAGACTTCAATCAAAAATTAGCATCACGACACGATGACAAAGAAGCGTCCGATGCTCGTAAAGGGAAAGCTCTGAGTGCTGGTAGTGGTGCTGCAAAAGCTTGGGTTGAAAAGCAAGGTGGGTATGCTGGAGCTGGCAAAGAAATGGAGCGAATTGCTAAAGAACAGACTAACGATGGTCAAGAACCTTTCGATGCTCAAGAAATTGCTGATAAAATCGGCATCACCAAAGGTAGCGTATTACGCTGGATCAACACTCGTAAAGAGTTTTATGGTGTAAAAAAATACAAATAATTGTTGCCCTTTAGGGGACCAGCATATATACTTACATCTTTAACACTTTTTGAGACTATTATGAAAACAATTAAGAACACCACAACGAATACCGCGAATGCAGTGGCAATTAATATTGCCACAAAGCACGAGTGGGCTGAGTTTGGATTTTAATTGTAGTAATAACTAGTTTTAAAATAAAAAACCTCAGCTCAGAAATGACCTGGGGTTTTTTTATGCTCTTTAAAAATGTGGATTGAAATAAAAAACGAAGTATAGTATAATATGTTTTTTTGATAGGAAACAGATTATGGCACTTCGGATAACAGATCCAACACTGATGGTACTCAAAGAAAAAGATTACCCAGCATATTTTTTGCTGCGGGGTAACGAAGATTACTTTAAGGTGTTGGCTCAAATTGCGACCGAACGAGTCAAGCAAGGTTACTGGTATGAAAAGAAACCAGCCAAAGCCCAAACTGACTTATTCGCGGACAATAGTTCTCAACATGACAGAATCGAAGCTATTTTAAAAATGGATAGGTCCACCAAACAATTCAGAACCGAAATACACCACTTTATGCAAGATCGGATGTATGATGGTTACGAATATGAAGGGTGGGAATTTGAACGATTTGAAACAATAAAAGAGCAAAAATGATTAATATAGAAAAAGGTAGTATCTGGTATCGATTGGCACTGTATGGAGTCTTCTTTGAGGAAATACACATGACATCAAATTTATGCCCATTCATGCGACGTGTGATGTTTGGGGTGGTCTTAATTGCTGGATATGTGTTCCTTGGATCCTTGGTTACGATGTGCATCGGTACACCACCACTACAAGTGATGATGGCTATTATGCATGGCGGTGAGTATATCATCCCCAACTTAGCGATGGTTATTGGATCAGCAATCTGGATAACAGGCGCACTTATAGTTGTGTTTTGGTTTTTTGCTGATACAGAAAGTGGTGAAGCAATACGAGCAACTGTTAACAAAGCTTATGATAAGCTTGACATGGACGACTGGATTATAGTACAATACTATCAAGCCATTCACGATAAAATATGTCCACAATTAAACTTTGGTGGTAGCATCGAAGATGGACACATTAAAGCACTAAATGAGGAATAGATGGATTTAACTTGGATATACGTTTTTGGAATAGTTTTATTTGCTGGCTCTGTCGCACTGTGCCTAGGTATAATAACCTATAAAGTGCGGAGAGACAAAGCAAGTTGGAAGTAATATTGGGGTTGTAGCTCAGCTGGAACGAGCATCTGCCTTGCAAGTAGAGGGTCGGGGGTTCGAATCCCCCCAGCTCCACCAATAAGAACAACATGCACGAGGATGGGTTGATGATGTGTAACACGCGGTCAACTTAAAGGAGCCTAGATCGTAGCCTAAGCTACTACGAACATTCCCACCGCAACCTTGTGCGGAAGATAGACGCAACCTTTTATAGTAAGGATTATAAGGCAGGTTAGTACGCCTGTGGCATCGCAAGTACTCGAGTGAAGTCTGAAAGGTGTTTTACCGTGCCAAACACTCGTTAATCAAAGTCGGAAACGGTTTTCACTATATACGGATATATGAAAAAGAAAATACGGATAATTTCAAAAATAAACAAGCAACACAGACGAGTAATCGAACATGGTGTTGCGGAATGTGGTTCCATAATCGTTATGAAAAAGGAACCTTTAAGCTCACTACATCCTAACCTACATTTTGATAATGACGGTTGGTATATGTGGTGTGATAATAAGCCTTAGTAGCTCCAATGGTAGAGCTCTAATTTCGTAATTTAGATGTTGCTGGTTCGACTCCAGTCTAAGGCTCACAATGGATTTGTATTTGTGGGTGATGGTTCGACTCGTAAATATGGGCATGAAAAAATGTACTAAGTGTGATAGTGATAAACCGTTAACTGAATTCTACAAAGCTGTTAGAATGAAGGATGGGTACCAATCTAGTTGTAAATCGTGTGCTGATGTAAGCACCAAAGGATCCAGGGCTAAAAACCCAAAGAAATATCACAACATGCGATATTCGTATGCAAAACAACGCCAGGCATACATAACGTCGTTGAAGATGCAATCAGGGTGTGTGTGTTGTGGTGAAGATGAATTGTGTTGCTTAGATTTCCACCACTTAGATCCGACACAAAAAAAATTCAACATTAGCAGCGCTGCCACGAAATGTGGATGGGGGGTGTTACTGGAAGAAATACAAAAGTGTGTTATCGTGTGTGCTAATTGCCACAGAAAGATACACAACAATTTAATAACAATAAGCTCTTGAAGCATTTATCTGGATGATGTCAACTCTTGTAAAGTTGGGAATACGGTTCGATTCCGTACTGGAGCTCCACAATAAGGAAGTAACATGACTTTTAGTATTAAAGATATTGTAAAAAATAATGTAGCTAACATGCTATACTATAGACACCAAGTAGTGTATTATAGTGTATTGGTTCCAGGTGAAAACATTGAGTATTCATTTCCGGTTCCATTGGATGATGTACAGGATGCTACCCTTCACCACGAAGAGAAGGCAATACTGTTGATGAGATACATCCGCAAAGCTGTTAAAGATGGCACGTTCGTAAAGGTAATATAATGAAAGACAAACGGTCGATTGAACTAACTGGAACAGATATTGTGTTGGAGCTATCAAAAGCAACTGCGGTAAAAACACAAAAGAACATGATACATTTGGATGAACTTGATGATGGAACCTGGAGATTGATTTATAATGGTAACTTAATCCCTGATTTTTCCCAAATCTCAGCACTAACAATGGTGCGACAATAATGTATATGACATATGGTGTGATAACTAGAGGTGGGTATAGTGGTGGTGAGTGGAGCGAGACTTCACGCACCATCAACATACAAGCTAAAACTAGAAAGAAATTGCAAGCAAAGAAAGATGAAGCTACAAAAACGCACACGAGTGCTGGCAGTCCAATCGACTTTGGGTATGTATCAGGGACATCAGAAATCGAGTGGTCATCACAACTGTGGAAGTTAGTTTCTTCCACCTAATTTTAATAATAGCGGATTAACTCAATTGGTAGAGTGCTCACCTGATAAGTGGGAAGTTTTGGGTTCGAATCCCAAATCTGCTACAAACAAAAAGGATAATAATGATAGGTACATTAACAATTTCGCAAGCTGTAATAGGATTCCTAGGATTCCTGGGTATCAACAATTTCAAAGAACTTACCAACGCCATATATGGATTGGTTGGGATGAAAAGGGATGGTGTTGAGATAATCCAGACGGATAACGATGTTGAGATTCGTAAGAATGGCAAGCTGATTATCAAGTTTGATGTTGACTCCATAGAAGAAATGTTTGATAATACGTTACCAGTTCCGGACTTCTCATACAACTCGTATGAGGCGTTTATTGTTAACCAATGGGATGTGTTGGACCCGAAGCCAACCATTATAAAATTGTGGCGTGAAGATGCTGCCATTTTGATTAAAATAAAATATCCAGGTACTGGACAAGAAGCAACAACGAAAATAGAACACGGTGACTTAGCTGAACAACGATTAACAATCTTAGCTGAACTACATCGAGAATAGATTATTCCCACTGGGCCGCAAGGTGTGGCACCTCCCTGTTAAGGAGATTTAGCGAGGTTCGATTCCTCGAGTGGGAGCCAAATAAGGAAAAAGCAATGGATACATTAGGGGAATTAGCGAAGATCATGGGCATCGAGAATCAAACCAGATACTGTATAACATACGGTGAAGGTGATAACAAATGTAGCTGTGAATTTTCTGCAAGAATGTCAAATTCGGAAGAAGAATTAGCTGACCTGCTTGAGGAATTTGTCTCTCATTTACGAGCTGACAAAACCGAAGTGACAACGAAGGATGGGATATTCTGAATGTGTGCAATGCTGGACTTGGATGAGTGGCTTGACGAGATGAAGCCAACCGATAGAGAACGCAATGTAAAAAGATTTAAAGATTTATATGTAGCACAATTTCAACAACTGGGGGTGTATACGGTTAGACTGGATGGTTTGCAACCAACCGGGCGGAGTTCAACTCTCCGTACCTCCACAAAAAACAACGAGGATGCATGATGTCTGATAGAAAACCTGGAATAGGCAACTTTTTTAAGTGGCCGGTATTTGAGCTGGATCCGAATGATAGCAACACCACGGTGTTCACAGTATCTAAAGATCGTGACAAAGAACCAGGAACAATCTCCGGATTTGATATGTCACCATCAGATACGCTACTGATTAATGATTGGTTAGCAGATCACAACAAAACATGCAAATTTTACGATGACGGGAGCACAGCTTCTAATCCTTGTGGTGCAATAGGTGGTAGACTAACGTACAGCTTCACTCCAACGGGGTTGGGTACTGTAGTTGTGGTTATGTGTGCTTGTGGTGCTAAACTTGATTTAACAGACGTGGATAATTGGTAATGTTTATAGTAGAGAGTGAGATTGATAGATCCGAACAACACAATCCTGTTTTACGGGTTGTTGTCTTTCAAACCGCCGACGATCAGCAACAATTCGATACGAGGACATATAGCATGTCTCTTCGATCGGTAGATGCAGATATGCACCAATGGTGCGAACAAGTGATGGTTGCAAATGTTACAGATATTGTCACCCAAGTAGAACAGGGTACTAAAGCTAACATCAAAAAAATGATTGCCAAGACATTTAACTTTCTTGGCCTAGACTTTTCATAAATAACTAAATGAAACATATACAATTTATAGTGTGGTTTTCTGATTCATCATATGACCCCCAAAAGGTTGAAGTTTGGGCGTTAACCAAAGAGCAAGCAGTCATATTGGCACAAGCTGAGCGAATCAAAGCTGGTGACGATTATACATTGCATAGTATTAGTTTTTGAGAGTTTTAAGGGCAACATGGCCAGAGATTTTGGGGTTACAAACAAGAAGTACAAAAAAGCGTTATCAGATATGCGTGATATCGAATTGACAACAGAACATCTGGAATCAGTAAAATTGTTGTTAGCGGCCGAGGATGCAAGAGCTGCATTAGCGATAAAAAATCAACAAGTCAGTGAAGGAGATCTTCACCGACGGTTTAATTTATAGGTACTTTTGGTGGTAATAAATGGAAGCGATATATCATTGCAGTGAATGCTCATTTCGATGGAGACAAAAACCTGATATGGTTGTGTGTCCAAAATGTAAACACAAATACGTAAAGTGGATAAATTTTAGCGACTGTGAAAAAAACAAATTTAGATAGATCAGCAGAACGTGTCAGCAACTATGCGCAGCTTGACACCTACCGGACATTGGGGGTTCGACTCCTCCCTGTTGAGCAAAATAACAATTTTGTGTTATTCCCATCCCGTACCCAACACCTGACACTATCGGGAACCATACATGCTACGGCATATGGGGGAACAACATAAGAATGGTGACGAATCCACATCTGTGCACGGAGGTGGAGGAAAGATAAGAATGGTAGTCACACCTCCCCTCCCGACACAAGCCACAAAGTGGCACTATCGGGAACCATCCGTGTTACGACACGAGGGAACAATGGATCGCTAGCTCAATCGGCAGAGCATTCGACTTTTAATCGAAGGGTACTGGGTTCAAATCCCAGGCGGTCCATGTATTAATTTTAACTATTTTGAAGGTAAAAAAATGACAGCTTTTGTCGCTATTGTAACATTAATTGTAGTTTGGGTATTAACGTGGTTTTTAAATAAACGATACGATGATGACCCAATAAAAGATTTCTTGCGTTATATTGGAGCCACCTTTGCATCAATGGCTATTGTATTCTTCTGGCATTGGATGTGATAAGCAACAGAAACATCGCTGAATATGATCAGTTGTGTAAGTGGAGATCTGCTTGGTACGCTGCGTTGAACCGACCAGTTGCAGATTCACAGAACAACCAAGATAAGATAATTCGTCGTATTCACATCGCAAATATGAAAATCAGCGGTATGTTACAACGATGCAACGATGTAACCACTGATGATACTTATTACCATCCAAGAGATGATAACGATCAGCGGTGGATTATAATATTCGAAGACGCAGATGTTGGTAATCAAATATACTTCGATGAACAGGAAGCTATCGCTGCATATGAGCGGTTAGAATGTAACTGGAATTGTCATTTATTTCAATCCGTACAACGCAACACAAAATAGTCCCGAGTCCGAATGGCGAGGAACCTCTTTTACACAGAGGCCGTATACGGTTCGATTCCGTACGGGACTACCAATTTAATTAGGCACTGTTATGGTTATGGTCCTATCTGTTATTTCTTCGCACCCATCGGAAAACATCAATGTTATGTGATCTTTCACAGTATCGTGGTCAATGCTCACTAATTTGTTTTTGTATCCATCCAATCCACCTTCCGATATTATCATTGCTTGCCCCGATTTTGTTAGTACATCTACCAAAAATTCAGCAGAGAGTGTAATTCGTATCATGTTACCATCCTATATTATTGTATTTTGTATTTATGGGTGGGTATTACCTCATAAATACCCAATTAACACATGGAGATTTTAATGAAAGTTAGTGATATATTATATGAAAGTCATGCAAATGAGCGCATCATCAGTGCCTTGGCCGATGCGATAGCCACCAACATCATGGATGGTATAAAAAATGGAACTCTACCTTCGATGAAGTTGGGCGATCACGAAATCCCACATACGGGTGTGATTGGTACTGTTGCTAAATTAGCAGGTTCAAAACTAACAGGTTCATTATATAACAGATTGGGTAAAGTTAAAGTGGAGGTGTTTAATTCCAAAGCATCTAACAACGCTGGTGAAGCACAACAAGGGATGGTTGCAGTCAATACCCACGCATTAAGATCAAAAACAAAATTAGCTAGCACACTGGTGCATGAGTTGAAACACGTTCTGGAATACTCACAAACGAAGGGCGATCACAAAGGAATGACATCCAAACACAAAGAAACAAATGAGCCAGATTCACAAGGTGATCAGGACCACACCAAACAATATCACCGTCGTCGTACGGAAATTAACGCTAGATTATCTCAAGCAATGAAAGGGTTAACTGCAGAGTTGGATAAGGTTGATGGAAAAAAGATTACAAATGAGCAGCTTTCGGAATTAATTTTTAAACAACTGTCTAAGTATGAGCTGCAGATGATTTTCAAATCAGGCAAATCAACAATCATGTCATCTATATTTGGAAGCACCCCTCCACCTAAGTCCATTTTTCATCCAACGGACAACAAGTATTACCAGAAACTAATATCACGCTTATATTCATATGCAAAAGAGCATATCGATCGAGTACAATAACCAACGGAGAATTACATGACTGACCAAAGAGAACCAATCGCATCCATCATGGATATGAACGAGGAAGTAGAAAACCTCGAACAACACCGATTAGCAAATGCTACATATTTCCCATGCTACATCAACACAAAAGACGACACTGTCGCTCCAGCGTTGTTTACTGAACGCGAATTGCAAGTAGCAATGGACCGCGCTCGAAAGAATCCTGAAGATATAACCAGTCAGTATGAAGAAGAAAAAACGTGGCTAGAGAGCATTTTCGGATAAATACCAACAATTATAAAGGAGATCTACCTAAATGAACACATTAATGAGAAAGCGTGCAGCACGCTTAGCTAAAATCGCCAACACAGAAATTAAAGAAGCTACAATCCCAGTTGTTGAAGCTCCTGTGGATACAGTCGAAGAAGTTGAAGACGTTAAAGAACCAACCCCATCACAATCCGTAGCTGCTAAAGTTGTATCAGCAGTTAAGAAAAAAACATCCACAAAGAAGAAAAAATAACACTTGACCACCTTTTGTTGATGTGTTATACTATTATATCACTACAACAAAAGGTGTTTCATGCTTGATAAAGCTATAGCCATCGTCGCACAGGCATTCGAAGGTAAATTCGATAAAGGTGGGCAACCATACATATTACACTGCTTGGCAGTTATGTATCAAATTCCAGAAAATGACACACAAGGACGTATAGCAGCTGTTATGCATGACTTGATTGAAGATTGTCCTGAGTGGTATTATGAACGATTGATCAACGAAGGATTTGAACCGGAAACTGTGATGGTTGTTGAAGCTGTCACACACCTGAAAGATGAGACGTACGATGATTACATCAAGCGAGTTTACGCATCGCCACACCTAGATTTTCGCGCACGCGACATCAAAAAAGCTGACTTACGACACAACTCGGATATTCTTCGCATGAAAGGTATTAGAGCAAAAGACTTCACCCGTTTGGAAAAATATCACAAAGCTTTTCTATTTCTAAGCGACTGAGGTTGCAATAATTCACACACCAGGTATAATAGTCACATGTATTTAATATTATTTTGTTTATTTCTTGTAATTGGAATGGATATGGGCATCCTTGCCTATGTTATTGGTTTCTTTTGCATGTTTCACCCAGTAACACTCATTATCTTTGGTGTGTCGGTAGCTGTAATAACCGGTGCCCCGATTTGGGTGTATGTTGTTGGTATTATTTGTACACTTTCGGAGATAAAATGAGCACAACTAAAACAATTTTGGAATTGGCTGCAGGCTATGCTGCAGGCACGTATACAGAAGACGCACTGATGGAAGTATGTGGGGACGATAGTATCGTTTCTGACATCATATCGATTGCTGGTGGTCTGGTTGGAGCTGGCTTAGTTGCTGGTGCTACTAGCATGCTACTGGATACTGAAATCGCAACAGACGTAACGGATGTTGTAGACGAAGCACTGGATGGTATCGGTGAAGCTGTATCGGGGTTAAACCCATTTAGTTGGTAACGCGTGTTAACTGTTCCGAATCGATAAGTATAGCAAAGTGGTGGTTACACGTTAAAACAACCACCACATTAAGACAAACCCAATAACATACGATTTTTCAATATTATGATAAAACATTTTAAAAGTGGGTTTCATTAGTTATATTTTAACTAAAGGAACCCAAAATGAAAGAAACAAAACCGTACCAAAACCGTATCCATATCTTCCATCACACTGATGGCAAATTGTGGACATTTGAAAATATACAAGAAGCTTGCCGATATATCACATCAATACGAGCTATTGGTGAAGTTGGAAGCCAATTCACTACATTTTCTTACCATCAAGAATTTGCGGATGAGCACTATGGCATACAAATATATCGCCACAGTGAAGTCATAATACGTGATGATTATGGAGAAATAGTCCACTTGCAAGATCTGATAGACGAGTGGAATAAACGATTCAAAAGCAAGTACCGTTGGAAAGGACCTCGTAGATTATCGGGATCTAAGTACTCCAGCTATCGTTGGTTTAGAGCACTACGCACCACGAATGAGCGCAGACAGGCAGTAGAAAACTGGGATGCGTATGACGATTATGGTATCGTTGTTAAACCGAGAGGTAAACGCAACGTGAATAGTCTACCAAATTCGTGGGATGACTATTGTCGTTCACAAAACCATAGTTGGAAAAAGCATCGTAAGACACAGTGGCGTTGAAATAATTGGGTATTGTCTGTATACTAAAGGTTCACATTTAATCGTTTAGGAACAGTAATGTCTAAAAAATCTAAGTTACAAAAACAAAAGTCACAACAACACAAGCAAGTCGCACAGCAAAAGAAAGACACTGCTGCCATTCTGGCTGAACACCACAAAAACCCCCCACCTGACTTTGAATTGCAGGTGGGGGATAATAATCAAGAAATCCTTAACGGTGACATCCAAGTTCGTTGGTGTATTACAGAAGAGCTGATAGACGCCCTAAACGAATCAAATGTTGTCGATCCACACATCCTACTGATATCAGCACAAAAAGGTAGCAGACAGGAAATGCAACGTCAGTTAATACCATTAACACAACTAAAAACATTCGTACGCTGCACCAAAGCGGGAGACGTAATTCTACACGCTTGGATTATAAACGCTGTTGGTGGTCGCAAAGAAATCAATAAAAAATTCATGCGTAAGTTGCACGGTGATTTCGCAACAGATATGTTGGATTATGCAGGTGAGGGATACACCGCTGGTCGTGAGATCGCAAAATATACATCATTACCTGTGGTAATCCCAGCAGGCGTGTTTGGTAAAGAGCCTGGACCTCGCATGAAGAGATTCGTCAATATGTGGCACTCAAACAAAGCGGTGGATGAATGCAACTACAGACAGCGATTGATAATTGCGTGTACCATAAAGTGGGAAGCTATGATTGTGTATGCGTTGGTGGCTATGACCCTTAGATTGATGCTATCATTTTTTGTGGCAGGGTGTGGTTATAGAAAAAACGTCAACTGGAACTTGGTTCTGCAGGTGTTCGAATTCGATGCTGCGGATATTTTCAGCGATGAATACGGTGGTAATTGGCTCGCCAACGACTACCTGCCGAAAATCACACACAAACACACCGATGGATACAGCACACTGAACCAATATTTCTTTTCATTTGTGCCACTAATACCATCGGTCGTAGCCTTCATATATAGTATCATTTATATGGGCTCGGATTTGGATAGTGTTGATAGTGTTGTGTTGACTAGTTTGACGGTAATAGCATTGGTGAAGATTGGTGTAGTCGTTGATGTGCTGGCATCGTTGATATTGTGGGCTGCTCACACCACGATGTGGGATAGACTGGATAAATACATTAAGTATATCGACCGATTGTTGTGTAAGCGTCAGAACTTAGGGTGGCGCATTGTTAACACCATCGGTATTGTGGGTCTTGTTATGATGTTTGGATATGTTGCATATGTAATGTGGAGTATGATACAATGGGCAGTGTTATTGGTTGGGTCATTGGCTCTGTTGTTTGTTTTTATGTACGCTATGTTAACATTATTTTACAAGTTCTTCACGATCGATGAAAAACACAACAACATCAATGATGTTAAAGAATTGCTATGTAATGATTGTGATGGGGCTGTGTTGAAAGGTGAGAGCCGAATAGTACCATTCCCAAGCAGACAGCGTCGAATCAAGCTTTTATATCTTGAGACAAAAAACAAAGTCTGTAAACCAATGCAACAATAAATAAGATCACCACGATGGTTGGTTTATCGCCAACCATCATCAATTACAAGGATACTAAAATGGCAGAAGAAAAACTATTAGGCGATATCGTCGAAGAGCAATTAAAAAAGGTACATGCTGACAAAATTGCAGCAGCAGTATCTAAGGTCACAAAAAAACCGTGTGGGTGTGAAAAACGTAAGGAAGCATTGAATAACATGCACCAACGTATTAAAAACAGCCTGCACAACAAATAACCAATGATAAGCAACACAACAAAAACGTTACACACGATATAGCTCACACATCTACCAACAATTCCGTTGGATGGTGATGTGGGTATTGAGTGTGAACTATGAACAAAAAACGAGCTTTTCGTCGCCACCAAACGCAAAAAAAATATAAAGCTGCACTTCTGTTGGTGCGAGATCGGTGGTATAGTGATGATTATACCACCGATCAGATACATGAACAAGCATCCCGAATTCGTGACAATATGAAAGATTGTTCGTGCTCGATGTGTTGCAATCCACGTCACAATGGGTGGGTGTCCAACGCTGAGCAATTAACAATGCAAGAGCGACGAAATTTTGACAAATACAACCAATGGGAATTACATGAAACACATTAGAACACCAGACGAGTACGAAAATCACGGATGTGCATTTTCGGTATTTTTGGCAGGATCGATATCATCAGACGAAGCAATCGATTGGCAACAAATGATAGCAGATTCAATGCAGAATAGTAGCGTTGCTCTACTCAATCCAAGGTCGTCAAATTGGATTGAACCGGAAACCACCGAAGCGTTTAAGATGTTGGTTGATTGGGATTGGGACGCTATGTTGTTTGCGGATTATGTGGTTGTGTATTTCGATGCCAACACACAATCTCCTGTTTCGATGATGGAGCTGGGGATGTTAGTCATGGCAAAACCAGACAAAACTGTTGTTGTGTGTCCAGATGAGTTCTGGAGATCTAAGCACGTGAATGCGTTGTGTGAGCGTCATGGTATCCATACGGTGAAAGACATATACGGTGTGTTGGATTTTTTCAATGAATCAACCTAAATGTCCTATCTGTGGACGAGAAGCAGGTGGTCAAATGCAATCCCATCACCTGCTCCCCCGTACATTCCGCAACCGTACATCTGATGTACACTTGGGTGAAAATCGTGTAGACATACACAAAATGTGCCACCAAAAGATCCATGCTACATTTTCGGAGCATGAACTGTTTAGTTTCTATCACACAACAGATAGGATTATCGAACACCCTGAAATGAAAAAGTTTGTTTCGTGGATGAAAAAGAAGCCGTTAGACTTCTATAGTAAAAACAACGACACCTCTAGTAGGAAGCGCAAAAGGTAACCATAAATATTAACATGGATATACAAACCCAAAAAGAACTAATCGAGATGAGACGATTGCTACAGGAACAAACCAAGCAAAACGATAATTTGCGGACTGCAGTGGCAAAGCTACATCAAGAGCTAATACGCACCAAAACTCAACTAAAACGAACCACTGAAAATGGTAACCGATCACGAAAAGATCTAAATAATATTTTGCAAACCCTATCCAAGCGTTAAAAAAGCCAAAACCACCAAGGTTTGTAGCCTTTTCAATAAATAATAGATAAATAAAAACAACCACAAGGGTTCAAATACTATGGAAAAGACATTCAAGCAATTTTTGGTTGAAGATGCCAAAACAAGAGCATCCACCAAACGCATTGCGGACATGATAAACAGTGCCACATCTGGTAAGTTTAACGCTACAGTAGCAACTAAAACTGGCGGCACGAATTCTGTGTTGGCAATCACAACCAAAGATGGTAAAATCCCTGCTGCGGTAGATAACGTATTCAGACAGCACAAGATCGGTGTTGGTGATAAAGAATCTGTCAAAAATAAGGATGGAACAGTTACCATCAAATTTACCACAATGGAAATGTAATGCGGTTTACCGAATACTTAGCCGAAGCATCTGCATTTAAAGTGTTGACTAAACATAAGGTTGAGTTGTCACCCGAAGAACGGGCTACTGTAATGAAAGAAAAAGCCGTTTGGCACCATGGACCAAATGGTAGCCCATCTCCAGCAGTGTGGAAATCGACAGACAAATCCGGTAAGACAACATATATAACAAATACACACAGAGCGTACAATACAGCGACCACATTAAAAGGCGCGATTGGACGATATCACAAATTTATTAAAGGAACGGCGTGATGGATTTAACATTCAAAGAATTTTTAACAGAGAGCGACACTCACAATTGGGTTCGTAATCCTAGTTCATGGAGCCAAATATCCTCCAGTCAGGGTAGCAAAGTAGCAAAGAGTACGATAGCCGATGTACCAGTTGTTACTGCTCAAGAATTGTGGGGGAAAGCTTCACCCAAACCTATGGATAAGATTGTAAAACATCCCAATCAACGCCGTGTCGTTGTTAAAGTAGGACGGAATACATATCTGGTAGATGTTGGTTTTGAAGGAAGCCGTAGCCGTAGCTTCAAATTGGTCACTTCTGGATCCATGCTTGGTGATGAACAACGAAAAATAACTTCATCAACAGCACGATCGTGGAGTGATATCCATGGTAGTGTACCAGCATCGGAAGCTAAAGATTTACCTGTATATTCTGCAGATGCTTTGTGGGATGATGGTGGTAAAGCTACACCAAAGTCACCTTTCAAACAAACACCAAAAGAAAAAGCATTTGTTGCAAAGATCGCCAATGCTAAATATTTAATACGTTTGGGTGATAAACCATCTGATAGATCGATTTCACGCGTAAGCCCAGGTTCGGTTGGTATTTTGGGTTCAAGCTCGAGAAGACGATAATATGACGTTCCTTCAAGATTTACACGTGCTATCAGAAGCCGGTGATCCTCTTGATGCAATACCAGAAGATGCTTTTGCAGAAGTGCAAAAAAATATCAAAAACGGTGCTAAAGATTTGGATCAAGATTGGGCAAATGCACTAGATTTAGTGCATAAAGCGTATGATGTGTCGGGTGTGCAACGCCCGACCCCTGATCTAAAGAATGCATGGAAACAATACGAAACAAATTTGCAGTTTGCTGTTGAGCAGTTAGCTAAATTTCGTGGTATGGAAGCCGATTGGCGGATGTCATCAGCTATGTTTCACGAAGCATTGGAGCGCAAATTCACATTTCGTGTTGTTGAATTGGGTGGGGATCACAGTAAAAGTCATGACGTCGAAGCTACTAGCATGGATGACATCATCGACAAAATTGTTGCTCGCACGAAAGATTCGCATGACGTAAAACGTAAAAAATCCCGCGACAAAGAAAACCCAAATACTGTAACGTTGGTGTTTTCTAAGTGGGGAATACGCAAAAACTACCAAATCAAAATATCTCAATTATCATGAAATTAGTTGACTTATTCGAAAACGCAAACAACATCAAGTGGGCAACTGGTAAACACGTCGACAAAGGGTTGAGTGTGCACCAACACAACATTAATAGTGGTGACTTCACCATGATTAATGTTGATATTAAAAAACTATTTTCTAAAACAATCGATATGCAACAATTGAATCCTGATGTTGCTGATGGCGGATCTAACGCAAAAAATTTCAGAATTGTCAACGCAAAAAAGTTTTGGGAAGATGGTGGGTACATGGATCTTGCTGTTATCAGTTTTGACTCACACCACAAACTAATCCAATTTACAGACGGTCGTCACCGTTTGGTTGCTGCATACCAATTAGGACAGAAAACCGCTCCGGTTCTAGCATACAACAAAAACTTAGATAAACTAAAGGGTTTACTAAACATGTAATCCGTAGTATAGTTCTGGTTTACACATCTGCCATCACGTGATGTGTGTTACTCTTAGTTTTGTTTTCCGCTTCGGTGATGATACGTAGATTGGCATAGCAATGTAGCCCACAAACCAATTCGTGTTGTAGTGGTATAATATGATCCACTTGATAGTTGGTCATTCCGCCGTGTGATAATGCAGCAGCCCTTTTGTATATAGCTGCTATCAATTCAGCTTCATACCAAGTTGGAGTGGCATTCAATTTTGCTGCCCGTCTGTTAGCAGCATATAGTCTAAACAATTCTTGGTGATCGATCCTATATTGTATTGCGTGGTCCGGATTCCGATCCCGCCACATTTGTTGGTATTTGTGATATGATAGTCGGTTCTGACGTTGTCGTTGTTTTTGTTTCATCAAATATGATTCCCGATTTTTTTGATAATGTTCTTTTTGGTATGTTGGATCTGCCGAATACCGCCGGCGCTCCCGTTCTTGTTTGCACGATGTGCATTCACCCGACGACGTCAATCGTTCTGATGTGTGTCCATTTCTGCACACCAGTCCACTAAAATACCTAGTAAGCGTTAACTGTTTTGCTTCAACTCTTGATATAATTTTCATATTGTTGTATTGTTATTGTTTTTAATCATATGTGGATATTTACTAATGAACCAATACCAACAAACTTTATACGATCAATTGATAGCCCTAACATCAACCACCGATGCCTTCTTTTTCGCTGATCACACACACGAACGCATTAAATACCGAATTTTCAACTATCGATTAGCATCATATTCGTTGTTTTGTTTACCGTCAGCGCAAGAATGTCGAGGTATTATGTTTGAATTGGATGAATGTGGGGATGCCATTAGATTAGCTGCACTTCCTATGCACAAATTCTACAATTTGCACGAAAATCCATTTACTATGGATGTTGACCTAACAACTGTTGATCGAATTATGGTTAAGTCGGATGGTTCGTTAATCTCAACGTACATGCATGGCAGTGAAATGCGGCTAAAATCCAAAGGATCGTTAGCTTCTGTCCAAGCGATTGATGCTATGGAGTGGTTGAACAAATACGAGAACATCGACTTCAAAATGGACTTGTTGCACTTCACCCTAAACGGTCACACTGTAAACTTGGAATGGGTGGGACCCGACAATCGAATCGTGTTAGGATACGAGCAGTCAGCATTGATTGTATTGAATATCCGCGATACTGCCACAGGATTGTATCGCCCTGCCTCTATGTCAACGTTCATCGACTACTCATACCCCAACGTAAAAACAGATGATGTGGTATCGTTCGTTGAATCTGTACCACGCATGACAGATAGCATTGAAGGCTTCGTTTGTATTACTACAGATGGTTTGTGGTTCAAATTGAAAACAGAAAAATACTTGTCGTTGCACCGCACGAAAGATTCGATTAACTGCCCACGTAGATTATTCGATGCTTGTGTTGATGATGCTGTTGACGATATGCGCTCAATGTTCTATGATGACCCTCAAGCGATCGTGCTTATCGATGAAATGCAAGAATTTGTTGATACACGATACAACCACATGGTTTCCACCGTTGAAACTTTTTTTGCAACAAATGAACGATACGATCGCAAAGATTTCGCAATTACAGCTGGTCAAGAGTTAACCAAACAAGAGTTCGGCTTGGTGATGAACCTGTACATGCAACGTCCCGTAGATTACAAGGCTTCCATGAAGAAAAATTGGAAGAACTACGGTATTTCAAACGAAAAAACGGAAACAAAATGATGAGAGAACCAGAAATAACAAACAAATCAGAATACTTGGCTGCTATGGCTAGTGCATCTGCAGCAATAGGAACCGCAGTCGTTAAACGATCAGGTAAACCGTTTAAGTCATCTAATACACAAAACACGGTGGTTGGAGTGTGCATTAATCCTAATTCACGAAAAATTGCATACATCTTCGATGAAGATGAATCGATTGTCGATTGTTTCAGATGCAAACCAGCCACCGTAGCATGTAAAAAGCGGAAGCGTTCCATTACTATTACCGACAAACAACACGGGGATTACTCCGATTATGATTGTGAGGTAACAGCAAACGAGCAAGGTGGGTTGGAAGTTCTTTGGAACCAACGATTTGAAGTTACTTACGGATACCTATCGGGGTGGCATGACCACATCAAAGGTACCACCGCAGGTACATTCCATGATGATGGTAGTGGTATTAACATCACTGTTGGTGATAGTAACACAATCATGGTTGATTATTCACAATTATCCGTTTTATATGCCATGCTCAAATACCACAACGAACACAGCAAATTTGAGCCTGCACCACTAACTTACACAATACACAAAACCAAATGAAACATATTATAACATCAATAGCTCTACAAGTAGTAGCAATATTCACATTCATGTACGATCCATCAGCATTAAACATGGGTGGTTCCATTCACCCATTGCCAAACTGGCTCGTTGGGATTGCTACCATTTTTGGTAATGTCATGTGGATATGGGGATTGCTACTCATGTTACTTGCATGCATTTTCACAATCTCATCGTTCGTCGATGATGGTGCTGCTGTGGTGCAAGCTAGTCATGACTCCGCCAACGAAACCACAATAACACCATCCACGCAATGGTTAGCCACTTTGCTGTTGTATACCTCAGGTATAGTAGGTATCATAGGATTGGGATCGGGGTTTTGGTTCACAGGTATTTGGTGGCTTATTGCATTGGTGGCCATGACTAAGTACCGTCGGGAATTCTGGAAACAAGTCCACTTAAATCACAACAACCTAAAAGACAATGAAGAGCATCCACTCAAGTAACGATTTGCGGTTAGTGCAGGTCAATGCACTAACCGTTATATGTACCGCCACACCTGGAATTAATCCCGTCCATGAGTTTAACACAATTGGACAAGATTTGAAGGCGGTTGGTTTTAATGGTACTATCATATTCGACCTATTGTGCTGCAATGGGTTGAGTACCAACCGATTCATTCGGGCCCACATCAGCGACGGTGTTATTGATCGATCATCGCTTGAAGTTGCGAGTAATCTAGCAGATGACTTGCTGAACCATCAAAACGAATACATGCGTGCACACCCATCGTTCGTTAGACACAGTGTGCTATCTAGTGTTCAGGTTAAGCAGTTCCTCGGTCACGCTTGACACTCCATCCCACTTTAGGGTATACTTTACGTTCTTTCAACAAATCAATAGGTAACAACTGTGGATATCACATTAATATTACTATTGGGTGGCGCATTACTGATCCCTTTAGTATCCAAGCAAATTTTTAATACCACCATAACAAAGCAGGAGATGCTAATTCATTGTGTGTTAGTTACAGTGGTGATGGTTTCCGTGTGGAATATCGGTAAGTATAGCATGACATCCGACACCGAAACGTTGAATGGTTACATTACATCAAAACATAGAGATCATGACACATATGAAGAGTCGTATGATTGTATGTGTACTACTGACAGCAAAGGAAACACATCATGTTCCACTTGTTACGAAACACATTACACAGTGGATTGGTATGCGAAATCGTCAGTAGGTACTATTAAGTTTGACAGTGAGGATAGCACATCAAGGTCTGTGTATTTGTATCCGAATCCAAAAGCATATACGAATTGTGCGGTAGGACAACCAGCAGCAGCCAATCACTCATACACAAACTATGTGCAAGCTGTTCCACAAAGCATCTTTGCTGAACGAGCAAGTGCTGATGACTTTCCGGGCAAAATACCAAACTATCCACACGTATACAATTACTATCAGGTGGATCACGTGCTTAATGTTGATTCGGAACTGACAGCTGGAATGGTAGCCGTCCTAGACAAACGCATAGACCACATTCTTAAAACATTAGGAGCCGCAAAGGAAGCTAATATCATAGTTGTTTTAACGGAAATCGATGATCCTTCATATCGATATGCGGTAGAGCAAACGTGGTTAGGTGGTAAGAAGAATGATATTGTTATCTTCATCGGGTTGGACGGAATGACCATAACTTGGGTAGACATCATGACATGGGCTTTGAATACAGGCAATGAGCTGTTTCATGTTACGATGCGGGATGGTATATCCAACATGAAGATTTTGAATTTTGAACAACTTGCACCGTTCATCGGAAAAACGGTATCCGAACTATATGATCGTCCGATGATGAAGGATTATGAACATCTGGAATCAGAAATAGTACCACCAACTTGGATTCTGATTTTGGCTTTATTACTCGGATATGGTGGTGGAGCAGCATTAGTATGGTACTTTCATGTTAATGATGTTGATCTTTTTAGATCACGTAGACGATACTAACATCTTTTTTAATATAATGGGAAACACAATGAAATACATTTTCGCAATACTACTATTCACCATGACCACTACGGCATATGGTGGATCAAATATAACAATCGCTGAGGGGTTATCAGATGCACAACGAGCGGAGATAGTTCTACAAGCAGCAAACTTAGCAGCAGCAAACAAAGCAGTACCGGAAACAATCGTTCCAAAAGTTAATGAAGTTCGCGAATGGACAGCATTAATAGATGCTGTTGGTGATGGTATTGTCGATGTTGCTAAAAAAACAGGGATGGCTGTTAATGATTTTTCCGAAAGTAGGGTTGGTATGTTTACCATGTTCATCATTGCTTGGAACTATCTTGGGCAGGATTTGTTAGGGGTCATTTTTGGTTTTAGTTGGCTCACGTTTATGGTACCAGCTTGGATTTATTGTTATAGACGTTTGTTTTTATTCGAACAGGTGGTGTATTACGATAAATCATCTTCTGGTGGGAAACGCAAAGAAGTCTCGTATAGTGACGGAAAGCGAATTGGTGACGCTACCACATTTTTTTACTGGTTGACGTTGGTGTTGATCTGTTTAGTTGGATTGGTGGCTTTATAATATGGAAATTATAACAGATCCTAACCTATTGGTAACTGAAGTACCAACAACATTTGGTGAACTATCACACGGGGACGTATTTAGATTCGTATCCAACTCATACGAAGCTGCATTGGTTGAACAATCGTTTTATATGAAGCTGGTAATCAAACACCAAGACATTATGTATTCGTTGGCTACCAACGAATGTGTGTACTCCGTAGCCAACAGCACTGAGGTTATTCCACACGTAGCAAAACTTGTTGTCCTTCCAAACGATTAAGGGTAACATAACTCCTGTCGCAATACTTTTTTTTAATTTAAACTTAATAGGTAACACATGAACAATACATCATCAATCAGAAATAATAACGGCAAGGCAGTGCTTATCTTGGTAGCAGTCTTGGCTGTTGTCGCTTTTGTAGGTATTACTTCCTATGTATCAGCACACAACTACGGTAATGAAGCTGAAAACTCACTTGTCGCAAAATATGACAACATGGAAAATATCTTAGCCCAGTATTCACTAAAAGTGATGGAAGCTGGATCTGTACCATCCATGTACAAAGATGACATGAAAGATGTAATGACATCGGTTATGGCAGCTAGACAGGGCGAAGGTGGTAGCAAAGCAACGTTCCAGTGGTTCAAAGAACACAACATTGAATTGGATCCATCCATGTATGCAAAAATCCAAACAATCATTGAAGCTGGTCGCAACAAATTCCAAAACGCACAAACGGGCTTCATCGATGCCAAACGTGCATACACCACCAACCTTGGGTATTTGTGGAAGGGTATGTGGATGCGAGTTGCAGGATATCCAAAAATCAACTTAGCTGACTATGTGATTATTAGTTCCGGACACGCCAAGAAAGCGTTTGAGACTAAAATCGATACAGCAATCAAACTAAGATAACAACCCATGGCAAACACCCTGGTCCCTTCGAGGATCGGGGTTTTTTGCGTTCCCCAGTACCAGAAAGACAGTCTTAACGAAAGAGCGACATAAATACATAAAAATATTCAAGCGGAGATAATGCACATGCATGAACTTAACAAAATGAGATTACTTTCTGGTATCAGAATGGATCCTTCTTTAGAACGACTTGCCGTAACAGAGGCTAGAAAAACACCACTGCGTCGATCAGACTTAACAGCAAAAGACCAGAAGTCACTAACCGGTAAAGTTGCTGGATTAAAAAGTGCGATCAAACATCTACAAAATGCAATCAAAGCATTAGACAAAATTCCAGCTACTGATTTTGGTGGAGATATTCCACACATGATCGCTGAATTGGAAGATGTGTTAGAAGGTGATAATGGTAGTACTGGACTGATACACTTGCTGGATGCGTTTGACAAAGACCAACAGACTCACCTAAAAGCTGAGAAACAAGCCGCAAAAGCAAAGGCTGAGGAAGAAGAGTCATCTGCATTCCATTCCGAAATGAGTCTGGATGAAAATGAACAACTGAGCGAGTCTCGTTGGACAGTAAAAGTGAAGCATCGTGATACGGATGGTTTTGATATTATCGCTGATACTCGTCAAGAGGCAGAAGATAAAGCAAAAGCTAGACTAGCACAAATGAAAGGGGGTAAGGGGTTAATCATTTCAATTAAATCCAACTCCGAAGCTACGACATCAAATGACTCTCGTATGGCCAAAAAACTAGATGCCATGGAACAAAAAGAAAAAGATGCACTATTGAAAAAAGCTGACCAAAAAGCACGTGCTGGTGGGTCGTTGTCACCAATCGAAGATTATGTGTTGACGTCATCCAATTATAAAAATTCAAAAGCACAATCAACTTCATCCACAGATACACCAAAAAAAGAAAACAAAGAAGAGGCTGTTACTGAGGGTGCATCGAATGGTAAATATGAAGTCGGTGATCGTGTTCGCACATCGATGGGTAACGGTACCATCAAAAGTGAAGCCAAACCGAATGGTAGCTTTTTTAAAGATCAACCATCACGCCACGCATCGGATGATTTCTATGACGTTGAGTTGGATAAAGATGATGAATTAGCCAAAAAACTACGTGTAGCTGGTCAAACGCATAAATTCGGTTCGTTCGATTTCAAAGGACACGTGAAAGAGTCTATGCATTATTACGTTGACAACAAATATACTAACTACGAAGAAGACAAAGATAAGCCGGTAAATGTTACAGATGGTAGTGCCAACGATGAACAGGTATGGGATAAACGTGGAACAAATAACGACGAAAGCCCAAGCCAGTTGGATACAAAGCAAGACGATCAATCGAACAAGATGAAAATCCCAGCAGAGATCACTAGCCAGTTGAAAACTGAAATCGATCAAGCTCGAAAAGAAGCCAAACGGTTGGACTCATCTAATCGTGATGCTGCCAATTTTTATAACGACTTGGCGAACGCGTTCGAAGACTTACATGATAAATTAAAAGCTGGAACTATACACGATTTCAAAGAAGCACAAATATTTGCACAAACACTAATGGGACCTATGCTACACAAAATCCCCAACGATGTGTGGAAGTTTTTAACCAATGGTGGAACTACTCGTTCACTAAAAAGCTATATGCAGGAAGTAAAATAATGGAACAAGATAGATTAAAAGAGTTAGCTGGGATCACGGAATCAGGTGATCGCCATTTAATCGAAGCAACCGAAGAACAAAGCGCCGTAAACGCACCTACAGCAATATCGGAAAGTGTTAACCCAGATATTGGGGATGACCACCATTTGACGCAAAACCGGATAATGGAATTAGCTGGTATTACAGAAGCGGAAATAGAACATCACACACCAACGAAATACATATTGGTGGAAGCAAAAAAAGGTGGTGACTTCAAGCAACTAGATGCAGCAGCACAAAAAGTGTGGGCAGCTACAGGTGACGCTAAAAAGACTGCACTTATTAGTTTAATTAAGTCGTTTAGATTCAAAGGTACAACAGAACAGCACCTTGCTAAAGCGGAAGGCATGGCTGATAGCCCAACTAAAATGGATAAGTTTGCTGCTGACTTGATGCAAGTTGGTCACGGCAACAAAGTAATATAACATGAAAGTTTGTGATCTTATGGAGGCTGCTGTAAAAAAGAAGCCTCCTAAACCACCCAAACCAAGACCCAAGAAAACGTTGTGGTTTGATTCATACGAAAATTGGGTAAATGATGTTAAATTCGGTTATCCAAACGCAGAAGCACACCAAACGGATGATGAACAAATCGTGGCATTGAGTCCCGAGGGGGATAAATGTTATGGTAAGTGGGATCCTACAGATCAGAAAGGTGTAACGTTTAACAAACCAAGGGACACGCATTCTGTCATTACACACAGAACGCGAACATCAAAACTGGCAACAACAAATGATACGCTACGCAATCAAGCGCACCAATAAGGACTACACATGCTACAACAACTACACTCATCATTAATTGAACAAGAATTACAACAGGTGTTTAATGATATCATAACATCATCAGAGCAAATCGTAATGATGTGCGAGGATGTTAGCATACCAGACGTACCCGATAGCTTACTATCAAACCTTCAACGTATCATGGATGATGCAGAGAAACGATACGGAGCAGCCAAAAAAGGACTAAGCCTCGTATCAAAATTGAAACCTGGAGATGACAGAAAAAAACACTTCTCTCGAATTCTCGGTAACCTGAACAAATTACGGGCATACAACGACCGGATAAACAAAGCTTTAGCCAAAGTGTCACTAAAACATTCAGGCAATGGCTAAAAAATGGAAGAAGAAAATCCAATAGAACCATCAGGTTACAACTTTTTTTAATGTTTAGTTGACTTACTAGTAAATAGTAGTACAATTAACACATAACAATTTAAAGCGAACAAAAGACAATGAACACATTATTATCATCACAGTATAGCATACAGGGCCCTTTATTCGGGACGCTATCTTTCTGTGAAGAAGATTTGTGGTCGCTGGAACGAGATTATCCTTCCACCGCCTTTTGTAAGTTATCTACGGAATCAGTTTAACGTAGATCGAAGTTAAAACAACTTAATACAAAAGGCCGGTAGAAGTGATTCACCGGCCTTTTTTTGGTTTAAATAGTCTGAATACCAAAGGACTTAAAAGGATTATAAGCGATCCGCATGTGGTTGAAATTCCCCCGAAGCTTATAATGTAACTTGAATGTGAGGTAGTAATCACATTTACCAGACACGGGAGCAATGTTCAATAGGACATCCCCTGAAAAGAATTTGAAGGTAGACTTTGACAATGTTCCAAGTTATACTTACCTTCACTAACAAACAGTATATTCTGCTAACCCGTCGGAATTAAAATTAACGGTTGACAAACAACAAAACAACAGTATATAATATCTACTTAACACTAACTAAGGAACACAAATGGTAAAGTACGGAGCAAGAGATCAAAGCGGCAAGAAAAAGAAGTTGGATAAAAATGGTAACAAACATCCAGTACGTAACATTGCAGCGTTGAGTAATACTGAAATTGTAAAAAAAGAAAAGTTTCGTCCTCGTGAATATAGCAAAGTTGAGAAGTATTTAACTCAACGCGGATTAGCCTGGGCATAAGAAATACCGGAGCAGTAGCATAACTGGTAGTGCACTTCCCTGTCAAGGAAGAAAGTGCGGGTTCAACTCCCGTCTGTTCCGCAAAAATAACACCATGGATTCGTTGAGCAGGTGGTGTGCTTAGCTGGCTGTAACCCAGTGCTCTTATGAGATTGTAGGTTCGATTCCTACCGGATCCACCAAATTTTTTAAATTCGATTGTAGACTACATCAAAACTGTAGTGTATAATCAAACAAAGTCTGCTATATTCTAATGGTAAGGGACTCGCATTGGGCGAGGGACGGAGGTTCGATTCCTCCTAGCACAAAAGGCAAGGCACACCATTAACGTGGTGATGTCGAATTTGATATGCTAATCAATAATGCGCGCCTCTTTCTGATTAGCAATCATCTTTCTCTCTGTAATGTAATCTGGTAACATGAAACGTTTGGGACGTTTTATTGTGGGTTCAAATCCCGCCAGAGAGACTAAATGAAATATGATATTCACAAAAACAAGGATGGCACATACACAAGCCCCCACAACGCTCGCGTTTATAAAAACTTACGATCGTTTGTGAGCCACATGAGTGGTAGTTGGGGTGATGTGAATCAAACGAAGTATCGTTGCCGATACTGTTTCCATGCCACTACAATCGGAAATATAACGAATCATGAACGGTTGTGTTTTTTAAATCCAACAAATTTAATGCGGTGTGTGGTATGCTCAAAACCAGTAAAGAACTACAAAACGTCAAAAGGTACTTGTAGTCGTAGTTGTTCTAATAAACACTTCCGCACTGGATTGAATAATGGTAACTTTCAGGGGAATCGTTATCAAACGTTGTGTTTTGCTTATCACGACAAAAGTTGTGTGGTGTGTGGGGAAACCAACATAGTGGCTGTACATCACAACGATGGTAATCACAGCAACAACGATCCGAGTAATTTGATACCAATGTGCCCAACCCATCATGCTTATGTCCACAGTAGGTTTCGTGAGTTGGTTCAACCAACAATTGATGAATATATAACCAAATGGAAAAACGCAAGCAGTATACGACACTTAAAAAATTAAACACTCCCGATGGTAGAATACAACACCAAAGCAATCAACCAAAATTGAATGGGTTTGAGTGTCCTAAATGTGGAGCTGAACTATTTGATAGTTCACCATTATTAATGAAAACATCAAATCCACCAATGTTGGATATACATTGTGGGTATTGCACGTATACGGGATATCGAAATATGTGATAGCTTTGTTTGAATTTTTATGGTATGGTCATTGTCATGTTTGGGAAGTTATATCAGAAACGGTATTGACAGACCACAATACTGGCTCAATTGGTACCAGATACAATTTGCAATGTAAACGTTGTGGTAATATAAAAATGGTTGACTGTATAAAATAAACATTGCTCCCATAACCCAATTGGTAGAGGTGGCTGACTTAAAATCAGTTTATGTGTCGGTTCGAATCCGACTGGGAGTACCAAACATGTTCTCGTCGACTAATGGTTAGGTCAACAGACTTTCAATCTGTGAATGGGGGTTCGACTCCCCTCGAGAACACAAATGTCGCTGTAGGCAAACTAGTAAAGGTGTAAATACTCAACAATTGGGTATGACATAAATACACCATGACTAAATACAAATTCACGACAGAAGAAATAACAGAAGCGGTGACAGCATCGTATAGTTTATCTGGTGCGATGCGAGCGCTAGGATACGAGAAAATAGAAGGAGGGTCTGTTTGTTGTTTTCGTAACCGACTGGATAGGCTTGGTATCGATCGATCACACTTCACGGGCAAATCGTGGGCAAAGGGAACATCTAGCAATAAAAAGAAATGTACTGCGGATATACTGATACATACCCACAACTCAACCAGACGAACACAGCGATACCAACTATTTCGCGCTTTAGTAGATGTCGGCAGATCGGTTCAGTGTGAGGAGTGTTTAGTATTTGACACATACAACAACAAACCACTACTATTACAAATCGATCATAAAGATGGTAATTGGCGTAATAACACTGCTGATAATTTACGCTTTTTGTGTCCGAATTGTCACAGCCAAACTGATAACTATGGTAATAAAAAACGAACCAAGTCCTAATTATGATTAGATACAAACACAAAGCAAAAAACATAAAACTGTTCCGTATTGAAGTCCGGCACCATCGTGGTAGACGGCGATATTATGGGCCAGGATTGAAAATGAGTAGGTGGAGGATCATACATATGTATGATCGTTTTGGTGGATACAACAAAGCCCCACCAAAATGTCTATCAATATTAATGCGATAATAATGCCTGACTATGCTAATTGGTAAAGCAACCAGATTCAAAATTTGGTGATTCTCAGTTCGACTCTGAGGTCAGGTACCAAACAACAATGAGAGTGGTAGGATGAAATTCAACAACAACGATGTATCAAAACTGTTAGTGGAAATGGAAGGTATATTGCTTAGCATCACCACAACATGCAACCACATCATATGCGAACTACAAAAAACCAAATGAACAATACCCTAAAAAGTTTAATAAACGCAATTCGAGCGCTATTTGGTTATCCACCAATGTTACGGGTGCTAAAAGCAACGTACACTGTGGAAGATCGCGATATGTTAAGTGTTCAATATGGACTCAATCTGGAAGATGAGTTGGCATCCACACTCGCTGAAGAGATTCGTAGAGAAGTGGATTCCGACTTACTACACATATTAGGGATGATGGGTGGGGTACAAGCTCGCTTGCGAGTTAAATACAACAGACAAAGCATTTTCTCAACAGCTAGAGTAGCTAAACGTAGTCGATTTGCCAAGATGCATGGTGTGTCATTTGGTAGATTTAGACCAAAACCACACAGATGGATAGCGTACTAATATGGAATATATGGAATCACAAATGCAATCTCGGTATGATGCTTGGGATGATAAAATCAACTCACTAGCTCCATTCATGGATGATCTGGCCACCATAATTGAGCAGCATGGTGTGGATAAAGAAGATATTGAACTTGCTGTTAAATATATGGGTATTAAGTGACGATGGCTAGATATGTTTGTCCTGAATGTGGTGCTGGTGGTGGCCATGCAGGTAATCCTTTTTTTCACAATGGACGGTACTTATGTCACGTATGTGAAGATCCAGTGTTGATGTTACAAGCAATTAATGATACAATACAACCATTAGAATTGGAACGGACAGATCTAGTATCACTATCTGACTATCTGAACCAAAAGAATAAATAATGCTCCCGTGACCCAATTGGTAGAGGTCATGTTACTAATAACATGTACCATAAATACCACATGAGCAAATATAAATATACGGATCGGGAACTAGCTGCCGCCGTAGCCAAATCAGTTAGTATATCTCAAACGATGAGATTGTTGGGATATACCAAAATCGTTGGTGGATCTATATGTTGTTTACGCAACAAAATCGATAGGTTGGGTATAGATCGAACCCATTTTACTGGACAAGCTTGGGCGCGTGGAATACCAAAGACCACGAAGAAAACCGCGGCTGATATATTGGTGTATACAGAATCGATGAATCGACCTCGCCGCAACCAACTAATGCGGGCGTTGGTAGAAGTTGGTAGACTCGTAGAGTGTGAAGGGTGTCATGTTGGATCCATATACAACGGAAAACCAATTACACTACATATTGACCATAGAGATGGGAATTGGAACAATAACAGTGAACACAATTTACGTTTTTTGTGTCCGAATTGTCACAGTCAAACAAACACATATGGGAATAAAAAACGTAACATAATGCCCCGCTAATGCAAATTGGTAAAGCTACGATCTTTAGAAGTTCGTGTATCTCGGTTCGACTCCGAGGTGGGGTACCAAATTAAATAAGGATAACCATGACAGACACAACCGTAGCAGATGTAGTTAAACGATTACAAGAACTTCCACAAGACCTTCCGGTCATCACATCAATCGATGATGAAGGTAATGGATATCGATTTGTTAACCTGGATTGGATCGATGTTGAAGGGTACGAAGAAACCGACGATGGTATTGAAGTTGGGAAAATGACGTTAACCGCCGAAGAACGCGCAAATGGTTGGACGGATGATGACATCAGACCAAATGCTTGTGTGGTTATCGGATGATAGATCCAGTAAGATTGGCAGAGTGGGAACGTAATGTGGATTCCACCAAACAAAAAGAACAATTGAATCAGGTTGCAAAAAAGAAGAAACCTGAGGATAATAAGAAATAACAATTGGAAGGTGATTGCTTCTCCGGTGACGCACCATGACTTGAAATCATGTGGAACCCTTGATCGGGTTTGGGGTTCGAATCCTCCTCCTTCCTCCAGTTTTATGATTTACCGATATATATTACACCTTCTGATGGGATATATAACAATTTATCCAGGGTATCTTTAGCTATATATTTGATTTGAGCACGAGTGGCAATGCCAGGTTTTCTAACAGATGATGTTCCTTTTTTACCATATGATGCAGTTGCGGTGTGAAATTTACTAGTACTGATGTATTGTGCTATTTTTTGTTCCATATCGGGACTCAGTCCTGAAACAAGAGGGGTTTCACCACCAACAGTAAAATCTTTGTGGAACTTAGCATTGAACTTTTTGGCTACTTTTTCTCCCCAACCATCAGCAAGAAATATTTTTGCAACATCCCACTCTTTTGAATACAACCAAAACCCTTTTTTGTAATATTTGGTTCTATCATATGTTATTGGTTTTGCTGCTTCGATTAAATCTAGTAATTTCATAATATGCTCCGTAATGTAGTACTGTATTTATCGCAACAATCAAAACCGTTGATTGTTGTATGAACTCTAATGTATAATAAATATTATGAAACCGATACGAAAAGTTGTCTGTGCCGCAAATAAATATGGTGATCTCATCATCATGAGCGCTAGACACCACGATAAGAATATGAACGATATAATCAAAGCTGTTAAAGCTGGTGGACACGAATGCAAACCGGAAAAAGGTTATCAGGGATTTGTTGATCAGTTTGGTGTGTTTATGGATAGAACTGAAGCTCTTGCCGTAGCCACCGCTAGCGGACAACCGTTGGATATGATTCGCAATTCCGGTAACGGTAAAGTGTTATACAGCGAAGGGTTATATTAACACACAACGTACGGGTACCACCAATGCTGGTGGTAGGTGGTCGACAAGTAACTAAGGTTCAATTCCTTGACCTGTACACCAATTTTTTGAAAGATGATTCAGTCTCCGGTGATTGACCATGATTGGAAGTCATGTGGAGCCTTAACCGGCTTGGGGTTCGAATCCTCCTTCTTTCGCCACAATAACACAGGATAAATAATGTCTAACCAAGATACTGTAACAATATTGAAAAGTGAATACACCCAACTGCGAATTGCCCAAGAACAACTAAGACGATTAGAGGTGGGTGGTGTTGATAACTGGGAGTGGTATGGTGAATCTATGAATCCAGAGGGGGAACCCGATATGGATGAGGAAGAGGAATCGATCAAACGAGAAGTTGCTAAACGGACGTCCTGATGGATAGTACAGCTCAGTTTATGTCTGTTTTTGGATGGATTATTGGCATCATTCTTGCGTATATCATATGCAGAGTTATGGTATATGTAATAACAAAACAAAACAAAAAAGAACTGTGGGAAGATTTTTCCCGCGACTCCGAGATCTATAACCCAAACGATTGGAGATAAATGTGGGTGAAATGGCAGATTTTTCGATTGATGCTAGTATGGATGAAATGGATCACTATGAACGATTCAAAGATGCCGATCAAGCAACACAATATGAAGAAGGACTTATCGATGAATACGGAGCTACTATTGGTAATCCCGGATCGACTCCATGGACTCCAGCAGAACGAGGACCATGCGGTGAAGGTAAATGCCCAAAATGTGGTGGGGTTACAGTAGAACGACAAGGAGTGTACGGCATGTTTTATGGGTGTACAGCGTTTCCCAAGTGTAACGGTAGTCGAAGTGAATAAATACACTTGTTGACTATACCAAATTTGTTAGGTATAGTTATAAACTCTAACTAACTAAACGAGGTAACAATTATGAAAAGAATTTTTATGGTGGTGGCATTGCTATTGGCTATGCTTCCTATGGTGGTTTCAAATACCGCAAATGCTGCAGTGATTATGTCTGCAGGTGACTTTCAATTTATCGGGCAAGCATATATCGATACCAGCAAGAATACCATCAACGGTACTGGTACCAGAGGTGTTGGTAGAATCACGTCCATCTTGGATGCAGCTGGCGACATAGCTTGGTCGTATGGTGCGGATAATACATATTTAGCATTTGTGTTTGATGGTATCCACTCCAACAAGGACCTAGTGACTAATGACTTTATTGCACTTGGTTCTGACGGTGGAACAGTAAAGTTTTATGAATCGGCCACGAATAACTTTGATAGCGGACTAAACTTTACGGACTCAGCTACCACAATCGGAACTGGTGAGTTGTGGTTGGATGCTATCATTGCCGGACTGATTGCTGGTCACTCAGATGACGTTTCGTACCGTGCTAACGGTTTTATCGATGTTGTTGGTGGATCCCAAGGGACCCGATTTGATACAGGCTCACGAAGCATGGGTGATGGAAATTTTGCTGATTTATCGTTCAGCTTGGTTGGGAGTAACAACGACTCCACTCTAGTGCATGCCGATTACGAATATCGAACATCAGCGTTTTCGGACGGTAACGTATCAACAGTACCAACACCTAGCGCATTGTTGTTGTTAGGCTCTGGTATGGTTGGATTGATTGCTACACGCAGAAAACCAACAGTATAACACAACCGGTGGTGTGACGATGTTGCACCACCAACAATGGAATCGTAGCTGAGAATAGGATTAGCGCTGGGTTGAAGTTCCAGAGTACGAGGGTTCGAATCCCTCCGATTCCACCAAATATATGTAGGAAAATCGATATGAACAACTATACAAATCCGAAGTGTCAGTGGTACGTTGAACCTCCTGTTGGGTGGAAGATAACTACAAATTTTAACGAAGCGTTTATTGATTATATAGGAGAGGTTGTAATAACTCCAAAACCATCATATAATATGTTCAGGAAAGCGATAGGACTTCCACCGATACCAAGTACAACTGTGTATTATCACGGAGAACCTGATAGTAACTTACTCACACGTTTTGGGTATGTTGAGCCAGGGGCGGATGGTTTTTTTAGTTAGAGTATATAGGTCGGGCGCCGGGACGCAAGAGTGACTCCAAATCACTTTGAGGTGGGTTCAACTCCCACTCGGTCTGCCAAAGCATAAATACTAATTTTACAATGGAGTAATTTTTATGAATGAAAAAAGTATTATTAAATTTGACGAAGGTCACCGTGAGAACAACGAAGGTTGGGGTGGGTGATGACTAAAGAACTTTCAGAAGGTTACCGTGATATCACGGTAGGTGATTGGGGTAGCATTACCTCAATCAATGACGATTGGCCCAGAATATGAATAGATCAGATGATAGGCCAATGATATGAGTGATGAAGAAGTAATAAAAAAATTGGATATTTTGATTGACTTTTTTAACAAATACGCCTATAATATGGGCTTTACGGATGACAAACCATCCACATAACAAATACATACAATGGTGTATGTATGACCCCCACAGTACCACAGAGTGGTTAGTGGGGTAATACCGGCAAGACTTTGCCAAATTACAATTAAGGAACATTTATGACCGAATTAACACAAGAACAACCAGAAATAACATCAATTGAACTAACATCAGCACGAAAATATCTATTAACGATGTTTGTTGAAAATGGTATAGCCGTTAAATGGAATCAGTGCACCGATTTGCACAAGAAACCAGCATCAACCAAAACCATTTCACGGTGGATGAGGAAAGGACCCAACACGAAAAACGTTAGGTTTGAACCATGGTTGCTGGAATTTGCGGCATCGGAAGGTTGGGTTAAACCAACCAAAGTAAGCATTACCGCTACCGAAAAAGTGGTACATTTATTGTTGCATGTATCTGCAATAACAGATGACATCCAAGCTGCTGTAATTGTAAGCATGAAAGCATATGCACAAGAATTGCAAGAGCGTGATGTTCGATTGGTATGGACCGGACAACAAGTAGAACTCATCGACGCCATATACGCAAAGTACGGCACATTATAAGTTATACTGAGTGGGATTTGTAGTCCCACCATTAAGCACCTATAGCAAAGAGGATATGCGAATGATTGCAAATCATTATACACGCCGGTTCGAATCCGGCTAGGTGCTCTAAAAGTTGACGAATGACACTCTTAACTGAGGGGCGTGGAGAGGCCTAGATAGCTCCCGTCAACTTTTTCTTCTTCTGTTGTGGTTTAAAACCCACCTCTGCGTTTTCTGTAGGGATATCAAGTCATTCAAGCTTGGTTAACATATAACATGGCGACGATTGGAGTAACACTCCCCGACTGTCATGAGTTCTCCCGAGACTAAGACTCAACGGAGGGCAAGGTGGCTCGACGGGATTGCAGTCCTATCAGGTTGCCGGAATGACACCTCTACGAATGAACTGCAATTCATAGTGGAGGTAGTATTTTATTCGCATACTAGATTTATCTGGTATGCACAAAGTAGTCACCACGGTAGCATAACGGACAATGCAGCGCGGATAAGCGTAATATATGGGTTCGAATCCCATCTAATGTGGCAAGGTTCGTCGGGTATTAGTTTACTTGTTGAATCGAATGTGTTTGTAAATTGGCTAAGTGCACCTCTACCAATTTACAAACAAATTTATTCCTTTACATCGGATAAGTTCCTATGTAAAATACTAATTTGTGATCTGGGCTAACCTAAGCCGCCTATGAACGGAGATTCTGGTAAATCCAGAGATCATAAAAACACCCAAGATATTGGGTTTAACAAACACTAAAATGGATTTCATCATCCCCCACATTAATTACATACCTTGAGGTGATGTGGATTTGTTTGATAGCCAGGATCGTTTCCCTGGAGTGTGTAACAGTTTGGTGGTAGCTTAAGTGGTAAAGCATATCGTATTTGTATGCGATAGTTGTAGGTTCGACTCCTTCACCCAAGCAAGGTAGTACCCTGATGTCGCGGCCGGGGGGAACAATACTACCGGTAGCCGCCCTCCTCGATTGAGAGTCGACGCTTGGTTGGGGTGGGCATATTATTTCATTTTACTGGTTGACATCCAACGATGTTACCGGTAGAATAACAAATTCGCAATCGTAGCTGAACATAAACAGCGGACCCGATTAAGGTCTACAGGTTTGATTCCTGGTGATGTGATAGACACGACGGATCACGGTCTAGTTGTGTTGGATGTTGATTCCCTGTCCGGACGGGCCCTAGAGGATAGGTGGATCATTATTTTAATTTTTTAATTTTATGGGTATGTTATGACAAATGTACTAGAAACATCGTTGAAGGCAATAGATGAATATTTGCGAAATGTAAGCGATGAAGAATTTTTAAAAACATACGAAGAGGTGGAACAGCACCAAGGTATGTTGGTTGTAGAGTTTTTAGAACACCACACTGCCACTCCTTTGTTGAGTGGATGAAAACGGTGTCTGGCATGACAGTATATTAATCAATGTGTTGTGCTTACGCGTTCGGATGTATAGGTCGGTAAAACATCCACACTTTTAAATAAAATAGAGGTTTTTATGTTGTACGTTTTGTGTTGGTTTGTAATTGGAGTAATCGGTTGTTATGCAGGATTCTACCAAATTGGGAGGTTACAGGAAAAATACGACAATGAAAAGATGGACAGGGATATAACAGTATCTGATGCTTTGTTTATCGCTGGATTTGGATTATTTGGTCCGCTTAGTGTTACTTTAGTGTTTGTATGTTGGTGTGTTATGTGGTATAACCGAAACACAGATACGGTATTGTTTTCGGTACCAAAAAACGAACTATCAACAAAAAAAGATGATACTAACATAAGTACTGATCATCCACTAAAATAAATTACGCAGACGTGTAAGGGAATGGTATCCTCTCTGATTTCCAATCAGAGTTTTACGAGTTCGAATCTCGTCGTCTGCTCCAAACAATTGAGCTATGGTGTAACTGGTAACACACCTGACTTTGACTCAGGCATCCCAGGTTCAAATCCTGGTAGCTCAGCCAATTCACCCACTAAATAGGATTCCCATGGGAATGTTTAGAGACGAAACAGAATCACCACACATCGGTATTGGAACATATGTTACTGCCGGTCAACAAGAACAGTTTCTAATAGTGCAAAACTGCAATGGAACACTTGGTGTGCTTGATATGATTATATGCAAACAAATGTCTTTGCTTGACGTACAAGACCCGACTTGGATCACACGTGAAGAGTTTACTGCTCTCTTCTCTTTCAGTGACCACTCAATACACGATTTCAAATTTAATGCCAACTGGGTAGTAAACCTTCAAGAATAATGCTTAAAAACCCCCCAAAGTATCATAAATCTATACTAAACGAATTCTACGCCGAAGGTAACAACGGAGGCGATTTCATCGAGCTCACCAAAGGGTCCGAACACGACGACAACATGGTTCGTCTTACCGTAGGACATTGTTGTGTGCATTGCATAGATGTGGAGATTCCCGTTGAAGTGCTCACATCAATATTGGTTGATGTGTTGGATGGAAACAAATTGGAAAACCCAAATGTGCTGAAGTGGAATAAAGATGTAAACACCAGATTAATCAACCAAATGGAAAAAGAGAATGATAACAATAACTAGAATTGGTGGTAACCCACTAGGCGTTAGCCAATACGAATTGGTCCTCAATGGAACCACTATTTCATCATCATTCGACCATAATCGGTCTGACGATTTACCAAAATTGTTGCACAAAGCAGCTGATCAAGTTATAATCGAACGTGCCAAATTTGGCGATGCAGTGTATAATACTAAGCGCCCATCAAAAGAAGATACGTTACCTACTGTATCGGATGTTGTTAAAGAATTGCAGTACACGATTAACAACTTAACCACGTGGAATGAACAAACGGAAAACGTTGATGAAAAAGTTACGTTGTCTACCGTATTGGAAGACTTAGAGCAAATCGTGCTAAAATATGAATCAGCATAACATCACGTTTACGGAAGATGCAGCTACACAAGTCAAAAGCTTGTTAGCTGATACGGATGGGGACATGAAATTGCGAGTGTATGTTTCTGGTGGTGGGTGTTCCGGTTTTCAATACGGTTTTAAATTTGATGACATCACCAACGACGATGACACAATTATTAGTCAACATGATGTTGATATATTGGTTGATTCTATGAGTATTGGGTACTTAATCGATGCAACAATTGACTACGTGACTGGCATAATGGGCTCTCAGTTTTCTATTCAGAATCCAAACGCAACCGCTACCTGTGGTTGTGGTTCTAGTTTCACGGTCTAGTGATGTTTATATAACAACGACTTTATTCTAGCTTCATCTGATCTACGACACGTGTCGTGCTCACCAGATAAGCATTGCCAACAAAATGATCGGTGGTGTGTTCGGTGGTGGTATACTGAATACGATAACATCACGACAAAAAAACAATGAAGAGTAACACCAATCGTATACAATACCAAGCAGTTGTGTGTACCATATTCGAACATATCATATATGGCATAACCCCATACGATCAAACAAATCAACCCGATAATATGCTTTATTACTGTCATCTACACTCTCCGTTATCTGTGTGCTTTGTATTTATAACAGACTCACTTATACAGGTAGGATAGAAATGCAACACAACATTGAACTTCTAAACGGTGGGATAGGGATCGAATTGATTCTGGATGTACTCAATGGATGTGATTACAACTGCCCTGGATGCTTCATCAATCGCAAAAACGTAACAACATCCGAACAATTATCATCGGTACGATCGTTTGCGGATATGATGATAACTGGTATGGGAGCAAAAATGGAGTTGATTCTAGGCTCCACCGATATATTCACAGCAACAAACTTCGATGAAACAATCGAACACCCCGATCTGCTAGCCATTCCGACATACGCACTATCGATGAACTCTACGTTATTGGCATCGAGTGACATAGTCACCAAACGTATGGACAAAATTAAGACATTCATTGATAGCCAACCAAATAAGTGCGAGTTTGAATTGTTTCCGGTTTTGGATATCACGAAATATATGTCCGATGATAAGCAATATATAAACACAATCCGAACAAACTTAAAGATTTGTGATCCGGATGTTGTTGTATTTACTGTTAATTTTTATGCAGAAACTATGTTCGATCAATACTCCATCAATACCATTCGAGTGAAGCTAGCCCAAGATTTTGGAGCTGAATTACGCGTGGTGTTATCGTCTTTCCGATCTCATAACCCGAATACGATAATATCAAATGCACACAAATTTAACAATATGGTGCGCAATCAGGTGTGTGGGGATATCGATATTGTGGATCGTTACATCGGACCCGTACCATTCACCAATTTTTGTTTCAATGCTGGTGAGTTTTACATGATGTCGTATATGTCCGATGACCTCCCACAAAACACGAAAACATATCACATACCAAAACCATATTCAATGGAAGCATTGAGTGTCCTTCAACAAAACGTGTTTACTGATCAGGTAAAATACGCAACGACAACAGATGAGTGTGGTGACTGTAAATATCTAATGAATTGCACCTCACGCAACGTATTAACGTACATGGCGGACCGAGGTATCAGTGAATGTCTATTACCAAAAGAATTATTTCCGTTACACTGTTGACATCGATGGTATTCCATCATATAATATACACTTATTCCACGGGTAGCTCAATTTGGTAGAGCGGCGTTTTTAAGTGCACCACGACGGTAGAGCACTTATACTACAGAATGCAGATGTGATAGAGTATGGAATCTGACGAAAATTCGAGATGTCTCACGACGGTGAGCCTTTGATGAGTAGCAGGTAACTCCATGTTCGAGTGGTTCGAGTCCGACCCTGTGGACCAACGTTTATCAATGACGACTATGAAGAAATTAGCGGTAGAAGTACAATTCCAGAATGGTGACAAAGTAATCAAACGGTATACAACAAGGAGCGGATAACGAATACAAACGTCTCGTATCTGCAAAACGTATACACGACGGATCATCACTGACAGACAAATTCACAGTCAAACGAGTTAAATAATCAACAACACCAATTTTAAGGTTGTGGCAGATTGCCAGTAAAGAGTGCTCAAACTAATTGATCTACGGAGAGATTTGAGTTAAATGGTCGCATCGGCAGCTTACCTTCACCACATGAGGACACAAACCATGGCAAACCTAGTTAGAATAATAGAACGCACCAGCCCCTCAGGGGAAATCAAGTGGGTTATTCAACAGAAACATTTTTTGTTTCGCTGGATGTGGGTGGATGCGTGGCTCAATAGTATGCTTGGTGCTGCGTGCCGAGATGATTTTTATTCATTAGCCGAAGCGGAAAAGCACCTTTGTTATTTTGATGGTACCCCGTCTAAGGACAGGGTAGTTAGCTAATATGCAAGAATTGGGAATGGTAAATGATCCGTATCTGATTAGATGGGTACTGGATTTGGGCTTTTGCTCGTTTCGTCTGCATCATTGGAGACACTCTGATGATCTCCGTAATCCACATGACCACGCTTGGGACTTCGCTACATTCATATTGTATGGATCATACGAAGATGTTTCACCGGATGGTAATGAAATGATGTCGATTGGACAGTGTGCATTTAGGAAGGCTGAGCATAAACACAGCGTACGGATAACATCGAAACATTGCTGGACAGTTATGATAACCGGTCCAGAACGTCGCCAGTGGGGGTTCTGGGTTAATAACAAATTCCGAAAACGCAACAAATACTTTTACGAGTATGGTCACCACACAAAAGATCAAGTTGGTGTTCGTCGTACATAAATACCAACATGAAAGTACACGACATATTATTCGAAAATAACAGACAGTTCAAGTTCAAGAGTGAAATCGGACTCATTCCCATTATACCTCTACCAAAAGGTAGTAACTTTAGAACCGATAAAATAAAAAATTATCTGAATCGTGGGTCTATGGCTCAGGCATTCGAACACCCATCCACCCCAAATGCTGTGATAAAAGTCATAGACATAACACTGGGTGCACAGGTTGACGGTCAGGTCGCTAATACCAACATGGTATTGGAACATCAGGATAATCCATTTTTTCCGAAAATTTACAAAGCAGTGATTTTCAAACATTACAATCCAGGTGGCGACCACAAATTGTATATCGAAATGGAACGGTTGCATGAAATGACTGCCGAAAAATTACGACACAACCACGAGGCTGTGTTACACTCAATGGGACTGGATCCGTCGCTTATTAGTGGGGAAACGGATGTCCATGGTGAAGATCCTGAGCGATATTTATACGCTCTTGAAGAAATAATGCGTCTGTTGGCACACCCAGAAAACATACCAGCAGACTTTATAACCAAAATAAAAAATCCACAATTCATCGAGGCTATTCGTATACTACGAAAGACTCAAGCACAACATCACGTTGGCTATGATTTGCACGCTGGTAACTATATGTATCGGTTGACCGGTGTTGGACCTCAGTTGGTTATTATCGATCCATTTGTGTAGTGGTGCCCCTGTCACCACTCACAGTCGTACCATATATATAATGAGTTGCCACATCCGGCAACCAATTAACCTTTAGAAGGAAACTTTATGAAATTTCGTCCATTACGTGACATGCTAGTACTACGCAGAGTAAAAACCGCCAACATATCAGCTGGTGGTATCGACCTATCGGGGGTTGAGCAGGATAAACCCAATGAAGGTTTGGTTTTGGCCGCTGGTCCCGGAAAGTATTTTGATACAGGTGAATTGCGTGAACTGTCAATTAGTGTTGGTGATACCGTATTATTCGGTTCGCAAGTTGGATTCGAAGTTAGTATCGAAGGTGAGCTGGTCGTGATGATGCGCGAAGAAGATGTCATGGGCATTTTACGTAGCGCATAACCCATACAGTTTGTTGTCCTTTTATGTGACGTTACTTATAAATACGTCATATATTTTTAAAGGGACAACAAACAATGAAATTACACGAAATGATGGTATCTGAGGCTGTATCGCTTGATGCAGCAATCAGCCAGTTGGTTAGCGTAGCAGCATCGTTAGCTTCGCACACAAACGAAAACAAAGTGGTGTTTAAACATGCTGCTAGCAACGCCGAAAATAACCAAACGCAAGTGTTACGTCGTGCCAACAAAAAGAAAACAAAAGAACGTGCAGCATCTGCTGGAGCAAAGTCGCAAATCGCTCTACGAAATAATAGATGGTTTACCGAACACTTCAAATCAAGCAAGCGAAGCATGGGTGGACTACAAACAGCGTTGGAAGCTATTATCAACAGTAGTGGTCTTCCAGGTGGTGTTAAAAATAAAGCAAAAGCTATTGCCGGAATTAAAACTTCCGCCTATAATGCACAAGGTCGGGCAAATTCCGGATCAGAAGCTTCAAGTGGAACACAAGCGTACAACGAACTTCTGGAGTTACTACCAGGATTGCTAGATGCGTTAGCATCATCTCAAGGGGAGAGTGTACAAAAATCTCTATCGAGTAAAGCAGCAGCTATACGCAAAGCGTCACAAGAGTTTGATGCAGTTGAAACCAGCAGCAAACAATCTGAGCAGGATTTTAAAGACGGTCAGAAAAAAGACGAAAAACGTAAGACTGATAATAAGCAAGCTGGGCAACATGCCTCATCTGCAAATGATATGGCTACCAAATTGATCAATGAATTGGTACCAAAAGATAAACGAGCGGCTGTTAAATCCGCAGTGGATCGAAGTGATAATAAACTTCAAGCACTAAAACAGGAGTTGGATAAACTCGGTATTAAAGAAAGTGTTAGGATGATACTAGCGATGCTAGTGGAATAAATAGCACCTCAGTAACATTGGTGTGTGTAGCTTAATGGTAAAGCTCACGACTGTGACTCGTGTAGATGTGGGTTCAAATCCCATCACACACCCAAATTAGCTGTATTGTTCCTATTGATGTTGTAGTATAATGAAAAGACAACAAATAAGGAAAGCCATGGACACTACAGTCATCCCTAGTGGGAATATCAAACGCATTCACATAAACCAGCATGTGATTAAAAAGAACGGGAAAACTGATGAACGTAACCCCGTTATTACTGTAAAATCAACAAACGCAAATAACTACGGACACGAAGTAACAATAAACGGTCCTAGTGTTGTTAAATATATGCCAGACCACCCACTTAGTTGTGGAGCAAAGGTGTGGATTGAAACTAAATCAGAAGTACAGGTACACACAAATGAAACATGATGCCTTTGGGGATCGCATGAAAATGTATGAAAAAAATGCAACTCAGCGATTCATGCCTCTTATTCCAATCGTAGCACGGTTAGATGGGAAGGGTTTTAGTAAGTTTACGAAAGGTTTGACACGACCATACGATCCAAACATGTCAAAGTTGATGCAATCAGTTACCAAATATTTGGTAGAAGAAACTGGGGCTTGCATGGGATATACACAATCTGATGAGATAACACTAACTTGGTATAGTGATTCTGTAAAGAAACAAGTGTTCTTCGATGGTAAAATACAAAAGATGATCTCAATATTGGCATCCATGGCTAGCGCCAAGTTTAACCAATTGTTACCATCATTGCTTCCTTCGAAAGCTGACCAACTACCATTGTTTGATTGTCGGGTGTGGCAGGTACCAACAAAACTAGAAGCAGCCAACGCATTTCTTTGGCGTGAGCAGGATGCTACAAAAAACAGCATATCGATGGCAGCTAGTCATTATTACAGTCACAACGAGCTACACAAATGTGATGGTGCGATGAAGCAAGAAATGTTATTCCAAAAGGGTGTCAATTGGAACGATTATCCAGCTTTCTTTAAACGGGGATGTTTCTATCAACGTGTGGTGGTATCCGAAAAGTTTACACCAACCGAAATAGCGAACCTTCCAACGCACCACAAAGCACGATCAAACCCGGATTTGCATATCTTCCGCCGAAAGGTGCGTTTTATACACATGCCCCCGTTTGGTGCCGTTATAAATAGAACGGAAGTTATATTCGATGGAAAGCCACCAAAAGTTGAATAAACAACGCCCCCACTAGCGGATCTAGCTCGGTGACTTCGAATCACGGATGGAATGTTCGACTCATTCTGGGGGTGCTAATAAATAATGTTGCACTAATAGAAGTTCCTAAGTACAATAAGAAATATGGCACAACACCGGAATTGGAAAATAATACAGAAACTAATTGATGATGTTGGTTTGGCTCAAACGGTGATAGAATCAAAAGTTCCGTTGTCGGCTATTAGAGCTGCAACACGAAAGGGTAAATTGGTAGTACCAAAACGTAGACGATCATACACTATACCTGAGTTGCGGGTGAGTGTAGCAAGATCCCAATGTGTATCGGATGTATGCAAGGCGTTAAATATTACTGTGTGTACGTTCAACTATAAGAAGATAAACACACTATGTGAAGAATATGACATATCAATGGACCATTTTGATATATCGCGCACTCTAAAACGTGGCAAGAAGCAATGGACAATGGATACTGCATTCGTAGCCAATAGTACTTGCATTGGCAGTCAACTTCGCCGTGTTGCTATTCGGTTCGGACTATATACGGGAACATGTGCGCTTTGTCACTCAAACGATCAGTGGCATGGCAAAGTGTTAACGCTGGAATATGATCACATAAATGGGATCAACAATGATAACAGATTGAAAAATTTACGGTGGTTGTGTCCGAATTGTCACTCACAAACATCAACGTACAGAAATAGCAAAAATCGACTAAAAAAGTCCCTGTAGCTCAAAGGTAGAGCGCTCCCCTCATAAGGGATTGGCGTAGGTTCGATTCCTACCAGGGACACCATTACTACTACAACATACAAATTATGATACAAAATGGCGAAGATTTAGAAGCAGCAATCAAAGCATCTGTTAACACAAAACAAAAAAAACCATCATGGTTCTCAACCCACACAACATTAATAGGGTGGGTGATGATCCTTACTGGGGTTGTGCTGGGGCTATACGTTGGACTATATTTGATGTTTATCGGTGGCATAATGCAAGTCGTTGTTGGATTCGCAGCAACACCAATGGCCGCGAGTGCGATCGCTTGGGGTGTACTCAAGGTTGTATCAGCAGCTGGTGTTGGTTGGTTAATCGCACTTGCCTTTATATTTCCTGGTGGCGCAATACTCAATGGCGACACTCACAAAACCAGACGTACGCGCTGGTAATAACTGCGATTATGGTGTTAGGGGTAGCACGAGACCTTGCCAAGGTTTAGGGACGAGTTCGAATCTCGTTAATCGCTCAAAACAATTGGAGAATATATGAAAACCGTACTGTGTGTTACTGGAAAAATCGGGGCTGGTAAGTCTACGGTGGTTAAACACCTAGCTAAACATTCAGCTGCTCATGTGTTCGATTGCGATAAAATCGTTACTGCACTATACGATGATCCTCACGTAAAGCAAGATCTCATCGATCGGTTTAAAACAAATTCCAAGGAAGCGATACGTGATTTGTTAGTCGAGTGTCAAAGCACCTGGACTGTTCAACAACTCAATCAAGTGTTCAATAGAAGAATCCACGATGCATTCGCACTCTGGGCAAAAGATAAACATGGTTTATTAATTCTGGATGCACCTTTGGTGTTTGAAACTGGTACCCTGGTATTGGTTAGTGATTTCATCTTACAAATCAGTTCCACACACTCAAATCGATTCGATCGGATAATTGAGCGCAGCCCAAAAACAGCTGACGTATTCAACATTTTGGATGCAAGCCAAAAATCAGACGATTGCCGTGAAAAACATGCCAACAATCACGTACACAACAACGGAACAATAAAAGAATTGACAGAAGCTGTCGATAAAATTGTATACCCGTTACTACCGTCCGTCGCTGTATATGCTGGATCATTTGATCCTATTACAAAAGGACACGTTAATATTGCTGAAAAAGCGGCTAAAATGTTCGATATATTATACGTTGCTGTTGGTACAAATCCAGAAAAACACCACACACTAAACTCTCAAGTGAGAATGGATTTAATTTCGGAAGAATTGAGCCACATTCCAAATGTTAGTGTTGTTTGTTATGGTGATTTGTTGATCTCGGCTGCTAGACGATTAAATTGTTCGCATATAATCAGAGGTATTCGGAACCAAGCGGATGCGATATCGGAAATGAGTATGCATGGAATACACTTTCATGCGGATCCTTCGATTCAAACAATTTTCATACCAGCTGATCCAACCTTATCGTTTGTGTCGTCTAGTGCTGCTAAGGTGTTAATGGATTCGCAGTATTCTCATGATCCTGCTGACGTTGTTAACGTTTCGTGGATGATATCGGATAATGTTCGTTTAGCATTAACTAAGGCAAAACTAGATGACGCTGCTATTAATATTACTAACGATTAAACATTTCATCGTTGATGCTCCACTTCAATTACCATATCAATACCTAAACAAAGGAACATATGGTCACTTGGGTGGAATATTACACGCTGCATTACACGGCATTGGTACAGTTTTGTGTTTGTTGGTTATCCAGCAACCAATGGAACTGTGCTTCGCTATAGGATTCATGGACGCTGGTATTCATTACCACATAGATTGGGCGAAAATGAATATCAGTAGCAACAAATACAGCGGAATGTCAACCGATGCAGACGGAAAAACATGTTTGTGTATATACGATAATATGTTTTTCATATGGCTGGTTGTTGATCAGTGCTTGCATTTTGCTACTTACATTTTGATCGTCAGCTTACCAATTTTGGAGTTATAATGGAAATAATTACAGGGGACCTTGTTCCTGACCGACGCAGTATGATGGATACGTTTGTATTGCACACACAATGCACACACACAAACGATACCGAATCATCACACCGCACACGATTCGGGGATACCCAATCGTTACAACAATATTGGGGGTTTCTGTCCAATTTCAAGGATAAACCGTTCACTGACGCTGAAGTGTTAACAAAATTGGTGAAACAGGCTGCAGTTGATGTTGGTCTGAAAGAAAGCGAAGGTGTTGATGTGTTTAGATCGATTATACCACACGACAATGGCCAATTAGGTAGTCATGCTGTTCTCTCCACAATGTATGTGCGGTATTGGGATGATGTTGGACACGAGCATTACGTTGATGTTGTGGAAAATGATGATCACTAAAGCTCAACGAAAACGATTATCCGATATCGTATTCATGGTTGCTGATCTTATTCACGTGGAACGATTTAATGAACTGGATGCCATATACGCAGACATTGATTATGAAAATGTTACAGTTGTAGAGTTGATTTCATATATACGTACAGCGTATCGTTGTAGAAACCACTTACAGCAGTGGTATCAGTTAGTCGATTACAGCTACAACAAAGCTGTTATTGAACATGGTGAAAAACAAGCGGATCACATCTTTAGGGGTCTGCGATAAATAGTACATTGGAAGGTAATATCACCTAGGTGGTGGTCACTGATTGCTAATCAGATGGAGCCTTAACGGGCTTACGGTTCGAATCCGTTTCCTTCCTCCGTCGCTGTTATGGAGTGTTACCATAAATAGCAGCATGACAAAAGAAAAGAAATATCACTATGTGTATAAAACAACAAACACACTAACGAATAAATTTTATATTGGTATGCATTCAACGAATACCATAGATGATGGTTATTTGGGATCGGGAACAATAATCAGACGATCGATCCGAAAATACGGATCAACCAATCACACAAGGGAAATCATGTGTTATTGCGACGATAGGGTGCAACTACAAAAAACAGAACAAGATATTGTTAACGAAACTCTGATAAAGAACCACAATTGCATGAATTTGGTCGTAGGCGGTAAAGGCTGGTCACCAAACTCTGTTGTGGTTAGGAACTCGGCTGGAATGTCATTCCGAGTACCAACAGACGACCCTAGATATATTTCTGGTGAATTGGTCCCCATTACCACAGGTATGGTACCAGTAAAAGACTCAAACGGTAATACTCTACAGGTTAATACCAAAGATCCGCGATACGTTTCCGGTGAATTGGTTCCGGTAAATACCGGAACCGTGGTTGTTGTCGATAACACAGGTATATCACAACAAGTGGATGTTAACGATCCGCGATATGTTTCTGGTGAACTGAAACATATCATGACTGGTAAAGTGACGGTACGGGATAACTTTGGTGTAACATCGTCCATCAGCACCACAGATCCACGTTACACATCGGGAGAACTGAAACATGCGTGGACGGGATCGACACACACATCCACAACAAAAGACAAAATGTCAGCAGCTCACAAACGATCGGGTCACCAAAAGGGTTCGAAAAACTCCCAACATGGAAAAGTGTGGGTGTATTCGTTGGAATCAAAAACGAGCAAATCCATACCCAAGAGTGAGTTGGATGGATGGTTACAGGCTGGGTGGTTTAAGGGCAGGAAAATGAAATTTTAATTGGTGTTGTTAATAGTATCAACACCATATATACTATAGTTAACATTAGGCTACAAATTAGTTTCCTTCTACATTTTGGGCATGAGCGGCCCGTGTTCAATAACAGCTCTCCATACAAGCTTTAACTAATTAAATTTCCTAACTTTTTTATATACTTGTTGACATGTTACAATTTCCAAGTATAATATACCAAATGTTGAGGCCACAATGCTGCTTCCTTCTACCCAGAAATGGGATCAACTGTTAATTGAAAATATAACAGCAGCATAAATTACCTTGATTATTCTGTTAATAGTCCTTTTTTGGGCTATTAACACCCTTTTTCGTGGTTAAGGTACCTTTTTTGGGCTATTAACCACAACAGTTTTATGGCTATGTTTTTAGTTTCCTTCTCATTAAATCAGGAACTTTTGGTCGGAGGTTCGAATCCTCCCACCCCAACCAACACATTTTTATTTGGGGTGTAGCTCAGCTGGTAGAGCAGAAGTATTAAACCAACTATTACAATTTCCATACTTTTTTTGATTGTGGCTATAACACGATTTCCTTCTAGCCCCTATGGGGTACGTGGGTTCGACTCCCACCCACTTCGGTGGTTTTTGGTTGATTAACAATCGTGATAATTACTTACAATCTCGGATCGCTTCGGTGATCCAACTTTTTTAAGGCTATACCACATCTTCCTTCTACTTCCACGGGCTTAGACCCGTACTATTATGACTTAGATGTGGTAATCTCCTTTTTTATTCAATAGGCAGTTGACAACCATCAGCTGCCTCTTTATAATACACGAATACGAGGCCACAACATTCACTTCCTTCTCAAACTTTTATTGGAAAAAATAGTGATGTAAATTTCCTCTCCTTTTTTTGGGCTATAATATACTTTCCTTCTACAATAATCCCAAACCGGGGTATGTGGGTTCGAGTCCCACCAGCCGATCGATTGATCGGGTGTAGCCGAACTGGTCCAGGCACCGGTCTTTTTAAGTATATTACTTTCCCTTTTTATTCTAGCTGGGTGTTGACATTATCCAACACCCAGCCTATAGTTTCCTTTTTTGAGGCTATATTGTTGCTTCCTTCTACACAAAAATAAAATTGCTGGTTTCCCTCTCCGGAGAGTGACTTGCTCAGTTCAGCAACAATAATTTCTTTTCTTATTTTAACTTTGGAGATACACATGCAAGACCAACTAAAAGCAGCGTTAAGCAACGATTCACTGGACGTTAGATCAACAGTTGTTGATATGAACGACCATACCGCAATCTCGTTGAAGTACAACCAGTCCGTGGGGATTGATGTTGGTACCGAAAATAACGTAGCCATCGCCATGTCCATGAATGCAAATATGATGCAGCTTGGATTCATTATGTCCGATGAATTGTCAAAAGCAGTATCTTCAATGTCTGTTACAGCCATTACCGAGCTATATAACCACTTGATCCCCATTCTGGAGCAAATGAAAGGGGCTCACGTGAAACACGTTCCGATGTACAAAAACTTCCCACAGGAGGTTATGGATATGTCGCAATGCGAATTGTTTATAAACGCAATACTACACTACTGGTCAGCTGGCCAATGGAAACCTGAATCTCCTGATGTTGCTCGCGATTTCGCGTTCGAGAACCACAAGTTCAACACCATCAGCTTGTCAAAAATGGGTGATTTTGCTAACATCTTCACGCGGTTGGTAACGTCTAACGACTCAATCTCAGCATCTGACCGAGAAACGGTAATTTGGTTCATGGATAACATGGTCGACTTGCCCATCCCAACAGAAATTCCATTCAAGGAAAATATGTGTGTGGTAGCAGGTTATATGTTAGAGCGTGATATCGATGTTACGTCATTCGTCAAGACAACCACTGATGTACTACGTATCGCTACGTATCTATCAGGTGGGGATATTTCATTAGCTGATAACACCAGATATATGAAATTCTCACGACCTATGCGACGTACATTGATTGCATTACTAGAGCCTGTTATATCTGCAGAAGATGTCAACCGACACCGAAACAAGTGGGTTAAACTATTTCATGTGTTGCATGTTGGTGATTACTCGCAGAAAATATACGACATCGCAAAAACGTTTCGTGAAAACAAGCGTATCGTTACATTCAATACCAGAGTTGAAGCTGCAATCAAACAAAAAGATGTCAATACTGCCGTATCGTTATTAGTTACACGACCTGGTGACTTTGCTCGTCGTGTCGATCACCTGATTCGACTATCTGACCGTAAAAAAGGTGCTATCATTGAAGCGTTTTTGACGGTAGCTGATCAAGTTGATACGCGCGTACTAACACAATTGTTGGGTAATTTGAAGATTCGTTCAGTAGACAATGATCACAAGATTGTGTTTCCGAAAGGAAACGTACAACGAGCAATAAAAGTGGACACGGTCACCAAAAAAATATCCACGGTAATGGTTAATAAGCTGGCCAATGGTATCATTGATGTGTTGGAATCCAGATTTGCTAAATTGGACAAGATGGGTAAAGTGTGGGTCGATCCAATGTTGGACGATTGTCCACTACCGACAGCGCAACGTAGCGCTTCAGATAGTTTATTCACAGTGGGTAGAGGTACAAAATTACCACTGGGTGGTGACAAAAACACCCTACGGATGTTCATCTACTGGAAAGGACAGGACATAGATTTAAGCGCCACCATGTATGATGAAACATTCAACTTAATCGAACGCATAAGTTACACCCAACTGAAATCGGAAAGTTTTCAAGCATGTCATAGTGGAGACGTCACCCGAGCTCCGAATGGTGCGTCGGAGTTTATTGACATCACAATTGATGGTGCACTAGCAAAAGGTGCTAGATACGTCGCAATGAATGTGTTGGTGTATTCAGGACCATCGTTCGCAGAACACGAAGAATGTTTTGCGGGTTGGATGACACGTAGTGAGCCACAAAGCAATGAAATTTACGATGCAAAAACCGTCGAACAGAAAGTTGATCTGCGTAATGCAACAAAAAACTGCATCCCTGTAATATTCGACTTGCAGGAACGTAAGGCCATATGGGCTGATTTAGCAACAGCACGTCGTATAGGATATGGTGGTAACAACGTTGAATCTAATAGAGCTTCGATCGAAGAAACTGTAGAAGCTATCGTTACCATGAAAAACAAACTATCATTATACGAATTGTTCATGTTACATGCTAGAACTCGCGGTGAAGTGGTAGACAATAAAGAAGATGCTGATGTAGTGTTCTCTATGTATGAAGGTATCACACCATATAACATTCCAACAATCAATTCGGAGTACTTAGCATAAATAAAGACTCGGGACCGCATTGTGTGGTCCTATTTGCCCTTGTAGCTTAATTGGAAGAGCATGGTGTTTCTACCGCCACAGATGGGAGTTCGAATCTCCCCGAGGGTTCCACATAATCACAAAAGGTAACAAAAATGAACATTGAACTTGTAACATTCGCCGAAATCTTAGTAATGGCATTTGAAGGTGCTACTGTTGCTCGCAAGGCATGGGATAATTCATCCAAAAAAGATGTGGTGTATGTCCACGTACGAAAAGATGGGATACCAAAGCTACACATGCAATACAACGATGGTAGCAATGATAGCTGGTTGCCAAAACAAAAAGACATCTTTGCTGCTGATTGGTACGTAGTTCAAAACCAATCCAACAAATAACAATTTTAGTGGCCACGATAACGCTTCCTTCTCTTACTGCAATAGCAACACTCAGCATCTAGCTTTATCAATCACCACCATTTTTCAAAAACCCGCTTCGGCGGGTTTTTTTATGCTTGACGTTTAACACAATTTGTGTATAATGGTGTATTCCTATATAGCAATACCACATCGCATGAAGCGTATATAACAATAACACCGGATCAAATGAATGACCAAAAAAGTATTTTTAGGCGGTACCTGTGCCGATTCAACATGGAGACAATCTATAATCCCACTTCTTAACATCGATTATTTCGACCCTGTGGTTGACGATTGGACACCAGAGTGTTACGATGAAGAATTAAGACAACGTGAAATATGCGATTTTTGCATGTACACAATCACACCAAAAATGATCGGAGTGTATTCGATCGCGGAAGTAACGGACGACAGCAACAAACGACCTGACAAAGTAGTTTTCGTAGCCCTTCAATCAGATGAAGATAACGAATTCGACAAAGCTCAGTGGAAATCGATGAATGCTGTCGTGGATATGGTAACAAAAAATGGCGGTAATGTGTTTACATCACTGGAAGATGCTGCAGCATGGATGAATGCGAACTAATTACTTAACAGACTTAATCTGACTTCGATTGGCCATGATATCCAGTTTCTTCTGGTTACCCTTATGGTCAATTGATTTTAGGTTTTTTAGTTGCTCTTCTTTTTTAATGCGCTTAGCTTTCGCTTCGCTAGTTTCAAATTTCACAACATTTTCAAGTAGTTCGGATAGTTTCATAGGTGGCCCCTTTAATTGTGGTTCATATATACACTATTTATAACTAACAAATTATTATGACAAACAAATCTACAAATAAAAACAGATCATCAATTTCGCGACGAGAAATCGACGAATTTTGGTTATCACTGGCACACAAAGAACCATCAAAACCTGCTTCGATTAACCAGATGCAACCAATGATGGATACCGTACTATCAACGTGGACATCTAATGATGCTGGAACGGATGGTACGGATATGACAACCCGTATACGAAAATCAATCGCATCGAAATTAAAAATCCACAACTTTGTTGGTATGCAACCCATGGCACAATCATCTGGGTCGGTGTATGTGTTGCAGTGGGGACCAACACTAAACGACAGTAAAACACTAGAAATCGTATCACGTCCAATCATCGCAAAAGATTGGTGCTTCTCCACAACGATGCAGCAAATCAAAGGATGTCCAGACGCTTATGCGGATGAATTGATATGTGCATACACGTCGGAAATTTGCTCAGAAATCCACAATGGGTATATGGACTTGATGTACGAAGTAAGCACGAAGGTTGATTTTAGAATCAACCTAAACGATTCACCTGATACAAATCTCGATAAAATCGTAGCAGGTGCTAACGAAATAGCTCGCAATGCTCGTAGGGGAGCCGGTAACAAAGTCATACTTCCATATGACATGTACCATCATCTGATACCTGCATTACAGAAAGTGGGATTTTCACCAGCTGGTGGCGATGGTTCGGTATCTGATGTGATGTATTGTGGTACTGCTCTGGGAATGGATATATACTCATCGATGCGTAACACAGTGGTCTTGATTGGATATAAAGGTGATGCTGGTGAAACGGATGTTGGAATATACCACGCACCGTATCAACTGGAGGTGGCCATTCGTGAAATTCCTCCATACGCACGATCGGAAATTTCAACTCATTACAATTACGGACAATACATGCCACTCAATGTGGGCGATTATTACGTTAGCATGCAGGTGAGATAGTATGATGTTTTTAACAGTGTTGGCTTGGTTGTTCGGTATTCCGTCCACCATTTTTACCGGTATACGGATTGTGGGATATTTGCATTATTCCGAACTAGAACAACTACGTGATCGTATGCGTGGTTTTAAACGATCATATTCCATTACAATCTCGGGTACAATCGCTCTTGTATGCTGGGCTTGGATTATTAGTACTTACTTGTAAAACGCAGCCAGACGCGATAGTTCATCAACTGTCGCGTCTGACTTCAATTTGTTGGCTCTGTTGCTGACTACCACAATATTATCTATAGTATACCCCTCGGACGAATCGCGTCTATCAATACTATAGCTATTATCCTTAGCTTTCCCTCTATTATACGCCAACTTAATGTCCAATACCGGACATGTTAATGGAAAACTCAACTCATTCAATTCGTTCAATTCCAAATCGAAATATATTCCGCGCTTTGTCGCACTTGCTTTTAGTTGATTGTATATCTGCTTGACATCTTTCTGTGTTACGTGTAAATTCATGTCTTTATTTATCAATATTTTTACACACGAGAGAAAGGTTTCTTTATGGGATATACAAATCGATCAACACACACGGTGGTGGTATGACGTTATCAGCCGTTCAAATATTAGCGATACCAACCACACATCCGGAAAAGCTATTTTCACCATCTGCGTTTGAAGCAGAATTCTCACGGTTCCGAATCCAGTGGCATCCTGATAAATGCAAAGACCCACAAGCTGCTAGCGTATTTTCACACATTAGTAAGTTATACGCCGCTGCATCATCATGTCATGAGAATAATGCGTGGACCACAAATGCAGAGTTGGTGTTTGTGTCTAACAAAAAAACTTACAAATTCAAGTATCTGAAGCGACACAAAACTGATGTTGGTGATATGTACATTGGACACAAAAAGATAGCTTTAGTGTTTGATAGCGGCAACAGTGATTTGTTTGCTTCTGCTCACCGAACAATAGATACAGTTAAATTGACAAACCCGAACATGAAAAAGGAATTCGAACGATTCCTACCGACAAACAAATACCGCAAGTTCAACACTGACATTGGTTCTATACTGCTTATTGATAAAACAACCGATGTCGTAAATCTAAAGGATTTGTTGGAGTTTATGCCAGATAATAAGTTGGATCCGAAGCACGTAGCTTGGATTACCAGCTCCACCATGAATTTGTTAGCATTCATGGAATATTCGGGTAAATGCCACAATGCAATAACAACCGAATCGATTTTTTTATCTCCAAAATACCACTCGGTATGTTTGTTGGGTGGTTGGGGATTTGCAACATCATCTGGTAGTCAGATCAAAGCGGTACCATCCAAACTACGACCTCTTTTACCGCCTTCATTATTCGTTGACAAGATAGCAAAACCCAAGTATGATCAATATGGATTGAAGGCTCTAGCGATCGAATGTTTAGGTGATCCGTCTTTAGTTGGTTCACGGTTGTTAATGGACAGCAATATACCAAAACCGATGATTAATTGGTTGCGACAACCACCAAGTTCCGACTCGGCAGTAACTGAATATGCACAATGGATGGACGTGTTACACGAATCATTCGGTAAGCGAAAATTCTTCGAATTTACAACCGACTTAACTTTATTATATAAGGAATAATTATGGGATACACAAGATCAACACCAACAGACTGGGATAAATACTCATCAGTAACCAGCACGCGGACTGAAACAGAAAATTTCAAAAGTCGCAGCTTGCACGATGACTTGGATCCAAAAGATACCATTCGTGAGTCTCGCGACTCCGACTTAAACCCCGAATCAACAGCTATTATGGTTGGTTGTGACGTGACCGGTTCAATGGGTATGATTGCCAACAAGCTCGTGAGTGGTGGGTTAGGCACATTATTTACTGAAATTTATGAACGCAAACCTGTATCAGATCCACAAATTCTTGTTGGTGGTATTGGTGATGTTACTTGCGATACTACCCCACTACAAGTTAGCCAGTTCGAATCCGATCTGGAAATTGGGGCGCAGTTGGAAAAAATATACATCGAGCATGGTGGTGGTGGTAACAATTACGAGTCGTATGATATGTTTGCGTATTTTGCAGCATTCAATACCACGATTGATTGTTTTGAAAAACGTGGCAAGAAAGGTTACTTATTTACTATCGGTGATGAGCCACCTGCAGCCAACGTATCAGCCAACGCGGTAACAAAAGTTATTGGTGGTGGGTTGCAAGCTGACATGCCGTATAAAGATCTGGTTGATATGGTAAACAAAACGTACCACTATTACCACATTATTATAGCGGAAGGTAGCTACTGTCGTCACTATGGGGTCGATAAGGTTAAATCACCGTGGGTGAACATCATGGGCCAGAATGCGATTGTGCTGGAAGATTACCACGATTTAGCTGAAGTGATTGTTTCGATCATCGAAATTAACGAAGGCAAAGATGCTGAAGCAGTCGCAGCTAGTTGGGATGGTTCAACATCACTGGTTATCGCAAACGCAACGAAACACCTTTCAGCTAACGGTACTGTTGCTGAATCGACTTCAATTCGTCTATAATATGACACGCATTGGTGGCTTCGCTGTTAGTATTGCATGCATCAATTGTGGAGGTGAAATGATCGGCGATGGGTATACCAGCGTCGATCATTGCGAGAATGCTGACGATCAGCTGTACGAGTTCCACGAACCAGATGCTGGACCGGTATACTGTGAATTTGAGTCAGATATACCAGATAACGATAAATTAAACAAATCAGGAACATAAAAAAATGACAAAAGCTATTGCCGTAATTGGTGCGATGTATGGTGACGAAGGTAAGGGATTAATGGTGGATTACATTGCCAATAAACACCCAAAATCAATCGTCGTCCGCTCCAATGGTGGAGCCCAAGCTGGACACACAGTGGAAACCCCAGAGGGACATCGTCACGTATTCTCTCATTTTGGTAGTGGCTCGTTCGTCAACACTGCGACATACCTCAGTGAGTTTTTTGTGTGCAATCCAACATTATATGTTAAGGAAAAAGCACAGTTGCACAACTTGGGGGTTTTTCCCACAGTTGTGGTTCACCCCGATGCGTTGGTATCCACTCCATTTGATATGATCATTAACCTAATCACAGAAGACCGACGCGGGAATGATCGTCATGGTAGTTGTGGTGTGGGATTTGGTGAAACCATTGCACGTAGTATCGCCCACAAGAAATTAACAATGCGTGATTTGGCCACATCGACACGGCCTGAATTGCGAGATATGCTACAGGTTATTCGATCGGAGTATGTATTCAACCGATTCAAAGACAGCCCACTAGACTACAACACAAAAACGGACGCATTGTGGATATCAGTGCTACAGAACGATGATTTGATTGAAGATTGGATCGACTCGGCGGTTGAGTTCATCCAGGATGTGGTAATGAGTGATTACAGCATATTAACACACAACACCGTCATTTTTGAAGGTGCTCAAGGGTTAATGCTGGATCAACAATCACCCGATTTCCCACACGTAACACGGTCAAATACCGGTGTAAAAAACGTAATGAACATATTGCGAAGTATGAATGAACAATTAACCGACTTCGAACTTGAAGATTTTGAAGTGATTTATGTTAGTCGCGCTTATACAACACGCCATGGTGCTGGTCCTCTTGACTTCGAACAAGAATTACCGTATGATATAACGGATGAGACAAATATACCAAACGACAGTCAGGGTGCTATACGATTTGCACCGTTGTTATTGGATACACTAAGTAGTGTCACCTTACATGATTTCGATCAACTAAGTGCTAGTGATAATAGTGTAGATAGAGCTGAAATTGAAGATGATCTGGTCTTCAACGCTCGAGTTAATATGGCTTTTACATGTCTCGATCAAGTTGGTGAAACAGGATTGTTTGTAGCTGGCAACGCGTTGACGAGCTCACAGTGTGTTGATTTCGTGGGGCTATTAGCCGAATCATCTGCATATACGAGTTACGGTCCAACTAGAGATGATATTTTAGAAAATGGGAGATAATACATGTTAATAGTAATAATCGGGTTTATACTGACGATCGCATCATGCACGATGCAATTGCAGTACTTAAACGGTAAATACTATTCTGATGCATGGTGGATACCATTGTTTACCGTAATCGGTGAGATTGTTGGTGTAACAATGATTGTGTTCTACGGCATCCCATTGTTATCAGTGAGTGGTCAATAGAATGATTGATGACGATTTGACCTGGCACAAGGGATCAGGTATAATAAGGTATGACCCACACCGATTTGGTATGAAGAACAAAACCGAATGGTGGGCTATCTTGCAAATTGATAAGGAAATCACCAGATACTACAGGTGGTGGATTAAAAAAGAATATTGGGTTGACTTAAAACAACCATCATGGGATGCTCACATATCAATCATACGAGGTGAACGACCATATCCACAACACCAACACCTGTGGAAAAAGTACAATGGACAACGTGTCGAGTTTGAATATAGGCACTTTGTCCGCAGAAGTGGTGACTCTAACCCCAATCAACCAAATTATTATTGGTTCGTTGATGTTAGAAGTCCCTTTTTAACAAACATCCGTGATGAATTTACATTTCCTTCCAATTGGAATTTTCATATTACCGTTGGTAGAACTTGGTACTGATCACATAAATAAACACTCAATTAAACATAAGGAAAAACAAAATGATAACATTAGTAACAGCCCTGGTAATAGCAGTTGTAGCAAGCCTACAGCTGAAAAAGAAAATAACCATCAAAGAACGATGCACGATGAAAACACAACTATGGACCATTTTCATGGTTTCGTGTCTACCAACATTAGTGTTGGCGATGGCTGGGATCGCTTCATTCGATCTGTTTGGTCTTTGCATCATGTTTGCAACAGCAATGGTGTTCTTTGTTACACGAGCGCAACACATTAAGATTGATCAATACACAACATGCTGTGGAGAATGTTCAACTAAATAGGTAACGCTTTAGGGTATGGTTATAAATACCCTGCTTTGGTGATGTAACTTAACTGGTAAAGTGCAAGTTTCATAAATTTGAAGATGGTGGTTCAAATCCACCCATCACCACAAACGACAAACTACAAAAAACCATATGATATCAAATGATAACGTAGGATACAAATATTTAAGCCCAAATCAACTAACACAGGCGTTGAATAAAGTACCGGAAGGTAGTATGATATCCGTCAATGGAGTGGGTAATTTGTGTGTAGCTGATAACAACAACATATACATAGGATACATCGACTTTTTTGATACTGGTGACTTTATACCAAATGATGTAGAATAAACAATTGCGGAGTAGAGAAATGGTACCTCGTGTGGCTCATAACCACAAGATAGCTGGTTCGATTCCAGCCTCCGCTACCAAATCAATCTATTGCGGATTGGAGAAGTGGTCATCTCGTTGGGTTCATATCCCGAAGGTCGTAGGTTCGAATCCTGCATCCGCTACCAATTATATCCTCGTAGCTTAACGGAAGAGCTATGGCCTACGAAGCCATCAGATGTGAGTTCGAATCTCATCGAGGATTCCACGTGCTAACAGCACAACAACCGAAAATGCTCATAAGAGGTTTTCACAACTATTAAACTGCTCATAGGAGAGTTACAATGACACAAAATACACCACAGAGTCAACTAGATGCTTTATTCATCGACACACAACTAGAAAATTGGGTTCGCCAAGCGTTGGGTTTTGATGGATTCGTGGAATCGGTGGCTAAACAAAAAACACCATCATATCCACCACACACAATTTGTCGCCACAAAGAAACTAAACAGTATACTATTACACTTGCTTTGGCTGGTTACGATAAAGAAACTATCAACATTGAAGCAAAAAACGCATCAATTCGTATTACTAGCGATGGTTCAAAACCTGCTACTGATCCAAACATTGATGTTCTTCATCGTGGTATTGCTACACGTTCGTTCAAATTCGTCATTCCAATGCACGAATCACTGGAAGTTACATCGGCAACATTTGAAAACGGTTTACTTACAATCTTGGTTGATACAAAACCAACCACAGATAAGTCAACCTCAATTAAAATCAACTAATCGGTTGACAATCTAGTAAGACTAAAGCATAATATGCCTTTTTAACGAGGCGTATTATGTTTATCAAACCCACAAAAGTCCATTCCATCAACGTAAACGAAGAGATTGTCGTTGATCATTATGGTGGCAATTTAAGACACAACTGTTTCGTCGTTACACACAAACACGAAAACCTACCAATAAATCCAAATGCAGTATTCGTGCTGGACAAACACAGCATATACTTGTCATCCGAACCGAACTGCAAACCTGCATTTCCAATATTCAAAATATTGTTCATGAACTCATCAAGCGCAATAATACACACTTGGGAATTTTTGACGGAAGTCGAACGCGACCAAGAATTCGATTATATCACAACACTATCTATAAATTATGGCCAAGTTTGAAGTATTAATATATCCCGTTACACTCGAGCAGCACCCAAACGCCGATGCAATTGAATTGGCAGTTATTGGCGCATATCGCTCAATTGTGCAAAAAAACACACTGAAAGACGGTGACCTCGTTGCTTACATACCGGAAGGTGCTATTGTACCTGAGTGGATTCTGAAAAAAATGAACCTAGTCGGTAAACTGGCTGGTAAGCAAGGCAACCGCGTTAAAGCTATACGCCTGCGTGGTACAGTTAGCCAAGGTCTGTGCTTTCCTCTCGAATTTCGAGCACACGTATTCGATCAGATCGAAAAAACCACTTCTGATGTATGGATACTTCCCGTAGGTGAATGTGGAGCTGGACGTACGTTTGTTGAGGGAGATGATGCTGCCGAGTTTTTAGGTATTACTAAGTGGGAACCACCAATTCCCGTTCACATGGGCGGTGAAGTCTTTAATGCATTTGGATACACCCCCAATTATGATATAGAAAATTGGAAAAAGTGGCCAGATGTAATTGAAGATGGTGAAGATGTTGTGTTTACAGAAAAAGCACACGGAACGTGGGGATGTATGGGTTACCACCCAGAAGTTACACACCCCATAGTATCATCAAAAGGTCTGAGTAGTCGTGGTCTCGCATTTAAACTGAATGATGCAAATGAGCACAACCTATATATCCGCGCTTGGAAAAGCACATTTGATGCTGATGGTGACTGTGTAGTGACTAGATACCGACGTCAATCACAACTCACCATCCCCTTCTATATATTGGGGGAAATTTATGGTCCTGGTGTTCAGGATTTGCAATACGGCATGGATAAACCATCATTTGCAGCGTTTGATATATATTACGGTGAACCTGGATCCGGCCATTATATGGATTATGATAATTTTGTGGCAGCTTGTGAAGCACTCAACATTCCGATGGTGCCAATACTATACAGAGGCCCATTCAGCAAAGCGGTAATGCTAGAGCACACAGACGGCAAAGAAACAATGTCCGGTACCGAGGCCTGCATCCGTGAAGGATTGGTGATTAATGTTGCTAAAGAACGCAAACACCCAGCTCTAGGTCGGGTATGCTTAAAAAGTGTTAGTGATGCATACCTAACTCGTAAGAATGGTACTGAGTTTAATTAGCTGAGTAAACTAGACACATTCAACAAAGAGTGTGTCTAGTCAGATTGTCCGAATAAATACACCACAGGAGAATCAATAATGCTACTACATGAATTACTAACAGAATCAAGCAACTTACACGGGTTAACACCAAAAGAAGATGAATACTTCACCAAAGTTGTCACTTTTTTACGAAAAACGCTAAAAATACCACAATCGGTTAAAATTGACGTTGCGTTTAAACCCAACATTAAACTGGATAACAAACAAACGGGTTTAACCATTCCCAACCCAAAAAACAAAAATCACATATTCGTTTTTATCGCCCCAGGATTGTCAAATGGGGAGCGAGTAATGACGGTGGCACATGAATTTCTTCATGTTGAACACTTGGTGTCAGGTAGAATGACAATCGACGTTACCGATGGTAAGTACTTGGTGACGTGGGAGGGAGAGCAAGTTGAAATGAAATATTCAAACAGCAACCCGTGGGAAATCGATGCACACTCGAAAGATCGAGCATTGGGAAGACAAGTCATATCAGCGATTGGTAACATTTCATAACTTTCGTTGACTATTTAACACAAATGTTTTAAAATGTATGTTCGGATTTACACTCTCACTGGTTTATCCGAACCATAGAATCAGCCGTGTGAGACGGGATAGTGGAGGTAGTTACATTACGGTGTAGTTACCATGGAAGCGATAACCCTGGGCACGCAGAACTCCCTGCGTACATACGGAGTCCCACTGTAGTGGTGAATAGGGATAGGATCGTGTGGGCTACAGTAACCACACATTCCACCACGGTTACAGCCAACTATGATAAATAGAGCACAACTATTACAAAAACAAAAAATATGCCAAAAGTAACTTCTTATACAAACGAACCATTCGAAAAAACGCTACGACGTTTTAAAAAAGCTGTTGATAAATCTAACATCCTAAAAGATGTGCGTAAAAAAGAATTTCACGAAAAACCAAGTTCGGTTCGAAAGCGAATGAAAGCTGCAGCGGTAAAACGTGCACAAAAAATTCAATACGAAAACCAATTACCCAACCAAAACAGGAAATATTAAAATCATGACATTACTCGTTAGAGCAATTGCCGTAGTAACATTATTAGGTCTCAGCCCACTAGCCTTCGGTGACGACGGATGGGAAACTAACACAGCCGTCGAAGTTAAAGCAGAAACACTAGGGTTCGATGATAGCAATGTGTGGTTTGCTGTTGAGCGCAGAGATAACTGGGACGCACAGGATAAACACTATTCGGAACACTGGCAAGGCGTAATCGGTAACACGACAAAACACAAAATGTTCAAATATGGGGTTGGTTATCGATACATAAATGAAGATAGTTTAGTCGAACACAGACCATACCTGTTTTTAACTCCTCAAGTAAAGGTATTAGATTCACGATTAAAGATTTCCGCACGAAGCAAATTGGAATACCGTATCAGAGACAACAACCAGGATGGATTTCGATATAAAATCAAACCCAAAGTCAGTTACACCATTCCGGTAACGGATGGGTTGACCGTATCACCTTTCGTGGGCGATGAGATCGAATACAGCATGATTAAAGGTGATTGGTCAGGTAATAAAGTTGAGACTGGAATTGATATCGAAATCAACGAGCGATACACAATCACACCATACTACGAATACGAAAGTGATATCCCTTCCGGTGATAAAGCCGAATCAAGATTTGGGATATCAGGGACACTGTCTCTATAACACACAACAACCCGAAGACTAAAGCACCAGAATATCGTGTGCGAATCTTCGGGGATGAGCGTGTATCGTTCACAAATCCGGCTCTTTTAGGTAACGGCCGCCTGTAAGATTCTAAATCTTAATTCAATCAGTTCGACTCTGATAAGAGCCACCAAGATATGACACATTTAGTAGATTTATCACACACCGTACCCTTTACAGACATAGACAACAATCATTTGTTTTATGCCCACGGTAAAATATGGGTAAAAACAACAAATACAGCTGGGAAGTGTTTTGATGCACCCGATGGTGTTGGGTATGGCGTCTGCAATTTCATGCTCGAAGGTGAACATGAAAATGAACCCGAATGGGTCTACACCATAGATACAAATGCAGTAGCTGAACTACTGCTCAACACAATAACCAACCAAAAGGAAGAAAACGATGAAACATTAGGTACATCAATGTCATGGTCCACCATAATTAATTATTTCAAATTCTAAGCAGCACACAATTTAATAATTTAACAAAAGGTACACAACCATGAACAATTTAATCAAAACTTCAACACATTTCAACTTAATAAAAAGCAATTGGGCTACATCTAGTCAGTCACCACGTTGCAAGTCCACCCTCATCCCATGCGATGAGTACATATACCACGCCCGTGGTCCCGCAGAAGTATCAAAAGGTACTGGTTCGCACCGTCAATCAGGATGGATACAAGCGTCGCACCACGTACTTTACAATATCATTCGTAACAAAGAGCCATCTCGTGGATTCATTCCAGCAACGAAGGTCGGGAAAAACGATGCGTATAGATTGGCAGTTCAATACTTACAATACATTCACCAGATAGCCACCAATCTTCAAGAAACAACCGAATCCCAATTTTTGTCACATGAATCGTACGAACGAATGGTTGCACGCAACATAGAACGCGTTACCACATTCTTAGAACCATTTGGTGGATCAATTTCAGTAAAACAATTTGTGGAAATGGATCTTACAACCCACATACCCGTTGACCAAAAGCCTCTCACGCAGTATAATACCATAAATACGGAATCAATATATTACAATTGCTAAAAGGAGATGGACATGACTGCCGTAAGAGAACTACCACTGGTACTACAATTAGATATCGCTGGAAACCCACAACAATGGATTACATATGAAGATTCAGCATACCACTTAACCAAAGGAAACGTTGGATGGTCAATGGGGGAAACGGAGTTTGATATATATGGTGGTACGAATGCCGTGTCGGGTAAGCGTTCTCAACTAACGATCAACACGATCGTGGCAATCAAAGGTGTACTGAATAACAAAGCAATGAATCACTACAATCGTGTACCGTTGTCGAATAAAACGTTGTTCAGACGTGATATGGGTTTGTGTGGATATTGTGGTGAGGACTTTACTGCAGGTAAATTAACCAGAGACCACATACACCCGACATCTCGGGGTGGCAAGAATACATGGATGAATGTTATCGCTGCGTGTCAGAATTGCAACAAAATCAAAGGCAATCTAACACCAGAAGAAGCTAACATGCCATTGTTATTCATTCCATACGTACCAAACAGAAGCGAGTGGCTGATACTGCAAAATAAAAACATACTAGCAGACCAAATGCAATTCTTACTAAAACGAGTACCGAAAGATAGCAGATTGCTATAATAGAAACACACGAACCCCCACGGGGGGTTCACAACTTCAACATCCCACAAAACATGGAAGACAAACCAGAAAACTTCGAAGATCAACTCGATAAAATCGATGAACTATCAACTCAGGTATTGGAAGCACCATCCGAACCGTCAGAACCACCAAAAAAACCAAAATTGTCTCGAGGCGAAACAAAATCGGCAATCCTAACGGCGATCAAGAAAAAACAAATCTCGCAAATTCAAGGGCGACGATTACTGAGCACGTTGGGTTTCGATAACAACAACAAAAAGCAAGTATCAACACAAAACCGTATCAAAAAACGGAAACAACAAAAAAATGCTAGAAAAGCAAATAGGAAATAAACAATGGATTTGAAACAATTTCAGAAGGACGCAGTAAAAACAGAAAGCCACATCGATTCAGTTCAAGTCGATTTAGATTATCTAGCAGCAGTGCTACAAATCTTTGTTGCATCGGGTAATTTGCTTGATCAAATCAAAAAGAATGTGTATTATGATAAACCAATCGACAACGAAGACCGAGCTGAACTGGTTAAGAACATAATTGCAGCAATGGATACCAAGGAACTTTTCAAAGAAGATCCAACTGCTGACAAATCCATTATGGACGTCAATACCCGTTTATTTCACGCCATTGTTGGGTGCGCTACAGAAAGCACCGAATTGATTGAAAATCTAGCATCGGGTAAAAAAATAGACGTAGTCAACATGTTCGAAGAAAGTTTTGATATATCGTGGTACCAAAGTTTAATGTACGATGAAATGCACGTAGATTGGGAAAATTCGCTACAAGTTGGGTTGGATAAATTAAAACATAGATATCCCGATAAATTCACAACATCAAACGCTACCATACGCGACCTGGACGGCGAACGAGAGATATTATCATCCGTGGTGGACGACAAAAAACACTAACAATACCACCACTCCCACCGTAGGCTTCCCGAAGTTTGTTTCCTGCCAGCACAACAATCACTAATACCTGTAGCATTAGCTTTCGTTTTGCTGGCACCTTCATTGGGACCACTATAAATCCCAACCAATACGCCTTCACTATCAAAAGATCGTAATACCCGATTTCCGGATACATTTACGTGTGTTGGTGGTAATGGTTGGGGGTATTCTCCCGTATATGCCCATCGGTATCCACCAGCAACGTAGCCAGTGTGTCGACAACACCCAACGATAGATGTAGCTCCAACACCCGAGGAGGCAGATGCGGCCGTAACCGTAGGATAGTCCGTTATGTAACTTCCATCATACGCAAATTGCGATACTGGCGATTTTGTTCCGTTTGTGTATGGAGACAGTGGTTCTCCGTCATAACCCCACCGAACCCCAGCAGCTTTTGATGACCTACCATTTAACGCTGAACAGATGGTGCTAATATGTACCTTATGCTTATCAGCCGCTGTTAACAACGATGGAAATGATTCCAGCAATGCCCCTGATTCGGTGTATGACTGTACAGATCGAGTACCGATCCCAGCATTGCCACCAACTCCTCCCTTAGCGATATTAGACAAAATACCCGACCCATCCACCAATCGTCCCATCCGTGCAATTAGTTGCTCTTCCATATCAAATGCTTCCGATTCTGATAACCCATCACTCAATTTATCGATCACAACTTCAAGTCCACACAACTCAATGTTTAATATTATTTGGCATTTTATACGGTTAATCCATTTTGCTTTACTGCCTCTAGCTTCAGCTATGTGAGCCGTAGCTCTATTACCACATCCCTTACCTACATAAAAGGGTTTATTTGTTCTTGGATCTATCAATTGATATACATAAAACGTTGTCATTGTACGGTTTATCCTATTATAATACGGAAGAGTTGATCGAGTGCTCGATCAACTCTTCATACATTTATTTATGCAGCACATGCCATAAATAGAGATTTAACGTCCGAAAGGCAAATATTGGATACAATGACACATGAAACTGAAGATACTAGCGATAAAACATCTACTGAAAAAGTGGCTGATTAAAAAACCTGTAGCCTTGCAAGCAAGTGAATGGGATGACTGGCATGAAAATACCAAAAAAAGATTCCCATTCAAATACTGGCTGCAAGAAACAGCGACATCAGCTATACAATCCTGGTGGTACGTTCGCGTGCAACGTCCACTACATGACGTGTATTGGGGTGGAATGCACCGCTACCACCCCAAACACCAATACGCAATCTGCAAACCCCGAACGCTAAAACCAGGGTATCACGATTGCGAAGAACGGATATTACACTCTGTGATGGAAGAGGTTACCAACTTCTATGAAACTGGTTGCAATTACCCAGAATGGAGAGAGTCATCCGATGATCACGCACACGCTTACAATGAAATAGAGCGTGTGTATAAGTGGTGGACAGAACTGTGGCCAAAACGCGAAGAACGGTCAATCTGGGGTGAAATTATCCCAGACTATCCTGAAATTCCCAAAACATGGGGGTGCATGGGACCAATCAATGCGAAGCATCGCAATCACCCAATTTCAATCGAATGGTCTCGAGTAGCTGAAATACACTGGGCCAATGAAGAAGATTGGAACGATATGGAATGTGAGATGCTCGCACGAGTTATGAAGGTTCGCCAGTTCATGTGGCATTAAAACCAAAAAAATTAGTACCTTTTTTCCCCGTAATATGAAGGCGTTATATTTTCGAGTATAACGCCTTTTTTGTACCTATAAATAACTGTGTTATCCGTAAAAACAAACAACCAGGAGGTTACATGCCACGACGGAATCAGAAAAAACACAAAGGACAGAACACCCACAAACGCGCCGAGATAGAGTCATTATCGATGGCGCTTGTCGTAAACGGAAGAGCCACGGAAGAAGGCCCCCGTACGAAAAAATGGAGTGTTCACGATGTAAGAGAAACACAACCACTAACCAGCAACCAACGGGATATGTTTAGATTGTGGTATGAAGGTAACCACATATGCGCACATGGTTCAGCAGGAACCGGAAAGACATTCGTAGCACTGTACTTAGCTCTGAATGAAGTATTGAAAAAACAACAACAAAGAATTATCATAGTTCGATCCGTTGTTCCTACTCGTGAGATAGGTTTCCTCCCAGGTACACTCGAAGAAAAGCTCACCGTATACGAACAACCTTACCAAGACATAATGCATGAACTATGTGGGAAGCCTTCCACATATAATGACATGAAAGAAGCTGGGTTAATCGAATTCGTATCAACATCATATGTTAGAGGTTTAACTTGGGACAATGCCATTGTTGTTGTGGATGAGTGCGAAAATTTAACTTTTCATGAGATAGACTCAGTTATGACCAGAATGGGGAACAACTCCCGAATGATCGTAACCGGTGATGTAACTCAAACGGATTTGGATAACAAACGAAACCAATCCGAAGGCATGTCTGATGCGATCAAGGTATTCAGAAACATGCATAGCATCGAAGAAGTCCAGTTCAATAGACACGATATCGTTCGTGGCGAGTTCGTAAAAAATTGGATTATAGCATCAGAGGATACTCTGGCTCGCTAGTTGTCTTTATTCGAAATATCACGTAAGCTCGTATTTTTAAATGATAACAGGATTTATTAATGCGAGCTTACTTTTTTGGTAATTTTTACCTATCTTCCATCCAGCAAGGAATACAAGCAGGTCACTGCATTGCTGAGCTATTCACCAAATACCAAAACGTCACCCAACAAAACAAGATGTTATTTGATTGGGCCGAAGAACACAAAACGATGATACTGCTAAATGCTGGTCATGGCGATGCTTTGTTTGACATTTCGGACTTTCTCAACCACATCGACAATCCATTTCCCCACGCTAGATTCAACGAAAGCGAATCAGCCTTAGGTGGTGTACAAACGGTAGCTGGTATCATATTACCAGACAAAATATACGATACAGCGGCAACATACAGACGTTCTCGTCACGGGTGGGACGGTATAACACAAACGCGATTTGACCATGGTGGTATTACAGTGCGTCGACCTCAACACGAACAAAAAGAAGGGGCAGCATACACGTTCTGGGAATTATCTCCATGGGAAATGGAATTAATTGAACGATTAACTAAATTCGGACTGGCAAAATAATATGAACAACATAACAAAGTGGTTAGTGGGTATTGTGGTATCTTTGGTATTGGTGGTAGCATTTGTAGCATACCAATACTTCTCAGCGGAATACTTGGATGAGGGTTCATTCCTATCAACCGAAACAATGGAACCCGATAGCGCAATTCGTATCGCAACTATGGGTGACGATTTGCGGTTATATGAATTTACACCAAAAACACTACCTGGGTGGCAATGCATTTTTGTTGCTGGCACCAATAAAGGCGATACGTTCTGCGTACCAAAGGGTAGAACCGGATACCAACAACACACAACAAAATCAACAAAATGACCAGTTACATATACGAAGATACCGAAGTTCGGTTGACGGGGCGCGAAGCCACAAAACAAATAGGGAGTGGGGTATCCAGAAGGGCAAACTCACGGGCCAACGTCGATATTAAAGTCGAAATCACCCCGAATGATATTACTACTGGTGCATGGAAGAAATGGGTTAGCAAGGATGACCTATACACAATATTGGAGACAGATGATGAATAACCCTGATGAAGAATATTTACAACTAATGATGGATATACTCCGTAACGGAGTATCCAAAGGTGACCGAACTGGAACTGGTACCAAAAGCGTATTTGCTAGACAGATGCGATTTAGTCTAGCAAACAACACCCTACCACTTCTAACAACGAAAAAAATGTTCCATCGTGGCATCATTCATGAATTGTTGTGGTTTTTAAGCGGTTCAACCAACATAAACCAATTAAAAAAAGACGGTGTTAATATCTGGAACGAATGGGCTGATGAACATGGTGAGTTGGGACCTGTATACGGACAGATGTGGCGTGCATGGCCAACAAAAACTGGTCACACGATCGACCAAATACAATCCGTTATTTCGCAATTGAAGGATAACCCAAATTCAAGACGCATCATTATCAGCGCTTGGAATCCGGAACTTTTACCAGATGACGAAAAAACGTTTAGCGAGAACGTAGCAGATGGTAAACAAGCATTACCACCCTGTCACGCATTCATACAATTTTGGGTAGATAATGACAGCAACCTAAGCTGCCACCTATACCAACGGTCAGCAGACATATTCTTAGGTGTTCCATTTAACATCGCACAATACTCAATGCTAACCCACATGATTGCTCACGTCACGGGGTTGAAAGCAAAAGAATTTGTGTGGACTGGTGGGGATGTGCACATGTACAACAATCACACGAACCAATGCGAGGAGCAATTGACTAGAGATTCGTACGAACCACCCAAACTGTTTTTGAATCCTAGTGTTGATGATATTGACGATTTCGCGTTTTCCGACATACGTATTGACGGTTACGTACACCAATCAGCAATCAAAGCTCCCGTGGCTACGTGAATATACACAACAACGAACACTTCGTTTTTGGAGATAATGCCATAAACTTACAAAAAAGCATCTACACGACACTGGATAAATGTCGTGTAGATGAGTTTCACGGCCAGAACGTGGTATTCGTGTCATCAACACTAGAGAGAACTCATGCGTTGTATGATTGTGCTTTGCGGTTGATTCATCACATGGATGCGAGTATAATTAAGCGTGATGGATCTATCATTGCAACTGAATGGTTTGGGACGTTTCACTTCATGACCATACGAGCTGCAGCATCAAAAGCACGTGGGTTGGGTATCGACACTGCTTACATCGATTTATCAAACGAAGAAATAACAAAATACCAAGACATCCTGGAAAATATTTTCGTTTCCGTGGTATTTTCACAACACAACAAACAGACAGGCTATGACAAACAGATCAACAAACCCAAAACTATCAATCATCGTTGGTGTAGATTTGCAAGGTGGTTACGCCAAAGATGGAAAAATACCTTGGAAGTGTTCGGACGATCTTAAACGATTCAAGAAAACAACCACTGGTAATGTGTGCATTATGGGCCGTCGAACGTACACCGATATGGTGGAAATGATGGAAGCTAGAAACATCGATGTGTCTACGTTGGAAAACATATTACCAAACCGACAATCGTTTGTATTGTCCAGAAATCCAAACTTCAAAGCTCCTGGTGCTACTGTAGTACCGTCAATCAGAAAAGCTTGGCAGTCGTTAGACGAAAAGGACACCCGTGAGGTGTTTGTTTTGGGGGGTGAACGAGTGTTTACCGAAGCGTTAGCTTGGACAACAACAATATACATGAATATTATCAAGGATACATACGATTGTGATAAGTTTTTTCCGATATCCACCATAAATAAAGATTTTGTGCTGTGTGCAGGAGAAGACACCGACGAACTGTATCAAGTGATATACAGCAAAAAGCCACAAGTAAGGCGACAACATTTCCAATCAAACCAATATGAGACTAGATGAAGTGCTAATCAAACCAGGGACATTCGCGGGCATACGATTGCACAATAAAACAGAAGATGCAATAATCAAATACATAAAAGACCATGATATCCCGAACGCAACAAAACACGAGGATATTCACGTCACACTATTGTACAGTAAGAAGCACCTACCAAAATACAAGGCACAGGGAACGATAAAGGAATTGGCGTTCCCCAACAAGTTTACTATCTTTAAATCATCACCAAGCGATGGGTCAAAACCAAAAAATTGCTTGGTGTTATTATTGGATAGTAAATTTTTGCACGATCGGTACGCGAAGTTGACAAAACAGCACAAACCCACGTCGGATTTCGATACGTATTCTCCGCACATAACTTTTTCGTATGATGCTGGAGATTTGGATTTGTCTCAATTGCCGAAGTTCAATACGGACATCGAATTAATAAAAGAATACAAAGAAATGTTGCACGATAACTAAATATGTAGTACAATAAGCTTATATTATCATATGAAGCAAACTTAGTATGTGGGCAAGACGCGGCTTCGAAGCCGCCAGCTCCACCAGAAACGCATTGATCGATCACACATTGTTAGTGTGTTTCTGATGGGGCTGAATTGGTATCGATTGACTGAGGAAAGGCTAGTGGATGATACGACAGATGACCATCGTAAATGGCATAAATTTAAACTAATCGCTAATGATGAGTTTTACGGAAGTGTTGCACTAGCAGCGTAACTTCCTGAGGGTAACGCCTTATTACCAAATAGTTACTAAGGGGACTTCGTGTCCCTTTTTTTATGTCTATTGTAAACTCTTAAAAAATCAGGTATAATACCAATATGGAAAAAATGACACTAGAAGACGTCGTGCGTCAATACATACCGTTACCACACGTCAACGCTAAAGGATGGCACAATTGTGTTCACCCCATCTGCGATCATGGTAATAAGGGTAGTAGAGCAGCATTCTTGTTTGCTGATAATGTTACCGTATTTCATTGTTACAATTGTGGTGTGAAGACTAAGTACGATCCATCATCTCACAAAACGATGCCTCCAAAAATGATCGCAATATTGGATGATTTTGGGATACCTGATTCCGAATGGCAGCAAATTGTATTTGATAACCTAACACTACAAACAAAAACAAAATCCGATTACCAACCCGATCGAATAAAAATCGATCCAATGGTGCTACCAACACCAGAAGATTTCTATTTTCTCGCAGACGCAAAGAGCAATGATCAGTGGGCAGTAATAGCAAAGGAGTACCTCAAACACGATAGAGGTATAAACTGGAAGGATTATCCTTTCATGTTATCACACAAATCTGATGATGTGTTGATGCGAAAATGGTTTAAACGATTGATAATTCCGATGTATAATAGAAAAAACGAATTAGTATTCTATCAAGGTCGGGATTTAACTGAAGCTGCAGTAAAGAAATATCAAAGTCCACCTGCGACCGCTTCAAAAATAATATACGGTTTTGATAAACTATTCGACTACTCAAACACAGCACCACTATATGTTGTAGAGGGGTGGTTCGATGCATTTTTAATTGATGGTGTGGCTCTATTGGGCAATACCATATCAGAAGAACAGGCTATATGGCTTGACAAGTCCCAACGCAAGAAGGTATACATACCTGATAGGTTTGGCAACGGGAAAGAAGTCGCTTTGCACGCTTTGTCACTTGGGTGGAGCATAGCTACACCCGATATTGGATCGGATGAGTCTTGCAAGGATATGACGGACGTCATCAACAAGTACGGTAAATTATACACAATGAAAACGTTAGCAGAACGTACAGCTACTGGTTTCGCAGCACAAACCCAAATTGAATTGTACTGCAAAAAATAAGAAGAATTATGGCATATACTGAAAAAGACATACAAATTTTAACCGACCACGAACACATACAAAAGCGGACAGCTATGTATCTGGGGAATATGAAGTCAACCGAATATACGGTTCCCATGTTTTTGGACAATAAGTTTACACAATCACACATATCGTTTATCCCAGCGGTTCTAAAGTGTGTTGGTGAGGTTCTCGATAACTGCATAGATGAACACGTACAAAACGACAACAACAATACTATCATTGCCATCGATGCTCACCCAGTTCTGGGGACTTACACCATTTCGGATAATGGTCGTGGTGTTCCCATCGGAAAGCACGCATCCGGAAAACACACACCAGAAGTGGTCTTCGGGTCATTACGATCTGGGCGTAATTTTGATGATAACAAAGCCTCCGGTGTGATTGGTATGAATGGTATAGGATCCAGTGCTGTATGTGCTGTATCATCCGAGTTCAACGTTGACATTTCCAGAGACGGTAAACGATACAAACAGACATTCTCTGATGGTGTATCCAAGATTTCAAAACCAAGTATAACAAAAACGACATCAACAAAAACTGGAACCACAATTAGATTCCAATTAGATGATAACGTTTTTGATAGCATCACACTACCAGATCAATTGATGGAAAACAGAGCAATTGAATTAGCTCTAACTAATCCAGGTATTACAACGGTATACAATGGAAAAAAGTACAAATACAGGAAAGGATTTGACGATATAATCAAGAAAATATCGTCAAACTTTCACAAATTCACATCCAATGGCATAGAATTCTATGTTATATTCGACGTGCACGAGGGCATCGACGAGTCGATCTTCTCGTGGGTCAATAGTTCATTGTTGTTCGATGGGGGTCTGTGTAACACTCAATTTTTGAATGCATTTTTTGATAAAACAATTACGCACTTGCAACCACAGGCCAAAAAAGCTAAAAGTACCGTAACGAAGAATGATGTTAAGCAGAATTTATTGGTTATTGGGAATCTGAAACTATCAGATCCTGAATACGATGCACAATCGAAAACACGGTTAACAGGCCCCAATATACGTCGGGATTTAGTCAAGATGTTGGATGATGATTGGGCAAGTTTCACCAGAAAGCACCGTGAGTGGTGTGAAACTGTGTTGGAACGAGCTATCATTCGTCACCACAACCACGCAAACACAAATGCAGTAAAAGACCACAAGAAAGGCATCAAGCGCAAGGTTGAGGGGTTGGTGGATGCTACCAGTAAAAACCGATTTGATTGTCAACTGTTAATAACAGAAGGGGATAGTGCTGCTGGAATGATTACAGATGCTCGTGATCCGAAAACGACAGCAGCGTTACCCCTACGAGGGAAAGTGAATAACACTCATGGTATGTCGGTGGCACAGTTGTTGAAGTTACAAAAAGTAGCTGACATGATTACAGCTGTCGGACTCATTCCTGGTCGTAAACCTTCTCGAAGTGAATTAAAATATGGTAAACTGATCGTAGCAACCGATGCTGATTACGATGGTGCTGATATTTTTACACTGTTGATCAACGTATTGTTTCAATTCTGGCCATCGCTATTCGATCCCACGTATGAACCATTTGTGTACCGACTTATTGCTCCCAATGTGTGTGCAACAAAAGGAAAGCGTCGAGTCCACTTCACGACGTTGGCTGCATTCGAAAAGCAGAAGAACAAATACAAAGGGTGGGACATTGCATACTACAAAGGATTGGGCAGTATGGTTAAAGCAGATTGGACCATGATCTTATCTGGAAAAACAGACACTCTAATCCCAATCACCGATGATGGTGACATGAAACAGGTATTGGAGTTATTATTCAGCCCCAATGCGGACAATCGAAAGAAATGGTTACAAGGTGATAATAATGGAATGGAAACGTAAACACGTAAAACTTCCACACAAAACCGTTTCAGGTGAATGGTTCGTGTGGAAGCACGTTTGGTGCCGTCCAATTAACGACATATCAACGAAAATTGAATATGCATTCGATCCAGATGGATTGGAGACCAAGCACCAAAAAATAACATGGACGGAATGGTTCAAGAAATCGGGTTGGGATATCCCCGACGATGAGCCGTCCATTGACACGCCTGATGTTGTTGAAACGGTGAAAGAGGCTTTTACCCCAAAATCATTCAACGATGCGCTAAAATTGTCACTGGGTGGTACAACGAATCACGTAAAAAAACTCAGGCAGGTAAATCGACCCACAGCTCCACCGCCACCCACAGCTCCGCCCCAACGCAAACAACAACCCGATCCTAGAGTTGGTGACGTTGCGTATGATAGCAAAGCTGATATAATGGTTCGATTCAACGGTAAAGAGTGGATTATCATGACCGCACACGAAGTACGGTTGGAATTATACAGAACAAAAATGAATATAATAAACACCACATCATTGGAGAATACACCATCATGATATCAGAAATAGAGTTACTCCGCGGTATGTATCTCGACGATTTGAGTAAAACGGTTAACTTTACCGGTACGGAACGCCCGCGCGTTGCATATCCACCAAAGTGGACTCGTAATCCCCCACTCATCAAATTGGGGGAAGGGGTTACCGAACCAAAAGAAATGACACCAGAAAACATCGCTCGTACTTTTGTGTGGAGTGATCAACATTTTTCTCACAAGAACATCATCGCATTCAGCGAACGACCATACGTGTCTGTATCGGAAATGAATGAGACATTGATAGCAAATTACAACGACTACGTTGGTGCTGATGATATTTGTTTGTGGGTTGGTGACGTTGGATTTGGTAGTACAACCCACCTCAACGAAATTTTGGATCGGTGTAATGGATACAAAATTCTCATTATCGGTAACCACGATTTCAACAGGAAGAAGCTGAGAACATTAAACTTCGATGAGACACATTTGTTGTATCAAGTTGACGTTCCGGATGCTAGCCTTGTATTTACACACTATCCAATGGATAATATTACAGTACCGTGGTTTAACGCACACGGACACTTACACGCTTTTCCAAAACTGGATACAGGAAACATGCTACACTACAATGTTAACTGTGAAGCTCATGGCTATCGTCCGGTTGAGTTAAGTAACATCATAAAAATCGCTAAAATGCGATTAATTGCTGCAGGGATGTAATGAAATCATCAGAATATATCAATCAAGAACGCAAGGCATACAGCCTATACCTCATTAGCGATAGGGCCATTCCGCACGTAGCGGATGGACTCAAATCAGCACTACGACGAGTGTTGTGGATGGCTAGAGACGGTAAAAAAGTAAAAAGCTCAGCATTAGCTGGGTCTTGCGCTGCTATTCACCCACACGCCGCACCAGAAGGATCAATCAATACTGCTGCAGCTCCGTACGGGAACAACATACCGTTGTTAAAAGGTTATGGAGCTTTCGGTACATTACTGAAACCAACTGCATATGGTGCATCACGATATACATCCGTTGCGTTATCGGAATTCGCGAAAGATGTTATTTTTGCCGATGCTAACCTGATTCCAATGGTTGATAACTACGACGGCACTATAAAAGAACCAAAACACCTATTGCCTCTAGTACCAACCGTGCTATTAAATCCACAAGAAGGTATCGCTGTTGGTTTTGCATCCAATATACTCCCACGGTCGATCACGGACATCATATACGATCAAGTGTTGCACCTACAGGGTAAGTCAAGCAAGATTGTTGAAGCTCCCCCATCACTCGATTCTTTGGGACAGACGTCTTCTGGAGCTGTTGTAGACCGATTGGGAAAAACACGATGGGTATTCACGGGCGCGTATGACAAAATCAATGCGACGACTGTGCGAATCACGAAACTACCATATGGGCTAACGCACAAGAAGTTGACAACAACGTTGGACAAACTGGAAGAGGTTGGTACCATTGTCGATGTTGTGGATAATTCATCAGACGTATACGATATCCTAATCAAATTCAAAAAAGGGACATTAACCAAACTAGATGATGCAAAAATTCTCAAAATGTTGGGATTGGAGTTATCAGTACCTGAAAATTTGAATGTTGTTGACTTCGATGGTGTTACCGTGTGGTCAACCAACTACACAGACGTTGTTACACGATTCACAGATTGGCGATTGCAGTATTACATTACTAGATATGAGGTATTAGCCGCACAACTGGAAATCGATATACAACGATTGCGTGATGTGATATTAGCGGTAAAAAAGAACATAGGTAGTGTTGCACGAAAGATAAAATCAAAAGCCGAGTTGAAAGAATATTTGGGGGCAATTGGTATCGTGCATACCGAGTACATCGCTGACTTACCAGTGTACCGATTTACGGAAGATGAACGCATCAAAGCCGAAACCAAACTAGCTGAACACGAAGCAACGATGGATAGATACCGATTGTTGCTGAGTTCTGAGCCAGAGCGTAAACAAGTATACATAAAAGAATTAAAGGATGTATTGAAAAAGGTTAATGCTAACCGGTATGCTTCCATCGAATAAATACGTGGATGAAACCACAACTAATATTATTTGCTCTACTATATTCGTTGTTATCAGGTTGCAGTTGGTTAACACCACCCAAATACGATAACAACGAATATTTGATCATAACGGAACTGGAAACACATTCCAGATTCCTAGTAAATGAATGCCAAGATACTACTTTGGCTTCAAAACGAATAAAAACAATGGTGTTTCGTTCAGAAACGCTACAGACATACACCTTCTTTCTTCCAAACAATTCCGAATTACACGGAAGCTCAAATCTGATTAACAAACAACTGCTCGAGTTTGCCGCTCGTTATCAAGCGGACACACCGCCATCCAGTGCATATTGCAAGATTAAAGCGAAAACTTTGGTAAGCGAAATGCATAGAATTCTAACAACACTAGGTCAACTACAAGGAGTAAGCGAATGAGACGGTTCGATGATTTTGTGGACCATAAGTCCGATATCATAGCTCAGATGGCAGCGTTACTAAACGAAGCACAGGAGGGATTGGAAGCTGGCGAATTGTCCAGATCCGAATTTGATGAGATATCACACAACATACTAGACTTCGTTGAAGTCGATAACCTAACATCCGACGTTGACAACAAAGTGACAATCAAGGAAGCTATCGAAACATTAAAACTGATAGCCGAACACATACCAATGACATAACAATGTATACATCATATCAATTAACACCAAGATCCAGAAACTTTCTACTGGACAAATTTCCACCCAAGCACAAAAAGGTGGTCGCACATCACATAACACACGAATTTGGAGTACACAAAGATACAAAACTACCACCAAATGCTAACATTAGAGTTATCGGGTATCACAACGATCCCGATGGGTTGGAGGTGTTGGTTGTTTCGGTTGATGGGGGACAGTATCGTCCCGATGGAGGGGTATACCACATCACGTGGTCGTTGGATCCTGAGAAGTTTAAACCCGTACACTCAAATGGGCTGGCTAGCAGGCAGAATCACAAACTGATAATGCCTGTAGCAGTTCAAACCAATCCATCAATATCACATTGATGGATTGATCACATTAGCTACGCTGCTTGACGGCGTAGCTCCGCAAATGTGGTTTCTTCACCATCTTGCAGCACGATTGGCACCGATCTAACATCTCTACCCACCGCAGCATCAACATCCGCTTTTGTTACATCTTGCCCAACCAGCAAATACTGATGTTCGATATCATTCGATATTAAAAATGCTACTATAGTTTTGCATGCTGGGCATGTATCCTTTCCGTATACTGTTATCATGTTGCGTCTCCGTTAAATTGTTAAGTTTGATAAGAAATCTGGTGTTACATCTTGCTTGATATCACTAACCAAATAAGATGATATTTCAGCTTCCTGTGGTGCTGTTTGTACTTCTTTACCACTAATCCAGTTTTTCGTCCATGGTAGTGGATCAGATTTTGGGTGGTTATCGAATGGTTCGATGTTCAATGTTTTCATGCGTTTGCTTGCAATGTAATCAACATAATGCCCTAGAATTTCTTCACTTAGCCCAATCATAGACCCATTCTTGAACAGATATTTGGCCCAATTCTTTTCTTGTTCGATTACATCAGCGAACATCTGTCTGACTTGATCAGCACATTCGTGACGAATCAATGCAAACGTAGAATCGTCTTTGGGTAACGTTCGTAACATATATTGGGTAGCACCCAAATGCAAGTTTTCATCACGACATATCAGACGAATAATTTTTGCATTACCTTCCATCATTTTTTGCTCTGCCATATTCCACGAACAAGCGAATGATACATAGAAGCGAATACCTTCAAGCATGTTGATGCTATTCAGACACAACCATAACGCTTTTTTATGCTCATAATCGTCGTATTTTACGCCTGTCACCTCTAGTCCTAATCTTTTCACTTCATATAACGTGTTCCAGTAGGACAACCCATCATAATACTTAGAAATGTCAGCAGCACAGTCCATAATTTCGGGAATTTGCGTGATCTTGTCAAATTGTTCCGAAGGATTCGAGTACACATTTTGTATGATGTGAGTATACGAACGGCTGTGAATAGTTTCGTTGGTTCCCCAATTCTCAACCCACCCTTCGACTTCAGGAAGTGAACAGATAGGAAGCAGCATAAGGTTTGGCCCTCTTCCCTGAGCGGTATCCAATACAATCTGTCTAAACAAATTGCTATCAAATATATGCTTTTGTTCGGGTGGTAACGCTCGGTGATCCAGCTTGTCTTTCGATAAATCTATTTCTGATGGGCGCCAAAAGAACGATAACTGCCTATCCGTGAATGTGTCAAACTGAGGATACTTCATAGCCTCATATCGGGCTAAGCCCGGACCCCCATTGGGGTCCAGGAACATGCTAGCTTGTAAGTGATGCGTTGCTTCTTTGTTGAATAGTTTGCTTTTTGTCATTAATTGTCCTTATAATTTGCACGATTCGCAATCGTCGTCTTTGTCTGAACTATCAAATACATCACCACTGCCGTCCATAGTGTTTTGATAATACAGTGTTTTTAGTCCTATATAATACGCATAAACGATATCACTTAGCAACTCTGATGTTGATAGTTTTCCACCATCAGCGTGAGCTGGATTATATGACGTGTTCGTAGAAATCGATTGATCGGTCCATTTTTGTATGATAGCCGCGGTAGCCATGTACCCACGTGGAGATGTCATATCCCACAGGTACTCATATTTGTTTTTAAATCGATGTATTTCTGGTACCACTTGTTTCAATGTGCCGTTCTTGGATGCCTTCACCGATACACTACTGCGTGGTGGCTCCAAACCATTTGTACCATTTATCACCTGTGAACTAGATTCAACTGGCATCATCGCCATTGTTGTGGAGTTTCGCAAGCCATGTTCATCGATGCTAGCTCGTAACTTAGTCCAATCCAGATAATGAGGAACGTCAAGTAACGTATCAACTTCCGGTTTGTACGTATCCATTGGTAACAATCCTTTGGAATATTTGGTCTCGCTGTACCATCCACAAGCACCCTTTTCTTTTGCTAGATTGTTCGATGCTGTAAGTAACCAATATGACATAGCTTCTGCGTATTCATTGACTAAATCATTTGCAGATCCATCGGAATATTTATTACCATGCTTGGCTATAAAATAAGCAAGATTGCAAATCCCAACACCCAACGATCGGCGTTTATCAGCTGGATACCCAGCAGCTACCATCGGATAATCCTGGTAATCCAACAACTCATCCAGAGCACGTATCGCTAAATCTGCAGGTTTTTCGAAATCTTCCGGTGAGTGGATAGCTCCCCAATTGATTGATGATAACGTACACAACGCAATTTCTCCATACTCATCGCGGAATTCAGCTGGTGGTACATCACCCAACGTATTCAGAATATCCCGCGTGTATGGCATGCGGCTCTTCTTTGTCAATCCTGCTGTTGGTAGTGTTATTTCAACACACAGATTTGACATTCTAATGGGGCTGGTATTTGCGTTAAATGCACTGTGTGTGTTTGAGTGATCGACATACTGGATATACAATCTACCAGTATTGTTACGCTCAAGAATTACAGTATTGAACAATTCGATAGCTGGAACGCTAGTCTTGCTAATCGATCTGGCTCTTTCGTACTTTTCATACAAACGAGCAAACTCTGCCTGATCTTGAAAAAACGCATTATACAAATCCGGAACATCAGAAGGGTTAAACAGCGTGATATCCTTTCCATCAAGTAAACGTTGGATCAGATACCCATTCAGCTGGACACCATAATCCATGTGTCGTACGCGTGTTTCTTCGGTTCCCTTGTTGTTTTTCAACACCAACAAATCTTCCGCTTCAGCGTGCCACAACGGAAAGTATACCGTGGCAGATGCACCACGCACACCACCTTGTGAGCAACTTTTTAACGCTGATTGAAAATATTTGTAGAATGGAATATTACCTGTGTGGAAAATTTCTCCACCTCGCACTGGCGATCCTTTCGCTCGCAGCCTACCAAGATTCAACCCAATGCCTGCACGTCGAGATGCATAATCAACAATTGAGCTGGCACTTTCATTGATAGAATCCAGAGAATCATCAGTCTCGATCAACACACAACTCGAAAATTGACGTGTTGGAGTCCGTACGCCAGCCAAAATCGGTGTTGGTATTGTTAGTGTTGATTTTGGTCCCATCGAAATCGCATCATAATAATCACGCACATATTTCATTCGGATGCTTGGATCATATTTACTAAACAAGATAGCAGCGATCAAAATATATGCCATTTGTGGTGTTTCGTGATACTGACCAGTTGTTCGGTTTTGAACCAAATATTTACCACGAAATTGTTCAATTGCTGCATATGATAACAAATCATCGCGTTCATGTTTAACAATTTTATCTAATTTTACCCATTCATTATCTGTATACAAATCCAGTAACCCCGAATCATATACACCTGAATCAACACACGTTTCTACATGATCGCGTAATGTTGGTGGTGTGTATTGCTGATACACTTGTTTTCGTAATGTAAAATTTGTTAATCTAGCTGCTACAAATTGGTAGTTGGGGTTGTCTTCTGATATTAGGTCGGCTGCTGATTTAATCATAGCCTCGTGAATATCATCAGTTTTTATCTTATCATAAAACTGCATTTCAGCTTTGATTTCGATTTCAGAAACAGAAACACCTGTTAAGTTCTCTGCTGCCCAGAATAATACGGTGTGAATTTTATCATACGTGAATGGTTCCGTTCTACCATCACGTTTAGTTACGAAAAGTCCTTCGGACATTGTGACCTCTTTGTTATTGTTGTTATTGAGTTAGATCTGTTTGTGTTACACGATACCCACGATCCTGTAGGTATCGAATACCATCGTCATTGTTGTATACTTGATCGAAATATACACTCGCTACCCCTGCTGCTATCAATTTTTCAGCGCAATGGATACAGGGAGCTGTAGTGACAAATACGTGACACCCAATGGATGATTCCGCTCGTCTTGTTAGTTTGCGTAGTGCATTCTCTTCTGCGTGGACTACCGATGATTTGGTTTTTCCATCACAACCTTCACACACGTTTTCATCGCCTGGTGGTGTACCATTATAGCCGATAGCAACAATGCTTCCGTCTTTTACCATCACACACCCAACTTGCCGTCTATCACAATACGATAACTCGGCATAAGCATAAGCCGCTGTCATGTGTGCTTTGATTTCTTTTGGTTTTAGTGTGGTTTGTGGTAACCGTGTAAAAATGTTTTTGATTGCGTGTAAGATGAAATTCATTAAAAGTAGAGCTATTTATTGTTATTATTGTTTGTATCGTATAATATCAGAAAACTCGAATAAAGTCAACAACTTGTAAATACCATTATGACAATTTCAGAAAAAGAAGCACTACTTAATTATATAGAGTTCGGATTGCTTACCTTTTGCAACGATATGGATCAACACGTCGATCCAGATGCACAGGGAGTATTATACGAGAATGCGTATCGTTTATTACTGGATGTTGAGGATACTCTCGACACTCATTTGTTGTTGAGTTGCAAAGACCCTTGACATCCAGGAGAAACACAGTATAATGATTCACACTTCATCGAAAGAAGCACTCAACAAACACAGGCAATATCGCTTGTGTGCTATTGTTGGGATATTACACACAAGGACATGCAATGGCATACCAACCAAGAACTAACCGTTTCGCTAAAACAACAGCAACTCCACTGGAAGTGGAACGTACGGTTTCATATCTATCTCGAGCGTTTTCCAACGCAACTTTCAAAGCTAGCCACATTATAGGGAACAAGGCTGAACGATCCGTAACATCATCAACCGAATTATACGATTATCAAGTGGACTTTGCCTACTTGATAGATAATATACAGCGGTGTCCAGCGTATATCGTACCGAAATACGTCCAGGAAGCTAACGATCTCATCACTGGGATAAAAGCCTTAGCGTAACACAATTTGTGGGATGCATGGTTTTGTGCATCCCACACTACGCATAAATACTCACATGCGTACTTCTGATTTACTACCAAACACAAACACAAACAACGTTATACATGAACGATGCTCGAATTTTATATCCGAGTCGCGTTGCCACCCTTTGATCAAAAACTTACCCGATTGGTATCCCGACTGCCAACGCGTAAAGGTGCGCCAACGTAAAACCAAGAATAACATATCCTCATCATTCAACGAAGCCTTCGTTGCCGAATCCCACAACTTACACCAGCGATCGATATTTGCGTCAAGTAGACCAACCCCATCCAATGGAACAAATGCGTTTTATGTATTCCCCATAGATGGTTTTAAGTTTATGTACAGTAAAAAGGTACACGACTCAAGCGTAGCGTACAATCAGGTGTATGAAGCACTAAACGAGCAATTGGGAGTGCAATCAGGCAATGAGTTGTTGACAGAGTTGTTGAGATTCTCGTATACTAATCAGAATCTAGCGGAAGGTATTACATCTGGTTCCGAAATCGTGATGTATAACATACCATTCTATTATGCGGTTCGGATAACATCCGTTCCTTCATATGGGGCGCTGGTAAAAATTAACAATAATAACAATAAATAAAAGGAATTTGTATGATTAAAGCATTCAAATTGGTTACCGGCGAAGAAGTCGTGGCCAAAATATCAAAGTACGACCCAGACACGGGTGAATACACACTGGACAAACCAAGAACACTGATGATGGTGCCTGCAGCAGAAAAGGGGCAGATGCATCTATCATTGATACCTTGGATGGTTAGTGCTCAAGATGCGGAAACGGGTGTGGAAATTGATTCCGTGCTACACGAATCGCAGATTGTGGGCCAAGTGGTGCGCGTACCCAACCAACTAGAGCGCGGATATATGAAAAACGTATCCACAATCCAACTACTGTAATACAAAAATCGGGACCAACAATTATGGCAATCGTCGTTTATAAATGTGATGTGTGCAAGAGAGAAAAGGAATTCACACGAAACACAACAGGGTTAGACACAACACAGAACTGCACGATTACCCATGGTTGTCGTGGTAACCTGTATCACGCACGGTTGTTACCTGATTATCTTCGAGGTTCTTTCCCCGATGATGTATCCGGATTGGATAATTGGCAACAACGTAAAGTATTACACAATCACACCCAATCAATCGAACGAGATGTGTGGACGATAAATCACCAAATGGGTACATTCCCCGCGGTGCAAGTATTCGTTAACCGCCCAATCGAAGGGGACGAAGACAATACAGAGGAGATCACTCCAGACCATATAAACATTGTCGATGATCACACTATAACTATTGCATTTGAACGTCCATGGGCTGGATATGCGCAATTGATCGCACGCCAATCAGATCCCGATTTGTTAGCACCTCCTGTGAATGCAGTAGAGGCAGAGCCAGCATTTCAACAGATTTCGAATGGTGGTGAGATTAGCATCGCAACACGCATATCAACTCTCGGTAAAGAACCAACAATCAACACTCGATTGTTATTCCGAACATCACAGGGATCAACACCTATCATATCATATGCCGTCGATGATCAACCGTCGTTGTTGTCATCGTGGAATGATTTTGATGTTGTTGTCATAAAAGGTAGTGTTTATAGTGTTCGTAGTTTTAACGCAATAACATCGGAAATGATATCTGGTGTGATCGGTAATGGATCATCCTTCGTGTTCAATTCGGTGGACCCTAATAGCAATCAAACATTTAGGGAAATTACCGAAAATGAAATTATCATACTGACAGCGGATACACCGTTCTCTACATTTGATAAGAATACTGATGAATACATTGATGTGACTAGCAGATCTAGCGATGCTACAACATTCGACTTCTTCTATGATTCAGGTGAATTTTTTGCGAATACTGCGGTAGTTAAACCAATATACCCCCACATTAGATCAACATAACACAAACAAACCAATACATGAATAGCAAAAAACAAAAATTGTTAATCGAGTACTTGTTATCATCCAGTGACACATTCGCTATGTGTCAGGGGATCATACAATCCGATTATTTTGATCCTGAGTTTCGTAACTCCGTTGAATTCATATTCGATTACTACGACAAATATAGCAGCATCCCAACACCGTCTCAAGTTGATGCCGAAACGAACGTGTCATTGGAGTTGTATGATATATTGGAACGAGATCAAGTATCATACTGCGCGGATGAGATAGAAACATTTTGCAAACGTAGGGCTATTGAACAAGCCACCCTTTCGCTTCCAGCACTAATTGAAGCTGAAGATTATGGAGCTGCTGAAACAGCAATCAAAGAAGCTGTATCGGTATCATTAAATAGAAATCTTGGTGTGCGTTATTTTGAATCAGTCGAAGAACGATTAGAACGAATGATGCATGAGAATTTAACACAACCAACCGGCTGGTCCGAATTGGATGAAGCGTTGTTTGGTGGTATATCAAGACAAGAGCTGTTGTTGGTATCCGCAAACTCTGGTGGTGGTAAGTCTATCACACTTGCGAATCTAGCTCTTAGTTTTGTGGAACAGGGACTGAACGTGCTATACATATCACTTGAACTGTCAGCTGACGTAGTTTCACAACGTTTTGACACCATGATTACTGGGGTTGGACGAAAGGTTTGGCGTGATCACGTTTCTGAAATAACCACCAGAGTTACAGCAGCTGGGCAGAATAGTGGAATAATGGATATCACTCAAATGCCTTCTGGTACATCCTCACATGACATTCGTGCTTTCTTAAAAGAGTTTAACCTACACTACGGTATGATGCCAGATTTGTTGGTGGTGGATTATATCGATGAGATGGCTCCAAACGAAAAAGTATCTGCGGACAATGTGTGGGAAAAAGACAAACGATGTGCTAGTCAATTGCGTCAAATAGCAGTGGATTTTAATATGTACCTAGCTACAGCTTCACAGTTAAACAGAAGTGCAGTTGGAATTGCAGCAGAAGATCACGATCACAGTCAAATCGCTGGTGGTATTAGTAAAATTAACGTATCTGATGTATATTGGTCCATTGTCATGACAGATGATATGCGGGTAGCTGGTGAAATAGTATTCATTTTACTAAAAACCAGAAACAGTGATGGAGTTGGTAAACACTTTCAATTGGCGTGGGATAATAAACACTTACGCATACGAGACAGGGATCAAGGATTGACCCTGGTTAAAAAACAAAAGACCCTGGGAAGTTCTGGGGATCCGGTGGATAAAATGGATGAATTATTCACCATGTAAACACAACATAAATAACAACACAATTAAATAACAATAGGAAATTAACATGGTACAAAAGATACAAGATATTCAGGTGATCAACATTGACGACGTTCCATATGCAGTAGACACAATGTCTGATACGTCAAAGCGTTTGGTTGCAGTATACAACGACTGGAACAACAAAGAAGCTGGGGTGCGTGATGAGCTTATGATGGTTCAAGCTGCTAAAGAAACGCTATCTCGTCAGATTATTGATCAAGTGCGCAACGAGCAAGCGGAAGCAGCAGCTAAAGAAAAAGCCGATGCCGAAGCTCAACCAGAAGTTGAAGTCAATACCGAAACTCAACCAGAAGTTCCAAGCACACCTGCTGCTGAATAATATGGCGAAGCTAACCAAGTACGAAGTGGCTAAAATATCATACACCAAGTCAGATGGTTCATCATCGGACCGCGAAATCATACCAACGTATGTTCCCGGTAACGTATCTGCAATCGATGTGTCTGATATGGATGATGAATCCAGAGAACTCTTACAAACGCGTTTGCATGAGTATGAGGAATTTAAAGTTGGGGTAATGGAGCATCTAATGTCATTTGGATCATGGATGGAAGCTACTCACAAAAAGGAACCACTCAAGTCACTGAAGTGGCGATCTTTTATCCCCGATAAGATAACCCACCAGTAGCAACCCTCGGTTACACAAAAAACCCACACTGCATCGACATGAGTGTGGGTTTTTTGTTGTCCAAAGTATATACATATCATAAATAGTAACACATTATACACAAAACAGAGGAAGACTAAATGTCATTATTAAAAGAAATGGTAACAGGTTCTGGAGCCGTTGGAGCGACAGGTGCAAACGCAGTTGCTGGTACCAGAGGTTCGTTATTTGGTGGCGGTGTCATCGATGTTAAGAAACCAAAAAAGAAAAAACGCAAAATGATGCGTCGCTCAATGGCAGTCAACGAAGCCATTGCACCAGGATCCGAAGAAACAAACTTCGATGCAGCTAGTGTGTTATCCAAGATAGATAACGCCGAGCAAAAAGCCAGAGCTAATGGGGATACCACAGCATTTGGGTTAGAAGATGAAGACGGCCAGATCGTAAAAGTATACGTAAAAAGCGATCAAGCTGAAGATTTCGAACAAGCTCTAGCTGTAGCATTAGCCGGTGAAGACGAAAACGACGATGACGAAAACTCATCTACGGAAATTGCGGAAGTTATTTTCAAACTGAAAGATCGTTTCGAGATCATTGATGTTGATTGGAATACATTCGAAGGTGACGAGGATGAAGAACAAGAAGTTGTCGGTGATGAAGAGGGTGGTGAATCTGCTGGTGATGAAGACTTGGACGTTGATGGTGAGTCGGGCGTAGAGCCGAACGGAGACGAAGCTGGTGGTGATCTGGAAGCAGGTGCTGACGATGCTGAGATGGATGCGAGTGAAGATGACGCAAAATCTGCACTACAATCTGTTATCGATGTGATGAAGGCGGATGCAGAGGCTAAAGAGGCCGAAGCTAAAGCTAAGGAAGCGGAAGCCAAAGCAAAAGAAGCAGAATATGCTTCACAATCCGCATCCGCTAAAGTTCAACAAGAAGAACAAATTCTTGATATGGAAACGCACAACAAAGCTAAAGCCGATAAACAAAAAGAAGCGAAGCAATTAGCCCAGTTAGCAAAATACAAACACGAAACTGCTGTTGGTGCTGAAACAAAATTATCCGGTGCCGAAACATCAATCTCCAACGAGGGGTATGACGAGGATGAAGAAGAAGATAGTGGTCATGGTATCAGTATCGACGATCTCACAGCTCTCATTATGAGCAACCTGAGGGCAAATTCATGAAAGATGACCAACGCGTCGGATTGCTAAAAGAAACACTCGAAGTGTTGTTTGGTTTGGAAGAAAGTACGGTGCAACGCGTCGTACGAACAATCAAAAGTTCCACTGATTCGATTGATATTCGGACTCCAAACATTAGACGTCGCATCGGACCACGTGCTATGCAGTATCTACGCAATGCAATTGAAATTGCACGCCACGAAGGATCCGAAAAACACGAAGATCCAAATTCGTCTACCGACAAATCCAAGAGTGGGGATATTGCTCAATCATCACGTAGAACACAATCAAAGAAAAGCAAAACGAACGAAAGCCACACATCCTTTATGGATTTTTTATTAACGGAAGTTAGCATTGATGTCGATTTGGATGATCAACAAGGATCCATGCAAGATTTGCGTCGTGCACAACGATTAAACAAGACATCACCCGAACGGTTAAATCGTGAGAATGTGATCAAAGCAAAACAAGAACAACGAGATGCCCAAAGTAATGGTGGTACTGATCCATCCGCTAACTTGAAAGCTAAGATCGCTAAAAAGAAAGTTGAATTGGGTGGGTTGAATAAACGGTTAAACTCCATGAACACCGCCGCAAACAGACAACAACCAAACGAAGGATAAATGTTATGCTAGTTGAAGATATTATACCAACCACAACACACACGTTCACGTACACGGATACTGATGGAAATATACTATCCGAAGCAGCTATTCGCCAATTTAAAAGAAACGGTAAAGAAATCGTACGGAAATACAGATGCACCGCTGGACCAAAGAAAGGTAGATTGGCGTCATCACCATCCGATTGCACCAAACGAAAAGATCCTAAGAAAGTACGCCAAGGTCGCAAAACCATGCGTGCAAAAAAGGGTACAATCAAACGCAAAAGCATGATAGCAAAACGAACTTCGATTTCGAAAATCGTTACGAAAATGAATGCTCGCTTAATGGGAAAAAACTAACCCAAATCTACACAAAAACCATGAACTATAATGATACGCACGCCGCATTATTATGGTTCATGCTGCCCTTTTACACACAGCATAAATATCGGTATGTTTAAATATACCGATATCCCAACCCTCCCCGAATTAACAGTTGAGAACTCCGCTACCGGAAGACGTTACTACGTCACACCAGAAGGTAACAAGTATCCATCAATAACCACAGTGCTCGGTGCGAAGTCAAAACCATACTTGGACAATTGGCGGCACATGCTCGGCGACAAGAAAGCCGACAAAGAGCAAAAACGTTGTGCTGCTCGCGGCACGGCTATACACGAGATGTGTGAAAAATACCTTTTCAACGATGAGCACCCAACCAAAGGCTATGCGGCTGATCACGTGCGCGGTTTCAATCAATTGAAGTTTCGTTTAAACAAAATAAACAACATTAGAGCTCAGGAAGTTGCCATATACTGTGATTATCTTTCCGTTGCCGGTCGGGTTGATTGCATTGGTGAGTATGATGGGGTTCCTTCCATTATCGATTTCAAGACATCAAACAACAACAAAGACGCAAGCATGATTGAAGATTACTTCAAGCAATGCACTTTTTATGCGTTGGCTTGGGAGGAAATGACTGGGGAATTGATTGAGGACATCGTTATTCTAATGTCAGTCGAGAAAGGAATGGTACCGATGGTACACAAAGAGAAAATTGAAAACTGGATCCCGTCTCTTTTAAAAGATATCAGCAACTTTAATAAATAAAAAAATAACTTTGAAGGAATACCAATGGATACAAAAGAGAAACAACCAGACAACGAGATAGGAAGCACCGTAGAGGTACGATTCACTAGCATATCGGGCAGCGTCCCATTAAAAGGTAAAGTGGATACCGGAGCAGATGTTAGTTCACTACACGCAACCGAACACTCAATAGCAGATGGTCGTGTTACCTTTGTGTGCCCTGAATTGTCACGTAACCGAATCACCGTACCCCTACTCACCCAACAAACCGTTAAGTCATCGGATGGTGGTCAAGAATACCGTCCCGTCATATCTCTCAACGTAAAAATAAACGGAAAGTTAATGACCAATGTCGAGTTTAACCTGAACGATAGAGGTAACATGAAGTTCCCTGTGTTGATTGGAAAGAATATTTTAATCAAAGGTGGTTTTAAAATAGATCCAAGGTTAGATGAAAACTACGACGAGGAAGAAGTTACCATCGACATTAAAGCTCCAGTGGATAATAACGGAACCACCGATACCGAACACGACACAAACGAAGATGCCGAAGAAAAGCTAGGCATCATGCACATATATAAAGTTGACGGTGAAACAACGGACGAAGAAGTTGATAATCACTTCACTCAACGGTTTTCCCATGTTCACATCGGAAGCAAAACATACATCATTCGTTACTTGGGGTACAAAGGGAAGAAACTCAACCCCGAAACAAACGGCGATGAAATTCTATACCTAATGGACCAAATAAAAAACAACATGAATGCAACTGATCAAAAAACCATAGCTGACTTTGGAGCTACGGCATTCGACCCAGAAAACGGTGATAACAATGGCGAGCACTAAATCCCCATTCCTGATAGTGGAAGAATTACTATCCCCAAAACTATGTGAGCAGATTATAGACGACTTACAATATTATGTACCCGATACAGACGACGAAGACACTCCAATCAAAATGTCTCGTCATCACGAACCATCGGAAAGTATCATATACGAACACATCAAACCGTTTATACCACAATTCGAACAACACTACAACTTCAAACACAGGGGTACCGAGTTAATGAACTTTGAGTTCCACGCCGAAGGTGTTGAACATGAAGTGGTGTGCGATAACAGCAGCTACATCAAAAAGAAATGGGCACGAACAAAGGATCGCGACTTCACAGCTGTTGTTTTTTTGGTGGATTACCAAGACCAACCCCCGTTTGATTCTGATTATGAAGTATATGGGGGTAAGTTAGAATTCCCACAACACAACTTCGGTTTTACGCCATCGCGCGGAACAATGATAGTGTATCCTAGCGGACCACACTTCCTAAATGCATTTTCCAACATAATAGCTGGTGATTTGTTCGTAGCGAAGACTCATTTTGCGGCTGAAGTTCCATACTTCCACGATCCAGCATCATATCCAGGCGATTACAAAACTTGGTTTAATTAACGTTACAAATGTAGGATAATCGCCTGATGAATATACAAAAATATGCAACAATCTGCCTATTGGTTGTGAGTACGTTATCACAAGCCGAACAACACGCCCCGATACACAATTGGGGTGCAACAAATAAAACAGCCGAGACTCTGTGCCTAGCAAATAACATATATTTTGAAGGGAGAGGTGAATCACACTCCGGACAATTAGCTATCGGACTGGTAACACTAAACCGCGTTAAAGATGCGTTATTTCCAAATACGGTATGTGAAGTAGTGCACCAACAGGGGATGAACAGGAACGATAAGCTAGTAGCACAATTTTCATGGACGTTGGATGGACACTCGGATAACCCAATCAAAACATCTGCGGTGTGGAAGCGGATTTTGCTACTAGCACAAGCGCTGACTGCAGAAGGTACGTTGGATAACTTCGTGGATATAACGAACGGAGCTACCCACTACCACGCCAACTATATAAACCCACAGTGGACAAATCTGACTTTCATCATGGATATCGATTCTCACCGGTTTTATCGTGCTTAGTTGATCTCAATCCGAATTCCAAGTAAACTACGTGAAATAACAATAACAACAATAAATTAAACGGAGTTTTACCATGTCTGATACAATCATCCCAACAAACCCAGAAGACTTACGCGTAATGAAGGGTATGGTAGTCGAAATGACTAACTGTCTACAACGCATCGAAGATGAAAAAGAGCAAATGAAAGATATCGCGGAAGCATGCGAAGAAAAGTTTGCTATCCAAAAGAAGTATATGTCTAAATTAGCGCGAGTTATGTTTAAGCATAACTATTCCGATCTACAAACCGAAAACGAACACTTCGAGTTCTTATACGAAGCAGTAATGGAAAGCAAAAAATTAGATTAAAAAAAAGGGCCGTGAGGCCCTTTTTTTTGCAATGTTGTAGTTGTTGTTATACAGCTACAACAACACCAGTAACAACATCAATCCACTCAGTCGCTGCAGTATTACCAAAACACATAGATCCCAGACCACCACGTGCATCCGAAACAAAAATCGCATGTCCTGCTAACACAGTACCAGGTACACCAACAACCGTATACGTTGGTAAACCGACAGTACCAGTAAACACTGGAGTAGCCACATCAGCTTTTGCCAATAATAGTGCATCAGCTGCAGCCACTGTGTATTTATCCAGATCTGTGATATCAGCTTCAAGATGTGTATGTGCGTTAGGATCACGAGTATCACTCAATCGTACGTCGTTACCTTCACAGACTGTAGTAACCGCTGCTCCAAAAGCAAGATTGAATGCGGATGCTTTAGCAAATGCTGGTTCATAATCACCTTCAACAAAATCAGAGATGTTAGCTTTCACCAACGCAGCTGATTGCCACAATGCACCATCATATTTCAAGACTTCATCAGCAGCAGGTGTCATTGTAGTGAATACATCACCAAGATCGCTGATTGATTCACCGTCAATTCCAGCAATAAAACCTGTGTCATTAACTATAGTAGACAGACCATCAGCTGGTTGCACTGCTGTATCAGCTGTAACACCCTGTACCGCAGTTGCGTATGCCGCACCGTTGAAATCTGTGATGTCGCCTGTAGTCAATACAATGACACCAGTTCTACCAGCAACTGACTGGACTGGAGCTGCAGTAGCTGCTGCAGTAGTAAAGTCTGTAACGTCCGCAGCTACGTGAGTATGCATTGATGTTGCAAACATTGTATCAGATTCAGTTTCTGTGTAATAACGAGTATCTAATTCACCAGCATCAAGAACTGTCTGAGTGTAGTATAACGCTGGGTCCATACCAAGAGGGCCCCAATTCGTACCATCATTCGAAAACTGCCATACTTCTGCTGTTTCGTTCCACATAATAGATACGTTAGCTTCTGCCCCACGCTCAACAACAATCGAAGCATCGGTGCTAGATGTACCCAGCTGTGTTTGATTTAATGTGAAGGTTGGTGAATCTGTGCCCCCAGTATCGGATTTTACTGCAACTGCAGCATCCATCTGAGCTATCGTTGGTCTGTTAGCCAACTCTCCTGTTAGATCAGGAATAACTTCCGCGCGTGTTGCCCACATTGGTCTAATGTCAAATACCATATCGCTAGTAATTTGCGTAGTAGTATCGCCAATGAATATTCCCGATAACGGAAGGTGAGCTTCTGGAATAGCAGGTAATGTCGGATTAGCACTAGACGTACCATCTAACACAACGATCATTCCCGTCTCATTCAATGATATCACAACCCATTTAGCTGCTGATCCTGGCGCAGTCAATACAGGTGAGTTACCACCAATATATTCCACGTGAGCGCCATCAGCTGTCCAAAAGGACCCAGGTTGGATTTGTACAGTCATATTCGGTGCGACTTGCGCAGCGACTTGTAACGGTATAAAATTTGCGTTGACACGTTTGTTGGTGTCCCCTTTAGGTGGTAACGAAATCATATTATTGTCCTCCAAGGTGTAAAAAATATGTATCGTAGTATTTACTACAAATGATCGTATTTCGTTGCAGTATTGATATAAATGGCGTATACTATTACTCACATCGACCAAGATGTAAAATAATAATAATAAAAACAACAAAACACAAGGAGGTTTGCATGAGTTACATCGATGCAATCACGAAAAAGAACCAAGTGTTCGTTTGGGAGCGCAATACACCCAAAAAACGCACTCTAAAACGCTATCCAGCGAACCACTATTGCTATATTAAAGACGACGATGGTGAACATACCAGCATCTTTAAAGACAAACTATCAAAAAAAGAGTTCCAGTCGCGATCCGAAATGACAGCTTTCCTTAAACAGAATGCCGATAAATTGCAGCGTCGAAATGGTGGACATGAGACATTCGAATCGGACATTCCAACCGAACTACGAACACTATCAGCAACATACTATAACGTACCAGCTCCAAAATTGAATGTGACGTTTTTGGATATCGAGGTGGATTACGACAAAAAACGCGGTTTCTCGACGATAGACGACCCATACGCTCCAATCAATGCTGTTGCATTGTATCACAACTGGTCCAATAGAATGGTTGTGTATGCTGTGCCACCTGATCCCGAAACATACAAAGGCGACCCAAAAGATTTAGAAGAAATTTGGTTGAAACTACGAATGGATGAGATCGCCCCACTACCGAGCGACTCTGACAACGAAGTCATATTGTGCCGCAATGAAAAGGCGTTGTTGCATCACCTGTTGTGGGAAATTGAAAACAGCGATGTGTTATCTGGATGGAACTCAGATTTCTTCGATGTACCATATATCGGCAAACGCTTAATGATGATGGATGGTACCACACAACAAGACCTACTGGACGGTGCACCATCAGCGTTGTTCTCGAAATTATCTTTCGAACTAGCAAACAAACCAAGATGGAGAGAAATTCAACGATATGGTGCTCCAGCTTGGATGCTTGATTTATCGGGTAGAGTTAGTCTCGATTACCTCGATTTGTTCCGAAAATATGAAATGGCTGAAAGACCATCATATAAGTTAGAGTCAATATCAGAAGAAATACTCCCAGATCTAGCCAAATTGGAGTATGAAGGCTCTCTAGCTGATTTATACACCAACGACTTTCCTTGGTTCTGCCGATACAACTTCCGTGATACTGAGATTCTGAAAGGGTTTGAGGAAAAACTAGGATACGTCGAATTGGCAAATCAAATGGTTCACTTATCGACGGGTTTGTTTAAGCACGTAGGCGGAACATTAAAACTTGCCGAATTAGCAACAATCAACTTCTGTCACCACGTACTCGACAAGAAAGTGAATGACACACATCCTGATGATAGTGGTGATACTATTAAAGGCGCTTTTGTGTTGATTCCTCAAGTTGGCATGCACGAAGGTATAGGATCGGTGGATATCAATTCACTATACCCATCTGCTATCCGTTCGATTAACATCAGTCCCGAAACACTCATAGGACAATTCGCATACAACATCGACGATGCACAAGCTATTGCAAAAGGTACAGATGACAAGCTCATTCTAAAATTCGACGACGGTGAAGTACTAGAGTTGACAGCTAAAGAGTGGAGGTCTGTATTAGCACAGGAGAAGTGGGCTGTTAGTGGTTACGGAACTGTATTTGATCAAACAAACAAAGGAATTATCCCTGCGATTTTAGAAGATTGGTATGCCACACGAAAATCATACCAAAAATTAATGGTTGAAGCAAAAAACAACGGTGAGACAGACAAAGCAGCATATTATGACCGTTTGCAATACGTGTACAAGATTAAACTGAACAGTTTCTATGGTGCATTAAACAATGCGTTTTTTAGATTCTATGATCTACGCATGGGTGAAAGCACCACAGGTACTGGTAGAGCGATTCTACTACATCAATGTGCTGAGGCTGTCAATGTCATTACCGGTGAGTATGTCATGCCAGACAGAGTATGCATAAAATTGGATAAGGGTCCAAAGAAAGGTGAGTACATTCCTGCGACACCGGAACAAATCAAAGATCCCGATCAAGACATACACTATGGATATTCCGACAAGTACCCCATCATTTACGGAGATACTGATAGTTCATACTTTGCAACTGGCATTACAGATGACATGGACAAAGCTACTAAGTATGCGGATGAGATTGGCGAGCTGGTAAATGATTCATTCCCAAAATACATGAGCGAAACATTCTTGTGTCAACCTGGTTATGATCAAATCATCAAGACTGGACGTGAAATTGTATCCGATCGTGGTATATTCGTTGATAAAAAGCGGTATATCCTGCACATTATCAACGATGATGGGTTTGCTGTGGATAAAGTTAAAGTTATGGGTTTGGATACGAAAAAAACAACAATGCCAAAGCCTATAGCCAAAAAGTTAAATCACTTCGTGGAGCGGTTACTGAAAGGTGAGGATTGGGATGACATAACACAAGATGTTGTGGATTACAAACAATCACTATACGACGTAACAACATCAAACTTCATGGAAATTGGATTACCAAAAGGTGTAAAGAAGATAGAAACGTACACCGAAACGTATGAAGATGATAGCACTTGCTTTTTACCAGGCCACGTATCAGCTGCATTGCACTTCAACTACGCAATCAAAGAACACGAAGATCTGGAGACTGTAGCCATCCACTCAGGGGATAAAATCAAGGTGTTTTACTTACTGGTACCAAACGGTAGGTTTAAAGCAATAGCAATACCAGTCGACATCGAGCAAATACCACAATGGTTCTTAGATGAAATAATCCCACAAATCGACAAAGATGCTCACGTGTTGCGATTGGTAGACAAACCACTGAACAACATCATAAAAGCGGTAGGGTTAACAACACCATCAAAACAAAGTTTATTCACAGATAGTTTATTTGAATTTTAGAGGAAATTATGAAATTAGAAAAAGAAGCAATACAACACATACAAAAAGCTGTAAAGACAGCAAAACTATTGGGCATAGAGGATATATGCATCGAGGATGGTTTAATCCGAGCAATGCATGCCGATCGAACGGTATTGATTGTCGATAACAACACCGTCCCGTTACCATTCGAGATGCTTGGCATTGCTCGGATAGCTCAATTCTTAGATCGATTAAACATAGTCTGTGATGCGGATGGTTTTAGTATCGATTTTACGGATTCGGGAGATTTTGTTAAGTCGGTAGTCATGAAGTGTAAAGGTACACGTATCGACTTTAAATGTTCAAATCCATCAAACATTGTGGCTCCTAGAAAGTTAGCCGATGAGATGTTATATGGGATCAGCATCTCAGACGAATCAATTGACATGCTGAAGAAGAGCACAGCAGCTATGAAAGCAGACGACGTAACTATCGTTAGTCGTGGCGGTGAAGTCAGCTTTGAAATGAACGACGTAAATAATGATGTATTCAAGCATGAACTGGAACAAGAAGTTACCATCATATCGGGCGAATCCAACGATTTCGCTTTCAGATACCCAGCAAAGCTATTGATATCATTATTACGCAGCAATGTCAATTATTTAGAAATAGCAAAAAAGGGATCTCTCAAAATTAACTTAAACGGATTAGACACATTCGTAATACCAAAGGTGTAAAATGACACAAACTACAGAAACTCCAATTATGTCACCAGAAGAAATAGTGGCATGGAAAAAAGAAATAAAGCAACAAGTACTAAGCGAAATGAAAAACGAACGAACGCTAGCAATGGAAGAAGCTGCCGTTCGTCGAGAAGATGAGGCTGCAGAGCGTCAGAAATATTTCGACAAAATGAAGGAATCACCTGAACCGTGGGTGGAAATAATCGGATGGGTGCAAACCGAACAAGGCGTGAAAGTTGAGTTGGAGTGGAATAACGCATTCATTGATTTTCTCAAAACGGAAGGTGTTACTGGCACCGATGAGGATCAAGTAGTACAAAAATGGGTAGCTATGCTACTACACAACATCGCTGATGATATGGGCGAACAGTCCACACCTGAGGGCGAATCGGAATTTCAGGGATAATAGATGAAATATCTTGCTATGGATACAACAAACCTATTGTATAGAGCTTACTATGCAAATAAGGATGAAGATGACCAAACAAGAGCAGGGTTAGCGCACTTTAGTGCGCTTCTCACACTCAACAAATACTACAAAGCGTTTAAACCAGACAAAGTTATATTATTCTTCGATCGACCCAACTGGAGAAAGCCATATACCAGGTCCGATGCGTGTTTGTCAAAGCGAATATACAAAGATAATCGCCGCAAAGATCAAACACCCACCGATAAAGCAAAATTCGAAGCATTCTTGGAGCATATTGCTGATTTCGAGAACATGATAATGAATCACACGAGCATCGTGTGTCTAGCTGCTGAACAATTAGAGGCTGATGATCTTGCTGGTGGTTTCGTAAAACAATTCTCTAATCACGAAGATGAAATCGTTGTGGTGAGCTCCGATAAGGATTACATACAATTGCTCGGGTTCCCCAATGTACGGCTGATAGATCCAGCGACAGGCAAGGATAGAACGCTCGATGAATGGGATGGTGATGCTAAATTGTTTATGTTCGAGAAGTGCATACGTGGTGATGCTGGTGATAACGTACAAAGCGCATATCCTCGATGTCGTAAAACGAGAATACTGAAAGCTTACACCGATAACCTAGAGTATACCAACATGATGCACGATACCTGGACCCACCCCGATGGTAGAACCATGGTAGTGAAAGATATGGTGGCCGAAAATAACCTACTCATGAATCTAACGGAACAACCTGACGATATAATCGAACTGATCAACCAAACGATTTATGCAGGTATGGAAAGCACTAGCAAATACAGTCACTTCCACTTTCTGAAATTTTGTGGGAAGTATGGACTGAAGAAAGTTGCAGCCCAAGCTGAACAATTCGTACCACTATTAAATAGCTAACACCAATTAGTATCCACCATCACGATCTGTTGGTGGTGGATTGCGCTTTGGTGGTACTGGCTTTTGGTTACCAGAATTTGCATAAAATCCGAAAATTGCTGCAGAAAAACCAATAACAGTAGTAATCAAAGCAGCGTGTTGATTCGATGGTGCTTGCGCTATACAATCAACCACATCTGGTGATACACACCCCTTAATAATGTGATCATCCAACGCCATATACCACAAAGCAACTTTATACACTAAAACCATATACATACACACGATAATACGAGGAAATATCCTCCACGCATCGACCCACTCCGCAATAGCCAATTGTACCCGTTGAAACGCTTCTATATCCAACTTCATTCAAAACCCCCACCCTATAACCTTATTACCTATTTATACAAACCAACCATTATGACCCCCCATGTATGGTAACCCCAGCGCTCCAGGGTAGTAAATATCATCATGTTTAAATACAATTTAATTTCAAGGAGATATAAACATGGCGATTACACAACACGCAGGTAACATACCACACGTCAAATGGTTAGACCTAAAGAATAACAACATTTTAGTTGAGTGTGCGATTTTAAAAGAAGATGGTTTTGGTAATATCTATTACCTTGAGGTTCCAAACCTAGATCAGATCGATAAACAACGACTTGTGCGGATTTTAACAAACAGAAACTCCCCAAATTTCGAATTGTGGGATCTGATGAGTCAGGTAACACTAAACAACGGTATGAATGCTTTAGAGTATTTCCATCAATTGGTTAAAGTGGTTACCCCGACAGGCGTAGTTATGAACCCACGTGTTGGTGCTATTGGTGTTGGTGCTGGATCAGTCAACCTTTCGGTTCCTGGTGAAGCATCACCTGATGTAGCTCCGATACAAGAAACAGTGGCTGCAGCTACAAAAGCTAAAACCACCAAAAAAGCAGCGACAGCAGCTAAGTAGTCTTATCCATCAGACATAAAAAAAGGGCTGTGAGGCCCTTTTTTTATGTCTGATGGATTTTATTCCGTCTTACTGCGTACGTGCGACAGATACTGTTAGCGTGTACGTGACTGTTAATGTTCTGTTTGCACTTTTCAATACTGGACTGAAAATGATATGCGTCAATAATCGTTCGCGCTCTGTTCCAGGATTAACCGGATCATTTTGAACACCAGCGTCCAGACCATCACCAGGAGTCAATAACTCACCACCAGATGGTGCGTTAAGACCAGCAAACATATCCAAACCAATAGATCCCGCAGTAAGTAAAATAGATGATGTAACACCTGTAGTACCACTAGTGAAACGCAAATACCCAAACGTCTGAGCGCCTGTTGTTGTTGGAAAGTTTAGTGTGTTATCTGTTATAGCTACCGTAGTGCTACCAGGTAATGGATTTGATCCAGCCCAAGTAACATTCCACGTAACATCACCCGAATTGATGGCTTCAGTAATATCACCATATAAAATCTCTCCGCCTGGTCCAGAACCACCAGCAGCTGGTGTAGTGAAATCAATTATCTGTGCACCACCACCATCAACATCAATAATAAAACTATATTGTGTGTTTGCTAATAACGTTGAGTCGTCTTCCGAAGTTCGGTTTCCAACATCAACATCTTGCGATCCATTGGAATCAATAGCTGGTGATCCAGAAGTATACAACCCAATCTCATCGAATGTAAATGATGATTCGGTATTTTCTGTTGGTGATTGATCATCGGTTATGAATTGTCCCGTTGGTTCGTTTGGATTCAATACGGCTGTAATTACTACTTCCGATGTAAGCCCTAACTCGTTACTACGCACACCAGGACCCGATACATGAGGTACCGAAGCTGGATCCCCAGCAACATCAGAGCCTCCACCAGGGCGTGTTCCCGCATTCGGTCCCGCCGATCCAGGATCCGTACCCAATAAAGGGTTTAGTGTTGGGTTGCCTTCATCTACGATTTCAGAATATGTTTCTGAATATAAACGAGCATCCCACGTACGAACATCAGGTGGCTGGCCATCATTTGGTGTCTTGTATGTAATTGTATATGCGGCATCGACAAGAGTACCACCATTACCAAACGCAATTCGATTGACACCAAAATTGCTTTCGTTGGATAGCGATCGAGCAATCACCCGCGCCATATTTTGAGGATGTACAGCGTTATCTTTATCAAGATATACGTTACCAATATCATCCTCTATGTGGACATGGCCTTTTACTGTAATAGGTAAATTTAATTGCATGTTATTATAACTCCTGTTTGTAACAATACTTTATTCTATTTATGGTGGATACAGTTAACAGATTCCGTTCCCAAAAATAGCACAGTATTACTGTGCTATTGGGTGAAACACATCGTTGCTATTATGCAGTAAATGTACTACTGTATAACCGTATTACCGTACCAAGAGACTCATCGAATGAACCAACGTCCCAATGTGGATAATCCCACGCTCCGACAACATTACCACCATCCGTAAGCGTTGCAGCTTGCGCCACTTCGGATATACCAACACCAATCCAATCTTCGTGGATCAGATGTATACCTTGATAACGAACAGACTCAATCCAACCACCACGCTCCATATACGCCATAACACCATCCGGTGTGGTATTGGGTAAACTCGGGGATATGTCAATAATACTATACGCCCCATCCTGTGTTGATCCCGTCACTGTGTATGTTCCATCATTTCCAGTGGAACCAATAACATCGACTGCATCACCCGTGGATACCATCCGGTAAGAATCACCAAGCACTTTAACAGATGTTGGTGATATGAACTCTATAATATCATTCGTAGCACTCGCAATCACTTCATCAACTGGTATCGTTGTCGTGCCATCCAATCCAAACGTAGGGGATAAACCAACAGTAAACACACCATCATTAGCGCGTGTTCCGATAACTCGAATTTGTTGGCCACTTTGAATATCACCCATACCGTTACCATTGATAATGATCTCATTGGTGGTAGTGTTATATTCTTTTACCGTATACTGGAACCAATTCGTGATGTCGATTCCTTTCAACTCAAGATATCCAAATTGTGCGTCTGGTGTCGTTGGAATTGTATAGTTATTCACCTCAAATCCGGTCGTACCGTCTCTAGCATATTGTAGTGGGTCTATCGATGATAGCGCTAACACAGCGACTTCATTAGTGGTGCTGGTTGACGAAAAATCGGACGTTTGGTCTATGGCATATGCGGTATTCGTTGCAACTACATCAGCTGCTGCATTTATCGGCACGTGAACTTCAATCCCAGTGCGACCACTAACCATAGGATCATTCCCACCATTATCAACATCAAACCACACATAAAAATCAGTCGTGGCCGATGATATCAACACGTACGTACCATCCAAACTTCCAGCGGTATCGTCAGTTGTGGTGATACCGAATGCTTTTGGTTGGTTACGTAACACAATCTCCGTGTCTGTTGTACCAACATTGTATGTCATCAATGCAACCTCATAGTTATCATCATTGCCTTGAGATCCTTTGATCGTTACACGGTCATTCAATTCCAACACCCCCGTAATGTCCGTATCGATTGATATCAAACCTCTGTGTAATCGGATATCTGGTGTTGCTACATTCCCATCCAAGTCAATTATCTCGAGGTTGGTGGTATTATCCGTAGCAACGATAGGCCACAACTCAACCGTTCCCCACCCAAATATCAAATCATCCTCGATAGTCGCTGAGGTGAATGTTGCATCTGTTTGTTCGATTCTAACCGAGTCACGCATTATATCACCATGCACCCACGGCAACGTAACATTGGTTGCATCATGGAAGACGTCACCACTATACGCAACTTCAACCAAACCAATCGAACCAACAAACGCTTCGTCAATTAGTTCTTCGCTGATGGTCAGCACCGTTTCCACGTTATTCGAATCATATTCAACACTGACAACGGTCAATACGTTTAATTTTTGATCAACACTAACGAGTGGCTGATCAACACGAAATATCGGATCAGCAAAATTGGTAAATAATGTTACGTGGTTGCCGGATAACCGCACGGTATTGAGCGATGCACCATTATTCGACACTCCAACAACATCAAAGCTGTTGTATGGTGGTATGTTGTTGTAATCAGTATCCACCTGGATAAAAGTATTGTTGGATCCAGTAGACCAAGCAATCGGCGTGCCGACTGGGACTTGAGATATTACCTCACCGGTCGTTAGAGCGGTACCAACACCAAAACAGTCTGTAACATCACCGAAACACAGGGTGTTGTCACCATCATTACCATAATCAACACCGTCTACCAACAATACCGCGTCACGATATATTTCGTATGAACCATACACGAGTGCGAATGGTACTTTTGTTTCCCCACCCGTAGCGGTATAACGTAACGTCTCATCATCATAAAAGGTACGAGCAACAACATATTTTGCGTCATTTGTTTCCAATGTTGTTGGTGAATTGTTGCTGTACGATCCAACCACATCAAATATAGTACGTTGCGTGAAGCTACCAGTTAAATCAACCGGCAATCCAGTCACAGGATCAGTATGACCAATAACAAAATAATTTCCAACTTCACTGGTATCCAAAATACCAAAACGATCAGGAACACTCAACAACTCATCTGTTACACCCATACTATCTGCTAGCGTAGCAATGAATGTGTTGGATCTAACCTGAGCAATATCAAATTCAACTGGACCAACCCAATCATAGGCGATACCATCAACATCCGCGTTCACGGTGGTTGATGTAGCTACAATGGTTTTCACTTGCCCAATTCTATATATACCATCAATCAGCGGATCGGGTACCGTATTGCTGTCGTTATCGTCAGCATAAGATATCGTTGAATCTGGATCATACACAACTCCCAACACCACACCCAAATCACGTGAGTAATTTTGGAAGATTGGTGTATGGATAGTTGCCAACAACGACGAGTCGGCATCTGGAATATCACCAGCCATGCTAATGTTGGTTCGTTCATTTATCGGGTCGTATATCGATGATACGACAGTCCACTCATTGTTGTTCCCTTCCGTGGAGCTCTCAACAACGGTAACCAGACCTGGATAATAAACATCCGTGACATCCCCAAACACAACAACCGTGTTGGTTACTGCGTCTATGTTATATATTGTGACACCAGGGTTATAGAAATGTTGATGGGATGGTGCCCCAATCGGACTCTCACTGATTGGAGTCATTACCGATATTGTTGTGTGAGTTCCATCATACAACGACGCATCAATCAGAAACGATTTGTTGTTTGTTTCTGATGTTCGTATCGTCAACACACGATCCGTGGCGAATAACCACGTCAAATCACCATTAATCGTTATAGTTCCGAGTACGTCATCAACGTCTATGATCGAATATTGTGATGCATTCCAAACATCCAACAAACCACCACCCTTTCCTTCTTTCACTCCCCGAAACGACAAACTCGGTTGAAATCTATTAGAAAAATTACCACCACCAACGATATACGCATCGTTTTGGCTATCAACCGTCACGTAATCGTGGTATGCAGTATGTGGAATTTGGTTAAATCCCGTAACATGGGCATTTGTTTCTGGTGTTGTTGCACTAAATATGCGAGCTTCCACTACATCATCAACTTTCCAATCAGGATGCAATATCGTAAACTCGGTGCTCGAATTTACCGTAATGCCGGCTGGGATGTTGTTGATTGTTACCAGAATCAGGGCTGGATCAGCACCTGGAATTGGTGTTGATAGCGTGAAAGTGTCCTGAAATACACCACCCATATCATATGTGGTGAATGGTTCCGTCGCAATTAATTCACGTTCTCCAACAGCAGGAATAAAACTACTATAACCAGGCACAGCAACAGAATCCATTACCCAGCCGGTATCGATTAGCTTGTTTTTTGTGCGGTAATATAACACACCTGATGTTGTATCTCTCCACCATGCTGTTGTTATCGCCTTCCACCCAACACCATTGTGTTGCTTAAACACATTCAGTGTGGTATCGTACCACAAATCTGTTGGAGAAAATGACAACGGAGCCGATGATTGTGATGCGATCACTGGTGTTGATGCGTTGATAATAGTATCAATCGGAAGCTCATAGCCCCACGTATCCGAGTTCTCCATATTGTAAACCAATAAGTCATCAGACAAGTCCAAGTGCCCTGCAGAGAACTTCAAATTCTCCGCGAACATCACATGAACAACCGTTTCGGGTATATAATCACACACGGGCGAGCTCTCGCTATACCCATACAGCCGATCAACGATCATACCCGATGAGAACACATACACATCCCCACCAACACCCAGACCCAACACACCATCAACAGGCACATACGTTGTATTCGTAATACTATCATACACTGGTCCACCAACATCGACATCATACGCGCCATCATTTGCCGGTGATCCCGAAACATTGAATTGTGTTCCAATCGATAGTATGTTTGATTTGTCGCCTCGAAGTGTAAATCCAGCAACATCACCACCAACGATCGCAAATCCATTATCAGCATCAATAACATCACCGAGTACACGGATTTGAGTTTTTTCATTATTAAATCGAGATTCAATGACTTGATATGAGTCGGCATTAATCGAGCCACCAATGATATTAAACTCAACTCCTTGGTGGAATCGTTTCGTCCAATCCCCCGATACGATGAATACATTGGCTGGTATCACCATTGTTAGTTTACCGTCCGCGTTACTCGTTGGTACGATTTCAGCAACACCAAACGTTGTTTCGTCAGCAATGTCATCGTATGCAATCGATGTTACCGTATAACGACCACCATTATCAGATCCCGACACACTGATCTCATCTCCAACAAACACATTACTCACGGAAAAATTACCACTTATGGTAAATTTACCGGAATCGCTTATCGGCGAACCGAAACCATCATCGATCGAAGGTACCACCAACACCAAGTCGCGTTGGTTGGTGCCTTCGTCTGGGGTTTGAGTAAAATCCGGAATCGTTGGGTGGTGCACGGCAATGTGATTGCTGTACGATAACAAGCCGTCTATCACTACGGGAGCGATAGCAACCCACGATACATATATTTGCGTTGCTGTTAGTACCGGAACGGCAGTTAACGGTTCTATTGTCGTAACAATAGTGTGAGGATTATCACCAAGGCTATATGCGTTTGCATCTGTTATATCTGGCCACGAGTCAATCATCCCCGCATTATACTCTACAGCAGCTACGGTAAACTCGCCAGTATTTTCGGGTATTGTTGTTTTTACCACACCCAACTGACCATATGGTATACTGCTCGGTATTGATTGTCCAACTGGTATTGTTGTTGCGTTCGTGCCAGCATCATATGTTGATTGCTCCAACACTGAATATGATCTATCGTTGTCTATGGTACCATTAACATCAAATATATATCCAACCACGAATTGCGTGGTTTGATCCCCCATAACCATAAACGTGGGTGGGTTGGTGATGTCAGCAGCACCACCCTTTATACCGGTGATGTTATGTACGTCACTATAATCTTCGATTTGTGATGTTATGAATATCCGTGCGCCTAATTTGAAATCACCCGACTTATCGCTTGGTATCGTGAATGAGTTGGTGATTGTGTTTATTGCTGGGAATGATTCAAACGAAATTGTTGGGTTTGGCGATATGATCGGGTGTCTCCCTGGATCACCATACGGTCTGGTACTATATCCACCATCACACGATAGTGGCGTTAATCGATCCGCCGGCAATTTTGGATAAAATAGATCTATCTTTGTGTGCATTTCGTCGATGATCGTTACATCAACAAATTCGTTATACACATACTCGATTAGCACTTCGACTATCTTCGTGTGGTATGGTTTAATATCTAGTACAAAATCCACAAGACCCTGTACCGGATCCAATAGTTTAAGGCTATTTGATGTCATTTAGTTAATTCCTGCATGTTTTTAAGTTTGTTAACTTAGTTATTATGTCGTTTTTTAGTTTTACCGAAAAACACCCGGACCAGCCAGCAAACCCCAATCGTTTTAAATTTTGATATTTAAAACGTGCTTCCTTGAAAGTTGCTAGTATCCGTAGCTAGTCTAACAAACTCTTCGGTGTTTAATTTTTCATACAGGTATTTATACCACTACATATAACACACCAACACAAGAAAGGGGTTATACCCAGTATATTGACGGGCCCCCTACAACCAAACCCCACAGGGTTCGTGGGTTGCAATGGTGTTAATCATCAAAAATCCCACCAACCTGGAATGGGCGGATGCCGTGGAGTGATACCATGCTGGTTTTCATGATGTCAGCATACTCCACTTGCGTCGACAATGCATCTTGCAACACACTGAAGAATATACGATTTACGTGCACATAGGAATATGTGTTGTAAATCGTATCCATTGCTGCTACCACTTCTTCCGGCGTATCAAATGTATGCCTAGAGAAAAACACATTAATGTCGATTGGTTGGAAATTGTTTTCTGGGTGCTCAAGATCAGCCAACACAGATGCTAGCGCTAGTTCCCCACTAACAAACGTTTGCCCATCCCCAATACCATATTGGGTGGAAGTATCATACTTATCATCGTACAGTTCCCGCTCAAAACTAGGAACACGTACAGTCGTATCGGATAACTTGTATCCAATTATCGATTCCGTTATTTTATCCCACAAGGCACGGTTGATGTGATAAGGTTGATTTTTTCTGAACATTTCCCATTCGGAATGTAAATTCTTTTTCTCGAGTGGGGTTTCACCACTGTCCAACGTATCACGCAATGTGAAATCTCGTGTATACCGTAACACATACCGACGATCAGCATCGACGACACCACGCAAGCCACGCGATACCATCTGCACGAATCGAGCTGGCAATTCGACGCTCTCGTCGTACAACCCCACATACACAACCTCCATCAGTTGATTACCTGGTTGAGAGTGCGATGGAAATGATACAACACGCTCACCATCAATATACTCGATGTCGATACTAGGGATCGGAACACCCCCAACAATAACTCCAACAATTGTATCGGGTGCAATGGGTAGCTCAGTGGCAATGGAAATCTGTCCAACGGTTGTGGTGTGTTGTTCAATTCGATTTATGAATTTATTACCCTCTATCTCCACCGTAGTTGGTGGCTTCAACTCTTGAAAGAACATATATGGTGCGGGTATATTTTTTAGATTGGTCACTACACTCCGTAAACTGTCTGATCGGTTCAGATTGGATGGTTTGGTTCCTTTGTCGTGTACCCAGAAAAAATACTCACTATACTCAGTACCAAACTCATCATGCTTAGTGCGTTGCACATATTGGTAATCTTCCAAGTACAACCCAGCTTCAACGCCTTCATCGATGATCGTTCTGTCTGTTGGGATTGGTTTTCGCACTGACACCCTATCGAAAATTGTGGCAATCACTGTCACATCGAGGGATATAAGTTCGTGTGATTTTAGGACCAACCCACCACTAACATAAATGTCAACAATGTCACCGATTTGGTATATATCCGTAGTAAAACTATACGTTCCGTCCAGATTATCAACTCCCTCAACCAGCACATCAAATTCCTGCAACATTGGTTTGACTTCGTTCCATACTCCCGAATCCGTACCATCATCTTCAAATAACGTCAATCTTGCTGTACCAGATTTACGGGTTCCTTCGTCGATTGTCACATCACCTTCTTCCTGTGCTGCTATCACGTCCCAATCAGATGGGGGTACGTTGGATTTTACCCACTCATATGCTATAATGCGCCCCCAATCATTCAACTGTCCCCACTTGCGAAGTCTTGCTTCAGTTTCGGGGTACACTCGATTGTCAAAATAAGGAAAATACGCCATATCAGTCGTATCCATCCACGTTGTTCCAACGGCACTATCCAACCAAGGATCGATAGCATATGTTTGACCAGGTATTAGGGATTGTGTTTGTGGTGTGGCGGTATATCTAGCTGGGTCGTAGTCGTTTTGCAGATCGATGTTGTGGATTGCGTTGGTATAATGGTCATTACGAGCCGGATCCCAGATTTGCACTGGTGTCACAACTGTGTGAGATATTTTATCAACCAATCTGGCTGGGTTTTGAGTATCCTCATCAGTTGATACGCCCCACAACTGAATGTTGCTTATAGCTGGAAATGTTGCGTTGTCTAGCACATTCTGATCAGTAATCTGAACAATATTCGAATTTATGATATTATAGTGCACACCTTCGAGTAACTCACTCGTGGTGTATACAACACTGATCGTATCGGTCTCCAAAATGGGATCTCTAAACAGGATAGTGTCGGATAATGTTTCAGCACCTCCAGACCCATCCGGTGTCAACGATTCAACATAGTCAACGTTTGCAGTCAATTGTTTGAAATTTGTGTTCAGCGGATCTCGTTTGAACACACGAATACCTCCCGTGTGTGGGATGTATAACGGGACAGTCAGTGATGCTGCATCAACCCTCCCAGGTGTTGCAGGTTCTTCGTGTGTAAATCCCTCACTATACAACCGAACCTTAACTATAAGGGCATCGGATGCATAATTGTGTCGCAGAATGGGAGTATCGTCATCCGATACATCATCAGACCACGAGCCGTGATGTTCCCATTTTGATGTTGTTACATTCCATGTTTTGTATTCTCTACTAGCCATTCGTATATTTCCTAACTGATTTCATCATATTTATCAAGATTATCATATTGCAACATCATCCGGTATTATCCACCCACCTTGAGCATTGATACTTGGTCCAATCACAAGCGATGCAGCTGTCGCAGATGGGGTAAATGGAGAAATATCAACCACAACCGATGTAATACCACCACCAGCTGTTGATTGTATCACCAAATATTCCGTGTTTTCTGCTGCTAATGGAAGATTTCGTATGGCGATAAACGTATCAATAGCGATCGTGTGTTCCCCAGCCACCACAAAAGTCATGTAATCAGATCCACGCACGCTGGTTGTGCTACTACCTGTAACTGCTAGCGGTAATTCGCTCATAAAAATATCAGTTTTTACGGTCGGTTTTAACTCGAAGTGCATATTCAGTCCGTTGTTACGTAACACTCCCAATTGATCCGGTTGGTGAAACCAACGATCGCTATCCGTTATGCGAACCGGCGTGAATGTTGCATCAGCTAACAGAACAGCATCACCCGTATCAGGGAAAGCGTATCCACAATCTTCTTTATCGTATACGTTTCGATCATATCCTGGGATACAAAAATCAGTATCATCAACAAACTGCAATCTGATATCGTTCGATCTAGCATCCTCAGTTGTAATGAATAGCTCAGGGTATTCCTTTTCATACGATGAGCCAAACTCAGCCAACTTAAATGCCCAAAAGTCATCCAACTCAGCATCGATAAACCTACGTGAATTCACAAACGCTTGCATTGAAGTTTGTGATCCTTTTGTTTGTATTGCTCCACGCCAAAATAGAAATTGTGATTTGGCGTGTAAGTTTAGATTATCCAGATATTCACGTGTTCCATCGTATCCCAAGCTTTTTCTGCCAGCGGTGGTGATCTTCGAAGACTCCAATACCGTGTGCGTATCATACATATTTCGTATATCTTCAACACTCGATTCGATGTTACGATTGAGATCAGCTCCCTGATTAAAGAATGTGTGCATGTAGTACCCACCCATATTTGGACGTTCAGTGAATTCCAACTGGCGGTTATACAACATCTCATACTTTGTCACGTTTAGTCCGATGAATGGATCATAAATCAACGCACCCTCGGAGGTGTAGTTGTTAAATCGCAGCACATGCTCATATGCATCGATAAACAAATGCATACCCCCAAAATGAAGAAGCGTGTATGGATTTATTTCGGATATCAACACCTCATCATTCACATCCTGTATGACAGACATTTTTGTAACATGATCTTCACGGAATACACGCAAATTGCTAGCTTTTATCGGTTTGCCGTTTTGATCGAAAATCAAATTCGATGTGCGAGTGTCTTGCGACGGACCAGTCAACACATTGGAAATTATTCCACGCTTCGGTCTGAACCACACCGACCCCCTGGTTGGATTGATTTCTTGGTGACGGGCGTAATCCTGCGATCGAGTGATACCAATCTGCAATTGCTCAACCCCAACAATAGATGTTACGTTAATGGATACTCCATTGTTCGCCTCACCCTTCGTTGCCGCCAATCTGATTGTTGTCGGAGTGTCTCTGATTATGTAATATGGTGTTTTTCGTGTGAATGGTGCTGGATACGTACCGTTGGATGAGAACATATTAACAGCGTCACCAGTTACCCACGTCAATTCACGATCTATTAATGTCAATACATTAGTACCTACATCAACAGACACACTATATTTGTTCACCGTTTGGTGCGCAGTTGTTCGCAATTGGTGAGCGTAATCTATAAACCGCTCCAACTCTACCTGCCAACCCATCGGTCTACTAGTATCAGGATCAACAGCTGTATTATCTTCATTTACACGCCATCCAGTATCATACGTTAACACATCATACCCATCGATGATGTCAACCAATGTTTGCATACCTTGTATTTGATGTGGAGTAGAAAAGCGACGGACAGCAGACTTGTCCAGCTCATAATGCCGCCACAAGTTGTCTGTTCGTAACCCACCATTGGATATAAATGTCGATCTGAGCTCACCAACGAAATGATCTTGACGTCCATTATCAATTATTGGTAGATTGATACCCAACATAGCGTTCTCATAAGATGCAGCCAACCTGAAGTTAATCGTATCATCAACGATAACGAAGTATGGTATCAACCCGCCACCGGATCGCTCCGTGAGTGGATATGGTAATTTTTCTATAGTTGAAAGGTACACAACATCGCCAGTCGCCCATGGTAAAGATCGGTATAGTAGCGTTATAGTACCATCACTTTCGAATCCCGGAATAACAACATCAATCGTGATTATCGTGGTGTTGTCTTGAATGTTATACACAGACGATGCAACTTCATATGTATCATCATTTGACGTTGAGTCGGCCACAATAAAGATTCCACCGGCTTCGAATAGATGTGTTTGATTTCCTGTTATCTTGAATGTTTTGTTATAACCATCAACCGCACGGATCTCCCAAGTGTATATGGTCATTACATCATTGGTTTTGTTAGCGTAAAATTGGTAATTTCGCACATCATAATACTCAATATCACGACTGATATCCAAATTGGTGTGAATCTCCAATCCCCAATCAAGTTGATTGTCGTATCGTTGCAGAGCTGGTGGAATTGATGTGACGTGAACATCAAACGCATCATACCAGTGATCTTCAACGCCTGGTGCTCGTTTAGCTGATATACTATAATCAAACTCACTAATATCAACAAAACGATGTCCAACATCAAGAGATGGTGTGTCAACGAAAGTTGCAAATTGGTACGTTAGTGGTGCCGTCCATGTAGTCCACATGCTTCTAAAATCCGCATAGTTGGCATCATACCCATTAAATCGGTTGAAATTCACATACCACTGATTCGTTCCGTTTATTTCGAACAGTTCACTCCCCGCAACTTCACCATGGAATGTGGTTCTGTTGTGGGCTACAGGTCGTAACGATGTTACATCAATACCAACACCAGCTACATCATACGTATCAATACCAAACGTATCTGCTGTGTACCTCATAGGATCCATGCGATATGCTATCGTTAATTGGTCATACAAATATTGTGACGCATTTATCCAATCCCACTCAACCGGACCAACATCACCAAATGAATAATTAGCACCAGGGGATACAATCTCAACGCTAAAATTTGTGAATATTGTGCGCACAGCCAAATCAAACACTGGCACGCTAGTTGAATAATGCGTAGTGTGATTGAAGTAAGGAGGAAACACACTATCCGGGGTGTATACCCTTGAGTCGCCAACAATATCAACATTGTCGATGTTGACCGAAAAGTAGTTGTATGTTGGTATGGTTGGGGTTCGTATGTTATACAAACTATAATCAGCCGCAGGGTTACCCGTTACACTAACAATACCATTTGAGTACGTTTCCCCAGCAGGAATTCGACCAATACGGATGTTTTCCCACATTCCGTGATGCTGCAATAGTCGACCACCAAACACATTAACTGTCAAGTCATCGATAATACGCAATTTGGTGCGATTTAGGACTGGGTCATATGTTATTCCAGATATCTTATCCAACCCAGTAGCATCAACAATTTCTTCGTCAACCGTGATGATAGTTAAATACGCTGGGGATCCAGTGTACACAGCTGCACCCACAGTATAAAGACCGGTGATCGTATTACTCGCATTTGTTGTTGTAAATCGTGTGCCCACCGTTAGTGTCGATGTTTGGTTATTTGGGATGGAAATCGTTGCTGATCCTTCAACACCCAACGTTACATCAGACACCGAACTCATGTTAGCTACAGTAAATGATGCATCATAAGTGCCATTCGGCGTGTCGGCTAATGTAAACTGTTGTCCAGTGGTGAGAATATTACGAAAGTCACCAGAAATATAAAAAGCATCATCAACCAAATCAATACCATCAATTTCAAAACCATGCTTGTATTTCCAACGACGGTCCCCCCACTGCGCAATATCGTCATTGACATATTGCGAATCCCACCATGACGGTTTATCTACATATCCCTGCAGTACCCAAGGCTCCATGTGTGGATACGGTGTACCATATACCGATTGGTAGTATTCCCGCCAATCACCACCGGATTCCGAACCATCATTTGCACTACATGGTAGTTGACCGGTATACACTACACCAGACGTTCCATTAACCACCGGCTCCTGGATGACTATCGTTGTAATATCACCAATATTATCGTATACAGCGGCAGGTGATCCCAGTGTTGATTGTATAGTTGTCCATGATCCATCATTACCATCTGAGTTCTTAACAAAGAACGATACAGTAGATGGACAAAATCCACCCTGCGTACACGGATCGAAAAGTACCATCATATCACCAGCAACCGAGAACGTGTTTGATTGTTCATCAGCGTCAAGCAAACCAACACCAACACCTGGTGTTGAGTATTTGTAATTCCAGGTAAATGGGTCAGTCGATGAGTAATCACTATTAACCAATGGCGATGATATCTCGCGTTGTGTTACGTGATCATTGAATGTATCACGACGATGCGAGTCATACACAGTTGGGTCAATGTCTCTGAGGATAGATGTGTCGTATCGCAACGCATTTGCGTCTGGTACATTGTCGTATAGTTGTTGTTCAACGCTATATATCACGTCACCCAGTGCAACATCCAAATTAACCACAGCCCAAGCCGAAACTGTTGCTGTTGTCATATCCGATGGGTCTGCTCCATTGTGTAGCCTACCATCACCAACCGATACACCTGGTACCGGTAGCCACTCAACCACACCCGTTATACCGTGCGTTGTTTTGCTTCGTAGAACTTCTGACCCTCCGTTAAGATCCAGCCATAGTGTGCCATCGTCAAGAGCGGATGATGGTTCATCCGGTCCCGCCCCAGCAACAACAAGTCGGTATAATACCCTAGAAGTCCCATCAACGTGATACCAATATACACCCTCTCTACCTAGTACCGTTGTGTTAAATATTGCACCAAAATCAGCAATAGTGTTTGGTGGTAAGTCGGTTGAGATACGACCGAATGTATCCAATGGATCATCAGCCGGTGTAGGAAATCTTGTTCTATCATCAGGAGCTACCAACACAGAACGGATAATGTTTTCGGATGTGGCTCTCGTTAAAAAGTAATCGTTGCGGTGTCCGTCGTGGTGTACAACTTGATTTATACCCAAATCTATATCAATTAATCGCTCAGGTGTGCGTTTTGTCAACATAGACATATACGGAAGTGTTATGATCCAGTTGCGCATACCAAGATTAGCATCTTCGTTGTGCACGGAGCTATCACCACACACAACATTCAGAAAATCAGCAGTTTCGTGCGCTGCGATAACTTGTTCTGTTACATACGTGGAAAAATTCAGGATAGCTTCATCCGTAACATTTACCATATAATCGATTGCACCCTCTCTGTAAATTTCTTTCAGATTGTTAAGCAGCGATTCGTATTGATCGTGTCCGAATTCGATTAGCGATCTCGGGGTGACATTGTTGACGAAAACAGCCGACAACAACGTATCAAAGCTGTCACCATATTCGTGGATTGTACCACCCAACCCGTAATTAACATCACCTGTCGGAATAAGGTGAAACATACCTTCCTCGGGGCCAGTATAACCAGGCAACTTTTCCTGTGCACCAATAATCGTAGTGAAATGTGTTAATAATTCACGGGTAGTGATAATCTTGCGGTTTTCGTGCATGTGATTATAATACAGGGGATCGGGAATTTCCCAATCTCCAACCCAATCTCCATTCAGAGATATGTGGTTGCTTTGACTTGCACCCCAATCAGCATCAGCTTGCTCTTCAGCTTCGATTACCGTAATGGTGTTATCAGCTGCAACGATTTCATCATACCTAATATCAACATACAACGATTTTTCGGTATTGTATTCAGCTTCGGTACGTTTCAACCAATCCACCTTAGATGGTATGTACTCTTCCTGATTCAACCCCTGACGCCAAATGCTCTGTATCGTGTTGTCAGTGGTGCGTATATCAACGTTATTAACCAAATCCCACGTTGCTGTTGCAGTATTGCGAATAAACAACTGCATAGCTAGTGTATCGAACCAATACAATCCGTTTATGGCTTGTTCTTCTGTTGATGGCTCAATACTGCTTACAACAGCTTCACGATAATACTCAGACATGAATGTTTTAGTACTCCACTGGATACCACTCCAAAAGAATACCTCGTTTGTTGTGCTGTTGAACCAGAAATCATACTTAACATTCGAGTAATCTCTAAACGCGTACACTTCACCACCATCTTCATCAACCAAAAATTGATCAAACGTGAATATGCGTTGGTCGTAATCAGCCACGATTCGCAACCCAATTGATGGGTTCACATCCGCATCTGGTGATGTAGCAAATCCAAATATCGGATTTGCACGCATTGCTGCTGTTCCGTCAGCTTTGTATATGTCAAACAATGGATACTGGTTCGAACCAGATTTTACCTGCTCAACCAACCGATAATCAACGATGCTGGTGATGTCATCTCCACTAGCTATGTAGTCTAAATTATCGACTATCGTACGTATAGGTACAACACTATTACCGTACCCTGATATGGTGGCTTCACCAACTTCGATACGCAGTTCATCATATTTGCCAGGTCCATACCCTGGTGTAAATTGTATTCCTCGGACATACGAGTGGCTACCCACTGATGTTATCGGAGTTGTTTTGTTTGATAACGCACCACTGTCAACAGCAGTGCTGGGAATTGGCGTGGTTGAGTGATCAACGGTGATAATATTACCCGATACACCGATAACGTCATACGTACCATTACCACCAAGGCCAGCATTCTCAGCGATTAATACTTCATCACCAACTTGGATACTATCACCCACAGCTCCAGCGACAACCCACGAATCGACACCAGCTCCAGCATCAATAGACGTTACCCCAGTAATTTCCATCGTATTATCAACCAGCTCATCATACGATCCATACTCACGGATGTCGTTGATGTATACACGGATGTCATTATGTCCAGCTAACGCTCGTCGTGTTAATGGACGTTGGGTGCCTGGTAGCAATGTGGTGTGCAATTCAAACACATCAATATCATCCTGCGTCGTTATGGTGTATTGTTCAACCGCATAAGACGAGATATATTCATACCCAAGTGGGTGTTCTGTTGGTACCAACGTATTGGCCAACAACGTCTCAGGATTAACCGGTTGATGAGTAACAGGTAACGTTGCTTTCGTTCCGTTGTATAACCAATGTTCTCCGTACGTTTTCCACGCATCTCCATTTGCTGTTCGGTATGGGTGGAATGCGGTAGTACTGGGGCGGTCAGTTGACAACTCTCCAGGTAACAAACCGGCAATGGATATAACTTCACTGATGACCATACGGGTTTGTATAGGCATACCATCAGCTGGTGTTTTATACACCGATGACACGACATTAAATATTACAGGCACATCGGCTGATTGAAATTTCGAACCAGCAGGAAACACCTCGGTCAGGTCACCGTACCGCTCATCAAAAACAATCTCCTCAATACCATCAACAACCTGACGCTCCCACTTATCCAGTGGTTGCAATTCCAGTAATGATGGTTTTGCGTCAGTTTCAACAAATAGCGAGAATTTATCCTGACGGTATTTCCACGAAGTTTCTGTGTACGACCACTCATTCAATTCAAGATCCCAATCATACTCGATGATTGGAAACTGTGCTTGTTTTGCAATCGAGAAACTGGGAATATCACTCTTGTGTAACCATTTGTTATCTTTTACCCACTGGTCCGCTGATTCGATAACAGACAATACTCCACATCCTGGCGTAAAGTCCCACAAAGCAAAACCATTGGTTTGTGATAGTAATTTTGAGAATTTATTCCACAGAATATTCCACCCTGTGTGGGTAGGGGTGTCTTGATATTGGTACACAACATCAGCTTCGGTGTCGTACCACATCGGTATACCAACCGGTGCTCCCGATGGTGGTCCAATCTGAGAAATGGTGGCCAATAGCGTAGCGTGGTTTATCGGATCTTCCGATGAACCAGGAGAATTGTCCCACAGTGGAGTATCCATGTTATCATCCCACTGCAACAGATCCCAACCAACCGAACCAGTACACTGACAATCGCGCTCAGCCAAATAGAAGTTCAATTGTTCTTCTAACGACACAACACCGGACGGTCGATTGTCGGTTGTTGTTGTGTTGATTTGTATTGTCGTTTCGTTTGCGAATTTATCATGCGTAGATTCCACAACAACCCAGAACGTATCGTTTAAATCCAAATTCGTTGATTCGCGAAAAAAGAATACAAAGTTAGGATCAAACAAACGCAAGTAATCACCAGCCAACACAATTTTATCAAACTTGCGTTGATATAACACCCCAATAACTTCGTCAACCGATATCGTTCCAGGTGTTACCGTGATTGTTGTTGTGTTGCTTGTTGCATTGTATACAGGAGACACCAATATCTGGTGTGTGCCGTTGTTGTATGATGTTCCGTTTAAATCAAAAAACTCTTTCGATTTTAGAGAAGCTGTAGCATCCCCTCTAACAACAATCGAGTTGGAAGACGATACGACCGACAACACGTCGTAGCTCGGATAGGCCGACATATCATCAACAGGCAAAAGTTTGCTGACGGGGATTTCGGAGCCAAATTCATCGTTCAACAACTGCCAGAAATTGGCGTTAGCGATGGCGGTAGTACAACGACTACGAATGGTGATGTATTCGGGTTTGGAGTTTGGAGTTTCATCATCATACCAGTAATAATCCTGGTAATGGATAGCTTTATCGATATCAATTGGTGGTACCCAATTAAGTTGCACCGTTCTACCCCACTCACCAAACTCTTCCATATCTATACCAGATCTGGTCAACTCACCTTGGATATCCTTCCACGACGCCATGTGCTCGATCGATCCAACCTTAGTGTGGATAACAGGCTGCAATTGATAACCCTGACGGTGGACATCTGGTTCGTGGATTTGGCGAGGTTGAATAGCATTTCTATTACCCTCACCAATATATCCAGCAACGGTTTGAGTTTCTTGTTTTGTGAGATAACGATCAAACAGATTACGGAACACCGAACGGTTTGTATCGGTTTGTAACACTTCAGGTAAAGAAGTATACAGATCTAAATGAGGTTTTGTGTAATCAGTGTTTGTTGTTGAATTTGCCACTACATATATCTCCGAATAATGGTTATTATATGTGGTATTTATCAATTGGCAACTAAGCGAAAAACTAGCACCCAACACAGCTGGTTAAAGATGGATTGTGGCACCGTTAACGGTGCCACAATTCGATTGGTTATTGCGTTTGGCGAATGTTTACAGACGTGTACGATTGAACGATCTCAATATCGGATGTGTTGATATCCGGCATGAACATTTCATCCTCACGCGCTTGTATTTGAAACAAGTCACCAAATTGATTCTGAGCATATGTCGGAACCAACACAACAGAGTCTATCTCAGGACCTAGATCCGCATGAATACTGGCTGCTAATTCAGTAAAGAAAAACGTCTCACCAAACTCCCAATCATCAAGGTCGAAGAATTGACGTACCCGCTCCACGATCCGCACCTTCACTTCGTTGTCAGTTAACGATGACGAAACAGGACGAATGACTTTGAATAAAGTGCGCAGTTCCGGTGTCGATCTTGGACCGAACATAACTTTAAACACACCCGGATGCAAGATAACCGTGTCGGATATCATAGCGTTGCTGAGAAGAGACGCATACGATGTACGCAAGTCCAGTGGTGTTGGCGCGACAGCGACGACCGAAGATTTGTTTTCTAACCATCGTTTTGTTGCTGAGTAATACCCTCTAGTGATGATAAACATATCCATGATGTTGGATGCTGTTGGATCAACCAGATGAAAACGTGGTGTTGTGTGGAACCATGCAAAATTCAACGGAAAGCGACCGTTGTGTCTCTTGTATCGTTGCTCATCCCCAATCTTCTCAGTATCCAATGCCCACAGGGTTTTTATTTCATTTGTTGGTGTCACCGGTACCCAAGCATCTATCGCCGACTCACGTTTAAAATACACATAATCGACGAAAGATATTTCGATATCATCCGCACCAACCAACGAGTGGCCGCTGTTTGCTAATAATTGATCATCGATAACAACCCGATCTATCAGTACCGCATTACCAGAACTTGGTGCTTTTTTTAACTGAGACGCAGCAAATGTTAACAACTCACCATTCAACCGTAGTGCTATTTCTGCGTCAAGGGTATTTGTTGATATGATCTGTCTACCATTCGGGAGTATGATCGTTTGTACTGGATCATCCGTTGGTTCTTCCGATACCAACCCACCATCAATGTATTCTTGGTACGTTTTTTGGGATAGAGCGTCAAACAGAGCCGCTTGTAGCAGGTTATCTGGGATACCATCATTATTAATATCAACTGGTAGTATGGACAATCGATGAACATCTGGTAAACCAGCATTCGGTAAGTTTTGCTCGACTAATTCCTGACCAACAACAGTAAAATCCCGATTTTCCCCCAACACACCAGTTCCATCAGCATTCACATTCGCTGCCAACACCACCACAGTGTCTAGGTTTGAGTTTAGTGTATCGAAATTAACAACAGAATTTGTTGTATTTGTGTGCCAGAATTTTGTATCAATGCTTTGTGTTATTAAGCGTCTAGTTCGCCATTTGACTTCCCATCCGGATAAAACACTGCCAGAGAAATTGGCTTCGATACGCATCATCCACACAGATTCAGCGGCACCCGCAACACACCCATCAATAATAGGAGGATTATGCGGTGGCAACGATGTTTCCAGATCACACGCGTGCCCAACAGGACCAACCCCAACTGTCCACTCATCGTACGTGATTGAGTAAAACAAATCGACGACAGGTGTTGTTGTTTGTGCAGTATCCAACGCAGATATAATAGATAACAACTCATTGTCGTTTACGTCAAAGCTATATGGGTCATTGGTGAATGAGCAACGCAAGTCACTCGATTTTGCGCCACGAGCCTCCAAAATCGGGCCCAACGTAGCAAAGAAATCAGTACTACACAACAGCGGCTCAATATAGTTAGTTAACAATGCAGAAGACGTAATGCCAGTACTAACGACTGTCAGTCCACCAACATTAGGATCTTCTTCATTCCAATACAACGCCATATCATCCCCAAAGATTTTTACATCTTCGTAGTACTCTTTGGGATCATGCCACGCAATGTACTTTGAGTCACCAGCAAAAGTTCTATTCGTTGTGTGTAATTTTAATATGGATGGATCTTGCAACATGAACGTGTTGTAATCACGTCCATTTACCATACGATCTTGCGTGTAGTAAATCGAAGGTGCAACACGTCTGATGTGTTCGAGATCTTCGGAAGGGGAGTTATTCTGTAATGCGCTAACCAACGAAAAGTTGAACGATAGCGTTTGAACGGTATTTGTACCATCCAAGTATGTTACAGAAGCTGGTTGATCAACGACAGCGTTTTTCGGAATAGATACATCTTCATTCGCTGATGTGCGATACCAAATATCAAACGGACCACTAGGGATGTCCGAGAACTCACCATCACCAAAGATCAACTGAACTTTATCTTCATCCAGCGTCTCAACTTCATATTTGTGACGATTTTTGTTGGTGTTGAATAGTATGTTCTGAGCATTCGCTAGATCAACTTCAACCCACTCACCATAACGCAAATCCGCTGCAACCAAATGTGGCAATAGTCGTGCATATGGATCATTTATCACAATTTCACGAGAATCTGGTTCAACTAAGTTGACCCAAATATCTGTATCATTTATGTCAGCATCTGTTAGCTGGTGTGTTTGGTTTGGTGTGACCCCATCGAAGAAGCTTTCTTCGACACGAATTTCACCTTGCTTCGTATACAGGAAGAACCCCGTAGTATCCGAGCTATCACCCAACCCATCCGTACCATACAACAATGACATTTTTGCATTTCGTTCAGGACGACGTTCCGATGGACCATCAGATGCTAACTGAACGGGCGTTAATTCCATTGGTACGGATCCAGTTACCGCGCTGGCGGAATACTTAATAAACGAACCTGGTGCAGATCCAGCCGATGTATTGTTCCACGTATATAACTCAAACAACACATCTTCAATTTGTACACGCTCACTAGGAGCAACGGTACCAAAGTCTTGTTCCAATACCCTATTCATAACCAACAGGAATTGTTCTTTCCAATCGGGGTTATTGCTATCATCCCAACTGATACTACGACCAGCTAAGTTTCTTCCAGCTGAATCAATAACTGTTTCAGTTGTTTGAATTGATGACAACTTCACCAACCCACGAGCTGGTATATTACGCGAAGCCTTGTACGATAACAATTTAGCTAAACGCAGCACACTTTCTTTTCGCTGTGCGGTGGTTATGAAGTTCTCGTGCGCATTCAAGTCAATCCGATACGCCAACAATTCTGCAGCATACGCGAATAACTCCAATATGGCTATGAATTCCGAACTCTCGATGTAATCATTGAAGTCTTCTGGGAAGTATAACTTCATGTAATCCAACAAACTCTCTTTGATTGTATTAAAATCAAACGAATTGAAGTTTATCTGTGAAAATACTTCGTGAGCGCGTTCCCAGCTTTCCGCTCTGCTAATTTCTCTTGCCATATTAAAAAATACCTTGTGCTATAATGTTCTGTGCATATTTATGAATGCTCGTCTATCGACCTTCGAACACTATATTCAGTGTCAATCTATCGGTCATATTCAATTCAACGTAATACAAATCAGCAACAACATTGATTGCATTGTTCTCATGATCAGGAATGACTTGTAGATTTAGAGTTCGCACTCTAGGGTCAAAATCGAACACAGCCGTCAAATCGTCGGTTATGATGTCTATAGTAACGTCATCGAGTGGTTCGAAAATCATCTCGGGGATCCGAGTACCAAATCTCGGCATCATCACCCGCTCACCTTTCTTTGTGTATATGTGGTTTAGTAGATCAGTTTTCACCAATTCGTAATCCCTGGTCCGAAATTTCTTTCGGTGACCAAATTCACTTGATGAAAAACCTGTGTATAATCCTCGTGCTAACATAATTGCACCTCCATACCGTATTTATTAACGGTGCCAGTTATCATTTCGTGATAAATCAAATCCACGCTCAGTCCTATTCACACTAGGCGAAGTATACGAGAACTCAGCAGCTCCCTCATGGGTATTACCACTATTTTTGTCAGTTACTCCCGGTTTGGTCATCACTCTAGCCCACGGTTCGTGTTCTGGTACTCGGCTCGTAAAAAATGCTTGAAATTCCAACGCAGGTTCAGCAGCGATAGCAGGTGTCGGTGATTGTGGAGACCCGCCCGATCCCAATTTAACCTGCCCACTATGTTCTCCACTACCTGGCGGTGCTGCAATTGAACTCGTATTCGCTACGATATTTGCCGTAGTTACAGCACCAACAACATCCAGCGTCGCACCAATTTTGGTAACCGCAGATATCGACGTTGTTGGTGTTGTTACTGCTACAGATGAAGCAGCTGTGATGTTTAAGACCGCTCCTGTTTGTATAAAGATATCAGCGACACTTTTTACGTGAATCTTCGCATCGGATTCAACATAAGTGTTCTTTACCGAATGTTGACGAATGTTAGTTTCGGATCTAATGTGTAAATCCCCACCATCCCGACCCTTGTTGTGCATTCTAATCTCATCATCACTCTCAAGATGTATACCATTCTTAGCTTTCACTCGAAATGTATTTCCAGCAGTGAAATTGATGTCATTCTCCGCATTGAAGGATATGTTGCGATTCGCATAAACATCAATATTACCTTTTTCGTCCATCTCTATCCACGTCTTACCATCTGGTGTGCTAACGTAGATCCGCTCGTTGGTATCATCCAGGATTATTTGATTACCATGTGTAGTTTTAAAACGAATACGACAATTATTTGCGGAATCATCCATTGATACCGCGTGAAATCCAGGAGTTGTCCAAGAGTACACCTGTGGATCGTAATTCTTACCATCTGTCTCGGTGTATCCTAAGTTACGAACAACTCGGCTTTCTTTGTATCCATTGTGGTGGTTGGTTTGTGTTCCGTCCACTTCCGGTATAACATCTTCGAAATTGTCATCCCCCACGGATACTGGTCCAGATACTGGATCCGATACCAACTCATCCCGAACGGAAGCTACCGAGTAGTCCGATCCACGAGATATATATTCAGGGGACGTGGTGTGGTCTCCCCCTGCACCAGGAGCACCAGGAACTATGACACTAGCAACATCAGGTGAAAATGATTTTTGTTGGTGAGTGCTAATGGGCTCTATAGCCCCCTCAGAGCTAGTCAATGGCCCAGTAACGTTAGCGGTTCCTTCCGAAATGTACCGTCCATGTGGCAATGTGTGTGTCATGAATTGTGGGTGCACACACCCCATCCAAATACGAAATCTGGGATCACCATCAATGCAGGCGATCAAGACATGCGATCCAACCTTTGGTATGTTCCACATGCCATATGCAATAGGACCCTCAGATGTTTGACCATCACGTCCCCTCTCGGTTGTCTCGGTTATACCACCTAACGGTGACATTGCCGTTGCCCACGGAATGTTCTTCATCAAAGCTTCAGTGTTATCACCCATTGCATGACATAGCACCCGCACTCTACCCATTTGCTGTGGGTCATTCGTGTCCACAACTTCACCTATCGTGATATCGCGATACAAATTACTATCACCCGATCCAACACGAGCATCATCAAACATTACCATACGTTATTACCCCACATTACCAGTAGCATCACTAGTTACTTCTTTTATATATTTAACAGTCCTACTACCAGCATCTTCAACTGTCGTTACCGATGGTATCTGTTCCTTTGTTGTTCCTGCTAGCTTTGCTGCAGCTTTGTCTTCTGGTGCCGTTCCATTCGCGAATTGCTCGATGTAACGAGGAATTTTCTTCACATAATTTTGCGTTTCATCATTATTCGGAATTGTGCCTGGTAGACCAACAGTTTCTGGTCCAGCATTATACGCAGCTAGTGCTAACACAACATCACCACTATACCTAGTCAACATGCGGTTCATGTATCGGGTTCCGGCGCGAATGTTTTGCTCAGGATTGCTCATTAGGTCTTCTCTCGGTATTCCTTCACCCTCGGCTGTCCTAGGACACACCTGCATGACACCCAATGCTTGTCCACAATAACCACCAACATACGGACCGACAGCCGACGTATTAAAATTTGATTCCTGTTTTACAAGAGCTAACATCAGATTTGGGTCAACCCCTTCTTCGGCAGCGACCTTCAACACAATATCCTTAATAGCCGTGTAAGATAAAGAGTTGGCTTTGGAAGTATTCGGTAACAATCCCCTACCATCTCGGACTAAGCCCGTCCCCGAATTGCTTGTCAATCTTGCATTTGTGGTACGTTGTGATGCTGTACCACCCGATGGTTCAACACCATCAAACACAGGTGATGTTCCTGTAATCGGCGCAACGGTGATTGTTTGCGTGAATTTACCATCTTTAAACGTGTGCTCAACGACCATCATGCGGTATAACCCAAGGTACCAAAAATCATCAAACCCATCCGGTAGGTGATCTGGATTTCTAGGGAATTTAACATTCAATCGTAGTGTTGTTGGTGTGTTTAGCCAGTTTGCGTTTATTCCTTTCTTACTGATATCTTCGAACAATCCTTCCATTTGGGTTGGGTTGATTGTCATTTCACCCAGCAACTTCGGATTACCATGAACCGTGATCACAGCTCCAACAGTATCGAATTCAGCTTGCTTTGACAGCAGATGATAAAAATTAGCTGTTGATGCTGGGTAATTCATGTTACCATAATGCACTTGATCGAAATTGTGTCCCGCTACGAACTTATCAGGGCTAACAACAGTGCCACCTGATGATTGTTGCGGTGGGTTTACAACGGTGTCAACAGTATTTCCTGCTTGTGCGTTTATCGCGGTTGGTGTTGCATTTGATGTTCCCATTGACATCACAACATTTAACGCGTGTGTCAGTTTCATATCAAGGTTTATGATATCTGTGTTGTTTCCGGTAAACAAATAATCCAGCGTCAAATCAGCTTTTTGGCCTCTCATGTCTTCACCCTGCTTCGCTGTTAGCGTTTCACGCATGCCAACAAAAAACGTGTGAACGCTCTCACCGGCTGCATTTACAGATGATACTTGGTTGATTGTGAATAGTTTTCGTCGTTCCACTACAGCGGATGTATCTGAAGTTTTTGCTTCATCAACCATAGAGGAAGATGTTAACAATACAGCCTCAATGCTTTGCGCAACTGATGATGCGCTACCTTGTGATAAATTCAACACTGGATTATCTTTCGTTCCAGCTAGCCGAATATGTGCATTATCACCTGCCAACTTTGCTGCAATAGCCGATGCTACTTTTATCACATATTTTGGTTTTTTTGATACGGTTTTTGGAGCTACATCATCAACTGCTTTGGCTTCGGATGCTACAACAGCATTGGCTATCTCCGCAACTCTACCCAACACAACACCAAGCGTATCACCAGACTCAATGGCCACCGAGGAACCAGACAATACGACACCATCTTGCTTCATATTGGAACCGACTTGTCCGAAAATTTGCATTCGGTATTTGGATCCTGTACTATCGAAGACAGCAGACATATCATATAGATTGAAAACAAACGGGTTCACATCAGTAATGTATTCGCTTGTACCATCGAAACGCTCACCAACGAATATCGTCTTCAGCATAAAACTGAGAGATGGAAATGGAACACCCATTTGCGTGGCTGCCGATCCAATAATACTGATAAATCTAGCACTATTGGCTTCGTATATTTCAATCACACCCTCAACACCAACACCCATTCCAACTTGCGCACCACTCGATGATTTGGCATCTGGTACAATAGATGTGGTCCATTTAGCTTTGGATATGTTCAGATGAGCATCCGACATACCATCAACCAATAATATGTATTGCCCACCTGACGTGGATCGTGGGGTGTATGCTCTATCCACCGTTGGGTGTTGTAGTGCAGAAAAATTTCCACTAGATACGTTGCCCAGACTCTCGGCTGCTGCAGTGCTACTACACACAGCTAGAAACTGGTGATATGAATACGTGCGATAATTCGCTAATGCGTTGCTTGGAATAGACATTGTTATGACGCTGTTGTTATTGTTAGTGATACACGCGAAGGAGTAGGCAGTGTTATCACCGTCCCTGTTTGTAATTCTGTTGCAGGATCGACAATGTTGTTAAATTGAAGAACCACCCATCCCAGTGTTGCTTTTTGGTACAATCGATAAGCTATGAGATCCGGTCTACCCGATTCCCCACTACTAACGGTATATGTGATATCATCAGGTGATGGTTCAAACACAATACGTTCCCACCAACCCAACCTGTTGCTGAATTCGTCCGTTTTACCACCCTGCACGTATCGTCCTTTACCAGATGACACCGAGTTTGCGTTTGGATTTGCCATTAGAAGCCTCCCAGCAGTCCTTGTTTGAATGCTGATAAACTAAACGACTCGTACTCTCTCGGTGCGTGTGTTTCTATCAGCGTAATATCCAACGACATTAGTGTTGGCATTGGTACTCCTTGTGGTGTTAGAATATAATCAACGTCACTAGGATATGGTATACTCAGTTGTTGCAACACGACCGGTACCCGTTTTATATGTTGTCTGGCTGCGTCACCAGCAGAGTAAGCACTAAAATACAGTATATCTGGTGGTGATCCTATCGGATTAACACCATAATTTACCGCTGCTTCGCGCTGCTCATCTAATATCTGCGATCGATCCTCATGGAATTGGTTGGGTTCGCTAGCTTTGTTCTCTGCTTGTGCGTTTGCGGTGTCCCATTCAGGCCACTCCCACTGCTTGTCGACTGTACCACTAACACCAAAATTCGGCATAGTCCAACCGCGCATTCTCCACAACCAGATTAGGTTGCGCTGTGCTTCACTAGCAGTTCGCGACACGAACCGAACATTCGATACGTTATATACTCGAGATGATGTATTCTTATAGGTATATATCTGTCCTGGCATGTGCGTTGGTTCAATCGAACTGTAATTAACATTACGGGTCTCGATAATATCCGGCGTCGACTCGAATATTACAGACTCACCCCGTCGGTTTTGTAGTTTTGCTGCATATGGATTGGCTGGCATTTGGTTTTGTATCCTCGAATAATATTGTCGTATTTATGGGTGTTGTCTGTCTTATTATTTTGTGGTATAGTATTGTCAACAAGGAGCTATATATGACAGGATCATCAGAAAAAGTAGTAGTAAAGAAAACACCAAAAAAGAAAGGCAAGTATTACATTGACCGAAAGGTGTTAATGGCTGCGGTTATTGCAAGCAAAGAGAAGGATCAAATGTCTGATACCTTAGCGGCAATGCTAACACTATTAACAAAAAAATACGCATCATCATCCAAATACGCTGGTTACACATTCAATGAAGATATGCAGGCTTATGCGGTAATGATGTTGGTTCGAACGTGGAGAGCGTTTAAACCCGACAAAAGCGATAACCCATTTGGGTTCTACACACAATGTATAAAAAACTCTTTCAATCAATATCTAAACCAAGAAAAGAAACACAGAAATGTACGAGATGTACTGATGGTTAAGAATGGTTTAACACCATCCCTAAACTATCAAATGGAACACGCAGCAGCTTCACACCACAACGACGATGAAGAGAAATTTTCACAACAATTGGGTGAAGCTGATCCTACTTAATACAACTTACACAACAAGGATATCCACATTGGAACTATTTACTAACACAAACTTTAACGCAACAGAAGGTTCAATCACCAAGGCGGAATTGCTATTAACCGAAACCCCACAGCAAACAATCACTCGGCTGGTACAGATCAAAAGAGATTCAATATCTGGATCCGATCGTGCATTATTCGATGCGTGCGTAGTGTCAATAATTTTGAATTTAGGCTCATCAAAATCAGGAGAGATTAGAGATCTTAAATGGTTATTATACCATCTTCCGGTACCTGCAGATCCAACAACCAAACAACGCTTCATCTCCACAATACAACAAACCATATCATCTCACCCTGCTCTAGTCAACGTAGGAGTAGAGTTATGGCGTATCAACGATGACGTAGACGTTGAGGGTATAAATCGGGTATTGGTTGATGCAAAAAACAGAGTGAAAGAAAGCCTCGCACTATCAAAAACACGGTTGCAAGAAATGCTTGATCACAACGAAAAGTTGGCTCCAACACCACAAAAACAGTATCCAATTCTAACCATCATATTTGCGGGGTTGATGGTAATCGGTTCAGGTGTTACTGCTTACCTCAACTGGGAGAATATTTCCACACAAAACCCCCCGACGTCTTTGACAGTCCCCGACAACAAGAAGATATCGCATGCAACCCAATCCCAGTCTGAGCCACAGCTTCAGTTATCGAACGATACTCAGCAATAAACGAGCCATCTTTATTATATTGAGACACAGCACTATAATATGTTTTAGCAAATGTGGGTTTTGGATCTCCGTTATATGTCCACAAAAAACCACCTGACGATTTTCTGACTTTTCTACAAACGGCTGTTATGTATGACCTATTAGCAGCCGTTTGTTCTCCCGCATGTTTTGCGGATTCAAAGTGAGCAATAAAATTACCATCCAAATCGTACTGTGTTACAGGTTTGGATATGATAGGGAGGTTGCCCCGATGCCCTTTCATTCGCTTGCTGACATTCCGTTTTCGTTCCTCGGTCCAACTCGATGAATTTCCTTCACCCCCCGATGAAACATTGCACAATATCCCTGAACCATCAACCTTTCTGCCCCATTTTTGTATTAACGTTACCTCATTATCGAATGCGGTTGGTTCATCAACATCTTCAATATATTTTTCATATATGATGTTTTCACCGGATCGTTCAATCTTTAGAATTTTGTTACGCAATAACATATTAGAAAGTCTATTGCGCAATCGAAAATGATCGTACATACGGCGACCTTTACCTTTACCCACATAAAACGGTTGACTTGTTGTTGGATCTATAAGAAGATATACATAATAACACATACTAACACCACACAATAATTATTCACAAAATGTATTTATGTGAAGGGGAATAATATATGCCTAAACAGTTAATGAAGGGAGGTTTGTTTACAGATCTGCACTTCGGAGCGAAGTCGAACTCTGTCCAACACAACGAAGATTGTATCAAGTATTTGGAATGGTTTTGTAAAAATGTTCAAGATGACCCAGAAATTGATCACGTCATATTTCTGGGTGATTGGAATCAAGAGCGAAGCGCCATTGATATCCTAACATCAAATTACTCACAAAAAGGAGCTGGAATGTTGAATGATTTGGGTATCCCAATCTACTTCATAATCGGGAATCACGATTTGTATAAACGACACTCCCGTGAAATTCACTCAATCGTTCAATTTGAAGTGTTTGATAATTTCATACCTATATACGAACCAACCATCATCGACAATATAGGCGATGGTGTGTTGTTGTGTCCGTTTTTATTCCACGATGAGTATTCAACGCTAGCTCAATACTCGCACCTGAAATTTTGGGCTGGACATTTCGAATTTTCCGGTTTTGTCATCACTGGTCACAACACCAAAATGAAGGGTGGTCCCGATCCACAAGATTTCACGAAACCCACCATACTATCTGGTCATTTTCACAAGCGACAAACCGAAAAAAACATAACATATATTGGGAATTGCTTCCCCACCAACTTTGGTGATGCGGGTGACAACGAGCGTGGATTGGCTACATACGATCACGAATCCGAAACACTAGCTTTTGTAAATTGGGAAGAGTGTCCGAAGTATGTCTCAGCGACGTTATCGGAGTTACTCGAAGATCCTGATTTAGCGAATGGAGCTCGAGTGAAATGTACAGTTGATGTACCGATTGACTATTCCGAAGGTAGCGTTATACGCAAAAAATTCATGGATGATTACGGACTACGAGCATTTAACCTAGAGGAAACGGCTGAGATCCGAGAAGCGTTGGCCGAGACTGAAGTGGATGAAGATATCGTCGAGATTGAATCATCCAACACAAATGATATGGTATGTGAAATGTTGGGTGGCATAGAAACCAAACACATTGATAATGACCTGTTGATAACAATTTTCCAAGACTTACAACCAGACAACAATGACTAAATTAATATCAGTACAATTTCAAAATTTCCAATCATATGGTTCCGTACCATCCAAAGTTGACCTGACAACACCAGGCACTACAATGATCGTTGGTGAAAATGTCGACGATGGTGGCTCGAATGGTGTTGGAAAATCAACAATAATTAATGCAATATCGTACGGTTTATACGATAAGCCAGTATCGGATATATCGAAAGATGGGTTGATTAACCACATCAACGGAAAGAATATGGAGGTGATTGTGGTGTTCGAGAAGAATAACCACACATACAAGGTCCGCAGACACAGAAAGCTGAAAGGCAATGGTGTTGAGTTGTGGGAAGACGATGAGGAGATCACACCCGATAGTATATCAAATACAAACACGAAAATTGAACAGATTCTGGGAATGCCCCACGATCTATTCGTTCGAGTTATCGTATTCTCGGCGATTAATACGCAGTTTTTGAACCTCCCTATGAGAAATCAAGCGGATATGCTAGAGGAGTTATTGGACTTGAAGATGCTATCCGATAAGGCTGGTATTCTAAAAGACCGAATCAAAGACTCAACTAGATCATTCGAGACTGAAGAAAGTAACATTGAACAACACAACAAAGACTGTCACCGATTCATGAAGCAACTGCAGATCACCAGCGGTCGTGTCGATGACTGGAATGAGAAACATGACATCGATTTGGGTGTTGCTGTCGATGAGCTCGCGCACCTAAACAATGTACAGCTAGATGCGGAAGAGCGTCTGCGCGATCAATCGGATGACGTTGGCGATGAGTGTGATGTGTTAGAGCAAACGATCGATACAACGCAACTAAAGTTGGATGTTGTTACAAATTTGGCATCTGATATGTTAATTGCGGAAGAAGCTGCGTTGGTGTGGGAAGAAGATCAGAACGACAAAAGAGAAGCGATTGAGGCAAAAATCTCCGAATTGGAGGATGTTGACGTTGCATATCAAACAAAGCAAAACGACATTTACCGTGCCGCGTTAGATCAAAAGAAAGAGCTTGATAACGAAACCACCAAAATAACCGGTGAATTTGCAGCTCTCGAAGGTATCATTGATGATAACAACAAGGAGTTGACTCACTTAAACGATAATACGTGTCCGTATTGCACGCAGCCATTTAAAGATACCAAGAAAAATATAGCGAAGTGTGAGGATGCTGTAACGACAGCAGAGGCTGACATCGATGTATTGGTTGGTAAACTAGAAACAATAGCAGAATCAGCAGAAGGGTTAGCAACCACGATAAAAACGGTGGCTGATTTGATTACAGCAACTCCGGATTATCTGACTAGCATCACACAACAGCTAACATCAAACAAAGAACGGTTGGATACGATTGCATCGTTGGAAAACCCACATGTGTTACGGGCTGCAGAATTAAAAGAAAAATTCGATCCAAAAGAACGAGCTAAATTGGAGAAGTTACTGACGAAAGCTAAAGCTGATTTCAGTAAAGCGGAAATTAAGCTAAAGACGATTGAGGGTAAACGCACACTCAACAAAAAAGGTATTGACGATCACAAACACAAGCTAACAATTGCGGAGACAACTCTAGCTGCTGTAAAGAAAGAAACAAACGCTTGGTTGGATCAGATGCAAGATTTACAGAATGAACAATTTGATGGTGATACAACTTTCTTTGAATTGTTCGAGTCCATAAAACTACCAACAACCAACATGGATAAGCTGTTCGAATCTGTCAACGGTACCGAATTTGTATACGTGAAAGGTACCAAGCGTAGCGATGAGTTGCACAAATTGATCGAACACCAGAAATTCTTACTAAAATTACTGACTAACAAAAACAGCTTTATTCGCAAAACCATGCTGAATCAGTCAATACCGTACCTAAACATACAACTGGATAAGTACTTAAAAGACATGGGGTTACCACATAGTGTAATGTTTACCCCGAAGATGGAAGTCAGTATTAATAGGTTGGGTAAGTCACTTCAGTATGGCAATCTTTCAAACGGTCAACAGTGTCGAGTTAATTTAGCGCTTTCCTTTGCCTTCCGAGATGTGTTACAATACTTGCACGATCCTCTGAATATGTGGGTATTGGATGAGGTGTTGGATGTTGGTTTGGATGCAGGTGGCATACAAAATGCTGTTAGCATGATTAAACGCAAGGCAGAAGATGACAAATCATCTATCTTTGTTATCTCTCACCGAGATTTAGATAACGCATTCAATAACAAGCTTCACGTGCAATTTAAAGATGGATTTTCGAAAGTGGTAAACTAACCCCAAAAATCCATCACCTAAATATGGTGATGGATAAATTATATTTAGGAATAGATCAATCGTATACATACACGGGCTGGAGTATCTTGGATGGTGACAAAAACATCATCGATTGTGGAGTGATATCAACATCGAAAGATGAGGGTATCTTTACGCGTGCGAACTACATTGCCACCACACTTGGTGATATCGTTCAAAAGCACACACCGAAGATAGCTATCGAAGGCTTGGCGTATGGTATGACTGGTAGTGCTACCCGTGATTTAGCGGGATTACAATTTGTGATTGTTTGTTACTTACAAAAATTGCAATATGAAGTCGATATCATCGCACCAAAATCAATCAAAATGCACGCTCACAAAAAGATAATACTGGATGAGCCTGAATTAAAAGCAAAAGAAATGAAGAAGAAGCAAAACATGTATAAAGCTCTTCCTCAGACAATCAAAGAACAACTAGAACCCTATAAATTGTTAAAAACCAAGGGGTTATATGATGTTACGGATAGCTGGTGGCTTGCTGCTGCCATTATAGATAAGGAAGAATAATGCCGATATACGAATACCAATGCAAAGAATGTGAAAATGAGTTCGAAAAGATACAAAAATTCAGCGATGAACCGCTTACTGAATGTCCTGCGTGCGGTAAAGAAGATGCGCTTCAAAAGTTAATAGGTGGTACATCATTCCGAATAGGTGGGTTGGGTATCCATAGACCAACATCCCATTGGGGCGATATGGATCCAAACCGATGATGAAATATTGGGATGACGAGTTCGTAGAGACTCGAGATGTGTATGGTGGGGAATTCAAGTCACCCATAATAACTCCTGCTTTAAAAGGTAATATTTTAGCCGATGATGATACTGTTGTTGGGTTGTATGAGTTTGAAATAGTCAAAGAGCCTTGTGCTATCACGAAGCGTCTCGATGCTTCCACACCAGACTATGATACCGTAGAAGATATGTGCGTTAGTTTTGAATATCGTTTGCGACCTGCAGATGATAGGGTTGGTGAACAAGTCACCACCGCACCATTACCGCTGTCTGAAATGACCCAAGAATTAAAAGACATTTTGATCAATGCTCACATGATATTCTAACTAAATAGCTACAGAATTAAATACACAAACCCGCTCATGCGAATGAGATGGAAGACTGCTTGTTAAAAGTGCAAGAGGCTATTTGATCGCGTCCCGTTTTAAAGGTGCCGTGAAATACAATACGCCAGGATTACACGTGTTTTGCCACGTAACCGCTTAGCCAGAGTGCTATAAAAATGTAAACTACACTAATGGATTTGAACAAAGTTCGTGAAGAGGTTTAGCATTGTCATATGTTTGACAGAAATTGTAACAAAGTAAGGTAGGCCGGTGTCACCCGTACGAAGTTTTATTTAATCGGTTCCTTTTGGTAGTTAATATTTTGTGTATTTAATATTATTCTTCAAGCCATAAAGCACCGTTTAGGTGTGGGGGGGATTATAAAAATGTTTAATTATATATGCTTCTAAAATTGATCTAAATAGATGTTGGTGAATCAAAAATTTGCTTTAGCTGATTTTTATTTGCTAACATCTCCCTGAAAGGGCATTTGATTACTATATCTTTTTAATGTATAATATCTAATATAATTACATAAGAAGAATATAAATCATGCAAAAAAACATATTAGATTTCTGGCCCTTTCCTGAACTAGAACCAAGAGCATCTCAGGTTACTGCTTTAAACTGGTTAGCCGACACTCAAGACAAAAAATTCCAGATATTGGAAATGCCAGTTGGTGGGGGTAAATCGTATATTGCATTAACATATGCCAGATACTTAAAACACCAATCAGAGAAAGCATCCTTTATATTAACACCACAGAAGATTCTTCAAAAGCAATACGAAGACGATTTCAAAGAAAAAGAAACCGTGTCTTTATATGGTAAAGGCAACTACTCATGTGGCAGCAAAGGTACTACATGTGACATTGGTTCTTTGGTAAAGCCTAGATGTGCATCATGTCCGCATAAAGCCGCAAAAGAAAGCGCAGTTAAATCCGATAACGTAATACTTAATTACAAATTAGCATTAACCGCATTTGCATTTACTCAAACATTTACAGAACGCAGCTTGATGATTGCTGATGAGTGTCACACACTCGAGCAGCACCTAGTAAACTTTGATGCATTAATGATCACATATGCTAGATGCAAAAAATACAGCATAGATTTCAAGGTACACAAAGACTTAATGTCTGCCATAGAATGGATGTCGGACTATTACATGCCGAAGCTTATGCCAATATATACAGCGCTTGAAGTTGAAGTTGAGCATCTAAAAGAACAATCCGGTAACGACTTATCCAGAGCTGATATCAATAAAATCCGTGAATTCGACTCATTAACCGAACATGTGGAAGAAAGCCACATGATGATAGCTCGCACAGAAAGCTATGTGGAAGACAATTTTGTGTTAGTGTGGGATAAAACAATGTTCCAATTCAAGCGCTTAACTGGTGGATATTCATTCAACCGCATACTAAAGCCAATGGCGTCAAACTTCTTGTTTATGTCTTCAACCATATTAAATAAAGATGGATTCTGTGAAGATTTACAAATACCACAAGAAGAAACAGCATTCCTGTCGCTTGATTCGGAGTTCGATAAAGAAAACAGACCAGTATATTACATGCCTCGCATGAAGATGAATTATGGGTGGAATAAACCGGAGAATAAAAAGCCTAGAGGTGAAATGATCCAAGATGTACAGTTCTTGCTAGCAAATCACAAAGAAGAAAGCGGGATCCTACATACAGCCAACTTTCAAGTGGCTCAGTGGCTTACAGAAGAATTAGCAGATGGACCTCATCACATATATCATCACAACCCAGATTCAGGTGATAGTCGTGATTCCGTTATACACGCATATTTAACAGATACACAACCACGTATACTGATCTCACCATCATCTACAGAGGGTTTGGATCTGAAAGGTGAGTTAGGTAAATTTGCAATCTTTGTAAAAACACCATATCCGTATTTGGGTGACCAATGGATCAAGAGACGGATGGATATGTCATCCGAATGGTACCAACGACAAACCCTAATTGCTATAATTCAAGGAGGGGGACGCGTAGTTAGATCCAAGTCTGATGTGGGATCGGTCTATATTGTCGATGCTAGTTTCGGGTATTTGTATAAAACAGCACACCACATGATTCCTAAGTGGTGGAAAGAGTCATACACCGTAATATAAGCGAAGTTTGCTGTTGGTATCCCATGCATAAATATGTTTTTAATGTATTTACATGAGGATGCCAATGGCTACTAAACGAACACCTGCCAAAAAACCACCAAACCAAGCTAAAGTCCAACAAGGATCCATAACGGAAACCGAGATGCTAGCCGCACACGCGACGGTTGCTCCAGCTGAAAAAACAATCCCAGCACCGGTACCAGCGCAAACACCCATTCCCGAACCAACCGCATCATCCAATCCACTGTTGGATAAAATTCGTATGCCTGGTCAAACATATCAGATACCTTCACAAGGCACACTATACACGGATGGTGAATTGGACTCATCTGTGGTAAACGGTGAACTGCATGTGTATCCGATGACAACTATTGATGAGATCGTTGTTAGAACACCAGATATGCTATTCAGTGGTGATTCAATTGAACAAGTATTCAAACGATGCATACCAGGGGTATTGAAACCGAAGGATTTATTTGCAAAGGATGTTGATTTCCTGATGGTGTGTTTACGTCAAGTTTCTTATGGAGATCAGTTCGATGTAACGCATACTCACGATTGTCCTGACGCATCAACGAATGAATATGCAATCCAAATGGGACCGTTCATTAAAAACACCAAACAGATTGATCCCACCACGATTCACAACAAGTTTCATGTTGTGCTGGACAACGGACAGACTGTCGAATTGTTACCGATCAGATACCGCAATGTTATTAAGATCATGCAGGTATTTGAGGATGATATCTCACCGGAACAACAACAAGACAGAATGATTGACACATTGGAGGGGATCATTAAATCCGTTGATGGCATTACAGATACGGACATGATCAAAGAATGGTTACAGAAAATACCGATTAAGTGGGCTAACCAGTTATCATCTGCTATCGATGAGACTACGGATTGGGGACCTGATTTTACAACAAAAGTAAAATGTAAAGATTGTGGTGAGGTGATGGATATCACCATTCCGATGAACCCAGTAAGTTTTTTTATCTAGTACTAAAATCTGGCAATCCTGAGATGTACAAGAAAACTGTGGAGCAAATGCAGTTGGAAATTTCGGGGATTGTTAATTCAATAGTGGAGCTGTCGTGGTATATGAGGGGAGGTCTTCAATACCACGACGCTTTAAATCTTACACCTGGTGAAAGGGACATTATGCGTTCTTTCATTGACCGTAGGATGGAAAAACTAAAAGATCACTCGTTTCCAGTCTATTAGGTTTTAGTACTACCGCTGATGTGTTAAGCAACTCCAAGACGTCTTAGATGTTTACGTTGCTTTTTAGCTGCTTTCTTAGTTTGTTTCTCTGCGTCTTTTGTTTCACGAATAACGCGATTTTCTGCGTTTACTTCTCGCATGCGAGCCACCACAGCTTCATGCATCTCGATAGCCTTTTCAGCTACATCGTTGGGTTTCTTTGTGAATACCATAAGAGCGATGAACAACATGACCCAACTTACAATAAGATCTATCCACCCACCCCAATGTTGTGAGAAATGACCAACACACAACATAAGAAATACCATTATCACTCCCAATACAAAAGCTCGCAATGTGAATGTTTGTTGTGTTATATAATCGTAACCCTCTGGCCCATAATCAGCACCGATAGCACCTTCTCTCAGAAATACCATGTGGAGGTCTTTGTCTCGCTGCATCTTAAAAAAAGCACTCGAAGCCTGTTCCATGTTACACGATTTGAATGCCATTACGAATGTCACCTCGGTTATTACCGTCCAACCAAACCAACTAACAGATCCGGAACCGTCGCCAGAAGTATCTACACCAATACCAAACAATTCCCCAACAACAACAATTCCCCAACCCCCCGCTGCCAATAAAGCTAATACATATACTACACCCGCAAGCAAAACATATCTGTGCAATGCATTAAATCCTTGAATTACTGCATGTTCGTGTGAATCGTTCATTGTGTTTGCCTCTGTATTCGTTTAAGTTGAAGCCACTGTACTATGTATTTTTAATAGGGTCAACAAACCATTTGTTTTGTATGTTGACCGACATAAATAACACATATAACTAATTTTGGAAAATACTTATGGCATCAGGTGAAATAAATGAAGCGTTATCAGCGATCAACGCATTCGGACTATCATTGAGAAACAGCACAAAACAATACAGTGCTTTCATCGATAAGATGGAAAACCACAACGATACCGCTTCCGATAGAAGAGAGCTCCGTGCTCAGGAAAACGGGATCAAGGTATTGAAGAAAACATCCGATGCCTTGGGGGACCTACAAGATAAGTCTGACAAACTCAAAAAAGAAAATGAGATGCAGACAAAAAATTCCAAGAAAACTTCAAAAGAATTGAAGAAATTGGCCAGAGATCTTCACAAAGCATCACCCCAAACGTTTACCAAAGAAATGGTGAAAAGTTTTGATAATGCTGGTAATGATGCTGCTAGTGTTCGGTCTGCGTTTAATGTGTTGAATGCTGAAATTACCAAAAGTACGAAGGTCACCAACAGCAGAATGCAAACTGATGTCAAAGCGATGAAGCAGACATATCAAGCGACGCAAGCGTTGAAGGATAGGACCGCAGCACTAAAATCGTCAGTTAAGGGGTTGTTTACTTTTGAACGCGGCATGACTGCGATAACAGCATCACTAAAACGTAGTTTCGACCAATTGGAATATGCCCAACAAAAACAAATTGGCATGTATAGTATTATCGGAGAGGGGATAAAATCGTCAGCTCTGAAGATGGGGCTGGCTCCCGAAGAAATGCAGAAATTTGTTGGAGAGAATAAAAATCTATTCCTATCAATGCAGGAGGATTATACTAGCGTAAACGACGCTGTCCGACAAAACGTTAGCATGTTGACCGCTGAGCGTGATGGACGTGAAAGTTTAATGGATATGACCTACAAACTGACGGGGTCGTATGCCGGTGCATCGCAGTTAATGGGTACTTCAATGGATATTTTGAAGGGGTTTGGTGAGAAGGTGGGCCTGAATGATATCGCTGATCAATCCGAAATAATGATAAATCAATTTGCCAAACTCGGGCGAATGTCCAATAAAACCACATCCGAAGTCGCATCAATGACACAAAAGATGTTGGGTAGTGAGGCCGTTCGTAATAAGATGCTGAAGATGCAAACCGTCCAAGAGCGAAAAGCGTATAAAGATAGCATTCTTAAGGAAGCAGAGCGAAACAAAAAACTTGGTATTTCGCTAGAATCCACATTTGCAATGGCAGAGAAAGCTGCAGGATTAAGCGATCGGGGTGTGATGGATAGGATGAAAGAGTCCATGGTAGTCGCAATGGTTGCCGCTCAATCCGGTATGAGTGGTAAGGATGCAGACAGGTTGCGTCAACTGGATATGATGGTTGGCAAGGATGGAGATCAACAAAAAGAATACAACACATTGTTGGGACAGATGAACAGCAGGATAGCTGACATTCGGGGTAAAAACGATCCAGCATCACTGGCACAAGCTGCCGCACTTGAGCACCTAATCGCAAAAATGCCGAAGGTAAACGAATTTGCACAAACGATAGCAAAGGAAACAGAATTTGGAGCGGGCAAGGGAACGAAAGATCCAGGCGAAGACACGCTACAAACGATACCGAAATTCCTACAAGAGATAAAACAGTTATGGGATTCGTATGCTCGACCACTGATAGCTGATCCAGTGGTTTCTGCTATCGGTGGATTAGTTGGGGTGTTAACGGATTTATTGGGACCGATATTGACTTCCGTTGGTGGCATATGGGGAGCGCTCAAGATGTTCAAAGGTGGACAAGGTCTGGCCAGCGGTATAGCGTCGAAAGTGGCTGACTTGGCAAATGGTGCAAAATCCAGGGTCGGTGGGATGGTAACTGCAGCAAAAAATGCAGGTGGAGGCTTAGTACAGAAAGCAGCAGAATTAGCATCGAAAGCCATGCAATCGGTAAAAAGCATCGGATCTCAAGTTGTTCAGCATGGAAAGAATTTGGTTCCTTCGTTGTGGGGTGTACTGAAGAATTTTGCCAAGAGTTTGTTTAGACGACTACCGATAGCTATAGCAGCAGCGATAGGGTTGAAGCTTGGTGATATTGCAGGCCCAAAAGTTAGACAAGGCATTGAGGCCATTGACAAGAAGTTGGGAACGGATGCGTGGGGATCTGTTGTGGATACAGTTGGAAAATCAGTTCATGATACTGTTGGATTGGTTGATAGAGTTGCTAATTTTATTTCTGGGGGGGATACAGCGACTCCCGTTGCTGCGGGAGTTGGTCCTGTCATTGCTGATGGATCTGCTGTCACCAATCAACAAGTGCAGCAAGCACCAGCAAACCAAACCGTGACACAATTAACCGAATTAAACGCCAAGATATCCGAACAGAATGCAATGATGCTTAAACAAATTGAAGCTGCTATGGAAGCATCTCTGGGCATCACAAAAATGAACAAAACCATAGAAGATACCAGCTTTAAGCAGCAAGAAAGCTTAGATGAGCAGAACGATTTATTAAATGAGAATTCTCAGTTTGGCGAGGTTCAACAGAAGGTTAAATAACCCCTCTGTCGTACCTTAGATAAATACAACAATAACAACAAACACGAGACTTAGTATAAAATGACAGAAGCAGCTAAATGGTCCGGATACTTTAAAGTCGTATCTCCACAAAACGCAACCGTTAAAATGACGGATAGCCAAGAAATGGCAGATGCGGGTGCATACAATAATTACACCTGGTACCAACGATTAATACAGGGATCGGCGTCGAGAATGACTCGATACCGCGAATACGAATTGATGGACAATGATATTGAAGTATCGCGTGCATTGGATACGATCGCAGAAGAAATGACAGGGAATGCACCAAAATCTAAGGAACCGTTGATAATTGACATTTTATCCGAAGATGAAGATAACATTGATAGTACTGCAGTATTAACTATTAAAGCAGCACTGCGTCGATGGGGACAAATCCACAAATTCCAAAACCGGTTATATCGTATTGCTCGGATGACGGTGAAGTATGGAGATTTGTTTTTCCGTAAACAAAAAACACCATACGACCAATGGGTATTCATTCATCCAAATAACGTTGTTGCTGCTATCGTAGATGTTGATGATGCTACTAAAATTGTCGCATGGCAAATAAAGACAGATATCAAAAAGCCTAAAGCTGGTGGGTATGGTCTACCGATGGGCTCAAAAGAAACAACTCAACATGAGACAGAAATCATATCAGCAAAGGAAATCGTTAGGTTTTCGCTGAATGATGATATGTCAGATACCCAACCGTTTGGTGAGTCTGTACTACGACCAGTATACCGATCTCACAAGCAAAAGGAATTGTTGGAAGATGCTATCATTATATACCGTGTTCAACGTGCGCCTGAAAGACGTGTATTCTACATTGATGTTGGTAAAATGCCTCCACAGCGTGTTAAACAGTACTTGGAAGGTATCAAAAACGAAATCAAACAAAAGAAAGTACCTACACAAAATGGTGGGCAGTCCGAGATTGATTCTGTATACAATCCACAATCAATGTCAGAGGATTTCTTCTTTGCTTCGCGTCCGGATGGGCGGGGGTCACGTGTTGATACGCTACCTGGTGGACAGGGTCTGGGTGAGCTATCTGATTTGGAATACTTCCAACGTAAGGTTTGGCGTGGCTTGAAAGTACCAACATCGTACATGATTGAACAGCAAGAGGGTGGTCAAATATGGAACGATGGTAAGGTTGGAATCGCGTATATACAAGAATTGCGGTTCTCGTTGTACGTTGAACGGTTACAAGGACACCTCGAAGAAACATTAGACGCTGAGTTTAAAATGTTTTTACGACAAAATCAAATCAATGTTGATGAGTCTATGTATCGTGTTATGCTACCTGAACCTTCTAACTTCGGCAAGTATAAACAATTGGAATTGGACGGGGCGTTATTGAGTACGTACGGCTCGGCAGATGGTATTTCTTACCTATCACCACGATTCACTATGAAGCGATTCTTACAGATGACTGATGAAGAAATCATCACAAACGAACGAATGAAACGTGAAGAAATGGGTCTGGATGTTGAGGGTGGTAATGAAGATTTGAAAGCCCTATATGGTGACATGGGAGCTGACGCTGGCGGCATGGGAGGCAGCATGGGAGGTGGCTTCGGTGGTGCTGACCTTGGATTAGGTGCAGATACAGCAGGTGCAGAAGGTGGTGGAGATCCAGCTGGAGGCTCGGGTGATGGAGCTGGAGCAGCTATATAAAAAACCCACACAAAATATTATTACCACATAAATAGGAGCGAAGAACTAATGGAAGATGCAAATGCTAACTTAACTGATATGATTGACAGTCTTATTGATAATAAGCCTGAGCAAGCAGAGCAGTGTTTTCATGATTATCTGAAACCAAAACTACAATCGACTGTCCAGGCTACTGAACCTGACGATACAAACAAGGAACACTAAAATGAGTACAACACAACAACTATCGTACATCCAAAGCATGGTTGAAGATTTAATTAACGAAAATGCTGAATCTTCACAAATAAACTTTCACGCATACCTACAAGAAAAAGCGCGCGAAATCGTGTTGGGTGAGACGTGTGATGAAGATGAAGACGATGAAGACGACAAAGACAAAGATGATGAAGATGAAGATGATGAAGATGAAGACGAAAAAGTTGACGAAGGATTCTCACAACCATCCGAAGGTTCTATGTCAAAGAAGGTTGGTAAAATCCAATACAAAAAAGGTGGTAAGAAATCAGCTAAAACAACTGAGCCTTGCCCGAAAGTTGGTAAAATCAATTATAAAACAAATGGTAAATCCAAAGCAAAAACTGCTGAGCCTATCAAAAAGCCAGTTAAATTTGCAGATGGCCGCGACTATGGTCTAGGTACTACTTAATATACTCGTTATTGGGTAATTAACGGAAAGGGAAGTTGTAATGACTTCCCTTTTTTTGTGTCTATCACTAAGTTAGTATAAATACTAAAAATATATCATAGGAATTAATATTATGAGCAACCAACTTTTAATCGAAGAATTAACACCAGCACAAGCTGGACTAATCACAGAATCATCACAGGATGGTAAAGATTTGTGGTTAAATGGTATTTTCATGCAAGCGGATATCAAAAACCGTAACGGACGTGTATATCCAATCCATGAAATCAATGCAGCTGTACAAGCTGGCCAACGCGTCATCAAAGAATCAAACGGCATTATGGGTGAATTAGATCATCCACAAACTCTATCAATTAACTTGGATCGTGTATCACACGTTATCACTGAATTGCGTGTTGAAGGTAGTAATGCTATCGGTAAAGCTAAACTATTAAACACACCAATGGGCAACATTGCAAAAGAATTAGTTAAATCTGGCGTTGCAATTGGTGTGTCATCTAGGGGTGCTGGAGCAGTAAATGAATCAGGTGGTGTAACAGGTTTTCAGTTCGTTACGGTTGATATCGTAGCTCAACCATCAGCTCCTGGTGCAGTTCCACAATCGATACTTGAGTCCATTGAGCAATCAAAGAATGGGAGTCACATCATGGATCTTTCGGAAGCGGTTAAGCATGACATAGCAGCACAACAATACCTGAAAAAAGAAATTATGAAATTTCTAAACGAAGGGTTATTCGCTAAACGCAAATAACTGTTAAGAATCAAAGGATGACACGTGAAAGTTATAGATATATTTGAAGCAACACTTATTGGTGATGAAAAGAATCAAAGCCACAAATCCAGAATGTCGTATAAGCAACGCAAAGACATTGACAATGACATGGCACAACGGGGTGAAGATGACCGCACCAAAAATGTTCAGGATAAGCGTGCAAAAGCACACGAGAAACAAAACTTCAAACGAGCAGGCGTATATAAGAAAGGATCGAAAGATGAATTCAAATATAACAATATCCTTGTTGTAGATGCTGTTGATGATAAAGCAGCCGACCACGAAATCTCTGTTTTTAAAGATCTGCATTGGGGTGCTAAAGACTTCGGACCAGTAGTCAAGAGCAAGTCACCCAAGGGGACACGCCACACTTTTTACTACTTCGATAAACATCAACGGTAGAAGGTAACTCCCGATTGGTATGGCATAAATACCGACATTTTCCAGAAAACTCAAATATGACCACAAATCTGCCACCGCAGGTTCTGTGGTCTCTTCCCCTCTCCGTATCAATTAACACTGCATAAACAACGCTCTACATAAATAGTTTGTAACGGAAATACTACTACAGTATACCATTTGTTTATTAGGAGAAACTTTACATGAACGAACTACTGCAAAAACTTTTGGAGGCCGACGTTCTTTCTGAAGATACAAAGAAAGAATTAGAAGGTGCTTTCCAAACAAAATTGGATGAAGCGATTGATGCGGCGAAAGAAGATGCAGCTGCTGATGTTCGTGCTTCATTGACGGAACAATGGATCGGAGAACGTGATCAATTAGTGGAAGCTATTGATAGCAAAGTAACCGACTTCATGCAAGCTGAAGTTGAAGAACTAAAAGAGGACATCGAAAGATTTCGTGACCTCGAAGCTGAATACGCTGATAAATTAGTTGAAGCAAAATCTGCAATGTCAGATGAGCTTAAAGGTGATTTATCAGATTTAGTTGAAAAGATTGACGCTTTCTTGGAAATCAGATTAGACTCAGAAATGTCAGAATTACGCGAAGATTTAGACGAAGTTAGTAAAAACAGCTTTGGTCGTAAGATTTTCGAAGCATTCTCACAAGAGTTTATGATGAGTTATTCTGACGACGACGCGGCTGAACTATCATTACATGAAGCTCAACAACGTTTATCAGATACAGAAGAAGCATTAATGGAATCACAAACAGAACTAGCTACTATGCAACGCAGCGAAGTAATGGGAGAAGTTTTAGAACCTCTTGCAGGACGTCAACGTGAAGTGATGGAAGCTATATTACGTAATGTGGACACAGAGCAATTACATGAAGGATACAGCACTTTTATCGGTCGTGTACTTCGTGAAGCAGAAGAAAAATCAGATGATGACTCAGAGAAGGAAGATAAAGTACTAGCTGACGATGACGATGATGACAAAAAAGACGACAAGAAAAAAAGCAGCAAGAAAAAAGATGACGAAAAAGATTCTGATGACGAAGCTGTTAAAGAAGGTCGTATTGTAACTGGTGACTCAGCAGAAATGATTATCGAGAGCGCAGGTGATGAAAACGCATCAGCTCAACGTATAGCATATTTGCAAAAGATCGCTGGTATCAAATAAATATCAAACATTTTCATAAAATCTAGGAGATATCATTATGGAAGAATTATTTCAAAACTGGTCAGAAACTAAAGTAGCTTTACTTGAAGGTCTGTCCGCTGACAAACAAGCAGTTGTTGCTCCATTGTTAGAAAACCAAAAAAACCACCTTTTAAACGAAACAGCTGCTGCTGGTTCGACTGGCGCTGATAGCATCGCTGGATTCAGAAAAATCATGATCCCTATGATTCGAAGAATTATCCCTGGTACAATCGCTACTGAATTAGTTGGTGTACAACCAATGACTGGTCCAGTTGGCTTAGTGTACACACTACGTTACCGTTACGCTGAAGCTGTTGCTGGTACAGACCACGCAAACCCATTCGGTTTACCGGGTGCTATTGCAGCTGGTGATGAAGTATTTGGTAATGCTTCTCCAATTCGTCAGTGGTATTCTGGTGCAGCTGGTGCACTTGACAATGCTGATCCAGTACCTGCTGGTGGATCTGCTATGGGTTCTGATGGACAAGCTGGAACTGGCGACATCGAAGGTGCTATTGCATCTGGTTTCGCATGGCCTTCAAGCTTACCTGCTACTCCTGGCGCTGCTGGTGTTGACGCAAACGGTGACTTACACGGTGGTTCTGGTTCATACTTAGAAGGTTCTGGTGGTCGTAAGATGACTATGGACGTTGTGTCTCAGGCTGTTGAAGCTGGTTCACGTAAATTGCAAGCTGGTTGGACTATCGAAGCTATGCAAGATTTAAACGCTCAACATGGTTTAGACTTAGAGTCAGAAATGACACAAGCTCTTTCTGCTGAGATCGTTCAAGAGATCGACCAAGAAATCATCACTGATTTAATGGCATTAGCTGGTACAGTAGAAACTTTTGACGGTGCAGGCGCTGGTGCATATGGTACTGCTGGAAACTACACACCTTCTTATGTTGGTGATCGTTTAGCTAACATCAGTGTTATCATCAACCGTGTAGCGAATGAAATCGCTCGTAAAACACGTCGTGGTGCTGGTAACTACATTGTTGTTTCTCCAATGATCGTATCTATCTTACAATCTGCTAGCAAATCAGTATTTGCTCCAGCTGTAGATGGTTCTTTCAAAGGTCCTAACAACACAATGTTAGTTGGTACACTAAATGGTACTATCAAAGTTTACTCTTACTTGTTTAACCAAGCAGGTGCTGGATTGAACTTAGGTCAAGTACAAGCTGGTAATGATGATACTATCTTAATCGGTTACAAAGGTGGTAACGGTGAAACTGACGCAGGTTACTTTTACTGTCCGTATATCCCATTAATGAGCTCAGGTGTGGTTGTTAACCCAACTACTTTCCAACCTGTAACATCATTGATGACTCGTTACGGTAAAGCCGTGTTCACTGATGATACTACTTCGTTAGGAAACAGTGCTGATTACTACGGTAAAATCAACGTTGTTGGTTTAGATCTTACATAAGGTCTTTCAGTATAGAGAAAAACCCACTTCGGTGGGTTTTTTTTTGTCTGCTGGTTTTGATATCAGCATAAATAGATTCATATACACCATTAAACATCACAAATTAGGAGAAGTTAACAATGGCACTTTTAAACGAAAACAGATCTAGAATCCCACAAGTAGCAGTATTACCAGTAACAGGCGACGACGGTGGTATCCGTGGTCAGATGCGTATGCTTGACACAGCAGAAACAGGAGTTGTTTCTCTATGTGCAATTGGTGACGAGGATATATTTCCTGAAGCATCTCTAGCCTTAGCAGTCGGATCAATCACTTATGTTGCAGTAGCAACAGGCACTACCGGTGAAGCAGTAACAATTACACACGCAACAGGTGGAGTAGCGGTACCAGTGGTAACCGTAGTCGGTACAGCAATCACAGTAACAGGCGATGCAACGACTACAGCAGCACAGATAGTTACAGCTATTACAGATAGCCCAGAAGCATCGGCATTAGTATCTGCTGTGAATGTTGGTGGTACAACTCTAACTGCTGTTGGTCCAACTAGCTTGACTGGTGGCACAGGTACATACGCTACCGTTACAGTAAACACAGACTTAGTTGTAACTGCAGCTGTTTCTGGAAGCGCTGGTAACGACTTGACGATCGAAATCGTTGACGCTGTTGTTGCATCTCCAAAAGTTATGGTAACAGGTAATACTATCGTTGTTACAGGTAACTCTGTTACACACACAACTGCTGATTTGGCACTTGCTATCACAAACCATTACATGGCTGGTGGTTTGATAACTGCTGCAGGTAGCACAACATCGGTTGCGACAGTTGCTGAAACTGCTTTAACAGGTGGCGCTTCACTTGCTGTTTGGATGACATTCACTGCATCTTAATTGATGGTATACACCATTAACAAAAAACCCACTCCGGTGGGTTTTTTTATGTTTATCAGAAACGTTGCAGTTGTCAAAGTGTGATATGTTTGGTATTGTTGATACTTTTGTGATACATAATAGGAAGATAGCATGACTAATCCACTTGATAACGTCCCACTTAACACCAAAATGGTATATGTAATGGCAACCACTCCTAGTGGGTGTGAGATATATATGCCTGTAGATTCTAGTGATGTTGATGTGGTAAACACAACAAAGCAACAACTTCAATCCCACCTGAATACGGCATACCCCATTCAACCACAACCTCCACAACTAGCATGATAGATAACATAATTGTCGGTGAATTGGTTGATGGACTAACAAACGAACATCTGGGGATAACACCATCGGAAACCAAATTATACATATCAAAAGACCAAGCTGTTGAATTGAATATGTTTTTGCCGTCTATACTGGTGCACGCCGGATTATACAACTCAACCAGCACGATCAAAAAGATTGCGGCTACAAGAAAACAAAGTAAAAAAATACCCGATATCGATTCGCGCTTGTTGTGGCGTACGATTAACCACCCCGAATTAACCCAATTTAAAATAGGTAAGAAATCATTTTGGTTGGTTGTGGGTGATCTTGATAAATAACAATATAATGGAATTTAGGAATTGTAACTCATGGTCGATAAATTAACTTTTAAGCAATATTTGGCATCGAAAGCAGCTTTACGTGAAGCGGTAAAACAAACACCAAAACAAACAAAAACGTACAGCGTAACACGGTACTGTAATTTTGTTGTAGGTGAGAGTAAAAAAGATAGACACTCAGTCAATCTCAAACCATCATCCACCATTTCTGTTAATTGGTTATATGAAGATATTGACAATCCGATAGCTACCAGTGTTAGCTTTGATGGTGCAAAAGATGTTGATCCCATGGATGATATGTTACCAAGTTGGACGACTAAGAAAATCAATACGTGGTTAGCCAGAAACACGGAATGAGAATTACATCACAACCCCTACCACCAGGATGCATACACTTACGGCTACACCCCGATGAAACTGAGGATTACACTTGTCACACAATAATTAAACCAACATCAGCAACGGAATGTGATGTGATTGGATTCGCTTGCGATGTTGTGACACTACAAATGTTAAGAATGGTGTTAAAAATATGCACCGATAGTGGGTTTGAATATTGCTCGATCGAACGCAGGAAAGGAGGGACTTCAACCCGTAAACGTTTTCGTTTGGGTTGATGATTGTATGTGCGTATAGTGGGCACGGAGCGGGTGAATACGCAACAAACAATCAAGACTTCACATTCCCACCATAATCCAATCCACTGTGCATAAATACCCAAATAAATGTATAACATTGGAGTATTTATGACATCTTTCGACTCGTTCAGCGATACCAGTTTTCAATTGAAGACTGAAGGGGAAACCATAACGCTGGCTATGAAACAAGGTGTTCCATCTGCCACACAGGCAACAATTGAATGGAACATTCCCACACCAGCACTTGGATGTGGCAACAACGGTGTGTATAGTGGTATGGTTGTACTACTGCACACAAAACCCCTCAACGCGTCAAACATCCCACAAGATGGTACCGTTTATGTTGCTGATCCTTCGGCTAACACAGACACTAATGTTGGAGATCGTATAGGGGATGCTGTCGTTATAGGAGCATTCTACGAATGCGACAAAAAAGGCAACGATCTACCACTTACCACTTCGTTTGTTATAACAGATCTTGACCCGAAAGTTGCTTATTATGTAGCTGGGTATGCGACAGATTGCCAGCATAGATATCATTCTGATGGACAACGAGCGTACTCTGATTCGTATGGACATGAAGAAGGCACGCACTTCCCTGCCGAACAACGCATTAGCATCAAAACGGGATCCGAAACCTGCATTATTCCTTCTGACGGAACGGGATTGCTACCTGGTGCAACGTACAAATTTGATATCGTTGTTGATGATACATACCCAAAAGGCACCAACGCTAAAATCGTAGAGATTGATATTGATGGTGTTGATGCTGGCACATATCAGGATTTGGTCGATCAAATCAATATTGGAATTGCCAAGGTTGATAATCCACCCATATCGCCTGTCGCCCCGGATGCTGGTCAGTATTATTGGAACAACGAAACACAAGAATTGTTTTTGTTTGATGGCTCGAATCACAACGAACTTCCTGTTATGGTTGAACCATCCGATCCTACAGTCACATCAATAGGCGATTACTGGTACGATCCACAAACGAAAACGCTATCACGATGGAACACACCATCGCCTACAGGGTGGAATGTAATCGAATATACACAATCTCCGTACAATCCAACCTCACCAACATGCGACTCATACTGGATAGATAGTAGTGTGGCTAGACGTTGGAACGGTACGGTGTGGTGCGATGCTATTACAGCAATACAAACCGATGATCCTGTTGATTGTCATGTTCCGGTATGTGGATCTTGGTGGTATGATGAAATAAATATGCAATTGGGTGAGTGGGACTCTCACTTGAATATGTGGGAACCACGATCAGCATTATATTGGCATGAAGCTCCCAACCAACTATCCGATGGTACATATTGGTTTGATATAACAACAGAACACCTTAGTATATTGAATACAGGCTCGTGGACTGATTTAACAGCAAACCCAAACGTCATGATTCAGATAGCAGAGCCGACATCAAGAGTTGATGGTGTTCTTTGGTATAGTACAGAAACCGAAGAGTTGAATTTGTATGATGGTAACACGGGTGGATGGATACCACAACAGGTAATCGGGTGGGCAGTTGATCCATCTACCGTTGATACTTGCGATGCTTGGTGGAGATCCACAGATGATGAGCTATTGTTGTGGGACGCAATCGGGAATGATTGGGTAATTGTACAAAACTTTACCGTGTCTACCGCTGATCCAGTGTTTCCAGCCGAGATGGTGATCGATCACGTGTGGTACAACCCTTCAACTGACGTGGTGATGGTGTGGGATGGTAGTGCGTGGATAGAAACTACCAATTTTCTAATATCACCAACAGATCCACACACCCAAACACTAGGTGACGGATGGTTAGACACCACCACCGGACTTTGGTACATATATGATACACCAGCAGCAGGGTGGAATGCTATAAATCCGGTGGATAATATAGGTCTACCATCATTAATCGCTAGTGGTACATATTGGTATGATACATCAGTTGATACACTTCAGGTTCGCAACGGTGTTGTGTGGATGAACGTTATTTTTTCAACATCACCACTCACACCAAAACGTGGTAGTTTGTGGTTCGATACGACGGAAAACGTACTACTTGTTTGGGATGGTGGTGCATACGTAGCAAAAGAGTCTGTGGCTAGTGCCGTATTCGGTGAATGTGGCATCTCAATATTATCGAGTGGTACTGGTAGTTCAAATTTTGTGATGATACCAGTCATGAATCAACCTTCATGTACTGCATCGGGGTTTGCTGACTTTTCGGCACCTGGTGTATCGGCTACAACAACGTGTGGATACTCAACAGCAAATGGAATAACAAACCCGTACACCGTACGTCATTTGACGGAAGCTGGTTACTTGTGGAATGCTATTAAAGATGCTGCTATTGTTGCTAATCCAATCGTCGGAGCTGATGGGGCTGACAGTAAACGATCATACGACCAAATTGGGGTTGGTGATGATGGAACGCCAGATGAGAGACGTGAGTTGGCATATAGCATACGAGCGCAGTTGGGTTATCCTGTAGTTGAAGTTGAACTGACTGCATATCAATTGGACACTGCTATACAAGGGGCGATTGAATCGTTTCGAAAGCGCAGCTCTATGGCATACCGTAGAGGGTTTTACTTTCTTGATATTCAACCACAACAACAGAACTACTTTTTAACAAACAAACAAATTGGATACAACAAGATCGTTACGGTTTCAGCTGCATATCGCTTCACGTCTGCATTCATGGCAACGTCTCATGGTGGTGGTGTGTATGGGCAATTGGCTATGCAGCAACTATACAATATGGGCACGTATGATTTGACTAGCTATCATTTGGTTTCACAATACATAGAAACCATGCAAGATTTATTCGCTACTAGATTGGTATACAACTTTAATGAAAGTACACGAGCGTTGGGATTTTTTCAATCATTCACAGCAAACGAGCGAGTGTTATTGGATTGTTTTATAGAACGAACGGAACAGGATCTAATGACTGATCGTTTTGCAAAAACATGGATAGAGCGGTACGCACTCGCAGAAGCGATGACTATGTTGGCGCGTATTCGTGGTAAATATGGATCACTTCCAGGTGCTGGTGGTGGTGTATCGTTGGATGCTGCAGACTTGATGGCTACGGCTGAACTATATCGCCAAGATCTCATGTCTCAACTGGACGACTTTATTGTGCAGGATATGGAAGGTGTTGGGATGAACAGCTCGTTCATATTTGGTGGATAATTATGGCTAAAAATTGTTATGGTTTGGAAGAATGTGTTGGGTCTGCAGGGCCCAATTTTAATGATGATATTGTTGATGGTGGACCGTGTGCTCCACACGTAAGTGGAAACGGATACACGAATACTTCCAGTGTCGCAACTCCGTGTGCACCTTTTCAATTGGATAAAAATCGTGACACAGCTTTTATTGAAGGGCTAGTCAACGAGAATCTGAATATTGGGGGTGCAACATTTAACGTACACAAATTGCTGGGTGTGCATGAACAAGGGAAGTTGATTGATTGTACGGGATTGGGTACACCACTAACAAATGGTGATGCACCATATTTCCCTGCATCGCAAGCATATGATAAGTTCATCACTGAATGGCGATCCATTCAGCGTGGAGATGGGGTGTTATTGTCGGCATACCTTGGATACGATTTCGGTACAATAAAAACGAATGACAATTCACGAGCGGCGTATGGTGTTGATACTAGCATCTATAGACACGTCACCGCGATTGCGATAAAACAATCCAATATTGCCACACGACGCATAACACGAGCTAGAGTCGAACGATCCAGTGATGGAGACAAGTGGTATGGAGTATCGCTTGTCACGCTACCCGATGACGATTGTTTGAATACTATTATGTTCAAGTCATCAGTTCCGTCGCGATACTGGCGTATACGTCCTGTTGACTTCAATGGAGTCGACACACCAGATGTTTGGGGCGTTCAAGCGCTGCAAATGTTCCATGGATTTGAAGGAACGAATACGGACAACATCCAAGATAAAATTCTGTTGGAAAATCGCGATCGTGATTATAATACAGAAGCGTTACCGATTAAAGGGACGTATGATTTACTAGACATAACATCAGAATTGACACGATTCGGTATTGAATTACCGTCACTATCGTTGTACATGCAGGTTGCTTTTGGTAGCTGTGTTGCAGCGTTAGGTCGTCCATTGATCATCGGAGATATTATCGAAATCCCGAGCGAAGCGCAATACTCCGCAGAGATGCGAAAGATTGAGCGGTGGGTCGAAGTAACTGATGTTGCATGGAGTACAGAAGGGTATACACCTGGATGGACACCAACACTACTGCGTGTTATTGCTCAACCAGCATTTGCATCTCAAGAAACACAAGACTTATTTGGAGACCTTGCAGCTACTGAGATTGAAAACGAGCATGGGTTGGTTGATGGTGAAGATGGTAACCACGCTTTCTACCAGGATTATTTCGACGTTAGTCAAACGATAGACGCGGAAGCAAAGGATGCTGTTCCGCTAGCGGGGGTTGAATCGTCTAGTGTTATTCGTGCTTGGGAACCAGAAGAAATCGCAATCGCGGAAGCGGCTGGGATAAAGAATCTTGAGGTAACGGGACAACCGACTGGGATAAAATTCCACGAAGACGCAATGCCGCCAAACAATGCACCGTATACTGAAATGGCTGAATTCCCAAATGCACCAAAACATGGGGATTACCACAGAATGACATACATTGATTTGGCTACAGATGTTCCATCTAGGTTGTTTAGATATTCCGAACAGAAGGGACGGTGGATATTCTTGGAAAAAGATAGACGCATACAAATGGAACACCCTGTGCTTAATGAATTTTTGGCTGCTGGTGACGAAAGAAGGGATAACGACGAGATCACTCGCGATAGACCACGAATAGACAAAGATTGTGAGGATAAATAATGAAGACACCAGATGAGTTTTACTACGATGAGCAGCTACGAAAGTATATCGTTCAGTTCGCAGCTATTTTTATGGGGCTTCAGGTTGAGGTTGGTGAACGGAAAGATGTTGCTGCTCACCTCGTACCGGTGCCGATCAAGGTTGCCAGTTCGGATAGAGTTGTTGCTGCCATAAAAAACGAAAACACCCAAACGAAATTGCTACGGCTACCGTTGTGTTCTTGTCAGTTGACTGGTTTGGATATGGCTCCGGAAATGAGAAAGGGAGTATCACAAAAACGTCGGAACACGTACATGCCAACTGGTGGAATATTTCCCAATGATATGCAAGTCGTCGAACAACGAATGCCCGTTCCGTATAAGGCTGAAATGGAGTTGACGTTATATGCTAGCAACCAAGACCAACACTACCAAATGTTGGAGCAGATATTATCCATATTCGATCCAGTGTTTCAGGTGCAACTGACCGACGAAGCGTTTGATTGGACGAAAATTACCACCGTCGAACTAACTAACATCAACTTTGATGAGAATTTTAATCCTGGTGGGGATAGACGTATCATACAAACCACACTATCATTCTCAATGCCGGTGCATTTATCGCTGCCTAATCGAGTCCACCAACGTTTTGTTAAGGATATATTCTTACGAATCGGAGCCGTTGCAACGGACGCTTCAAATTCGTATGAAATTATTGCGGATCTCGATAGCCAACAAATTCCATATGATCATGTGTTTTCGTTAGATGAGGTGGACCTAGAGTGATGAGTTTTGTGTGGTTTAGTGGGGCAACATATAAATATATGCAAGTAATCACACAACAGTGACAACAATTAATAACATAGCAATTCGAAGGAGAATTCTATTATGGTGACTTTGGTAAGCCCAGGCGTAAGCGTAACAGTAACTGATGAGAGTTTTTTCATCCCTGTATCAGCGCCTACAGTACCTTTATTTTTCATAGCAACGCAAGATGAAAAAACACAACCAGATGGTGTAACACCGGCTGATGGAACATATGAGTATGATGTAATTCGAACAATAACATCCCTCAAACAGAGCACGAACACGTATGGAGTACCAAACTTCCTCATTGAGCCAGTTACCGTAGCACCACTTTTTGGTGTTGCTAATGATGCTCATCATGGTGATGCTCGTAACGAATATGGTCTGTTTGCGTTAAACCAATACCTTGGAATAGGCAACAGAGCTTACGTTATTCGTTCTAATGTGAATTTAAACGACAACATCGATGCTATACGCGATATGTGGGATCGTAAAGTCCTTGAAGCTAAAATCGTGTTGGAAAATCTGACTAACGAATTTATCGGCGAATACAACAGCGTCAATGGGTTGATTCCTGGTGATGTTGGGTACAAACAAACAGTAACAGCTGCTGAATTAGTCGCTGTTACAGATCAAGCAACATCTGATTTGTTTGCTGCGTATTCATTCAGAGATCTGCATGACGATTACACTGATGATCAATCACTTGCACCATTTGATGTGTATGCGAATGGATATGATCTACCAGCAACAGGAAGCTACGAAGGATTAACGCATATAGCGAACAACATCGTTTCATTCCCTTCTTTTCCGGGTGGTGGTATCGTTGTTGGGGAATTCACAGCACAAGAGACTGGCGACTTAATGGTTGCTTTAGCTGATGATTTCAAATACACTGTAGAGTTCACGAGTAAATCCAGCTTAGGCTCGAATGATGCAGCTCGCAGATTCGCTATCGTTACCGCATTACAAGCATCTATCAACAGCAACACTGATATTAGATCGGAAAACTTTGATTTCAACTTAGTGCTGTGTCCTGGTTATCACGAAACGGTGGATGAGCTGTTTAGATTGGTTGTGGACAGCCAAGAGGAAGCTCTAATCATTGCCGACACCCCTGTAGACTTATCGCCAGATGGTATAACAAACCCATCTACTGGATGGGCAGCGTCAACCGCTCGCGTTAGATCACAGCATGTAGCATATTACTATCCTTGGGGACTTGCTTCTAATTTGGATGGTAGAAATGTTGTTGTTGCTGCTAGTGGAATTGCATTACGTACATACGCTCATAGTGATGATGTATCGTTCTTGTGGTTTGCTCCTGCTGGCTTACGTCGTGGTTTGGTATCGGGGTTAACCAATGTTGGTTACGTATCCGGTCAATTGGGTGGTGTAACAGAATTTAAAGAAGTTGCGTTAAACTTAGGTCAACGTGATGCCCTGTATCAATACTTACCAAGTGGGGATATCAACCCAATTACATTCTTTCCTGGTAAAGGTATTGTGGTGTGGGGACAAAAAACATCTGCTGTAGCTGCAAGTGCTATGGATCGGGTGAACGTGTCCAGGTTGGTAAAATACATAAAACGTCAACTACGAAGAAATACACTGATCTACGTATTTGAACCGAATGATCAAATCACACGAGATGCTCTAAAATCTACTGTGGATGGATTCTTAAATGATTTGGTTGCAAAACGAGGCTTGTATGATTTCGTGACGATAAGTGATGAATCAAACAACACACCTGATAGAGTTGATAGAAATGAAATGTACATCGACATCGCGTTAAAACCGATCCGTGCAGCTGAATTTATATACATCCCAATCAGAATCGTTGCAACAGGTGCTGAGATTTAACAGTATTACCGGTAATCACATAAATACAATCAAAGCATTTAAAGGAAATTAAACATGGCAACTATAACTCAAATGGGTATTCCAGGACTTGGTGATGCAGGTACCAATATCCTTCAGCCAAAACTGAAAAACAAATGGAATGTTACGTTTGCTAACATTGCAGGTGGTGCCGCTCAAGGTTCTGATTTATCAGTGCAAGCTGTAACCGTGACACGACCTGTATTGTCTTTTGAAGAAGTTCAATTGGACAGATACAACTCACGTGCGTGGGTTGCTGGCAAGCACACATTCGAACCAATGACAATCACGTTTGAAGATGATGTTACTAGTTTAGCAACCAAGGTGTTGCAAGACCAAATATCAGCTCAACAATGGTTAATCGGTGGTGAAGGGCCTTGGTTGGGAACAGCCGGTGAAGGCTCTCAGTATAAATTTGCAACAACACTAAACCTATTGGATGGTAAGGAAACTGTCATCGAATCATGGAACATCAGTGGTTGTTGGATACAAAATATTGACTACACTGATTTGGACTACTCAGCATCTGACGCTGTTCAAATCACAGTTACTCTTAGATACGATCTGGCTGTACAATCAGCTGGTGGATACGCACAAGGGGAAGGTACTGCTCTTGGTGGTATGGCTTAACTGTTGTAAATCAGCACATCAACCAAAAAAAGGGCTTCATTGCCCTTTTTTTGTGTTTGGAGTTCCACCCATAAATATACGCACATAGGAGTATAACAAATGGCAATCGACCCACGAAAATTTACCGCACCTGTAGCGGGATCAAAAACAGCAGCCAGAAACGCCGCCTTGGTTAGACGGTCGGCCGACTTGCTGCGTAATAGTGGCAGCATACTCAACGCTCCAAATATATTAAAAGCGCAGGTAAACGCCACGATCAATAACACGGTCCGACGGGTTCCTGGTCGTTTGAAAAAAGCCGCCAATAACATTGCTATCAATGCTGTGTCTGACGCAGCAATGGGAGCGTTTTCGGGGTTCGCTACAGGTGGCATTACAGGAGCATTCACTGGTAGTTTATCAGCTGGTGCTGGTGGTATTCTTGGTAATGTTCAGGGAGCTGCGGACCAAATACTCGGCCAGGTTGGTTCGGATATAGGTTTGGGGGTTGGAGGTATTGTTAATAATATTGGTGGTGGTGTGCTGTCGGGTATAGGCAACACCGCAATCGCTGGGTTAAAAAACCTCAGCACCAGTAGCGTATTCGATGCTCTGGGTTCTGCAGGATCGACGATATCGGGTTTGTTCGGTGGTGACGAAAATGGTGATGATGAATTCACCCCAATCAACATGGAAAATTCCGATCCACCCGTGTCCAAAATGGAACGGTTGGGTGTTGATGTTGGTGTTTTTAAAAATTGTCCGGAAGAAACGGTTGCTGCTATGGATAGCAGAAGCGCAGATATACTGGACCGTGCTGCAGGTGCATTTGATAGTGAAAGCGCTCTACGTAATACGGATACATCGAAGCTATCAGACGAAGAAAAAATAACACACAAATTTGAGCAAGATGCTGTAACATCACAAATGTTAGCATTAGACACCGAGATTTTAGCATTCAAAGCGGAAACCGAAGCAATCGGCAACGAATGTACGGTTGCAAAGTACGCAGTGGAAACCCAACGATTCCCGAAACACTTCGCATCACACTTAGCCGAGAACCACCAACCCAAATTCAAATTCATGTTTATGGTGGAGTTTGTGTTCCATCCGGAATACCAACACCTAATGACATCGGAGCGTGGAGTTAAATCGGGGTTCGAGTTTGTGGTGAAGAATAGCTCCCGCCCCAACGTATCATTCGAGTATGAAGAAATCAACATGTACAATTACTGGACCAAAATTCCAAAACGTACGGTATACGAACCGATGACGATGCGGTTCTATGATGATATTCAGAACAACGCTGGTACGTTCTATACAAACTACATGCGAGCGATGAGTCCGATAGCAAATGAGGGGATGGATGGCAATGCCATGTTACCCCAACACTACCAGGAACGCAGTTTAACAGCAAACACCATTTCTCGTACAGCCGTTCCAAACAATACGATTGGGGGCGCATCTCTAGGATCCCTAAATGGAGATGCATCAAATATACTACTCGAAGTCAAATTATACCATCTATACGACTGGGGTAAGTTGTTGAATGTGTATCATATGTACAATCCGAAAATCACCAACTTAAACTTGGATGATGTGGATATGGCAGAAAGTGGTGCGGGTAGCGAATTGGAAATTCAATTTAGTTATGATGGGTTATATGTTGAGCCGAACCGTTTAGTTACAAAAGAACTGATGGCTAAGATATCCGGTGCTGGTGTGTCCCCTGGATACGAAATCGATCCAATATTCAACCCCGAAGAAGATATCAAAGGGGATGGTCCAGTTCCATTCGGAACTGCGGTATCACGCAAAGAGGACAAAGCGGCACCTCCATCAAACGCGCCAACGCAAGCAGCAGCGAAAGCAGCAGCTCCAACGGTGTTAGCACTTAACACGGTTGCACCCCCCGTGAGTAACTCAATGGTAGCATAATGGCTAGACGCACAAAACAAGGGAAGTACAAACCAAATCACCCTGAGAAATATAAGGGTGATCTATCCAAGATACGGTATATGTCATCGTGGGAGTTGAACTTCCACCAATTCCTAGACAACAATCCAAACATTCTCGAATGGACATCGGAGAGTATACGAATACCATATCTCAAACCAACAGACGGACGGGTACATATGTATCTTCCGGACTACTGGATTAAATATGTTACGAGGCAGGGGGAGTTATTGGAAGAAATTATCGAAGTAAAACCCGATAAAGAAACCAGAGCACCCCGAACCGTTGGTAAAAACAAAAAGACACAACTATACGAACAAATAACCTGGGCAGTAAATGATGCAAAGTGGAAAGCAGCAAATTTATATTGCCAGAAAAAAGGAATAAAGTTTCGTATAATCACAGAAAAACATTTATTTAGATAGGGCATTTTATGTTATTAATAGAAGTATTTAGCGATCCGATAGAGTGGAAGGAAGATACGGTATCAGCAAAATTATACACAGCGGAGTTTTCGGTTAATGATCTTAACTATAAGTTTGTTGCGGAGCGTAGTGTTTTGGAGGGAACGTGGTATATAAACTTTTCTAATACGCTATCCAAGTATGAATTATCCAACACTGGTAAATCCTTTTCGGTATTTGCTACAATTCTTGATATATTTCGTAAATTTATGAAAACAAAAAATCCAGACACTATTATCTTTCAAGCAAAGGAACCCAGTAGAATTAAATTGTATGATCGTATGGCCAAACAGTTAGAACGAATGGGATTCACGTTATCGGAATCGAAGCTGAAAGAACAACCATCTACAAAAATATACACTTTCGAGAAAAACTAATGTTATTAGCAGAAGTATTTGATAGACCAGTAAACCATGCTGATTTGCAGCACCCTCCAAAACCAGATGAAGAAATTGATGACAATGAAGATGATGAATACAATCAAGATACGGAGATGTTATCAACACATTTCACCATAGGTGACAAAAAGTATTCGGTTGAATTGGAACACCAAGGACACGGTATTTGGGATTTGGAATTTGGATTAGAGACTGTACAGCAAGGAAGACTAAAATCCAAAACCAGTATAACCAAAACTGGTAATGCGGTTAAAGTGTTTGCAACAGTAGCAAGTATAATAAAACAGTTTATACGATCCCACGATGTGAACGGAATCGAATTCAGTGCAAAGGAAGCTAGTAGACGCAAATTGTACGATCGTCTCATCAAGCAATTTCATGATATTGGATGGAAAACCAACACAAAAGTGTTAAAATCAACAAAAGTGTATCAAGCATTAAAATAATGATGTCACCATGTTAGTATTCGAGGTTTTTAATAATCCACTGGAGTTGGAACTGCTCACATCCAGAAGCGGATAATTTGTCGCACGTTTCAAAAATGGACACGATGGTATAGTGGGTATGGGGGTCTTAACCAGTATACATGGACCAATGCAACCATAAATACCCGCTATGGAAACTAAAATTGTACACTCAGAAAAGCAAGTAGACCATCCAATGGAAGGTATATTGGATATCGATGAAAATTCAACGTTGATGCCTATCGTTGAACGCAAGACAACTGACATCGCAGCAACGACAACAGAAGCTTACGACGACAAAGACACAGAGATTGAAACTCAGTTTCAAGAGGTGTATGATGCCGCAATGGATGCGTATGATACCCAGATGGGAACGTCGGAATCCGTCGAGGGTAAGTATGCAGCTCGGAACGGCGAAGTTGCAGTCCAATTTCTAAACACGGCCCTTCAAGCTGCAAAAGAAAAATCAAGCACAAAACAACACAAGGATAAATTAGCCATTGCACGTGGTAAATTAGCAGGTGTTGGTACAACAAACAACAATTTGATCGTTGCAGACCGTAATGACATACTCAAAGCCCTATCGGGTGAGCGGTAACCCACACGAAACGTGCTATAAATATGGGTTATGGCTAGAGCATCAAACAAAAATATAAAAACTGCTAACACGGAAACAGAATACACCTCCGAAACGATAGAAGAGTTGAAACGGTGTGTGTCGGATCCTGTGTACTTCATCGAGAATTATGTAAAGATTCAACATCCAACGCGTGGATCGGTTCCTTTTGAGATGTACGAATATCAAAAGGATATGGTCCGAGCGTATCACGAAGAACGATATACTGTGGTTCTCTCGGCAAGACAGACAGGGAAATCTATAACATCCGCAGCTTTCTTGTTGTGGTATGCTATGTTCAATTTCGATAAAACCATCTTAATCGCAGCTAACAAAAACGCAAACGCGATGGAGATGATTTTCAGGATACGATTTGCATACGAAAATCTGCCTCATTGGTTAAAGCCAGGGGTGCAGGAAGATGGATGGAACAAACACAACATCGGATTCGATAACGGTTCTCGTATCATATCTTCAGCAACATCACCAGATTCCGGACGGGGCATGTCAATCTCATTGTTATTCTTGGATGAGTTTGCTTTTGTGCAAGCTGGCATTCAGGATGAATTTTGGACTGCTATCGCACCAACACTATCTACTGGTGGTTCCTGTATAATGACATCAACGCCAAATGGGGATATGAACATTTACGCTCAAATATGGCGAGGCGCGTTAGTTGGAGCGAATGGATTTAAACCCATACACGTGACGTGGGATGAACCTCCTGGGCGTGATGGCAAATTCAAAGAAGATGAGATCGGTCGAATTGGTGAAAGACGGTGGATGCAGGAGTATGAGTGCGTATTCTTATCATCGGACGCATTGTTAATCAATTCACTATTCTTAACAAACCTATCACAAATCGTTGAAAAGATTAGACCAATAAAAACAATCAAGGATGTTGTGTTTTGGGATAATGTCAAAGCCGGTGAAACGTATTTGGTTGGGGTGGATCCAGCCACCGGTAATGGGGAAGATTTTAGTGTGATTACAGTATTCCACTTTCCGTCCCTGGTACAGGTAGCCGAATACAGATCCAACACAATGTCAACCAATGACTTATATGGCATCTTGAAGAATATGTTGCTGTATTTGGAAAAGCAAGAAACGACCACATATTTCTCAATCGAAAACAATGGTGTGGGAGAGGGTGTCATCTCTCTATACGAAGCTGACGAAAAACCACCAACAGGTGCTGAGTTTGTTAGTGAAGAGGGTAAAAACAAACGTGGAATGACTACAACATCGCGAACTAAAATGCGAGCGTGTGTCAACCTGAAAGAAATGTTGGAGAAAAACAACTTGCATGTTAAGTCTCGCATGTTGTTAGCTGAATTGAAATCATACGTACGTACACGAGGTGCTTACGCTGCACAATTGGGTTCAACAGATGATGCAATATCAGCTGTTCTTATTATAATCAGATTGGTGGAAGAAATTGCATCGTATGATCAACTTGCTTTCGATAAATTGTATACAGCCGAATACGATGAATGGAGTCAGGATGATTATGATGGGTATGAAGGTGGGTACGATGAGAATGACGAAGGTATGCCGATGTTGATGTAACGATATGTTCCTAGTATCGTAGGTGCGATGAATGAATTAATACAATCCATCTTACAAATGGAAATCACACTCGATGTTATATCCCAAACGGTTATAATGTGTACCGGTATAGTTGCCGCTTGGCTCAGCCAAGATCATCGATATCACCATAGAAAGTATGCCTGCTTAATAGCGTTAGTGGGACAACCATTTTGGTGGTACTCAACATTCATAGCAAGCCAATGGGGAATTTTTGCTATGAGTATTTTTTATACCGTTGCCTGGATGAAAGGCACTTACAATTACTGGATCAAAAAAAGATGATAGATTTAAAACACAACTTCATTACCTGGTTTTATGGTGAAATTCAACACGAACTTCCTGTATACCAAACAATGCGGACGACGTTTGAGAATTCCCCTTGGCATCGGGAAAAGTCGGTTGCTATTCACACAAACATGGTAGTCGCTCACTACATCGGCTCTATTTATAAAACAGAATGGGATCGTGATGATGTGGCACGTGCGATAGCTTTAGCGTTCCATGATGTCGGAAAACCAACCGCGAAAGTTGAAAAATTCTCAGAAGAACGTGGAAAATATCACAGATTCTCAGGACATGAGTTGATATCAGCTCGTTTGTGGGAGGATTACGCTGCTAGCAAATGGACTCGCCTTGTTGAGCTTTTTGGTTTGGAACCTCGTCACATATACAAAATTGGGTGGATGATTGAATATCATAAACCTTGGGATATCAAAAATCCAACAAAGTTGAAAAAAATAGCACAAACCATAAATGAATTGACGTGGGCTGATGCATTTGGTGAGTTGATTATGGCGGATACGAGGGGACGGATACAGGACGATAGACCAGCAAGCATCTCACAAGCTACACGGTGGATCAACAGCATGGTAGCGCTAGCTGGCGATTCAGCTCAAATAATACACGAATCAGATCCAAGCAAACCAGTTCTAACAATGTTGATTGGTGCGTCTGGATCCGGAAAATCAACATGGACAAAAAACAATAAAAAACAGAGCAACGTTTTCTCGTTTGATGCGTTACGTCATGATTGGTATGATTCAGAAAACTATGCCAAAGCGTACGAATTGTCGTGTGATGACAAACAATTTAATTCCAAAACACAAGCCGAGTTTATGCGGTTAATTAAAACTGGTAACGACCTGATTGTTGACAACACGAACATTGGTAACAAACGTAGAAACTTCTTCATCACCGAAGCCCGCAAAAAAGGCTATACCATACGTGCCGTGTTATTCCCAGTTTCTTGTGCTGATGTGGTATCAAGACAAGATTCGCGTGGTGATAAACAGGTACCATATACAGCTGTCGTGGATCAATACATGAAGATTCAGTATCCACTATATGGTGATTATGATGTGATTGATGTGTGTGGTGACAATCTACCATAAATAGGTGGATGAAAAACAATAAATTAAACCTAATACGTGGTGCACGTATCTTTCAGCAAATGGAGCGGATCGAGCAATTGGTCGAAGCTCCGTATGTTGAATTGGAACAGAAAACGATGCAGTTCACTCCGTCCACAACAAAGCGTCAATACGCTATGGACACTATACGTGTTACTAGCATGGAGCTTATCCCAGCAGAGGAAAGCCAAACTCTATCAGTTAGGTCTACTGTTAATAGTGATGGAACAAACTACACAACCACGATACAATTCGATGGTGTTGAGTTTCATGAAGATGACCAAGCTGCAAACGTATCATTCAAAGCTGTTGGAGGTGGTGAATCCCACATATCACCAATAATGCTTCAGCGCTCAAACTGTAAAGTTAGCTGTGATTGTTTGGATTTTTATTGGCGTTTCGCCACACAAAACGCAAAAGTCGATAGTCTGGATGGTAAAGCCCCACCCCCATACCACAAACGCACCAGCAGACCTCCGGCAAATATAAAAAATACCCCAGGTGTGTGCAAACACCTAATGAAAACAGTGGTGGCATTGCGAGACGCGCATCTGGTGCGTTAACACCTCTTTGTTTTTCCGTCTTTTAGTTCTACAGCCACATCCAAGTCATGCACCAACACACCCAGTGATTCAGACGATAGCTTCTGTTTGGGTGTGTTATCGTTCGTATTATCGTTGTTAACACCCCATCGTTGCTCGTTCCTTATCCAACATCTCCTGTACTTTCGTTTGTTGCATTCCTGTTGTGAAATATTATTTATAGTAAAACACACCACATCATAAATAGTGGGTACGCGCATATGTGTTTAAGGGACAAATCTGATGGTAGATTTCACCATAAATACCGCATGTGTCTAACACAACTAGTATAATTTTAAAGGAATAATACACATGGCTATAGTAGCAGGCGATTGGGAAGTAACTCGATCAACAGGTAACATTAGATATATTGGGGGTAACCATGTTACTTCACCAACGTATGCGACGGTTATTGAATTTCATAGATGGTTGCAAGATTTAGCGGATGACGCTTCATCTGTGGGTGATGACGAGGTTGATATCACCGACGAACTACCATCAGCAAGATCAACTGACAACATTATCAAATTGTTGGGGTTGTATAATTTAGATGACACATCTGCCGAACATTTATATGATGGTTCCATCATTCAGGGTACTGGTGGTACTGAGGTCATTTATGATGGTATCGTAAACTTTGGTAACGCTGATGTACAGATTCAAGTTATCCAGGATGGTGCTGTTATGGTATCCGATTATTGGAACCAGGGTGGTGTTGGTATCAATGCTGATGCAGCTCAGGGGATTTCGCATAGATGGATGATTAAAACTCGTTCTGCTGGTACCGATATCGACGGTCGTAGATTGATTGGTACAACTCGTTCGTTTGGTAATACGTATGGTGAGTTCTCGATCAACGGTACTTCACGTGGTAATAACGTATTCGCGTTGGTTGATGCAAACGATTTAAACAATGAAACGATAGAAGGTACTGTTTCAGGGTGGACAACGATTGACAACACAACCGAGGGGTTCGTCGAACTTGATATTAATGGTAACAGTGTCACTGAAGACTATTACTCTGAGTGGAACAAAGCGGCTCACACAATCAATGAATTCTACGAAAGAATGAAGTGGCTAACACGTGATGGTTCTGTTTCAACACTATATGGGTTGAATGGTGAATTGTTCCGTGGTATTACTCACGAAATTGACATTGACACACCAACAGGCACATTCGCAGCGTTTGAAGCTGTTAGTTGGACTGGTGGTACAGGTCAAATGTTGGCTATTGATAGCACAACGGTTGGTACTAAGATGTGGATTCAGTTGTTAACAGGTATAGCACCAACGGATGGTCAAATCATCACCGGTGTATCAACTGCAACTGCAACTGTTAATATTACTGTTGTGGATCGTTCTGCTTTGATTAGTAAGCCTTTCATCGGAGCGTCAACAGGTTCTGCTATCATTGGTGCTTATGGTGTTGGTATGGAAACTACTGATGTAGTTGCTACCGATAAATTATTTGATCTAACAAATGCACAACAAACACCTCCAAACAACGTAACATTTACTGTTGCTGGATTAGTAAACACCGAAGATAGAGTTTTAGTTGCTCCTTGGGATGGTGTTTCTACTGATAACGAAGGTAACCCCGCTATCGATATATCACAATTGACAACAACGGCAAGTATTATCAGTGGTGCTGCGGTAACGTCTATTGTGGTTACTACAGCAATTCCATCGGATACACCAGCTACTGGTGACATTAGGGTGTTGTTAGCTTCGGGTAAATACCGCGAGGTTGCTTACACGTCGTGGACTGGTTCTACGTTTACTATCGGATCTACAGATTTTAGTGGTGATCAAGTTGATGCTAGTTCGAATTTGTGGATTGCGTATATCGATGTGTTAGCAACTGGAACAACAGCTGCTTTTACTGGTGTATACAACGTCGATCGTGACTTGGTTGTTATCGTGCGTGATGGTGGTGGAACTCCAATTAAGCAGTTTATATCTTCTGCTTCGTTTGTAAGTTCGAACTCATCGATTACTGCGATTAGAACGTCAGATGAGTAGTTTGTCCTTCTGATACAAAACGCAAAATCGGTTGGAATTCGAATCCAACAACAAACACAAGAGTGGTGCATCGTGAAGGTGCACCATTTCTTCTAATATTATGGGGGTCCCGACGTGGGTATAGTAGTAACCAAACAAATTATTGATGTTAGTGTGGCAGATGCCACCACTGGTTGGACAGGTACATCGGGTCAGCTGGACACGGAGTCCTTTAAACAAGGAACGGGTGCATTCACGTACCAAACGGGAAAGAATGGTACGGGTAATGGGATTTTTACACCAGCTGTAAGTATCGATATGACAGCAAATTACACCACACCACACTTATACTGGACTATGCGGTGTGACGTGTTCCCTTTTACGGAGTTGTTAAATACCGGAGCTACGAATTCGGGGCTTATGTTAAAGGTTACGGATGATGTGGGTGAATTCGTGCAGTGGCACGTTGCTGGATCTGATACCTGGGATGGTAGTTGGAAGAATTTCATCTTTGATTTGACGAACACAGCAAACATACATTCAACATCGGTTGGCACATTAACGTTGAGTGCTGTTGAATCGATTGAGTGGATAACAGACAACTCCAACTCTGGTACCATCCGTATTATCGATAATACTTGGTTGGACGCTGTGCGGTATGGAGAAGGATTGTTAGCTACTAGCGTAGCTCTGGACCCAGCATCAACCACGTTTAATTTCCAGGATATTGCCGATGTTGATAAATTGACTGCAAATTATTATGGTGTTATACAAGAAACGGATGGTGTGCTCTTCGTTCAAGGCACATTGCAAATCGGTAAGGACAATGCGTTTGATGGCCCTGTAACGAATTTTTTATCAGAGTCGGAGACGTTGGTGTTTTTGGATCGGGTGATATCAGATACGCACCACGCATTGATATTTGAAAGCAGTGGGCTGTTGTTCTCCGAATCCAACGTTAGTGGCCTGGTGTGCAAAACTGTTGGGACAACTGGAGCAGAACTAAAAGATGTTACCGGAGGGGCAATGTCACTCAGCATAGACAGTTCAACGTTTATCAATATGGGGGACGTGTCGTTTACTAACGGCTCCACGTTAGTCGAATCGTCGAGATTTGAGAATTGTGGGTTGTTTACTCTTACCAACTCGGTGATGAGAACGTCAACGATGGCGGGGTGTGATACAGCAACGTTGGTAAGTTTTGGTGGTTTGGTTGAGTGTACTGTTATTGGTAGTGTCGGAACCGTTGCCGCTCTGTCGGTTACCGATCTCACCAAGGTAAATGCATGCGCGTTTACTAGCGATAACACGATACATGCAGTGGAATTGACCAGCATCGCAGATTCACCAATGGTATGGAATAGTACGTATGAAGCTGGATCCTACGCAGCTGCCGATGGGTCAGTTGGGAACGAAGCGATATATGTGAATGTGATATCGGGTAGTCTCACGATCAACGTATCGGCGGGAGCCACAACACCATCAATTCGCACGGCTGGAGCCGTGGTAACGGTTGTCGTAAACCCCGTTACGTTGAAATTGGTGATCAAAGACACTGACAACAATTTAATAACAACATCGGATGTTAACGTTTTGGTTGAAGCCGCAGCAGGTGGACCACTAGCTGTAGGAACAGATATAATAAAAGCGTTTTCCGATGCTAATGGTGAGGCTCAAGACACCCGAACATACACTGCGGATCAACCTATTGTTGGTTGGGCTAGAAAGAGTAGTGGTGCACCATATTACAAACAGAGTTCCATTAGTGGTACGATTGATTCAGCGAATGGGCTGACACTAACAATTTTAATGATTTCGGATGAATAATATATGAGTACAGGACAAGAAGACGCTATACGCAAGAATGTTATAGCAATAAAGGACCATTCGGAAACAACTCGTGCGATGTATCGTGAGTTGGAAACCCAATACGAAACGAGAATTGGTGCATTGGAAAACCAAATCAAATTACACACAACACAATTACAAGCATTGCAGGTTAAACTGTTCTCTGGTGGGGCAACTGGATAATGACGATATTAACAAGAGCTGATAAAGGTGCCGCACTAACACACGCCGAGCTGGATGAAAACTTCACCGATTTGCGTGATGGTGTTAATTTAGCTATACCAAAAACGATGAATTCGGGGATTAAGGTTGACTCATTGGGAACACCAACATATCCTTGGCACGATATTATTGGCCATATGTCTACATATGCCGATGACGTGGATAGAGCTGCGTTGGTACCGTTTCGTGGTGGAATTCGTGCATTGCGTTTTGCTGTATCAAAACAAGCTCACGTAAATTTTCACATCCCACACGACTATGTTGTGGGTACTCCAATATACATGCATGCTCATTGGTCACACGACTCAACGACTGTCACTGGTGGCACGGTTACGTTCGGATTCGAGACAGTATACGGAAAAGGACACAACCAAGGAATATTCAACGTACCGGCAAACATATCGGTTATTGATGCTGCTAGCACCATACAATATCAACACATGGTAGCTGAAACGGCAGCATCAACCCCGGGTGGGAGTGCTGTGCAGTTGGATACCAATGCATTGGAGCCGGATGGTGTCATTTTGGCACGGGTATACTTAGACTCAAACGACATGACTGTGTCGGGTGGTAGCGTACCGGATCCGTTTATACACTTTGTTGATGTACATTACCAATCGACGGGAATTGGTACGAAACAACGTGCACCAGATTTCTGGACCTAATTCATGGCTACATTATACGTAGAAGATGGTTATACAGCGGATGATTACGTTCAGGACGACATAACGATATACTGGGGGTCGAAGGTTATCTTTGTCCCAAAGTTCGCGTCAATCCAAATCCAAACCCAACCAACTGAAATTCGCCAACTAGATTTGGACGTTTTTCGGTTGGCTCTGAAATCATTGGAGGATAGCTCTGATGGTATGGCATTCGAGCGCACACACCAACACAACACAACCGTTACTGTTGGTGGTGCCACACTAGCTCGTGTAATTGAAATTATCAATGGATACACTGTTACGTTTGAAGATGGACCATATGCTATAAACTTAGTTGGTGCAAATTCGAATGTTGGTGATGTGGTGAACGTGAACAACGTATCAGTACGATCATCCAATAGTGCTGGATTGCAGGATTTGAATTCATTGCAGGCCGCTTCATTTGATGGGGCAGTCACGGTAAACACAAATTCCGCATTTGGTGGGACTACATTCCCAGTCGGTACACGCCAATACCCAGCTAGTTCACTTGCAGATGCAACAGCAATTGCGGAAAATCGCGGACTGCGGGTGTTTAACATTGTCGACTCTGAAACATTATCATCGATCGATTATTCATCTGGATACATATTCCGTGGGGACAATCCAGTCGCTTCAACGCTTACTGTATTGGATGGTGCAAACGTTGAAAAGTGTGAATTTGTTAACATATACGTTACTGGTGTTTTGGATAACAACAACCTCATACGTCAGTGTGCTGTTGGTGATATGATGCACATTAATGGATTCATGTTTCAATCTGCACTACTAGGCACCATTACTTTGGGTGGAAACGTCCAAGCAACATTACTGGATTGTTATTCGGGAATCGCTGGAAATGACACCCGCCCAATAATCGACATGGGTGGATCTGGACAATCAATTGCGTTGCGTGGTTACAAGGGTGGATTGGAGCTTACCAATTGTACGGATACGACAGTCAACAACTCTCTTGATATTGATTCCGGTACAGTTATATTTTCACCATCGATAACAGCAGGAACCTTTGTTGTACGTGGTGTGTGTACGGTTGTCAACAATTCAACGGGAACGGCCAATGTGATTGATGAAACCGTGAACGCAGAAACGAAAGGCATCGCTGATTTAATTAGTGTTATCCCTCAAGAAGTGTGGCAGGTACCAGTCAATGGTGTTGTCGATGGTTCGTTTGGTGAAGCTGTTCGGGTGATAAATTTCCAAGGTGCGATCAGTGTTGACGCGAATGCTGGTGTGGCAGGTACCGCATATCCACTTGGAACGCCGGCACACCCAGTTAATAACATGCTGGATGCTATAACCATCGGTGTAACTGAGGGCATATATCACATAAAAGTAGCTGAAGACGTTATTGTGCCAGCAACAGCAATCCTGGACGGATTTTGGGTTGAAGGTGCACACAGCACCAAAAGTGAGGTGACTATCAATGATGGAGCTAGCACTAGTTTCAGTCAATTTTCAAACGCATCACTGAAAGGCACGTTCGATGGGTGGATTGATGTTCGTGACTGTATGGTCGAAGACTTGTTTAATGTGCAAGGGTTATTCCACCAGACCATGATAAATCCAGGAACTATACAATTCACTGGCACGCAAACTTCACACTTTCTTAGTTGTTATAGCGGCGTACCTGGAACTGGCACGCCGGAATTTGATTTCAACTATGCGCCTGTTAGTGTAGCATTTCGTGGATACAACGGTGGTATCAAATTGACAAACAAATCACAAGCACAAGATGCATCGCTTGATGTTGCGAGTGGACAGGTGATACTGGATAGTACCGTTACGGCGGGGACTATCGTTATACGTGGACATGCGACTGTAACTGATAACAGTAACGGTAGTGCGGTTGTTATCGATGAGACGATAAATAGCCACTTGGATATCCAAGATAGTGGACTGGTTAACATCCTGTCTATCGTAGCTGACATTCAAAAATACGATACAAACAGAACTAAGATTGATGAAAACGCATTCACACTAACAGTATACGACGACGACGGTACTACACCATTGACTGTATATGATCTAAAAGATCGTAATGGTGTTGCCTCTGTAACAGAAATTTTCGAACGGATGCCACGATAATGAACGTTGGGTTGTTTGGGTTGGGTGGCAATCACTCTGATATGATAATCGGTAGATTCCGGTTAAAACTTTTCGAGGGTATTATTGTTATACCACCACCGGTTGTTGGTGGTGGTGGCATTGCAACCCAACCACAAACTCTTCCATATGACTTGGATGACCACGATGACTATCCACCTGAAAGGCGAATAGAAGTAAATGTCAGAGTTCGTTTTGGTACCATGTGGCATGAGCGGGTGTTTTGGATGTTACCAAAAGATGCAAAAGTTGTGGTTACGGTTTCGGATATGGTTGACGTTGTGCGTAAACGATTTGGTGTTGTGATAACTAGCATTCGAAATGCGGTGCAACGTGTGTCGTTTGATGTATCGAAAATAAAAAACAAACATCACAATGAATAAATACAAGCTAACACACAAGGAATAAAAATATGTCTGCACTGGTTTCAATTACAAACATTCAGGATAATGAGCTTCAATTTGATATAGCGGTTAAAGGCACTGCTGTTAGCGATATGCGTGTGCGTTTTGTTATCGCGTATGGTGCTGTTAGCTTCTCGTATGTTTGCAAGCAAGGAACTGAAGCAGCACAGTGGATCGTACAGATACCAAAGCCGGATTATATTGATGGTGGATCGTACGATTTTCGAGTTGAGATAATAACAAATGGTTATTACTTCGAACCGTACAAAGGAACAGTGCATGTATCATCCGAACCATCGGTGACATCCACATCCAAATCTCCACCATCCAAGCCTGTAATTTCAAACATCCTCAATGCAGCGAAGGCTACAAAAAAGCCTACGAAGAAACCAGCGCGGGTTGTGTTGGAGGCTGATAAACCCAAATCAACAAAAACATCCAAGCGGGTAAATCCACTGACGCAAAAAATTGACAGTCTGGTAAAAAAAGCAATTACAACGACATCATCAACACCCCAAAAAGAAAAAGGTGGAAATGATGTGATTGTTGTTCCACCAATCAATCTATCGCTACCTAGCAACCCAACACCAAAACCTGTAACTACAAAAGTTGATGATAGTGATGATAACGAACGTACAGATGAACACACGTCACGTCTTGATAGTGTTATTGCAGATATCAAAAAGCCAAGTGCACAAAACTCCAAGGTGCGAGAAGTGCTAGCTGCATTATCCAACACTGACCAATAACATAACCCTGGCCGCAATGCCCACAGTCATAAATACTCGAAACACATTTTTTAAGGATAATGTACATGAGAGTAGATATGCGACAAGGTCTAGTTAGCCATCAAGCAGGTGGCTTCCTACACATTAACACAGCAGGTAACGTTGATTTACTGGCAAATAACCGCCCAGTGGTGGTTGCGATTGCTCACCACCACACCGATTACCTACACTCGGATGACACCACGGTTGTGGATGCTTGGGTGGGACCATTCGCTGGTAACGTAGAGCATTGGCTGTATTGGGAATTTTCACAGGATAGGTTTCTCAGATCATACGGATACACGTCACTCGAACCAGTAGCTCAATCAATGCCACCAGGATCAACAGGAGTTGATATCGTTGGAGTTGTAACGGGATCAAACAATCACGCCAAATTCATTGTTAATGGGCAATATACCCTGCAACCCAACCGTCCAATTGCCGTAGCTGACTCAACAGCAAATGACGGTATGTACACCATTGTATACGCTGTATATGATGGTAGTACTGGTCTAACATCACTTACAGTAGCTGAACCGATAACGGATACGACCGTTGATGGTAATGTATCACTCGATCTCGATCGTTCTGGTATACCACTTCGCACCGAAGGCCGCATGTGGTATGATACCAACGATCACATCCACTACGAGCTGCAAGCCGGATCTTGGGTGCAGGTGCTTCGAGTTTTTGCTGCAAAAATGCTAAACCGAGTGTTCACTAGCGCTAGCATATACGGACACAATACATTCACTGGTACACAAATCGGAGACACAAACACCACGATGATAGGCCGCGTTTTATTTACAGAAAACGCCAATATTATCATTCGAGATGATAACACATTTCTAACTACCGAGGACCAATTCTTCACAAACCAATCGAGGGTCGATGCCCTGCGGTTAGAATCTAACGTGGCTCGTGGATCATCAGTGGAATCTGCGATAGCCGCGTTTACTGTTGTTGCGTGGGTTGGTGAAGGAGAGGTTGGAACTGCCCAATACAACCACACCGGTACTGCCGTTGTCGGTATGTTAACCGAGGATGTCCTGTTGCATGAGGTTGGGGCTGTTATCATACAGGGTGTAATAACAAACCCTGAGTGGAATTGGACATCCGGTCCGAATGCAGTACCGGTTGGTTCTGCGTTGTGGGTTGAAAATGGTGAGTTGGTATCGATCAATCCACACACTGTCGATGTGTTAACATATGGCACACCCAGGGTTCCTGTCGCTCGTGTCCTTAATGTGGATACGATAATATTCGAACAGGGGCTTGGTGGTGTGGGTGATCAGGGACCTCCTGGATCACTAACAGACCTACCCGTGGCAGACACAATACACTTAGGAGCTGTCACGCTAATAACACCATCCTCAGATCCTCAACGGGGATTGGTTGTGTCTGATACTGATCCGAGATTGACAGACTCCAGAATACCATCTCCACACACCCACCCTGCTCAAGATGTGTTGGTTACACCTTCTGGTACGCTGACATCTGCAAATGCACAATTAGCATTTCAAGAGTTGGATCAAGAAAAGGTAAATGTTGGTGGTGATACGATGACTGGACCATTAACATTGTACGGCAACCCATCAACGCCTCTGCACGCTGCAACAAAACAGTATGTTGATGGGTTGGTGAGTGGTTTGGTGTGGTTAGATCCAATCCGACTGGTTAATATGATATCCACTAGCATTGCCGTCCCCCCTATCACCCCAACCCCATCTGATGCATACATTCTACCGAGTGGAGCAATCGGAGCGTGGAGTGGTATTCCTGGTGGGAATATCGTACTTTGGGATGGAGACGCTTGGGTTGACTTGGGACCACTAACAGCAATGGGACCCGATCTTCGGTTGGGAATATCAATGCAATCCCCAACAACGTCGAGTGGATCGTTTACGGGACACGAAGGCCACATAGCCTTGTATGATGCTACGGGTAATCTGACGGGATTTGAAATACCAACAACAAACAATGCGGTGTATGTTAACTTTGAATCATCACTGCACGCATTCGATCAATTCGCGTTTGATGGTGACAAGTGGATATTATTTGGTGGGGCAGCAGCTATTTCGGTTGACGATGCTACCACAGTAATGAGCACCAACGTTTTGAGTGTTAAGCAATACGCCGATGGTGGAGTGAATGATGTTAAGTTTTGGCAGGGATTGGAACCAGCTGATTTGGCGCTAACGTATTCAGTATTGTCACATTCTCATATGGGAGTGGACATCGGAGTGGACGCGTATGCCACCAGCCCAAACTGGGGGACACCAACTACCATATCCAACACGGAAATAACATCAGTGCATGTTCAAGGTGCGTTGGAAAAGTTGGTGGATACTAAAGCATCAAAACGACCAACATATCTGACTATTGCTGATGCACCAACAGCTGGGTCTGTCGAGGGTATGGTTATCCACGTTCGTGATGAAAATATGTTATTTTACGCCGATGGCAGCTCCTGGGTACCCGTGGCGGTTAATGGTGGTCCTATATCAATACCATACGATATCGCATTCTCCATCATTGGAGCATTGCAGCAAAACACCTTAATGGGTATATATAGCGTGAGTAGATCGTTGGTTGTGAATGATCCGAGTTTATCCATCGCTATCACAACAGAAATTGCTGCCGATATATCATCCGATTTGATATTACGTAAAGTTGATGGTGTCACGCATGTGATTTCAGACGTTGGAACGATTACCTTTGCTGCAGGATCACTAACGGGAGTTATCGTTATCCCTAGTACAATATCACTCGTTCGAGGGGATAGTGTGCAATTGTGGACTGATCCTGCCAACGCAGCAGATCCAACGCTTGGTGGAATTGGTATAACGATAGTGGCTTGCGCGACAACAGATCAGTGTAGTATAGCGTAACGCGAGGGATTTATGGCATTTCAAAATGTATCAATCATAGGCGCTCCAACACCAATCATTCCGGTTGGTGTTGATGCTGGCCCTGATAGGTTTGTCATCTGTGAGTTCACGGTTACCCTAACGGCTACCATCACCGTACATGAGACCGATACCGAACTTCACAATTACCAGTGGGTGCAATTGAGCGGACCAAGTGTAACGTGGTTAACATCGCAACATGCCACATCAGCAACATATGAAGCTACCGACTCATCGGATAGATCATTCCGCATATACGTTGATAGGTTCTCGCTGGCTGAACGATACGATGATATCGTCGTATATGGTACACCGAATTCAACACACAAAGTTGGTGATACCGTTGATGGCTATAACACGAGCCCATGCCGCAATGTTACGTTATCACATTTATCATATACATCAGCTGTCGGTTCACTCGATCCTGTATCCCAATACGAACTATCGTGGACCGCCCCTACGTGCGATGATGTTCAATTTATCGAATTCCACGTTCAGCAAAAAACCACAGCAGGACCCTGGATAACACTCAGGGTTGTTGGTATCGGTGAAATTCGTAAATTTGTAACCCCGAACATAAATGGTATATTTCGAGTTACATCCGTGTATAATGATGGGTTTCACCAACACTCAAATTGGATATACGAATCCATAGATGGGAAAGCTGGTATCATGCAATCGTCGCATAATGTTGGGAGTACCGTAGATTCGTATACGACCAACTTTGTGGTTCAGATGCTAACAAAGAAAGAGTTATATGCTGGTGACTCAACGCACATCGTTGGTGATACCGTAGATTCGTATGTTACTAATTATGTTGTGGTGCAACTAACCAAGAAAGATTTATATGGTGGTGATTCAACACACATCGTTGGTGATACCGTAGATTCGTACGTTACTAATTATGTTGTTGATGAGCTGACTGGTATCGGTATTGGAGGGTAACGCTATAAATACTCAACACATAAAACCATTTGGGAATGTATTATAATGAAAGAACTTGGCTACAAAGGTAATGTTACGCTGACGCTACGAGATGCAGATACATTGGAAGTTATTGAATCTCGCGATGAAAGAAACCACTTCACACAAAGAGGTGTGCAGACGTTAGCGTATAACAACATAGATGATGAGCTAGCACCAATCATATCCACTACTGCCTATGGCGACTCGAACGCGTTATGGCGGGTTGATGTTGTACACGAAGACCGGATCCGATACGATTCCAAAACGAAAAGTTGGACGTACCACGATAATGGTACAGATCCCCACTATTGGGAAATTGTGGTGCGGTTTAATCAACCCACTTCAACGCGATCCATCCGCAATGTCATGTTGAATGACTATCCATCCGGAAGTGGCATTATAACTAGAGTCCAATTGGACCCACCATGTGAACAAACTGCCACCCAGATATTGGATGTGACATATCGACTGTATTTTGTGGAGAGTACCGATGTATCGGTTATGGGAAATAGTGGGCGATCCAGCATACACACCCTACTTCACTACCAGGATGAAACAACCGGCCATCAAGCAGCATACCAGAAGGTGTTCCCCGGATACAACTACGTATACAACTCGTATCCACTGTGGAATGCAAAGTTAGCAGTGCAGGTGGATAATCTAAAATTCCACCACACGGGGGAAAACTGGGACTTCCACACACCAAGTGATTCATATGATTTTCGTCTACAACGCATGACTTGGAGCACAACGTTGGAGCAAGCGGATTATGTTGGCCGAGTAATCGGGAGTGTTGCATACGGCGCTGCCATGGATGACACTAACACTGATTTCGCGAACCTCAAAACTGTGATACCGTTTAGTACCCGTGGACCACAATTCCCAAACACACCAATCCAGAACATTCACAATCATAGTGCTTCGGCTGTTGCTCCATTCTTGGATGTCAACCACTTGGCTGTTGGTACCGGAACGTTAAGTTTGAATGGTGATGCGTGGACAAACCCCGACTATCCCAAATATTTGAGATTTGAGATGACTAGCACGGGGGAAACTGGTGTTGCTCGGTACTCGATTCGCCGCCAGAACACAATCGGGTATTCGGGTAATAGCTATGCGAGCCATCACGTACCAATGGCATTCGTTGCTGATACCCCTGAGGGTGAGGTAATTAGGTATCCAACGATCAGAGGTGGACACGGACTGCAAAAATATTCCGGTAAACATACAAGAAACTTAAATGGTCGGGTGTTGATGTACCGTGATCTTACAGGCATTACGTTTGTTGATGTGATTGATGCCAGTAGCACAATATTCGATGCTACAACAACACCGTCGTTACCCGTATCAAACATAAGAGAAGCGATAGTTGACAACGGCAAAGATATCTGGGTTGCTGATACTCAAGCAGGGTTATTTAGGATCGCTAATCCGTTGGGTGTTGCAACCATAACACACTTCTCCAATGCCACACATGGTATTCCTGTGGGGGGGGATGTATCGTGTTTGGGAGTTTGTGTTGGAAAGGATGATAAAATTTGGGCGGCGTTCGATGGTGGTATTTGCAGCACTACGGATGCTGGAGTTACGTGGACTATATATGACGAAAACAGCACCCACCCATTTTCGTATGTTGGAATATCTGATGGCAATTGGACTAAGATCCGGAGCATCAAAGCTGATCAGGAGAGTGATGAAATTGGTATTTTGCAGTACGTCACAGCATCGACACACCAGGTGATATGGTGGTCTGATGTGGATGCAGCGGTGATAGGTCCACTAGCTGGAGCACCACATATGTTTGGTTGCTCCATTTATGGTGGTTTTTGGGTTGGTGGACCTTCGGAAGAGAGTAGTGGAGACCCATATTATTACACAGAATACAATGGGTACACGTATGGTTCCACGGCCTTTACTGATTTCTCTGCTGGGAACAATGGATCGGTGAATAGTCGGTGTGAAGGGTTGACATTTATGTACGACTACCACAACAACCCACACGCATATGTTCAGACGGATTATGTGTATGCGGCATCCTATGCTAGGGGGTTCGTCGATCGTGATAGAAACCGGATTAATGATATGCGGTACACAACATTATCTACTGTTATAAGATCTCGAGAAATCGGAATGCCAATGCACGATCCGAGCACTGGTGTTGGCAAGGGTTTAATCAGATTCAACTACGACACGCACGCAAACAACGCCGTGCGTTTGATGGGGATGTCGGTTGGTTATAGTCACGGAACGCTGAATTATCAACACTCGGTATTTGAGGAAAATACGTGGGATAAGATGCAATGGAATGGTACTGATTGGGAACTTAACTACCACCACCCCGCTGTCGATACATCAGGAAATGCAAACGATGCGATACGACACAATTTTGACGTCGAATCGTACTTCTTTACAGGACGATCAAACATCGATTTCTCCAATACTTTTGGTACTGGAGTTTTTGGAACGGACGCAACGTTTGCTGTTACGTTAAACCCCAGCGATAAGCTCACATCCGCTAGCAGGACTACGATAGGGCAACAAGAGCAACAAGCATCCATACTTGAAGTAGCAGCTGGTGGTGATAATCTGTTGCTTACGTGGGATGGTGGTGCTCGTGGTGGAGCCAGCACTATGTCGATTTTTAGTAACGTGCAATCTGGTGCAGTGGTGACCGTACCTACACCAGCGGCTGGTGGAACTTATAGGGTAGTTGCAACAGTGTCTGCAACAGATGCCAAGGTGTATCTGGATGGGACTCTAATCATGACGTTGTTATTATCGTCGCCGATAGATTTATCAAACCCGAGTTCAACGGGTGTTGTGGCAAAACTTGGATCGACTGCTGTATATAGCAACGGACGACCAATGGTGCGCCGTTTCTTCCGTGGAAACATGACCAATGTGCAGTGTTGGACTGGTATATGGGATCAAGCTGCTGTCACATCAGATATGTTGGATATCGGTGGTGTTATAACACCACCTGTAGGTAGCACGCTGATAACACGATTCGAAATGACGCAATCACTGGATGGTACTGAAACAAAAACAACCCACGTAACCGATGATCCGTTGTGGGATGGGTTAACCAACAGTTTTGCAGATGGTGCCCTTCCTGGTTCGTTTGTGGCTGGGGAGTATTATACCGTTGGTGTTGCTGATGGGTTGCTAAAAGATAACGCCACATCTCTAACGCACACGGGACGGTGGTTTGATACGGGTACGTCCGAAGATGTAACTACAATTGCTGGTGGGGATGGTGGGTCAAATATAGTACCAGCCGGAACAATTACTGTTACGGAACCTGCAATGTTTGGTAAAACATACACAAAAGCCATAGCAGGTCAGTCTGGTGTGATATGTGGATCACAGCTCACTAACTATAGCGGCGCTGGAGCATGGACAATGCAATCAACCAGTGGGGACTTCGAGTGTACGTTTACCCTCGGGCAGGTTAAGATCGATTCGCAGTTTGGGTTATCCACTTCAATAGCAGCAGGGTGGAACAACCAATTTCTATCCAACATTGACCAGAGCTATAGATTTGTTTCGGATAATACACTTACGCACTTCACTGGCAGCACAACACGTACTACTGGTATATCATCGTGGGCACCAGGGGACACGTTCGTGTTGGCACGCGAAGGTACCACGATGCTATTATACAAATATGTGATTGGAGTGAAAACACTAATTCACACTAGCGCTTATAGCATATCAAGCCCAATTGCCATGGTTGTGAATATCAATAGTGGTATCGGATCGTATTATGATATGAGCGTCACATACGAAAAACCAGCACACACGTTACAGTTTGGTAATTCCACCAATGGTGATGGCTTATTCAATCCAAATTACCTGGGTGGTAGTGGGGCCTCGCAGGTATTGGCTGATGGTGTTGAGTTGGACGTCGTAACCAGCTCAACTCCAGTTATATTCACAACGGAACCAGCCCCCGGCACGTGCACGTATAATTATATATCGGGGGCAGTGATGTTTAACTCCGCCGAAGTTGGTAAAACTATAACAGGATATGTGACTGTGGTGAATACCATTCCGCAGGGTACCGCGTAACGTGCTAAGGGTTATATAATGGCATTTCAAAATGTATCAATCATAGGCGCTCCAACACCAATCATTCCGGTTGGTGTTGATGCTGGCCCTGACCAATATGCTATGTGTAGTACTACGGTTACACTGAATGCAACAATAACGATAGATCCAACCGATACGGAACTGCACAACTACCAATGGGAGCAAACTCGGGGAACCCCCGTGAATTGGTTGACTTCTGTGTATGCTACATCGGTTACCTACGATGCAGTGGATTCATCGGATCGTTATTTTCGTATATATGTTGATCGTTTTACGTTGGCTGAGCGGTATGATGAAGTTGTTGTATACGGAACGCCAACATCAAAATCGACGATGGACGCATCATATACGTCCTATGCCAAATATGACTGTCGGGGAGCAACACTATATTATATAGCTTATGCAACTTCTACGGGATATTTCACGCCAACCACCAAATACCAATTAAGTTGGACGTTACCTACATGCGACTCTCATTATCTTGAAGAATATCAGATACAACATTTACCGATGTTGGGACCGTGGATAACGTTTGATGTTGTTCCTGAAGGTAGCAGTCGAATATCAATAACACCAAACACAACAAGTGCTTTTCGTATACTATCGATATATCGTGACGGCCTTCATCAACCGTCCAATATTAGGTATGATCCATCATCTGGGCTATCTGGTATAATGGTAACAGCATCGACTATGAATGCATCATACACCCAATCGACCCCAGTTCATACCGTTGAACGGTTGACATTATCAACAAACCAAGTAACATCCGTATCAACATTTGCTAATACGTATTTACCCAGTATACCCACATACGCGGTAGCTAGGCTAACACTGGATACCAACCAGGTAGTTTCCTCATCGGTGATGAATGACACATATATTCCTCACGTACCGGTATATGAAGTTAGTGTGCTAACAGGTGGTAATATCGGTGGATAACATTCACATAAATAACAAATACATACATATTTTAGGATAACACAATGACACAACCTTTCAACCCACGTGGGATAGTAACCCTAACACTACGAGATGCTGAAACCTTGGAGATCATCTCCGAACGAACAGAAACCAACATGGTAACCAGATACGGAATACAACAACTTCTAAACGGGGCTGAGGTTAGTGGTACTATGTCCGTCTCAACCGTTGATTATGCGGAGATACGATCAGTGGGGTACTGGTATTCGAACTCATCCCCATACCTGAACTACACAGCACAATCGTCGACGATACAAGGAATAAGTTTCGTGTTGGGCTCACCCAGTTACTTTCAGCGTATTGCTAGATTCAACCAACCATCATCAACCAGATACATCCGCCAGGTGCGACTAGGTACCACGATTATAGGTACTAAGGTTCGATTGGATCCACCATGTGAACAATTGAATACCCAGGTGCTGGATATAACGTATCGGGTGGAGTATGAAGAGGCTGCACTATCGGATACCCATATGTCATCACTTTCAAGACAATCATGGCTTGGAAATTGGTTGGGGTATTGGGCTGGTAGTGATTATGGTATTTCGTATTTTGGTGGCATCGGTGCCAACTGGCACAAACCTCCGGCTAAACAGGTGGGTAGGGTGGCTGATCACCTGGGCACGGACATTATTGATGACACGGATTATGCTGGCGCGTGGTTAGATCGCGTGGATCATACAAGAAATGCCATGGTCATGGATACTGTATTATCCCAAACCGATTGGGGGGGGCGTATATTTGGGTGCATGTTATATGGTATGACGGAAAATGCTAGCCCCAATACTACTGATTACCTAACTAGATCGTGTTTTGTACCACCTTTGCCACCAGACTTTGTTAACAGCCCGGTGCAACCGGTTCATATTCATGCTGCAACTGCTACTCAACCATTCTTGGATGTTAATCACCTAGCGACAGGAACGGGGTTGTTGACGCTAAATGGTGATGGTTGGACAGATCCGGATTATCCGAAGTATCAACGGTACGATATTTATAACACCGGTGATGTCGGGGTATCAACTTACGCATTCAGACAGCGAAACACTGTGGGATTCAGTTCGGGCACTTCGTATTCCAGTAGAGAGGATAATTTGGGATTTCGTCACGATCACAAAGAGCGTAATGATTTTCCCACTATCATTGGTGGGCATGGTATGTCTACCAATGATGACAGAAAGATGTCAAAATTCGACGGACGGACAGTTATATGTCGTGATACGACTGGGATTACTGTCGTTGACATAATCAACGGAATGCATAATAACTTTGATACAACAACAACACCACCAATTGGTGGTGTTAGTGTGATTCAAACCGCTGTCGATGATAACAAAAATCTTTGGGTAGCAAATGGTGCAGCTGGATTGTATAAGATCGTGGATCCACTTGGAACACCAACGATAACACAGATGACGAACGTTACCAATGGTATTCCTATAGGAGGAGAAACGTTATGTATGGGTGTCGCTGTTGGCGCTGGAAACACCGTGTGGGCGTTATTTGATGGAGGTTTATCAAGCTCATCCGATGGAGGGACTTCGTGGACTAACTACGATCCTGGTTCTGGTCACCCATTTTCGTATACCAACATAACCAACGATAATTGGCATAGAGTTGTTGGTATTGTTGTTGATGTTGAATCGCCTGTCCAGCAAATGGCTATTGTGCATACATTCTACAACGTTAGTGGGTGGTGGGAAAACCACATCGCTTGGTGGTCTACGGAGGATACGGCACTACCCGGACCAGCAATTCCTATTTATCGCTATTACTCATCAGCGCACAGAGAAGGATCGGATATGTTGGAGTTGGCTTGTTCATACACTGGTGGTATGTGGACGTGGGCTAGAGACTACTATACCAACGACATTTACGACACCGAAACTACTACGATTCTTCTGGTATACGGTACAACCGAGAACAACCAAACATTTGGACCAAACACAACCGTGTCGCGGACAACGTCAGGACTACCAATGATCGCATATGATTACTATGGTGCACCGTATGCAGCTGCGAGTGGTCTAATCGATAATGTGCCAGCTATGTATTCAATCGATATGAAAATGTATAATGCTTTACATGGGAGTACGGATACCTCATCACAACAAGCATCATTTGCAATGGTTGATGCCGATGGGGTGGGCAAGGGATTGTGGTTACGTCAACCAAACAATTATGATGCCCGTCCAATGACTATACGCAACATTTGTCCAGCAACGGGGTTAGATACCCTAAACACACGATATTCACCATTTGAGGAGTTTGTGTGGGATAAATATCAGTGGAACGGTTCCGATTGGATAAAGGGTTACCACGCTGACGCCGTGGATACCTCTGGTAATTTAAACCATGCTACCCGTCACAACTTTGATGTCGAAGATTATAGTTTTACGGGTAGATCTATGATAGATGTGACCCCATCGTTTGCTACTAGTACTTTCGCTGGTACAGGGACACTAGCGTTTACTTTGGCACCGATCGCTAAGTTATCTGCCTCGCAGTTGCTTGCGTCTGCGCAAGAACCGCATTCGGTTGTATTCGAGATCAATAACGATGGTGGTACAAATCGGTTAATGTTATTCTGGGATAATGATACGGGTAATCTATCTCTCGAAGATGGTGGAGCATCCGTAACATTTCCAACACCGGTTGATGGTGGAACGTATCGTGTTATTGTGGCATTTGACGCCACCAGTGCGTATCTGTATATTGATGGCACACTGGTTGCAACGCTAACACTAACAGCAACTCTCGATTTCTCAAATCCATCGAGTACGCTGGTTGCTCATGTGGGTGCCAGAACGCATGCACGTGCATTCGTGAACAACCTGTACAATGTTAGTAATTTTTTCCGCGGTACCATGAACAACGTGCAAATGTGGAATATAGCATGGGACCAAACAGACGTTACAAACGACATGGTTGACATCTCTGGGGTGATAGCATCCAAACCTGGAGCAAATCTAATATCTCGGTATGAGCTAACACAATCACTGTCTGGATTGGAAACAAAACCAACTCACGTAGCATCGGAAGCCACCATTGATGGACTTACCAACAATTTTACGGATGGTGCAACAGCCCCCGCATTTGTCGCGGGTGAATATTACACGGTTGGTGTTGTGGATGGTTTGCAGAAAGATAATGCCACCACAATTACTATGAGATCGTCTATTTATTTGGCTAGCCAATCGGATCCAACATTTAGCAGTTTTTCTGCACACGATGACACCAATATAGTCCCAGGAGTTTCCGGAACTACAACCGAACGTGTGGTATTCACGTCATATTATGAGTCCAGTATACTAACACAACCTGGTGAAATCACATCTGATAACGTATCCAATAATGGCAACTATGGTGGACAGAGTATGCAAACGACCTATGGTGATTGTTCGTTGTCGTTCAAAGTTAACATGGCTAACATGAACGCTGCTATGGGTTTTGATTCGATACGAAATACATCAGAATCGTCATACGACCCAGAAAGTAGTGTTGGCTTTAAACATTATTTTAGATTCTACACAAACGGACAAGTGAGTGTGGGGTATGAAGGAAACATACAAGCAAGCAATCTAACCACCCACGCGATGGGTGATGAATTCAGACTGGTGCGGGTGGGGTCAACGGTAACATTTCAGAAAGTTATA